GTGGTATAATTTGCTTCTCTTATATACATACCTGCCATACGTTTTATTTTCCAAATTAAGTTCTCTTTGATTATAACATCTTCACCTTTAACAAGATCAAGATTATTTGCATTACATTTTAAATCGTCACACATATTATTCCTCCATTGCTATTTCGCTTTTTTCACTACCTTTTTCTTTTACAGTATCAAATCCAGGATATGATTTCAATGTTTTTAAAGCATCTTCAAAATTTTCTTCCGTAGTTGCATCGTTATCTTTCCACGTTGCACTAGTGTCTGCCCACATAATTGTCCATCCGTGTGGACCTGCTTGAATACCTATTGAAAGTCCTAAATCATCTTCATACCATTTTTCTTTTTCTACTTCCTTGCTTGGCATCATTCCAAAGAATCTATTCATTTCTTTTCCTCCACCATATTATATTTACAAGTTGGTGTTTTTCTTACTACATCACACGTTGTAAATTTACTGCAACTAATACAATCATGTTTTGCAAAACTAAATAAATAAGAGTCTAGAGTTTCACATATTTTTAAAATTTCTTTAGCTAATTCTCTGATAGGTTTATCAGCCCTTAAACAATTTCTTAAATCAATAAAATGAAATAACTCTCTAACATTCATTGTCATTATTAAATTTGTCATCATACTTTGTGGTAATATACCTCTAGCTACTTCTGGTTTAACACCTTGTTCTATTAATTGATCATAAGTTGCAAAAGATCTAAGTGCAGCTTTATTAAACTCAGCTTCTTGTTCATGAGTTAAACTTTCAAACGGAACATCCCATAAAGGACTTATAGAACCATCCTTCTTTGTTAAATTATTATATCTAAAACTTGTAACGGAAAACGAAGCCATTCTATGTCTTGTTAGTTGTGATACTAAATATACTGGAACATCTTCAATAGAAAATGTTAATGAGATATGTTCTAGTATAGAATGATGCCCTGATTCAATTATTTTTTTAACAAGTTTATTTGCATCTATTTGGTTATTTTTAGGTTCAGCACTATTAGGTATTACAGTATCTTTAATATGACTAAAAGGTTTAATACTGTAACAGCGTCTAGCTATACATGCTAAGAATTCAGTATAACTTAATATATCTGTGTTTGTTTTACCGATTAAAGTTACTTTCATTTTATTTCTCCTTACTTTTTATTCGTACTCCCGAACCCACCATCTCCTCTTACAGATAATGGTTTTTCTTGTATTATCTCTACAGGCAAGTCATATCTTTTTTCTATAATTAACTGTGCAATTTTATGCGGGCATTCTATATCTGGTTTCGTATCATCATATTTATGTAAAGCAATTTTTATTGTTCCTCTATATGCGTTATCGATTATACCTTCACAATTAGCTAATGTATATCCAGTTTTTGATATTGAACTTCTTCCTACAACTCTTGTATAATATCCATCTGGAGGAACTACAACAACACCTGTATCATATAACGCAGTTTTATCTCCAATATCTTTTACTTTTTTTATAACCGTTAAATCATAACCTGTATCAGATAAATACGCTTTTGAAGGGATTACTGCATCTTTATCTTCTAAATAAAATTGTAAAGGTGGTTTGTTATTAAAAACATTCCCTTTAATAAAAGCTCTTGTGTCTTTTGCAAGTGTATAGTTTTCTTCAAAGTTATTATATATTATTCCTAAAAAGTCTTTTGCACGGTCTCCACTTAATTGTAAATACGAATAACCGTCTGTAGGTCTTACAGGCATTGGTTTAAATGTTAAGTCAATTAAATAGTCTACTAAAGTATCTGTGAAATTACCAGATAAAACTAAATGTCCGTCTGTATACATCCCAGTGGACTCAATTAATCCTCTTATAAAACTTAATCTTTCTTCGTTACTATCTAATGCATCAAAACTTAAGTAGTCTTTATTATATCCTTTTCTATAAGCATTAACTAATTTATTTTCCATTTTTTTCTCCTTTTTTCCCTTTAGGTTTTTCTAACAATAATATTATATAATCGTAAAGTTTTTCTGGAGTATTTAAATAATATTTTTTCTTTTGAAACCAAGCTTCACAAGTATCTCTACCAAAATCTTGTTCGTAACACCACCACCATAATAAATCTGGATCTATTTTAGTTAGTCCTATTAAATCAGTTAATACATTCATATACTGATCTATTAACGGAGAAGCTATCCCATAAATACCTGTAAACTCTGTACTAATACTTTGAAGTGCACTATTTGCTTTTTCAAGTTTAGATTCATAATTTTTTAGGAATTCAATATAATGTTTGAACTTTTGTTTGGATATCATTACGACCTCCGAAAATAATTTGGAAGTATTATATAATATTTAAAATTAAATGTCAATAAAAAAATCCGTGAGTATTGATACTCACGGATAAAAGCAAACAAATATTATGGGAGATTATATTTTACTTATCCAATCTTCAACTTCTTTAATATTCCAAAAAATCTTGTAATTTAAATTATTATCTTTAAAAGCTTTTAACTTTCTAACATCTAAATCTGTCCATACGTAAATAGCTATCTTAAAATAATCCTTTTTCTTACCTTTAAAATTTAATTCGTTTATTTTATTTTTCCAATAATTCAGTAATTTGAGATGCTCTACATTATCTATATTAAATAATTCAGGACCATGCGTCCAATTTCCATTATACTCAATATATAAGTCTATACTTTTAATATAAAAATCACAATTGAAAGGGTATAATTTTGACTTATATTGACGTTCGATATCTTCTTTAGTAAATTTAGTCAGTAAAAGCTTATAAACTTTCTCTTCTTGTTTTGATTTAGTAAATGAATTATTTACTTTTTTAGTATCATAAATCTTTTGTTGAATAACAGTATTATAATGTTTCATTTTATCTTTATATTCTTGTGTTTTAGAATAATGCTCTACTCCATATTTCTTCAGACATGTAACTTTAGCTTTCTCTACTAATTTATTATGATTTGCTTTTACAAAATTTCGATACTCTTTTGTTTGCGCATAATGCTTAACACCATATTTTTTTAAACAAGTGGCTTCTATTTTATTATGTACTTCTTTAGATTTAACAGGACTATTTACTCCATATTTTTCCATACAAGTTCGTTTACGTTTGTCTTGTGTTGTTTGTAATTTCACAGGAAAATCTACACCATATTTATTTAACCAAGTCTGTTTTCTCTTATTTTTAAACTCTTGTGATTTGTTTCTATAAGAATTGGCACAAGTACAATTACAAAATTTTTTATAATATTTATCTTTTTTGCGTAATACTATTTTCTTACCACAATAATTACATTTAAATACCTCATCTAAAGGAATATTGTTTTTAATTCTATAACACAATTCTTGTAAAGTTAAATTATATTTATTAAGTACATTATTAACTTCTTGAGTTAAGTAATTTTTCTTAATAAATATATAATTAAATTTATTATTTTTAATATATTTAGTTAATGTTTTCATAGTAAAAAAAAAGAGGCGTCACATATAAATATGACGTCTCTATGAAAAATAAAGAAATTATATTTTATGTACTTTTATAGCTTTCTTGCCTTTTTCAGTATCTTCTACATCAAAAGTTACGTTATCTCCCTCTTGCAACGTTTTGTAACCCTCCATTTGAATTTCAGAAAAATGAAGAAAATAATCATTACTATCATTTCCCGTAATAAATCCATACCCCTTTGCACCATTAAACCACTTAATTTTTCCTTGATACATTTTTGTTTCTATCTCCTTTTTAAATTTAACAACATAATTATTATAATATTTTTTATTTTATTTGTCAATATTATATTCCCAAACAAAATCGATGAAAGTATTATTCTTTTTACTATATAAAATTAATTCCTGTACAAAATTCTGTTTCACACCAGCTTCTGTATCTCCGAGAACTTCAATATTTAATTCTGTACATTTAGCTACATATTTATTATTAACTTTAAAAATCTCAACAGTATATTTCATAATACCTCTAATCTTTTTCTTTCTCCAATTTTTTCTTTAGTATTTCTTTTGCTTTTAAAACTTCAGTTTTATTGGATAAATTTTCACCTGCACGATTAATATAGAAAGTAATTTTCTGTATAGCTTTACCTACATTACCTTTTGTCATCTGCAATAAAACTTTAACAATTGTACTTGCTGGTTTTGTAAACAAATCTTTCGGAGTAGGTTTTTTTGTTTCTATATCAGATAATTGTTTCTCTTTAGCTATTAGCCATCTTGACATAATTATTTTTCCTCTTTACCAATATTTTTTACTATCTTTTTTCTTAATTCATTAATATATGGATTAATTATAGGGCTGCAATAAAAATATACTATTGCTAATACTGCTGTACCTAAATACTCTGTTTTAGTTAACCAACCTGTAACAAAAACAATACCATAAGCTAATGCTACAACTAAAATTACTCCTACAATTTCAAACAACAATTTCTTAAATAATTCTTTAAACATTTTACTACCGCCATTTTAAATTTAAATATTACTAGATGCTCTATGTTCAAAAACAAAATATTTATCTTTATTGGCTTGTGCTATACCAAAAGTAATATTCATTGAATTTGTTGCTGTAATATTAAAATCTGCATTAACAGTATTTTCTTGTAATTTAAAATTTACGTTTTGTTGATTAGGTCTCTCTAAATTAAAATCTGCTATAAAATGATTTGACATAATTATACCACCTTTGGACTTGCTTTAAATGTTAAAGTTCCTTCACAAGTATACTTTTTGTTATTTTCATCATATACTGCCATATAACAATCATTTTTATACTCATTTAGCTTATCTGTCTCTTGTTGATTCAAAGAAACTTCCAAAGGAAATACTGGATTATTAAATATCTTTTTTACAGGTCCTATTCTAACTTCTGCTTTTGTAATAACATATTCAGATGCATTTTCTAAATTTATAGTTAGAAAACTAAATCCAAAAGCATCTGTATCATCACCTATATGTATTGCCATATTTCACTCCTTAAAATTTATTTAATTTATTATTCAAATACCAACATATTATTATCATTATTCCAATCATTATAAAATATAACATATATGTTTAACCTACCTTGATTAATCATAATATCCTGTTTCTATATTTTTATTTATTATCTTAAATCCTTTGCAATATTTTCAATTTCTTGAGCTTTATCTTTAGCATATTGACTTGCACCGCTATTTTCAGAAAGTATTAATTCTCTTTGATACCTACACATATTATATTGTTGTTCCAAACTAACTACTTTTTGTTTTTTAATTTCCAATTTTTCTATATCAGTAAGTGCTACTTTTTCATAGCTAACTGTTATCTTATCTCCGTCAGTATATACTTCTTGCAATTTTTCTTCTTCTTTGTCATATTCAGGTTTCTCAGTATATTTAATTTCTTTATATTCATTAGCAACTAACTGTTTTGTTGTAGGATTAGAAATAAACCCTTTATCAGTCTTTATTATGTTTCCAGCAAAAACTAAATTTCCGTCAATTATTTTTCCGTACACTGTTCCTCCTCAAATTATATTACACCTTTTAAATATAATTCATCGTTTATAAATACTTTAAATTTTTTCATATCCATTTCACCTCCACATAATTCATATCCCCAACTGGTAATATATCCATTGTGAAATAATGCTATATAATTGGAACACTCGCATTTGCTTGAATTAGTTGTAGTCCATATATTAGTATTAGTATATAGGTCTTTTACATAATACATATATCCATCAAATCCATATTCTATATAATATTCATTATCAATAATAAAGTAATAGTTAGATGTTGTAACATTAATATTCCAATTACTATTACCAACAGAAGATATTAATACTCTTAATCTATCCAGCTGACCATCTCCATCTCCATCACCCTCTATTCTCAAGACTGGTGATTTACCATCATTTGAATTATCACCATAGTATGCAATTATTGGGCAACTTGCATACGGATTATTTGTGTTTCTCTTGTAAATAAATTTAGTTTGAATTTTCCAAGTATTTGCTGTTGATAAAGGTAATATTTCATTTATATAGATATAATCATTTACTCCTACATCTTTATAAATAAAATCTTTTGTTATTGTTGGATTTCCAACTATACTAAAAATTGGATTAAGTTTTTTATTCATCATCATAGCTAAAAGTTTGCTCATATTTTTAGCTCCTTAATTTTCTTGATAAAATGCTTGTTTGTTAAATATTACAATCACATAAGTTGTATTTGGCAATAATGTTGGTATTCCACCAAACCAAACCAAACCACTATTATCAGTAAGTGTCGGAGCAGAATTTCCCGTTGTAAATTGTATTGTAGTTTCTTCAAAAGAAGTTTCACAAGCTGTAATTGTTATATCCGTAATATCATTATTGGTAAACACATAGTTTTTGTTTGGCTGTATATTAGCTATTGTTATTGAGGCTGTATCAATTTCTATTATTTCGGCAACTGTTTTGTTCGGCAAATAATTTCCGCTTGGCAACTCATCACCAATATAATCATCTCCAACATACATCATAGTCCATAGATTTGAGTTTCTTTGTAAAGTTATCTGCTCATTAGTAGTATCTATCCACCAATAGTTTAAGTATCCTAAATACTCATAAACAGCTTGTAAATTATCATCATTTCCAACAGCAATATCGGGAGTGCATATTTTCCAATCGCCATTTTTGTAATATTTTATATCAATACCGTTTATTGTGTCAGTGTAAATAATAGGAACAGCGTGAGGTGCTGAAAATTTAAAAGTAGGAACAGCATTTGCTGACCAACCATAACAACCAAACTCACCATTAGTATCTATTGATTGTATAGTTGGAACAATTCCTGTTGGTATATCTATTTCATATAAATAATTTAAACTAATTCCATTTCTTGAATATAAACCAATAAATTTAGAGGTTGTTTTAAAAGCAAAGCAAGAATAGATAGGATTTTGATAAAAATATTGAAATTCACCGGTAAAATTAGATATAGTTTCCCATTGTGCTGTTCCGTTCCAACTTTTAATATTTTTTGCAACTTTTATACTTCCGTCTATTAAATAAAGATTGCCATTATTATCAAACTGAACGGGATTACTAGCAATAGCATTTTTGCTAAAACGAGTCCAACCCGAAAAACCAAAACTTGCTATTTGTGTATAAGTTCCGGATAAATCTGTTGTTTTTGCTACATAACACCAATTGTCAGCATTAATATAAAAATAATAATAGCCACCTGAATATTTAAAAATACCCATAATATTCAAATCACTTCTAATTAATTCGGGATTTATATCATTACCGTTAGTTGTATAATTAAATTTATAAGTTCTATTATTAATACCATAATATACAACACCATTTATTAATGATACAAAAGAAAACCAATTATCATCTATTAAACCTGTATCAATAATTTTTACAACTTCAAAAGTATTTTTATTTAGAATAATAAGGTATGATTTATCTGTTCTTATGTTAAAGAAAACTAAATCACCTACTATTTTAACCAAACATTTTTCGTCATAAATAAAAGATGTATTATCATTAATAGTTATTATTTCCCAAGTAGAAGTAGTTCCAATACTAATGATAGGTGCTTTATAAATATGTCCTTGAAAAAAGACTAAACAATATGTATCGTTCATTATATATGCACGCAAAGAACCAACTTGATAAGAAGAACTCCAAGTTTGCCAACCCTCAATATTTGCGTCAACATTATCCAATTTATCTTTTAAAAAATTATAAGCTGTAGGAACACCTGCTTTATCTAATTTATTTTGTGTCGGATAAGAAATACAACTCCAACCTTTTTGTGTCATTGGCTCTGACATTGTTTTTATGTCAAATAAATTATTAGTTGAAATTTCTCTATTGGCTAATTCATTAATAGCATCTTTAACATTATTACTTTCTAAATTTTCATTATGTATAGGTAAAAAATAATCTCCTTCTTCTTCATTAATAGTTAACATATCGGCATTTACATTATCTGCATTGATTTCACCAGTATTAATAATTTTACTATCTATTCTATGAATACCAAAAACACTAGTTTCGCCAACAGTATCATTATTTACATTTATAAAATAATCTAAAAATTTATATCCATCAGAAGTATCTTGTGCAAGAACAGAATTATAACATTTATTTATATGTAATTCTCTTTTTTCTAAATAAGGATTTTGTGAAACTACAGTAAATTTCATTCCATTTACTAAATCAGGTGTTTCATCATTTAATCCTATTTGTATAGCATCACCAAATTCGTTTAAATCAACTACTTCATCTTGTATAACAACATCTTCAGTTTCATTTACAATACGATAAAGTTTTAAATGCCACTCATCATTATTATAAGTATACTCTTCATAATATGTATCATCTGTAGGATAATCGTTTTCTTCTAAAATATCATTTATAGTATTAATATAGTGTTCTTCATTTTCTACTCTTATAAATTCTATACCAGGAACTGTGTCATCTATTATCGTGTCTTTAATTATTTTAGTATAATTTTCTATATCATCACTATCTGCTGTAAAATTTTTTAATATATCATATGCTTCATAACCTTTATTATAATATACTTGTATTTCTACTCCATCATATAATTCTGCACCATCTACTAATATATAAGTTATACCATAATCTTCAAGATTCACTATTTCATCATTTAAAATCCAGTTAGTTCCATCATATACAAAAATATATTCTCCTTCTGCATAATCAACTATTGAAAGAAAAGTATCTTTATCAACATTTATTTCTTCAAAAATATATTCTTCATCTTCGGTATAATGTCCTCTTATTTTTATATCATTATAAATATTAATACAATAAGGATCATCAGTAGTATATGTATTACCTTGTTGGAACATATATTTAGATTCTAATCTTAATAATGATTGATTATTTATACAACTATTAATTATATCTATATTAATATTATCTAAATTAACATCAAAAATATTAGATAACTCATATTCTTTAGGAGTATGTGGTAAATCCCAATTATCTTCTATTTCTAAATAAGAATTATTTATCTTTATTGCAACATCTGTGTTCGTTGCAGTAGATACTATTTTGTGCTGAAAATATCTTAACTGATTATTAGTTTTGTTTATTTTTATTATTGAATTATTAATTTTTATATTACTATTATCATTTAATACTTTTATAAGAGTTATTATATTTTCTGGTTCATCTTCACTAGCATCATTATTTTTTAATTCTATATCACTATCATTTATTTTTATATTACAAGCATTAGTAGTTTGTATAAATGTTTTAGTAACACTAAAATTTATATCATCTGCTATTACATTATTAAATGTTAGATTTGTATTATTTATATCTATTAAAGCATTTGTATTCCCTATACAATTAACAGAACTTATTTGACAATCTTTAAATTCTATATTACACCCTGATGCTGTAATAGCTTTATCACATGTTCCATCAACTCCATTAGAGTCAAGTATAATATTACCATTCTTAAATGTTAAATCTTTATTAGAAATTATTAAATTATTTAAGAAATAATTAAAATTATTTAAGTTTATTACTTTCTGTGTAATTTCTTCACTATCAATAATATCTGCTAAATCTGCATAATTGTTTTCATTTTTATATTCATCAAATATTTCTTGCGTGATAACAAACTCGTTTAAATTTGAACCACCACCCTCTACATCTATATTACCAGAACCTACAATGCTTTGACGATTTATAGTTTTTAAATTAATACTTGCAATCTTATTTTCTACTACAGATGTATTATTAACCTTAACATCATCAACATTACCTCCACTAGGTAAATTGGTTATTTCATTTTCCTTAGCATCAATTTTTGCATTGATAAGTTTATTATGATTAAAATTCGCATCAGTTACAACATGAATTTGTTGTTTATCAGTTGTTTTAATAGCCATTATTTTACTCCATTTTTATATTTTTTGTTAAACCAAATTCCAATTCTTTTAATAAGGATGACTTTGTCGATCTTCAAGCTCTTTCATTATCCTGTAATTGTCCAACCTTTATTCGTTGCTATTAGTCTATCGTTATCAGTAAGGTAGCCTTTCATTAGGTAGTTGTTATCTACTTTGATATATGTGTTTTCAAGGTCAATAGTGCCATTAACCATAGGCAAAGATGTAGTATGTCCTCTACCTAAATAAACAGTAGCATTTATATCACTTATTCCTAATTTCTGCAATGTTTTTGTGCCTGTTTGTGTAACATTGTTTTGATTTATATCAATGTTTAAATTTGTTCCATTTCCTTTGATAGTTATAACAATAGGTATGTCATAAGATAAATTTGTTGCAATTTCTGTCCAATATGCTCCACCACTATATTGACAATCTATTCTTGGGGTTGTTCCAGAAGTATAAAAATCTAAATAAATAGAATTAGTATAAAATATTGATAAAAATTTCTTACTACCAGTTGTAACTGAAGATGGTGTAATTTTTATTTGAATTTTAAAATTAGATGATAAATTTATATTTCCTACTATGTTCAAATAATCATTACTACTAAACCCACTTGCAACGCCATTAGCATCAATCGTCGGACTACCTACTACAGTTAAATTGTTTCCTGTCGCTGCTACGCAACTTAATGTTCTTGTTATTCCATCTGTTGCTTCTGAAACATCAGGTAGAAAATTAAACAACTCTACAAGTGCATCCCTGTCAAGTCCTGTGTAGGAAACGTTGATTTGTGGAGATGTACCACTAAATGGTGCTTCGTTACTTACCTTTAAACCACGAAGACCTCGCATTGGATAAGTTGAAGAACCGTACATTCTTAAAAATTCTCTTAATTTATTTGTACTGTCATTTATTTTTGTTGGATATAAAGATGTTGTGTCATACATATTAATATTATCACAGATTCGTGTTTCAGTTTCATATTTAGGAAATAATTCTAATTTATAAGCATTTTGTGCACTATTTCCTGATGCAGTATTACTTCTTAAACTTATTGGATTTTCTATGTCTATTTTTTCTAATTGTTGAGCATTCCTAATTATTGTCATATCTATACTAGGATTATTTTTTATTGTTATTCTTTTTAATTTTGTTTGGTCAAAAGATAGATATACTCCATTTATATAATCTTTAGTACTATATTCTAATATTGGTGAATATACTAAACTAGCACATCTTGCATATATTGAATATAAACCAGTAGTATTTGTACTTGTACTAGTTACTGTTATCTTATTATTTTTAGCAGTTACAGCATATAAAATTCTATTGTTATATGCTGTTTCTGTACCAAAACAATTACCTAATGTTAAGTTGTTTTCTAGTTGCAAATTTGCCCATAATATTCCTTGTTGTTGTGTTCCTGTTGCACCTGTTGTTCTTCTACAAGCAAATCTCGTTATCGTTTCTCCATTGTTTGTTGGCTTAATCACAATTTTATGTAATACTAACTCTTCAGGTGTTGTGCAAGTTCCTATACTTACATATTCAGCACCTAATGTACTAAAGTCTATATCTGTTTGTGTTTCACTTGCAGTTGTTGCATATAATACATCATCAATATAAATATCATAAGTTCCACTTGAAACATTTGCTATTAAACCGAATAAAGAATATTTACTAAAATTACTTTTAACACCATACAACAAAGTAATGGTATTATCTTCAGGTGGTATTACCTTAATGTCACGAGTTTGTGAATATTTTATTCCATCCGTTGGTGCAGGTATAAATTCTTGTGTTTGTGTATTTACGTAACCTATACTTGGGGTTGTTGTATTGTTGTAGTTCAACCCTGCAGGTACTGGTGCATAGTTTTCACTTGTATAGTTTTTACCGTAAAACCATAACTTATCATTTACTTTTATGTATGTTTCTTTGAGGTCTATGGAACCTTTAAGATATTGGTTACTTGCTCTACCTTTACCAAAATCTATAATATAACTATATTCTTGTGTCAAAGTTATATTTCTGTTAATTTCAGTTGTCCAATTTATTTTATCTGTTGACAATAAAACTTGCACATTACCTTTGTTAAAAACTACTTTAATATAATAGTTTGTTAAAGAAGATAAAACCGTTGTTCCTACTGCATTATTTATTAAACTCCAACTATTATTATTTCCTAAATATAAATGAATTTTACTATCACCGGAACTTCTAATCATTTGTATTCCATAAGTGTTAGGATGTCCTAAAAAAACTTGGCCTGAACTTTCATTATTAAAATTAATTTTTATTATAATTTCTGAAATAGTATTGACATTTAAAATAAATGGTTGTTGTAATTCTATATAATTACTGTCGCTAAATTCACTAACAACATTATCCGTTATCGTGGGATTTCCAACCTTTGTATAATTAACCTTACCAGTTAAATACAAATTCGGATTAGCCCAAGTTAGTTCATTGTTTGTGTTGAACTTATAGTTTTTACCAAAGTTCAAATTATTCTTCTGACGAATATCTATTTGGGATTTGTTGGTGTAAAGTTCAGGTCCCATAACAAATTCACCAGTGCCTTTATTAACATAAAATACATAATTACCACTTGCATCAACGTTTGCTAAGTCTAACATACCTAACTCATTGTCGGATTTGCGAAGAACAGGAATAAGATTTAATTTAACTTCTCCATTTCTTGTAACTTTAAAATTCCACATTTTAATTATTGAAGTTACTATCGTTGTTCCATTTGAAGAAAACCTACCAAATAATGTTAAATTTGTAGTTTGCATTGTTCCAGACCAAGAAGGGCTTAATGTCGTTCCTCCACTTGACACAAAACTTTCTTTTTGTAAAGTTAAGTGTATTTTGTCTGTTTTTTCTTGATTTGTTGGATCAGCAGAAACGGAACTTGTAGAGCCAAATCTTACATACCAGGCATTATTACGTCCGTGTTGTTCTACCCATAATCCACCTTTTGAACTATCTATGTTTTGTTGACCGAAAAAGAATTTATCCCCTGTTCCAATATCTGCTCCTAATTGTTGTATATCGGTTTCGATAATATCATCAACATTTGGCACATACCCAGTATCTATATACTGTGTCCCACTACTCTGCAAATACTCCAACCTTGTATACCCTTCAGGAAAACTATATTGCCAATCTGTAGGTGGGTAAAAACGATCAACCTGAATTCCAGCTTGTGGTGTTAACATTTTCTATAGTCCTCCTTTATTATTCCATCCAAGTATAGCATTGATTTCCTACCCAAACACTACTTCCTTTAGGTTTAGTAAAACTAAATAAATAATGACATCCTGCTGTCATTGTCGGACTTGTATTTCCCCAAGTGATATTCGGATTTGAATTCCAATCTATATCATAAACAGTAGTTGTAGGATTATCCATATTAACATGCAAATAGAATGTGTACCAAGCATTTTCTTTTTCTAATAGTTGACTATCATCAATTGTTATACTTGTAATATTTGTTTCAGGTTTTAAGTCATAAAATGTATAAACTTCTTCAAGTGCTATTACAAGTAAAGCATTAGATTGTATTGTTTTAGAGTAATTGTATAGTGGTAAAGTTCCTAAATTTCTCCATACTTGCTCTTTCTGATCTTGGCTTAAACTTTGTGCAGATTTCGTTAATACATCCGTTCTTAACTTATCTACCAAGTTATTACCATACAATGTATTTGCAAGTACTGCTACTATTGTTCCTACAAACTCTTCTGTACCAAAGTCATTTGCTATATACTGTCCATTGTTTGGTATATCTACTACATAAGTTATCGGTGTAGGCAATACATAATAAATATAATTACTATCATAAATATAATCTACACCAAGTTCTTCTACTGTTGCTAAATTTTCTGCACTATATGTATATCTTCCTATTCTATTTACATATCTATTATCTTCTAAGAATATTTCATCAAATACATTACCTACTTTACCAAAATAGTTTGCACAATTTAAAGATACTTGTGTTTGTGTAGGATCTGAAATATCATAACCAGTTGTTGGTATATTAATTACACTCGGTGCAACATATTCTGCATAATCTTGGTCTTTATAATTACTCCAAGTAGGATGTACACATAACTTTGTTATGTCTGTTAATGCTACACATATATAACCATCTTTTGGGAATGTTATCCATTGTAACTTGTTTGCGGGTAATATTGATGTATCATTTACTACTTCTATTCCATCACTACCACTTAATGTAACAGTACTTGATGTTGTAGGTATTGTTGCACTATATCCAACTCTTACCAACGTTCCTGTTGTATTGTCATCGTATATTGTATAATCACCATGTCTGTTACCGTAATTATTTTCAAGTCCACCAACTGCATGTATATATGCAACATAACTACCAGCACTTGCAACAATTTCTCCATTTTCGTTTATTGTGTATCCACTTAATACATTAGCAGGATTAAATTGGTTAAAGCCACTTGCTTGAAAACTTGTAGGTGTTGCAACTTGCATATCACCATTATATGTTACTGTAATTGTATCTCCTGTTTGTGCTGTTCCTGTAATTGTGATACCATATTCACTTATATTTACTACAGAATCATTAATCATCCATATAGTACCTTGACGTAAGAATGTATATACGCCAAAAGTTTCATTTACTTTTTGTGCAAATATAATTTCATCTACTGCTATTGTTAATCTGTCTACTGCATTATATGTAGCTATTGCATAACTTTCTTCACCTTCAATATCACTATAATTGTATACAATTTCCATTGTATCGTTAACAACTGCAGTACTACTTAAAGTTATACCAGCAGTTTCTAAATCTACATCTATTAATGTACCATTATTATCATGCTGCCAAGTTGGTGTATCATTTACATTATTACAACTTAATCTATATGTTCCACTTGTATTGTTTACAAAACTTAATGCACCGAATAAAGTTGCATCTACAGTTGCCGTTATTCTTTGTGTTTCACTATGTTCTGTATCTATATCGTTTGGACTTCTTCTCGGATTTACTACATTACCTGCTATTTTCATTAATGTTGCAGGTCCGTCACTTATACTTTTTGTTCCACCCGCTGTCCTAAATAATATATATGCAGTATCATTAATATTGTCTGGTGAAACTAAGTTCTCTGCCGTAGCTACTTGTGTTATTAATACATTACCGCTAGCATCGGGTTCTTTAAAGTTTACTGTTTCAACAAAGGTATTTCTTAAACGATTTTTATTAATCTTTGTTTGTGACATTTTTTACTCCTTGTCTTGATTTATATTATCTTCTGGCTGTAATTTAGCTCTTAATGTTGCAATATTTGCTTCTATCTCTTCTATCTTATCAAGTGCATAGCTTGTTTCTTTTTTCGCTTTTAAATCTTTAATTGCTTCACGATAATTTCTATCTGTTATCTTACTTTCTTCTTCCACAATTTCCTGCTTAATAATTGCATTGTGTTCTGCAGAAGTAAGTGCTACTTTTTCATAACATACTAATATTGTTGTTTGTTCTATATCTACTCTATATGTTTCAATTAACTTTTCTTCTTCTTTATTAAATGTTGGTTTTTCTGTATATTCAATTTCTTTGTAACCTAAACTTCTCAAAAGAGTTTCAGAAGGGTTTGTAACAGTTCCTTTGTCTGTTTTTATTTCATTTCCTGCTATTACTAAATTTCCATCAATTAATTTTCCAAACATTTGTTCCTCCTTATTGTTCTAATCCGTTAAACCATAGTTTGTGATTAAGATTTATATGTGTATTGTTTAAATTTATTTGGTTTATTCCTGTTGCACCTTTACATATATCAAAGCGAACAATATTTTGTGCATTTAAACCTGTAATATTTCTTGTTGCTTCTATTTTATAACCATTACCAATATCCAAATACAAAATTTGTATGTCTTTGTTTCGAACATATTTTGCTTTACAAATTGTATTGAAAGGAATTGTTGTTGTTCCAGCTATTGAAGTAGAAGTTGAAGTTGCTATTGGTGTAAAAAAATGTATTTTTTGATTAGTATCGATATACATTCCATAATTATTTCCATTATTTCCAACAAAAGTTATAAGATTTCCAGCAGTAACACTATTTGCAGAAAATTCTGTTTCTATTTCAAAATCTTTTTCTAAAGAAAAACCATTATTAATTTGCAAATAATTACTACTTGAAAACCCACTCGCAATTCCATTTGTTATCGTAACACTACTTCCACTTGGTTGACTATACCCCACCACCGCCTGAAGTTTGTATTTCGTGTCGTCTATCTTGATGTATGAACGGTTGAGGTCGAGGGTGCCTGTAAAAGCATTTATTAAACTTCTTGAAACTCCATAAACAATTTGACAATTAGGTATTATGGAACTTGAACTATAACTCCAATCTAATATCCAAGTTTTTCCATTATCTATTGATATAAATGTTTTATATATGCTACCGTCAAAAGTAAATTTAACTAAATATGATGTATTTGTCTGTATATCAGTTATTCCAAATGTTTGGGCAGTAACATTTATTAACCAAGCACTTCCATTTCCAATATTTTGTTGTATTTTTCCATTTTGGACACATAGATTAAAATATTGATTTGTTTTACCTGAAATAAAAACTGTTTGAGTGCTTACATCTGAACCTGTTGTTATTTTAGTTACTATTTCAAAACTACTTCCTAAAGAAACTGTTTGATTTATCTTCAAATAATCACTACTTGAAAACCCTGATACTCTTCCGTCTTGCACAGTCGGTGTTCCCTGAATTAAAGCATACATCGTGTCTAAATTAGCAGTAAATTTCCCTGTTCCTGCATTAGGGTAAAACTTTCCTTCTACCAAGTCTAACATTCCGATTTCGTTGTCGGATTTTCTCATAACAGGTATCATATTTCTCAATAAATTCATATTACCATCAAGAACTTGTGCATTATACATTTTGATACTTGCTTTAGAACTTGAAGGATTTAATGTAAATAATTTTATTGTGTTTTGTGTAGTAAATGTATGATAAGTAATTGAACCAATTAAAACATTATCAATATAAAACTCATTTTTTCGTAATTCAAAATTTCTTACTATACCATCATTACCTACTATATCAGATACTATTCTACCGTTATTTATTATAGTTTTGTAATATTGACTAAACAAATAATTACCATCTGATTGTTGTCCAATTCCATAAATAAGATTATTAGCATCTGATAAACCAATAAAAGGTTGAGTTCCTGAATTAACATTTGAAACTCTACATTTTATTATAATATCTTGATTTGCAGTTAAACCTAAGTCGATATATTGAGTCCCTGTACTTTCAATATACTCTAACCTCTTATATTTTGTATCTAATATTGTAAGTAATTCGTTCATTTCTTACTCCAATTAGTATATTTCTTTTACAAATCCTACACCGTTACTTATTATTATCCAATAGTGTTGGTAAGCATAAAAATGTGGTGTTTCTCCGTCAGCCCAATTAATTACATTACCATCACTAAATGTAACATTTGAACTACCAGTTGTAAAATCTATTTTAGTTACAAGTTCCGACTGTTCACAACTTGCAAAGCTAATGTTTGTTATATTTGCATTGGTAAATTTATATACTTTATTTACTTGTATTGCTAAATCTGTAATTGTTGCACTATCGTTAATTATTATTGAAGGGTCTTGTGAATATGGCATTAATTCATTGTTATTAAATAACCATAATATATCTTTATTTACATCTATATATTGTGTGTTATTTACTAATGCTGTTCCGCTATTCCATACAACATTACCTGTGGATGTAAGAAAATCACCAGAAGATTCAAGTAAATATATTGAACCTGATAAATATAGTGGTGTATTAGTTAGAACTCCACTACCAAAACTTATAGTACATTGTTGTGTATATGTTGTTATATCTTGTGTAGAAAATTGGCCTGTGTTTATTATTTGTGAATCTGAAACTAATTCTACGTTACAAATATTATCAATTTTATTAATATTTAATACATATTCTTTATTAGCTGATAACGTTTCATTAAATAATAATTCTTTTGATAATATTACATATGAACCGAAGTCTCTTGTATAATGACTATAATATATTTTATTATCAACGTCTACACTAAATGCAATAATATCACCTTGACCTTGACCATTCTCATTGTGGAAACTTATTATCCCACCTCCATTATTCAATGTTGTTAATTTAAATTTAACAGTGTAGTTTTTATTTCCCGACCATAAATAATTATAACTTCCAAAATTTCTATTTATATAATATGCGTAATCAAAGCCACTAACTTCTCCAGTAGTATAATTAATAGTTAAACCATTAGTATTTACACCACTATTTAATGTATACTCATTACTGACTTCATATACTTTTTTATCAGTTTTATTTAAAAATTTATCTCCTAAATTATAACCTGTCGTATCTGATGGTAATTCATCTCCACTATTTTGAACTTCAATTGACATATTTTGTAATTCTAATTGATTACTTGTTTTATTTCCACTTAATGTAACACCATTAATACTTGGTTTATTACTTAAATCATTATAATCTCCACTTGTTGCAACTGTTGATAATGTAGTGTTTTTTGTTACAGTTACTGTTCCACCATCTGCACTTACACCATCAACTACATTACCTTCACCAATTGTAATTACATTGGATGCACCTAATTTTAATTGATACGGGCTTAAATCAATTGCTTTTAAATTACCATTTATTATAGTAACTTTATCAGTTGATTGTAATGGAATACTAAATATAATTTGATTACCATTTATTGTATAATCAGCTTCTGCTCCTGCCTCTAACAAACTTCCATTAATAAATACAAGTACTGAATTACCTAATGTTAAACCAGTTTCAAGTACTGTACCTGTATTGTTTTCAAATACTGTTAATGTTGCTTTTACTGCTTCACTTAATGCATAACTTGAAGGATATGTTCCTTGTGATGTACTATTAGGGTCATTTGTCATATTCATTTTTAACTGATATATACTTAAATCACCACCACTACCATTCGGTTGTACATTAAGTTGTTCCCAACGATAATTTGAAATTGATGTTTGCTCCCATACAAAATTAAAATCTTCAGGTTCACCTACTACATAAGCAGATTGCTGCTGTAAAAAAACAAAACCGAAATCTTCTAAATCTTCAGGACCTAATTGATAATTATCAAGTAATATATTACCATCTTTATTTTTTAATTGGACATTCCACATTCCTGTTTCTTTACGTGTTAATGCACCATTAGTAACTTGTAAAAAAGATACATCTTTATCTCTTAATACAAGTTCTAAAAATGCTTCCATTGCTTCACCATCAGTAGTAAAGTTCTTTGAAGGATCTGCATTTCTGTAATCAAAACCCATATTATGTGAATCAAAGTAAATATTTTTTGCATCATAAGTAACATCAGCTACACATTCATATATATAACCATGATGATATGTACCATTACTTTCACCAGAATAAATATATATTAACTTATATGTCTTGGCACTTGCTTCAGGTATTACATCGGATTTTATTATTATTTTCTTTTTACTTACGCCACCGCCAGAGCCATTAATACCATCAAGTCCTATTAAAAATAATTCTTTACCATTCTCTATATCATATACCCACATTATTTTACTCCTTATATGTAATTATATGTAGTTCTTTTATCCCAAGCTAAATTAACTCTATTATTTTTATTAATACCGTGTTCTATTTTATTTATTTTTTCATCTTGATAAGTTATTTTTGTTATTTCCCATATTTCTTTATCAGTTGGAGCTTGAGTTATTCCACTATTTCTACATATACCAATATAAACAATACTTTCATCATCATTATCAATTAAAATTGTTGGTTTTACTATTAATGCCATATTATTTACCTCACTTATGTATTTTAAATTTAAATTTTTTAAAAGAAAATCTCCAGTATATAAATTATACTGGAGAACAATATTACTATATATTAACCCTATCAATTAATATTACATCACAGGCACTTCAAAAACTGGTACAATACCACCTTGAGCTTTCTTATGATTATAAATGTAATTATCAAACCTACCATTACTACCCATAAACCAAGCGCTATAACTAGAGTTCTCTATACAACTCCAAACAATAGAATCACGAAAATTCCAATTAGTTAAATTAAAACTCGTTGAGCCTTCTTGAATAATCGGATCAAAGCTATCAAGTACTACCCTATTATCATAAATAGCTTGTAACTCAACACCATTAGGAACCAAAGCATTAATTTTTATTCCATTAGGTAATAAAAAATATCCTTTATTTTTACAAAAATTAAATATTGCATAATTACTTAAATTAGCATTATTCCAAACATATTGATTATAGTATGTTGCACTTTCTAAACAATTTTGTGGATTAGAATCATATTGTTTAGGCATTATAGTTAAAGTATCATTTGAACTCCATTGTTGATTAGCCCTATAATTAGCGTCTAATACATAACAAGCAAACTTATTGTATTGTGTTTCAACTATCGTTATAGCATTACCCGAGCTTTCAGTACCTGTATAACTTATTCCATAAACATCGTTTAAATCTTGTGTAGAAATACCTGAAACCGTTGTTACACCTGTTAAATCCCAAGCTGAACCATTATAAGTAAATACAAAAGATTTTGACTGACCTTTTGGCGTTTCAATCGATGATACAGTTTCTATTTGTGCAAGCCATAAATTCTTATTAACTTGTATATCTGTAAGCCCTGTTCCTGAAGTTTGACTTGGAGTCATGTATTTTAAACTATCTACATCATAAGTTCCTGAGGGTGTAAAATAACAAACAAAAGTTGCACAATCAAATATTCTATCGTGATGGTCTTCTGACAAATATAAAATAGGATTACCTGTTGTAGGTGTTAAATCTTCGTTAATTGATGTATCTTCTGCTACCACTAAACTTTTATTTACTGTTTGATAACCTGTTTTATTAATACTATAAGTTAAAATTTTGTTCTTCTGTATTTTTACTGTTTTTGATGTTGACATTTTTATTTCTCCTTAAAAATTAATTATTATAATTTGCAACAAGTGTAACTGTTTTAGTTATTGTAGCTACATTTACATTAACTGTATCACCAGTTTTTTTAGCATAACCATTTAAAAATACAGTATAATTTTGTATTCCATAATCTACATTACTTATGGTTACTTGCCCGTTACTATCTGTTCTATAACTATTACCATTTAAAGCTATTAATACATTTTCAAGCGGTGTTGAAGAACTGTTAATTACAGTGAATGTAACTTCACCTTCTGCAAGTGCTATGGTTTGCGTTAAATTTGCACCAGCTACCGTAAAGCTGCCTGTTACTGTTGGATAACTCGTTAAACTTGCAGTATAATTATGTATACCATTATTCATATTAGAAATTATAATTTTACCTGTATTATCAGAAGTATATGTATTTTCACTGATTATAACAGTTACACCACTTAAATTATTTGTTCCGTCTGTAACGGTTAATGTTACAGTATTTGCTACAAGTGTTACAGATTGTATTTGCTCATAATTTGATGTAGGTAATGGGTAATCAGGAACAGTATAACTACCTGTTTGTGTTATATAACCACTTTTGCTAACAGTCCAGTTAATAACATCGCCAGCATAAGCTTCTATATTGCAAGCACCTGTAAATTCAAACGGAACATTATTAACTGTAATAACAACATCAAAATTTTGTTCTGAAGGGTCTGTAATAAAGAATTTAATTTTTCTAAATGTTCTATCATTAGTAATTGTAAATGTTCTATAATATACATATTGTGTAACTTGCGGACTTGATACTTTATCTGCTCTAAAACCCCAAATTTTAACAAGAGTATTATTAGGTACTACTATTTGACGTAAATTTGGTAAATCTAAATAACTTCCTCCAACAATAAAAAACATTTTCCACTGTGTTGTGTCAATTTTTTCAATTGCAAAGTTCCAATAATTGTTTCGTGGTATAACAACTTCAGGTGTTGTTAAATAGCTTGAAGTTGTAATTGTTGCATCTGTTAAATCTTCTGGCGTTTCTGTTATAACATCATTTTCAGGTGTTCTTGTAAATATACCATTTACCACTTGCGTTTGTGAGTATATTGTTAATATATTATCTTGATAATTAGAATTGCCTGTTGTTGCTGTTGCTGTTGTAGCTAAATGTGAAGTCATTACTCCATTAGCATAAGTATAATATGTAAATTGTGTATTATTAACTGCATTTCCACCAGCAGAAAATGGAGCAACAGAACCTTTAAAGTAAATTACAGAATTATCAGTTTTAGTAAATGCTAAATATTTTTGTCTTACTATTATAGGATTTAAGTTGATTGTTGCTTGATTTATATCATTACCGTTATTAAATTGTATATCTGCATTTTCTTGGTCGGTTGTTATGGTTATAACATTTTCTTGGTAATCAGTTACTCGCACTTCTGCTGTTTCACCAATGCTTGCTGAACTTCTTGCAAGTCCATCAAGAGTTAATACATTAGTTATTGATGTATTTGCAGCATATACATTATAATCAACATCTGCACTGCCCATACCTGCATTTACTTTTACGGTGTCATCCATTGTTACTGCATCAACTGCATAACAGTTTATCGGTGCAGTTAACATTACAACAGGTTCAGCTGCACTTGCTCTGTTAATTATAACTGTACCATACATTGTTTCAAACATTTCTTTTGATATAGTATATTGATACGTTCCATCAACAATTGTACTAATTACTGCAATACCTTCATTATTGGTTTTTGCACTATATGTACCTACCGTAACTTGTGCATCCTTTATTGGGTTATTTATACTATTAGTAACCGTAAATGTTAATGTTACAGGATTCATTATTATATCAGCAAATTCAATAGGATTCTCAATTAATACTGAACTTATATTACTTATATAACCATCTTTACTTGCTTGAATTACTGTATTACCTGTTGGTAAATTTGTAAAATTAGCAATACCATTATTTTTTGTAGTATAAGTATTACTATTAACAACTACTGCTACACCTTTTATAACATCATCATTATAACTAACTTGTACTTGAAGAGCAGATCCGCTTCCACCTCCACCAAACTTTTCTTTCCAAGATTCACTAAAATTACCTTCATCATCTGTATATGGAATACTATTAGGTTGTGCAGTTAATGAAAATTTTCTATTACTCATAAATCTCTCCTATGTATTCTTGAGTTCATTTATTTTTTCTACAAGTTCTTCTTTTTGTTGTAGCTTTCTATTAAAATATATTTGTGCTTCTTGTTTATCTTGCTCTGAAGCATTAGGATTTTGAAGTATAATCATATCTCTTAACATTTTTTGATTTAATACTTCTATTTGTGATTCTAATTCAGCTATCTGTTCTGGAATAGTAGGACCAGGATTTTCAATTATTTCACCATCTTTCCAAATTAATGTACCGTCATCAAGACCTTGAATTTGTTTTTTAGTTAAAAGTTTATCTGAACCCTGAAGCTTGCCTAAATATGTAATAATTAATAAACCTTCATCATTATAAGCACGTTTTCCTCTATAATCTTGTATATATTCCCAGGCCTCACCATTAAATATTATTGCTTTATTTGTTTTCTTTTGAAGTGGTTCTATAAATGTAGAAAAACTTGGTAAACAATATATAGTTTTACCAGCTTTATCAGAAGCAACATAATCAATATTGCATTCTACTTCACATTTATATTCTTTTGTTATTTCATCATAACGATAAGCATTCATTATTTACTCCTATCTTACCTTTATTATATATCTTAATCTTATTGATTTTGGTTGTACAGTATCTGAATTTCCATATATATTACTACTTCTTGATGCATCAAAATTAAATCTTTTTGATGCTCCACCACCATCTGCAGAACCAGAACCACTAGATTCACCAGCATCATATATAGCTCCGGCATAAACCCAAGCATTTGAATCTTCTCTCCATCCACCAGTTATATTTGGAAGTCCAGCATTAACTTTACTATTAGTATTATTACTAACACCTTCAATAAATCTATTATCACTTATATCTGGTATATTAAAATGATCTTCATCAGTTTCTGAAGTATTATATATATTACCTATTTTTTCATATAATTTAGGATAATTTACTTTTAAAAGTTCTGTACCATTACACCACATCCAAGAATTATCATCAGGAAGATCATTACTAGAATAAGCAAGTATTGTTCCTACTGGTACTTTATTTGCCATATCATTAATTTCTGATTGTGCAATAACTATTTGTGCATTTAATCTATCAAGCTCTTCACCTAAAGATTGTAAATTATATGTGCCAACTTCTTGTGCTGTATGATATATAGCCATTATATAAGGATAAGCTATATGTGCAGGAATAACCTTATTTTGAAGTACTGTATCTGAAGTAGTACTATATTTACCATATATATTACTACTTCTTGATGCATCAATTGATATACCATAATCATAAGAAGATGTACCTTCATCACGCTGCATTACTCTTGAATTAAAATTTGTACTTTGTAAAGCGCCTGAAGCATCTCTTGTTCTCACTGGATAATTTGCTGTAGGAATAATAGAACCAGTAATATTTGGTAAACCATCACTATAAAAACTTATATAATCAATATTTTGTATATCTCCAGTAAAACCTCTTATAAAACAATTTATACTTGGAAATCTTAAATCAGTACTATTAACCCAAGCAAATTTAGGTACATTACCATTATTATCAGTATATGCTGTTTCATAATCTGAATAATTATTATATACCATTATATTAGCGTTATCATCAAGTAATTTACAAAATTCAGGATATTTATTTCTTGCATTTATTTCTATATGTCCATCTAATCTTGCATAACCGCCAGGAAGCGAATTTCCAAAAGGATAATGTACAATTGTTCCTAATGGCATTATTTGTCCTTGTATAATAGGATTTAATAAATTAACTGGATTAATATCTGATGAATATTCAATAATAAATTCTATTTCACCAGCAGATAAACCTATAAATGATGAATTTCCACTCATATATGAAAGTTTACCATTTTCTCCAGTTAATAAATAACCATTATTATCACCACATATACTTAATATATTATCAATTCCAAAATTTGGATTTGCTTCTACTAATGTTGTAAAGAAATTCGCACTTGTTATTATATTAAAATGATCAGCATCACTAGCATTATATGCTCTGAATATAGTATATAAATTATTTGTATAATTAATATCAAGTATATAATCTATATTACTACTTGCTCCAACAAGAGTTTTACTTTCCCAATTATTAATATTAGAATTAAATTCATTTATAAATTTTATTATATTATTGCTAGTATTATATTCAAATCTTACCCATATATTATTCAAATATTTATATTTATATATTTCTGAATTACTATATTGTTCTATAATATTCCAAGTTTGTCCATAATCATTTGAATAATATGTACCATTATTTGCATTTATTACTATATTATTACTATTATCGCAAGTAATATTATGTATATTGCTAATAAATGTATTATTATATTTAATTTCATAAAGTGACCAAGTAGCCATATTTGTTATATCATCTATATATATAATATATGAATTATTATCTTTAGTACATTTTATATAAATATTATCATTATTATATGTTATATATTCTATTGTATCAATTTCTATATCACTATTTATTAATATAGAATCCCATAATGATCCATTAGAAGATGTTGTATAACTTATTTTACCATTTTTAACACCAAAGAAATAAAATTTATTATTTATATACTGTAAACTATAATCAGATATACTATCATAAGAAAATGTACTTATTGCTACAGAAGTAAATGTTATATTACTACTTAAATTATTTGTACTATATATATTAGTACCATCTTGAAATACATAATAACCATCACCATAACATGAATTCTTTATATCTGCTGATATAGGTGATGCTGGAGTAATAGTATTCCAAGTATTACTTACTGCGTTATCAATATAAAAATTTCCTACTATATATTCATCATTATTAACATTAAGTATTTCATTAAATAAATCTCTTATATTAGTGTTTGTAGTTAAATCTATACCTTCATAAAAATATTTTGTATTACTTGGTATACCAATATCAAGTTTAACATTAGCACCAACAAAATTATTTTTATTTCTTATATATATAGATTGAAGAATCTTATTTTTCTTTATCTTAGCTAATAATACATTATATGAAAAACTTGTACCTAAATCTGTATAATCAATATCTGTAGTAGTATATAAATTTGTTGTATATATATCAGTATCATTTACTACTTGCTCTGATAAAACAACTACTTTAAAATTACCTTGTATATCATTTTCATTATCAGTATTCAAAAATAATATTTCAGTCATTTTATTTTTTGATACTGTAGTAAATAATATATTAGAATCATAATAATATACTTCTATATCTTCATTAATATCATTATTAATAATTGTTATTTTCCAACCAGGAAGTAATGTCTGTGCATTAGGTAAATATATTTTTTTATCATTAACTTTATCTATAATAATAGTTTTAGGTATATCAATATTTAATAATAAATCTTCAGCTAAATCATATTCATTAGATACACCTTCTATCACTCTTTCAGATAAAACAGATTTTCTGCCTCTATAATCTTTTGTTGCTACATTTATTTTATTTATTGATTGTTTCATAAATTTTCACCTGTGAATACAATTTTTAAATTTAAATTTTTTATTCATATAATACAAATATATTATATATAAATGAAAATAAACTTTTATTATAAAAAAGAAGTTTTTGCATTTATAATTTATATATTAGAGTGTCATTATACAAGTTTATAATATTTAAAATTATTATAACCAATTTGCATTTAATTGACTAACATATTCTGAAGGACAGCCTCTAAAAGTTTGTTTTTCAATATAATAAGAATAAGGTTCATTTTGATCTGAAGATCTTGTTGGAGTAAATGAAAGAGGTTTAATATTAGTAGTGAGTATTTCTTCTATAGATGTACAATTTTTAAACATTTTATAGAATGTTCTATAATATACAAGAACTTTTATAGCTGCATAAGGTATAACAACATAATAATACCAATGATAATCTATCATAGCTTGAGTAGCATTTGTCCAATTACTTAAAAATGATGTATAACCTGTTTTTAAAGATATACAATTTTCAAATGCACTTTCAAAATAGCCAATCCAACTTGATTCATTATTATCTGTTATTTCAGATTCAGTACTATTATTAATAGATGTTATATTAGGTATTTTCATATTACCAAGATCTTCAAGTGATTGACAATCATAAAATATTTTATATGCAAATGCTGATCTTGGTGCTGTAGTCATATAACGTGGAAAATTAAAATCAGATACATCATTAAGTAATTTACAATTATTAAACATATTTGATAATGAATAATCACCAAGTACAGATAATGAATCAGAAAGTACAAAATTTTGTAATGAAATTAATGATTGACAATTTCTAAACATATTAGCACACATGTAAGTGCCGGCTATTTGCGGACCTTGATACATTGTTCCATCATCGTCATAAGTACCTATACTAAAATTACCAATATCAACAAGATTTATACAACCTTGAAACATTGAATTACAATAATAATCACTTGCTTCTATATGTTCTCCATCAAATTGAAAATTCTTTAAACTTGTAAGTGAAGTACAATTTAAAAACATATTTTCACAATAATGAGTTCCAGATTTATTTATATTATAATGTCTTGGCATTGAAATTGAATTACCAAGTTGAAGATTTCTACAATCATTAAACATATATGCATATTTATAATCATTTTGTGACATATCAACAGGTGTTCTACCTGCTGGTCTCATTATATCATAAAACATTGATTCGGTAAGTTCACCATCTACAAGATATATTTTACCTTTATTAATAAGTGAATGAGGTCCATAATTTGTAGTAGTAGTATCAAAACCAAATGCAAGTAACCAACCATTATAATTAGATGCTTGATTTCGAGTTATTGTTATTGTATAATTTGTATTTTTATTAGGATATTCATGAAGTATACCAGTATTAGATGATGAATATATTCCAGTTACGTTCTGAGTAGGAGTTCCATCACCCCATTTTATATTCCAATTATAATTAACTTGTCTATAATGATTTAAAGGTATATAAAATTCACCTTCATCACCTGAATTAATATTCAATATTAATGTATCAGTTGCACCTATATAACCTTCAATTGTAGTATCTTCATATATTACCTGTGGCTCTAGAATTAAGCTATCATACCCAGATGCTTCAAATTTAATATTACATAATAATCCTTTATTTACTTCAAGATTTTCAATCTGGCTAACATTCTGTGCAACAGAGACACCATTTAAATAAATATTATCACATACAATATTACAAACAATTGTTAATTTTATTTTTGGTATTTTAGGAAAAAGATAACCAAGTGGAGAAAATTTTGATTTTATTGACATATAAAAATAGCTCCTGACATTTTTAAATTTAAATTTCCCGGAGCTATTTTATATTATTTTTATAATATATATTAAAAACTAATTATTGCATATTCATCATTCCATAATATTGCATTATCACTACAATATTCTTCCCAAGTATTATATGTTTCATTAGGTTCAAATTCACTTCTATAATGAACATCTGCTCTATTAATATATCTATCTATCATTTCTTGCGGTGATTCAATATTATCATAACCAGCTTCATGAATAAATTCAGTTAATTTAGGAAATAATGATTGTTTTACTTCATCAATATCAGAAAATCGTGAATTATATATCATTTTAAGAAGTTCAACATATTCATCAAGATTCATTTTAACATTTACTTCATTTCCAGACTTTATTTGTTTACTAGATTTTACTTTAAAAAATTTACTCATTTTAATCTCCTTTATGTTTAAAGTATTCTATTTGTTTAAGACGTTTTTCAGCGTCTTCTTTTGTTTTATAACCTTTACCTAAACATTTACCTTTTTCAGAATATACATTATATACGCCTTTTTCTTTTCTTATATAAGATAATATTTTAGTCCAGTTATTCATTTTATTTTATATTATGTTTTTTACAAAAATCAACCATTTTAAGTAATTCATTATAAAAATATTGTACAGTATATTCTTCATTTTCTGATCTATTAAACCATAAATCATTATTATTAAATATATTTTTCAAATTATAATTTAAATCAGATAAATTATTTTCATTTTTATATTTTCTTAAATACATATTTAAATATTGTTTATGTTCAATAAATTTTTTATAAATATTATAATAATCAATTTTAGGATATTGACCTTTATCTGTAAAATATTTATTATATTTAACTATTAAATCACGTAAATTACTTATACCAGCTTGTTGTTTAAGATCATTAAATGCTTTATTCCATTCATCTAAATTTTTCTCTAATTTATTTATAAGAGATTGAACTTTATTTTTAATTTCAGGATTTTCACTATCACCTTTATTCTTCTTAATTTGATTTTGAATATCTATTTTATGTCTTTCCCAAAAATCTATACTCTTTTTTAATTCTTTTATTCTTTCATCAGCTTCTTTAATTTCATTTAACATTTTTTCTTCATAAGTTTTATTTTCTGCTTGTTTTTTAATAGTCCATTTAGCCATTTTTATCCTCAAAAAAACAATATATTTTAAATTTAAATTTTGTAGTTTTCATTTCCTATTTCATTATACATTTCATGATTACAATAACTACATTTTATACTTATTTCATATTCAACATTTACTTCACATCTTATGTCTGCATTTGGGTCAAAATCATCAAAATCAATAACACCATCATTTACATCATGATGACTATTTATATCAAATTTATGCTGCACTTCAAATTCTCTTATTTGGTTACATTTTGGACAAAACAATTTTATTGATTTATTTACCATTTTTCTTATCCTTATAAAATTTTTTATTTAATTCAATTAATTTTTCTCTTGTTATTTTATCATCACCTAAATTTAAAATTTTAACTTTGCCAAATTTTTTATTTAATTCTTCTATTCTTTCAGGTCTATTAGCATAAAGATCACCCATAGCAAAACCTATATGACTACAAAAATGTCCATAAAATACTTCACCTGTTTGAGCTACTAAATGATAAATACCTTCTCCATCATCTTCTGGTCCAATAACATAAAGTTTCATTATTTTATTTTTCATTCTTCTTCTCCTTTTTATTAAAACATTGGTTTTTCATCTTTATATTTATTTATTATATTATTAATATAATAATCATTATCTTTACTCATATTATGATATCTATGATAAATTTCCAATATAAAATCTTTATCTGTATCATATCTTATCTTCATAATATGAAGTTTACAATCTTCTATTCTACATAAATATTTTTCATTATCACCTTTTAATTGTGAATATTTTTTATTATTTAATTTATTCATAATATATAAATCATCTAATACATAATTATTATTCATATAATTAAATATCGCTTCTAATCTTCTATTACCATCAATGCAAATTAATTTTGAATTTATATTTTCAAACATATATATTGTGTTAATTGGTATTCCTAATATTATACTTTCAATTATTGTACTTTTTTTACTATTGTTCCAATCACTACCTAATATAATTAATTTTTTATTATCATATAATTTTTTTAAATCAGATATATAATTATACATATTTTCTATATAACTCATATAAAATCTTTTATCTATTTCCATTTTATTCCTCATTTTTATCTATAAAAACAAGCTACAATATCTTTTGTAAAATCTGGACTATATATCATAAAATCATCACCACTTTCATCATGTTCAGGTTTTTTACAAACTAAAATTGCTTCCATTCTTGAACCGTAATCTCTTTCATCAGTATAATCTATTGTGTACATTAAATAATGTTTATCTAAATATTCATCTATAGTCTTGTTAATTCTACGTATTTCTTTAGATGTATAATATCCTCGTTTTTTATCATATTTTTTTGTATTTTGTGCATTTTCATATTGCTCTAAAGTTACTTCAAAATTTGGGTTTTCTTTTAAAATAAAATCTATTGCTTGTGGAATCATTCCAGTTCTTGTTAAATAATGAACTCTCATTTTATTGCCTCCTTTACAATTTTATTTGTTTTTTCATTTCTTAATATTAATTTACCACCAATTTCTACATTATCATCATTTAACCAAATCATTACTTGTTCATCCCAGTATTTATCTACTTCTTCTTTAGTCCAAGTAAACCTACCAACTTCAGTTGCAAATTCACTACCTTTATTGATTAATTCTACTACATAATTACTTGTTTTTACCATTTCTTCTTCTCCTTTATTTTTATATATAAATATTATAATATTTTTTGAAAATGTAAATACTTTTATAAAAATAATCTAAAAAATTCTATAGTTTTTTCTAAAGTAAAATATACACCAGGTAATGGTGATATATTAGTTGTAACATAATTATTCATATCAAATTTCATAATTATTCGTATGCAATATTGATTTTCAAATATAACTTTATATGATTTAGTTTTATCATTTTTAGGGTAAATTATAAAATTATGAACTTTATTATTATCTAAAGTATAATAATCATAAATAAAATAATTTGCATCTAAAAAATTTTTAAATTCTTTAATTTGTTCTTCTAATGATTTTTTCATTTTCTTCTCCTTTTTATTTTTTATTTTATATAATTATTATAATATATTTTTATGAAAATGTAAATATATACAAATATATTATAAAAAAGAGTATACAATTTAATGTATACTCTTTTTTAATCAATGTAAAATAAAAATATTTATTTCATTATTTTTGTTTTAATTTCATTTAATATTTCATTTAATACTTCATTATTTTGTTTTGATTTTTGTAATATTTCATTTAATATAACATTATTATTAGCATCATGAACAAGCATATTATTTCTATTAAATCCATCATTCATTGATTGTGTTTTAACCCAGCGTTGTTTAACATTATCCCATATCATATTTTGTGATACATATTTCATATTATCTTTAAGATTCGGTATAACACCTTTAGGTTCAACAATTAAACTATAATCATATTCTCCAAAACAAAAATCAATTTTATATCTATCTTTAGAATTTAACTTATTTTCTTGATAATCAATAAAAACTTTTACATCACCTTCAGCTGCATTAGATGATTTCTCATTAAGCATTGTATATTTAAGCTCATTTTTACCAATACTTATAATAGGACATAATGCAAATTTATTATGAATTGATTTATGATTATAGACTAATGTCATATCATTTGTATCTCTACGAAAAACTCTTAAATTTATATTAGGTTTATTCATTTTTATTTTCCTATCATTGCCAATTTTTGTTTTGCTAAATTTTGTTCATATTCTCCACAATATTTTATAATTAAATTAAGTTTTTCTATATCTTTGCAAGCTGAAATTGCTATTTTCTTTTTTCTTTCATCTTTTTTAAGAAATTCTAAAAACCATTTTCTAAATTTTTCTGGAATTTCATTTACATTTAACTGATTATCATTATTTCTTTCTACAACTTTAGCTTTACTTAATTCTTCTTGAAGTATTTTTTGTTGTGCTGTCATTGTATCATTTATAACTTTACTTGCTTTAACTTCTTTAGCAAATTTTTGATTAATATCTTTATTTCTCATTATATATATGTTTTCTTCAAGATCTTCTTCAGGTTCTTGTGGTAAAGGCTGAATTACTTCATTATTAGGCATTTTATTTCCATATATTCTTTTTTGTAATTGTTTTTCAGCTTCTATATCTTGCTCGGCTTGTATATTAACTTCTTTATCTATCATTTCTTTATAATCTTTTTGATTTTCAACAGTTATAATTTCTGGTGTTTGATATTGTTCTTCATCATTTAATTCATTAAGTGCATCTTTCATTATATCTTTTACATTTTTAGCTTCAGGTTTTACTTTACTTTCTTGATTTACTACTACATCTACAGTTTCAACATTATTTTCTTTATTTATTACTTCTTTAGATAATGGTACAATTTCTCTTTCAGTAAGTATCATTATTCCACCAGTTTTTTCAAGTTTACATCTATATTGTCCAGTTTCTGGTAAATATTGTACAATATTAATAACTAAATGATGTTCACCTTTAATTTCACATCTTTGTCCTATAAGATATTTTTGTCCATAATTTCTATATACTGGTTTAGGTTCTTCAACTCTTTCTTCTAATAATATTATCATATTACTCTGCAACAACTTTTGTATGAAAACATTTGTTCTTAATTCTTGTTTATCAAATGCTTCAATTGATACTTGTTTAGGCTCTAATTTACAAAATACTTCTTTTTTATTATTTTGTAATAATAAAATTGATTTTGAATTGTTTTTAATAAAAACTTTATTTGATTGACTTTGTCCTGCAGCTTGTTGTACAAAATTTTGGAATGCATTCATGAATTGATTGTTATCCATATTTTTCTCCTTTATTCTCTGAGGTTTTCCTCATTCATTTTTAAATTTAAATTAAAGCTCATATATTAATTTATATGAGCTTAAAAAACTTATTAAAATACGTCAAATCTTAAATTTCTACAATTATTCTTTTATGACTACTTGTTTAAAATCTATAAAACCAATTACATTATAATATAATTTTCTTGCATTGGCTTGTTCCATATAATCATCAAGTGGAATAAACTTATTATATTGTTGAAGTTTATTTAAATCTTCTTTTTTACAATATATATATGTTTCATCTTGAATTAGATAATTAGGTAAGTTTTCTATCATTCTATATACCCTTCAAGATAATTATAAAAATAATCCATATATACTTTATTATTTAATATTTCATTAAAAAGATTTTTATCATTTTCAATTTTAATTATTTCATCTGTCTCAGGATCAATTAATTCAACATTATATATTTCATCTATAACAAATTCATCAAGAATATCTTGGTCAATTGTATATGTAACTTTATCTTCGCCATTTACGATATCATGTATATCTTTATTATAAGTATTATATATTTTTTCTACATTTACTAAAACTTGAAATAATATATAATCTTTATTATTATATTTTATTAATGGTAAATCATCTTCAACTGTTATTGTATATTCTTCATGATATGTTTGATCTGCAGTAATTATTTTTGTCCATTTACTCATATTATTACTCCTATAACCAAAAAGTTTTTAATACTTTTTCTCCATCTATATTACCATTTTCATCTTGTGTATATTTAATTATTCTACCTTTACCACTTAAACCCCAGCTATCAACATATTGCGTTTTATTATTTTTATATTTCTCCATAGCTTGTATTGCTTCATCATAACTATTACAATCAGTTGAAGTTTCAGTATCACCTTCATTATTAAGTAATTCTACACTATATATTGTTTTTGATTTACTTTGTTGTTCTTCTTGTTTTAATTCTTGTTTTGGTTGTTCTTTTTGTTTATTATAATTTTTATATAATTTAGATTGATTTGTTAATTTATTTTCAAATTCAATTATTGCATTAATTAAATCATTATTATTAACTTGATAATTACCAGTTTCTCTACCATCATCTCTTACTATAGTAAATTTATATGTATTTCCATCATATCTAAACATAATATATGTATTTGGTAAAAATGGTGCTGAATAATAGCGTCTTACTTTACCATCTTTTTCTAATTTTAAATTATATTTTTGTACAAATTTATCTAATACTGCATCAATATATTCATTTGTTTTTATTGCAGCTTTTTTCTTAATTGTCCATTTCATTTTTATTTTCTCCTATATTTCTGAAGATTCATTTGATGGAGGTTCTCCAGTTTCACTCATTGGAGGCTCACTTCCAGATTCTTCATTATTACTTGTTTCTTCTTCATTATTATCTAATTCTATAGGTGATCTTGAATCAAATCCCATATCTCCGCCACTCATATCTAAATTATCATCTATATTTCCATTTTCATCTTTTTGTCCTTCTTCTGTACTATTTAATACTTCATCATTTTTCTTTTTTTCTTTTAATAATTCGATTGGATCTTCACCTAAAGCAAATTTTAATGACATACTAGGATCAGCTTTAACTATTTCATCTACAATTTCTCTCGTTAATCTATTTGCATAAGTACCTTGTTCTTTTTTACGATAATTTTCAAGTATTTTATCACTTAAACCAAATATATCACTTATTATACCAAATGGAATAGCTCCATCATTATATAAACCTACTAACATTTGTTGTAATTGATAATTATTTAATGTATTTTGTTGTCTCCACATAAATTCAGGTAGATAATATTGAGTATCTCTAAATGTTTTGCTTTTAATTAATGTATATGTTTTCTTTTCATTATTATTTTGTTTAACTAAACCTTGCTTTTTAGCTATAGGTAAAAATATCTTTTGTCTATATGCTTTTTCTCTATTATTTCTTACTGTAGCAAATCTATACATTAATAATTTTGTATTAGCAACTTGTCCAGCATAACTTGGTGCTTCACCATTAAGAAGAGCATCATTAACAAAAAATGCATTCATTATTCTTTTTGAACACCATTCAAATTTAGGTTGTAAATCTTCAATTTTATCTTTAGTTCCAACTGCTTCAAATTGAACACCTATATGGTAGATTAAGTTAAAATCAGGGTCTGCACTCGCTTGCACTAATAATTTTTTAAAATTTTGATAATGTTTTTGACTTGGTACCCAACCCATACTTTCACTACCTAACTTCCATAATTTAATTGGGAACATGTGTCTTTGTACAAATGTATGTTGAAGAGTTCTTAAATCTGTTTCATGCATTAAATCTTGTAATGCTCTTTTTGTTAAAGGATATCCTCTTTTAGAATAACCATCAATTTTATTAGCAAGATATATTACTCTATCTTCTGGTACAGTATATGGTTTATCTTCAACAGCAGCATCATAATATTTAGGATTCATCTTTTTAAGTATTTCTGTCAAAATCTTATTAGCATCACTATTTTTATCTTTATCTCTGATTGTATTTTGTATTTCTGGATCTGGTTTAATTGTAAAAACTTTAGATGAAATACCTGGGATTGTTGTTATATCAATAAATTCTGGAGGATATTGTAACCATTCTTCCCATTCAAAATTAGCTTCATCCCAATTACCAAGAAATACTGCCTCACCAAGAAGAACTTCATCTCTTGCAGATAATGTATTCATATTTGGTAAATCATATTTATCATTAGCTAAATATGTATAATATTCTTTTATTTCTTCATTATCTACCATTATTTCAAAATCAGTAAAAGGAAAAGTTGAATGTATATCTACACAATTACCAAGTACGGGATGAAACTTTGCATAATGACGATATCTTTTATTAGCTTCAACTAAATTATATTCAGGAAACATCACAAGATAAGCGTCATATAAGGGTTCTTGGTATGAAAGTGGTGTTCTACTTGCATCATAAGCAGCATCATAACTCATATCGCCAGCTTTTTTATTCATTGCCGCTTTCTTTTTTCTTCCTCTAGATATATTAACAATTCCACCAGTAAAATTATCTAATATTTCTGAAGCTGTTTTTTTAATAGACATAATATTATTTCCTTATATTTTAAATTTAAATTTTATTGAACCAATTTTTAAATTGTTCTATATTATAAAATATTTTAAAATTAAGTTTATTCTTTTTAAATGTTTGTAATTTTAATGGATCAATTTTTGTCCAAATTTCAATTGAAGTATTATAATATTTTGTATTTTTATTTTGTAATTCTTTTAATTTTTGCAAATCTTCTACTGAATGTTTAAATGGTTTAAATTGATGCGTCCAAGTTCCATGGTATTCTATATATAAATCTAGAGATTTAATATAAAAATCGCAATGAAAAGGATATGATTGAGATTTATATTGCCTTTCTATATCATCTTTACTAAACTTTTTTAAAAGTAATTGATAACATTCTTCTTCTGGCTGAGATGTATTAAAAGAATTATTTTTTTTCATTGTTTCAAAACGTTTTATTGCACTTCTTTGATAACTATTTAAACCATTTTCATCTATATCATGTAATCTAGTTTGAATAGCTTTTTCTTGTACTTTATTTTTATATTCTTCATCTTTATAAAGATCTTTAAATTGTTGTGAACTCCAAAAAGATTCTACACCATATTTTCTTTTTATAGATGCTCTACCATTTATTTCTGGATCTTTGCTTGAAAAACTACATTTAACTCCATATTTTTCTAAATTTGTTTGTTCTATTTTTAATTTTCTTCTTTGAATGCTATTTAATCCATTTTCATCTATATTATTTAACATAGTGTTTATAATTTGTTTTCTTACATTTTTATCTTTCCAATGATGTGTAACACCATAAATTTCTAACATTGATTGTTCAAATTTATTTTTATTATAGGCGTGATTTTCATAACGTTCATATTTAGTTTTATTTGCTTGTTTGCTATTATTATAATTTTCATCATTATATCTTTCTAATTTTGTTAATTTTGATTTTTCTTTAAATAATTTTGTGCCAGCAAATGTATTACTATTATATTTTATTTGAAATGTTTTTCTAGATTTTTCTTGTACATCTTTTCTTTTGAATGGTGAATCAAAATTTCTATATTTATAATTACATTCTTTTGAACAAAATTTAGTATAACCAATCGTCATATTAATGAAATTCTTTTTATTTCCACATTTACAAAATATTTCATTTAAAATATTATCATTTTTAAAACAATATAACATTTCAGAAATATTAATAAAATAATCTTTATATTTTTGAAATATATCTTTATTTATTTGAAATTGATATGGCGTTTTGCCAGATATTATTAGTGACTCTTTTTTTAATTGTTTTATTATATTAATATAATTCATATATTATACTCACAAAATAAAAGTAGCCTATAAAATTTTTGATTAAGCTTTGAGAACTTTGAACCAGATTTTATAGGCCACATCTATATACTGTACTAATATAATATCTTTATTTAAACTGGTTCAAGGTGTTCTCAATACCTTTTTAAATTTAAATTTTATTGAACCAAATATAACGCAAACTACCACAACCATAACATAATAATAGTTGATTATTTTCTACTAATTGTTTAAATTCTTTATATCTGTGTGGGTTTCTTTCGATTCTTTTTAATTCTGAATCAAAATAAAATTTATTCGGCCCAGTATAACCGTTAAATTGAAAGCCACATTGTCTATAGCCTTGCCCATTAAAAAGATTAAAATCCGCATAACATAAGACAGATTTTGGTTTAAAATTTTTAATAAAATAATTAAATAACTTTGATGTCCCACCAACAACAACATTTAATGATGCTGGACATCCTCTTATCCATTCATAATCATATTTATTTGATTTGCTAAATGATGCTATTTGTACTAATTCATCATTATAAAATAAACCTAATTTAATAGAAGCTTTCCTATAGCCTTGTATATGATTTTTATTTGTAAAATCTTTATATTGTTGTGTAGTAATTTCTTTTATAATACATTTTCTTGCAAAAATTTTATTTGTATTTAATCCTAATCTTACTTTAATTATTGATTTAATTAAATCTTTTTGATATAACCATTGATCTTCCCAAATATGAATTAATTCTATATCTTTTTCTTTAGCTAATAATGACTTTTTATAATGATAATCTTTATCTTTATAACGTATTGAATGCCAATAAACACCATTAAATTCTATACCAATTTTCTTTTCTGGAATATAAATATCTATTTCTAAAGGATAAATAAATTTATGTGTATTAAATAAAATTTCACCATTATATATAGATTTTATATAATCAAAAACTTCTTTTTGTAATTTAAAATTTTGCTCATTTTTATTTGGTTCAATTATATTAAATTCACGCTTTTTGCAATTACACCAAGATTCAATTATATTAAAATAATCACAACAAGCTTTTATATCAAATTTACCATCTTTTATAAAATTATCTCTAAAAAATTTTTCATTATAATCTTCAAAATGTTTATGCTTTTTTTCAAATATTATTTTTTTATTTTTATTACGAGTTATTAAAACTTTTTCAATCCATTGTGGATTTTTTCTTGCAATTATAGCTTTTTGTTTAACTTCTGGCATATTAAAAGAATTATAATAACCATATTTTTCTAATCTTGTTTTACTTCCATTTAATTTAGGATCTTTACTCATCCAATGATGATCTACATTATATCTTTCTTGCATAGTTTTCTTTCTTTTTTCATTACTTTCTGGGCATAAACTTGGATGTAAATAACCAGTTCTTTTTTGAAATGTTTTTAATTGATTTTGCCTACATTTTTTACCCCATTCCGGATCTTTAAATTTTTCTTGCATAAAGCTAGTATGACTTAATTTTCTTACACCATATCGTTTATATAATGTATCTTCATAATGTTGCTTAAATTCTTTACTATTTGCAGCACATTTATTACTACAATATTTAGCATAACCATATTTTAACCCTCTAAAACTATTTTTATTTCCACAATAACAAAATTTTTCATCAATACTATGATTCATTAAATAAATAATTTCTGTTATGTTTTTAAAAATATTAGGATATTTTGTATTGATTTCTTTGAACAATAAAATATTTTGTTTTAAATTGCCAGAATATGTTATATTTTTATGAATTATAATCCTATCTTTATATTCATTAAAAATTTTTTGTATTTCTTCTTTATTCACTATTATATCTCCTTTATAATAATATAACCTATAGAATTTTTGATTTAAGTTACGAGCTTTGAACCAGATTCTATAGGTTATATTTATATATTATATAAAAAATATAATATCTTATATTTAACTGGTTCTAGGTGCTCGTATTACCTATAACATATTTTAAATTTAAATTTTAATTTGTAGTAAGTGAACGAAATATTGAAAAAACTTCAGCCGGGTACTGACCCATCCTTCCATTTAGCCCCACCGCATACATTGTTGAACCTAAAGTTGCACTAGAATCAATACTGAAATCCATTTTAACTTTCTGCATTAATGGATTTAATATACCTAATATTTTATCCATAGCAGTAGTTAATGCTGGAGTAAATTGCTGGTTTAAAGATAAACCATTATCAGAATAACTGAAATCACGGATTGATAAACCTATAAATTTATTCATAATAGTGAAGTATTGTGCAAATAATAATATAATAAATTCATATCCTCCACCTTTAGGAAATGTAGCATAAGTAAAATCAGTTACTGGACTATAATTATTAAAATAATCAAGTGCCATATTAATACCTAAAAATAAATCAGTATCACTTAATGGTTGCATTGTGCCATCATCAAGAATTTTACTTGTTATAATAGGATCTAACATATCTCTTAAACTATTTACCCAGCGTTGTTGCTTAGGACTTAAATCAAAAGCTGTTAATAACATATTTGATACTAATGTACCATTATTATTAGTATATTTAACAAAATAAAATTTTTGATTATTACCAGAAGGATCAGTATATGATGTTACTTCTTTTTCATAGTCATTATCTACCCATCTATCAAGAGTAGCAATAATATGATATGACTCAATTTTATTCTCATCATTACCACGATAAATATCTATCTTTGTATAATTAGGATTTTGTAATATAGAATATGGAAGTGTCCAAGTTATATTTATACTCATAATTTCACCTTATAAACTTATTTTAAATTTAAATTTTATAGTGAATATTCGTTATACAATTGTACTCCATATTTCTTTTTAAATAAACCTGTTTTATTCTCTTGACCAAACATTTACTTGAGTTCCAGAATTTCCAATAACTAAAACTTGTTCTTTTTTAATTAAATCTTTTATTTCTTTGTGTCTTCCTGGTTCTCTATTTTTTAAAATTTTATCTTTTACCCAATAATTCCAAAATCCTCTTTGATTTTTAATAAATTTAATATTATTTAAAAAATTCATACTTTTACCATCATAATAATTAAGATTAACATAATAAACTATAGAATTAATACTGCCAGGATTTCCATATAAATCTTTATCTTTATAATAATTAATAATAAATTTCCATAATTTGCTTGCACCACCAATTACTGAATAACCTAACTTACAAGCTCCTCTAACTATTTCAGCATCATATTTACCTTTACCAAAATATGCCTGCCCTATAGTATAACACATTAATGGTTCTTTTGAATTTTTATCAATTAATACAAAAGCTGTATTTGCTGAACGATAACCTTGTATATTATTATCTCTAAAAAATTGTTTTAATTCAATAGCTGGTTTCACAATTAATTCAGTATTACGTGCGTATATCTTTTTACTTTTTCCACAAGCATGCAAAATAATATCTTGCAAAATTTCCCATTGTTTTTCATTATTTAAAATTGGTTCAAATATATGTATTAATCTTACTCCTACTTTTTTACATAACATTGTTTTATTAAAATGATAATTTAATTCTTTAGGTTGTCCTCCAAATAAATGTAATGTAGAATTATGTGTTAAAATATCATTTACTTCTAAAGCTAAATTATATTCTGGTAAGTAAAAATCTAATTCTAGAGGCTTTATTACTCTTCTATTATGTTGTTCATATTTTAAATTATATTTATCTAAAAAATCTTTAACTTTTAATTCAAGTCGTGATTGTTGTAATTCAAAATCTTCTTTGTTATTAATAATAAGTGGATAAATATTTGTTAAATGTGTATTTTTATTATAATATTGATGAAAATAATCTAATAAATCTTGTGGTGTAGGTTTTCTATCTTTATCCCAATTATCTAGAAATTCTTTTGTTATTCCATCAGGATATTGATTACCATTTTGTATTCTTGTTAATTTTGCCTTTTGTTTAATTTCTTCTAATTCATCTTGTGTTTTGCTATTCCAAGTATTTTTTGATTTAATTTTATATTCATCTGTTTGTGTATAAAATTCAACATTATATCTTGTTTTATTAGTAATTTTAATTTTATCTTTAACATTTTCAGATTGCCATACATTGTCTACATTATATTTTTCTTGGCATGTTTGTTTTCTTTTTTCTAAAATATTATTCATTTCTTCATTTGTTTTATTATTATATGTTTCATGCATTTTATTTTTATATTCTTGAGTTTTTGAATAACTATCAATATTATATTTAATTAAACAAGTTTCTTTGCTATGTTTTACACCTCTTTGATATGAATTTAAACCATTTTCATCTATATTATTTAATTTAGTTTGATGTTTTTTATCTGCTATTTTTTGCTTTTCTTCTTTTGTTTTATTAATTCTTTTATTAGTTATTTTATTAATTATATCTTTATTTTGAAATACATTTTTTACACCATATTTTTCTAAACATCCCTGTTCTTGCCTTTGTTTTAAATATTGTTTAAAATAATAACATTTTGTTGAACAAAAATTTTGTTTTGCATGTTTAAAATTACCACATTTACATATACAATTATTTATATTTTTATTTATAAATATATTTATAATATCATCTTGATTTATATTATCATATTTCTGCATTATTATTTTAAATATATTAATATTATTTTTATTCATTTTAGGAAATTTACATTTAATATTAATTTTTTTAAAATTTTCATCATTAATAATTTTTTTTAATTTATCTAAATTCATATTATATCTCCATAAATAAAAATAGTTTATAGAATTTTAATTTAAAGCTGGAAACTTTGACTAGATTCTATAAACTATAATTATATATTATATAAAAAATATAATATTCTTATTTAAACTAGTCAAGGTGTTTCCAATACCTTTTAAATTTAAATTAATTATATAAAATAAAAAAACGAAAGTAAAATAAATTTTTACTTTCGTCTATATTTAAAAATTAAACTTTATTTAATTAACCAATAAAGTTAACTTTTCTTACTGATCTAGGATTATGAAGCGTTAATCCATAATTTTGATATCCTACTACAACATATTTTAATTCCCAAGGTATATCAGTAATTTTAATCTGTTGTGATTGTCTAAATACACATTTACCAATATATTCAGGTGCTGTGATTACAAAACCAGCATTTTTCGGACAAAGTTTAGAAACAAAGAATTTTACTCCATAGAGCTGAGCAATATAACCAGTTTCTATAACTGTGTTCAAAGTAACCTGATCAACTTGGTTAGGTGTAACATCTAACATTTCATAATATCTTTTCGGATTCAATAACATTGCTGTTGCAATCAAATCAAATTCCATCATTTCGCCTCTAATAGAGTTAATAACGGAAAGTGACATTGTTGAAACTGCTAAATCCGGATATACTCCAGTAGATGCTGCTGCATTCAAAGCTTTAAACAAATCTGTATCAATCTGTATTGCAAGACCAATAGCAACTTTATTTTTAGCTTCATCTAATACTGAATAAGCTGCTGTGAAAACGTCATCATAAAATACATCCCAAGCAGCAGATACTGTATAAGTTTTATAAAATACTCTTGCAGTACCTCTTTCGATTCTTGCAGGAGCTCCTCTGAAAGGAACAACTACAGCTCCAATTTCAGGAAATTCAACATCTGCCCAAGCAACTGAATTTGCTATATTATCTTCTTTGAAAATTTTAGGAAGAATTGCTTCATAAGCAACTTTCATTTTCAAAGGTTTGTCAAAAGCTACAGCAGCTTTTTTTCTACCAAAATCACCAGCATTCAAATATTTTGCAAAATCTGCATTCATTTGTTCTACTGACGGACCTTCATTTTTAGAAGCAGTCTTTTTTATAGCTGTAGACTGTAAAGCTTCAGCTAATTGTCTTAATATATCATTGTTAGTCATTTTATTTTATCTCCTTTTTATTTCTTTCAAATTGTGTTTTTAAATAGGAAATTCATCCTATTTAAAAACATTTTAAATTACTTTATATTTACATATACTGTCATTGCCGATTTTGTTGCCGTAGGAGGAACTATAACTGTTCCAGCTTCATTAGCTGTACTAGCTGCAGAAGAATCATTTGTAAGTATACCATTTTCATCAACATAAAGTGTATCATTTACATTATATGTTCTTGTTTCATCATACGGAAATACATTAAATAATGATCCAGCCGGTTTAAAATCTTCAATTGTTGCACTAGATACAGTTGCATCAGCAGTTGTTACAACTACTTTATTATCTGCTGCATCAGTAGAAGCCATAGCTTCAGAAGCAACTTTTGTAAATATTGCTACATCATTGGAAACTGTTCCAACCCAGCCAGAAGGAGCTGCTGCTGCAAGAGCTGCTGCTACTGCTTCTTTTGTTGCATTTGCTGCTATAGTTGCAGAAGAACCAGAAACACCTTCAATTGTTACTACTGCTGTACCAGCCGTAGCACCATTTGCTGCTGTTACTGCAAAATATACTTTTGCATTTATGTTACCAGCATTCTGATAAACATCTTTATCAAAAGTAACCTGTCCAACTTTTACTATACCAACTTTTCCAGAATTTGCAAAGAATTCTCCACCAGTTACATCATTTCTATACTGATTATAATAGTTGAAAGAAAAACCTGCAAGTTTATCTGTTTTTGTTGCTTTTTTATAACCATTTACTCCTAAAGTCAAAGGTGATCCTTGATATATATTCATTACTGCTAAATCACAATCACCTATTACTGTCAATGCATTAAAATCTCTGTTTAACATTTTTGTAATACTCCTTTTTAAATTTATTTACTACATTTACTACATTTTTGATTACTTATTTAATTCTCTTTCTTCTCTTTCTGCCAAGTATGAAACGTAATCAACTTCACCACTTGTTATCTGCTCATCTTTTAAATTAAATGCCGGTATTCTTTCTGCTGAAAAACTTGCTTCTTTATTCATTCCTTCATTTATCATTTTTTCGTTATATGAGTCTGTTTCAGCATCAACATTTGTTGTTAATGTTTCATATACTGCATTTAATTGATTGTCATTAAATGATGCAAATTTCTTTTCCATAACAAATTTTTGTTGTGGATCTTCAATGTTCATTGCTTTCAATATTTTTGTTATTTTAGCATGTTTTTCCATTGATTTTTTAGATTCTTCAATTGTATTCAATTTTGCTTGAAGTTCTTTATTTTCTTTTTCTTTAGCTTCAATCTCTTCTTGTTTTGCTCTGAGTTGTTTTGTTAATTCTCTTATTGATTTAATTTGAGAAGCAACTGTTTTATTTCTTAATGAATTAAAATCTTTAAGTGCCCAATCAGGATCTCCACCAACACCAGATTTACCAGGTAATCTACTATAGAAATTTTTAACTTTAGATTTTGCTGCTTTAACATCATCTTCATCAGCTTTATCTGCTTCTTTGCCATCAATAGCCATTGTAGATTCATAATTAGAATCTTCTATATCTTTTTCATCTATAGAAAATGTTTCTAATTGTTTATCTTTATCTACAGTCTGTTTTGAATCACCTTCAATATCTTTAGTATCAGATGTTGCTAAATCTGCTGCTTTAAGATGTTTACCATTATTAAGTATAACTTCATCTTTCTTAGAAGCTACAATTTTAAATGTTTTGCCATTCATTTCAACTTCATCTCCTATTTTAGGTAAAGTAATAGAAGCTTTTTTAGTAATATTTGCTTTTTCCAAAGATGCTAATTTTTTAACATATCTTTTAACATCAGAAAATCTTGTACCAATTTTAGCAAGTATTTTACTTACAACTGTCTCTTGAGAAGGAAGCTCTTGCTTTCTAATTATTTTACTAAGTAAAGATGCCTTCAACTGTTTAGAAAGTAATTTACCGGCTTTAACTGCTAATATTTTGCCAGCTTTAGTTCTAAATATGAAATAAGAATTATTTAATGAAGCTTTATGTGAATTGCAAGCTGCACCAATATAAGAAGCCTCTTCAATTTCTTCATCTTCTACAACAGGTGCTTCAACATCAGCTCCTTCATTAATTTCATCAGACATTTCTTCACCAATTTCTACTGATTCAGCCATACCATCATCTGCTTCATCTGCTGATACAATGGCTTCATAAATATCTTTCTTTTCATCTTCAGTTTCAGCTTCAACTTTATCAACATAAATTTTAGTACCATCATCTTTCGTAATAGTTACTAAATCTTCTGTTTCTTCAGGTTGTTCATTTTCATCTACAACTGCACCAGAATCTAATACTATTGTATTCTCTACATCTGTATCTTCATCTTTTTTGTCTTCTACTTTTGTTTCAACTGTTTCAGCTTCAGTTTTAATATCTTTTTCATCATTTTTCTTTTCTTCATTTTTCTTTGTTTCATCAATATTTTCTTCTTCGGCTTTCAGTTTCTTTTTTAATTCTTCTGCCATTTTGATTACTCCTTTTAATAGAATTAGCCCAAAGTGGGCATCAATTTTTAAATTTAAATTAAAAATAAAAATAGGTTAACTAAAATGATTTTAAGTTAACCTATTTTTGATATTTTTATATATCTTCACAACTAATTTTATTTAATCTTCATCTTTTGTTATAAAACCTTTTGCTCTAACTAATTCATCAAATTTTTCTCCAATTTGATCTACTAATGGTTTTAATTCATTTAAAACTTGTTTTTTAAAACTTTGTAATTCTTCATTAGATATTTTATCATTATAATATCTTTTACCTTTATTGTTATCAAAATAACCAGCTAATTCTATATTAGTATATCTATTGCCATCATATTTATTACACCTAATTAATAAACCTACTATTGAATTAGGTATAGGCATAGGTAATTCATCACCAAGAAATGCTTTTTTCTTTATTACCTATTTAGTCATTTTATTTACTCTCCTTTATTTTTAATTTTATCTAATATTATAGAATGTGTATGATCTAAATTATGGTCTATACATATCTTTAACATATTGTATTTTTTCTTGTCTTAATTTTTCTAACCATCCAATATTTATATTTATTTTATTAATATAATCTATTATATAATCAATATCTTTATCTTGGTTTATAAGATTATCAACATCTTGTAATTGTATATAAGCATCAAAATCATTTAATACGAAATCAACATCTTTAATATAATTACCATTAACTAATACAGTTATTAATGCTTTTGATGATTTAGGATCAGTAAAATTTTTTAAAACTTCAGCTTCATTAGCTTTTTAACAATCCATTTAGTCATTTATTATCTCCCACATTTTGGACAAACAATGCCATTCATAGATACATATTGTTTATCTAATATTTGATATATATTACCTAATTTTTTACCTATAACTTGTTTACATTTAGGACACTTAATTATACTTTCGCTAGCTTGCAATTTTGTTATTGGCTTTATTACTTCTATTTTTGAATCTTTATGACTACCAGATTTTTTAAATGCCATAATTTTTACTCCTTAATTATTTCCAAAAATATTTTTTAATAAAATCTTTTAATTGTTTCAATGTTTCTAAATCTTGTTTACGATATGATCTTTGCTGATCATTTATTACATAATCTTCAAATTTCATATCTTTACTTTGTATAATATATGTATTTAATATATCAACACATTCTTTCATTAATTTAGTAGTTTCATTATATATTTTCTTATCTTCATCTGTATATTTAGTATCTTCTGCTTGTTTCTTAATAGTCCATTTAGTCATTTTATTTACTCCTTTAAATTATTTTATAAATATTATAATAAATTTTTATTAAAATGTAAATACCTACTCATGTGAACTACTCTCAGCTAAAGCATAGAGCTTCTCATTTTAATTCTGTTTACTACCAGAATATACTACAGAGCTATCAAGGCAGTTCCTACCTCTAAATAATATTTCTCTACCAAAAGCTAATATATTTTGAGCCGCATTTATATCTCTGTTATGATATGTCTTGCAAATAGGACAAGTCCAATCCCTAACTGATAATTTTATATCTTCATATTTATATCCACATACATGGCATAACTTGGTTGTAGGAGAAAATCTGTCTATTTTCATATAACATTTCCCTTGTTCTTTAACTTTGTACTCTATCATATTCCTAAACAACCCAAATCCATTATCCATTGTTGATTTACCTAAATTTAGACATCTTGATATTGATTTCATATCTATATCTTCAACAAAGATACAATCATAAGCATTTACTAACTCACTTGACTTCTTATGTAACCAGTCATTTCTTTGGTTAGCAATTTTCTCATGGATTTTAGCAACTTTTAACTTTTGCTTTTGATAATTTTTTGACTTTTTATTTTTCTTCAAGCTCAACTTTCTTTGTTCTTTGGCTAATTTCTTTTCACTATTTCTAAAAAATTTTGGATAATCTGCAATTTCACCATCAGAAGAAACGAAGAAATGTGAACTTGAATAGTCTAAACCGACCATTTTAGACTTTTGCATATTTATCAATATTGGTTCAACTTGGTTTTCGTATTCACACAATATTGATATATAATATTTATTTGTTCTTGTTTTTGTTATTGTACAAGATTTAATTACACCTTTTATTTGTCTATGTTGTACAATTTTAACTTCTTTTAATTTAGGCAATGTTATTTTATTATTCTCAATTTGAATTTGTCCTAAATTGTTTGTAGTATAGCACCATTTAGATTTATGTTTGTTTTTAAATTTAGGAAATCCTACTTTTATATTCTTAAAGAAATTCTTATATGCTCTTTCTAAGTTTAACTGTACATTTGCTAATGCTAAACTATCTATTTCTTTAAGAAAATAATAAAAGTCTTTATACATAGCCGGAGTATTATATAGCATTGTTTTATTCTCTTGATAACAATCTATCTTATCTGAGAGCATGATGTTATATAAAAATCTACAACAACCAATAGTTTTATCTATTTGTTCTTGTTGTTGTTTATTTGGATATAATCTAAATTTATATGCTTTATTTTGTATCATTGATTTTCAATATATTCCTTCAATATATCAACTGTAACATTTCTGAATACTTTTTGTCTATATTTTACACAAACAATTAGATGATATATTATACTACTTACCGAACCTCTGTTCTTATCTACTTTATACATTATAGTATATCCTTTTTTGATATACCATATTATAACTTATTTTATTGTTTATGTCAAGTACAAATTTCATCTCTTCCCTAAAGGAAAGAGATTTCTTTTGTTTTCAGGTTAAACTTGAAAAATTTACATTTATATTACCATTTTCATTATAATCAATATAATCTACAGCTATTAAATTTGTACTAAAGTTTATATCAACATTTATTTCATTTATAGGTAATACAATATTTTCTATAATAATTGGTTCATAACTATTTTCTATTTCATATTCTATATTACCTTTAATTTGTATGTCTAAAACTTTAACTTCTAATCTAGCTTGACCAATACCAGTGTTAACTACTCTTATTGTCCATTTTATATATGATTCATCATTTGGTGTAAAATCAATAAGTCCATCAATTGGATCATCATCTTTTCTTACATATTGTTTTAATATATCACTAGTAATAGAAACTTGTTTATTACTTAATGATGTATATATTTCATTTTCAGATGCTTTTTTAATTTTAAAAAATTTACTCATTATTACTTACCTTTTTTATTATTTACTTGTAATGTTATATTTTGTATATTATTACGAATTTCATATATAGCATTTAATATAAGTTCAGTTTGTGTTTCATTTTTAATTATACTTCTTTCTAACATTTCGACCTTTGTTTCTAATGTTGTTACTCTTGAAGGTATTCCATTTATAGTAAAGATCCAAAATAAACCAAAACCTATGATTCCTAATATAGTTATTAATGATTTTAAATCAAAGTAACTAGTAATATTATTTTTCTTCTCTTGATGTGGTGCCATTTTTATTACTCCTTTTATATATATTAATATACTTCTATATCTTGTTCCAATTCATTTTGAATAAATTCTATTATTTTATCTTTATTTTTATTCATAAAATCATAAGATATTATATCAGTAGGTATACTTTCAATTAATTCTTCCCAAGTTATATATGATTCTTCATTAACTCTATTTATATTCCATACAACATCAGCAAGAGTTTCTCTTTCTAATTGATTTAAACCATATTCATCTATTTCGTTTCTATCTTCAGGATCATCATAAACACTAGCTATTTTAAACCATTTCTTAGATACTTTTTTAATTTTAAAGAATTGTTTAGATGCTTGTTTTTTATTTTCATATTTATGTTCAGCTTTTAAATATTCCATTTCTTCAAGTGCATCTTTTTCAGTATCAAATTTATATATTTCACCTTTACTATTTTTATATTTTCCATCAGGAGTTAAAATATGATACTTATTATCTTTATCTTTTTTAACTTCCCAACTTGCTTTTTTAATTTTAAAGAATTGTTTAGATGCTTGTTTTGTAGGATATTCTTCATTGATTTCTTTATTTATTTCTTGCTTAGCAACTTCATAGTTTGCTTTAGCTGAAGCTTCCATTTCTGCAAGTAAATTGTAATAATTAGGTATTTCTTTAATATGATCCATAGCTATCTTTTCTGCTATAATAGGATTTGTAGTATGTTCCATCTCAACTTTTTTACCCATTTCTAATTGTTCTTTATTTATTTCTTCTGAATTACCTTTAGATTTACCAGCATTCATAAATTCTGTATAAAAATCAATTTCTGGAATTTCTTGAACTTTATCTGAAAAGTATTCTATATCTGCTTTCTTTTTAAGATTAGCTTTTTTATGTGGATTAAGTGAATCATAATTATGAATTTGATCTTCAAGTGCTTTTACTTGTTCAACAGCTTGCTCAATAGAAATTTGATTTGTATATAATTTATGAAAAGTATCATTATGTCTATTTACAAAATTACCATAATCATATCCTCTCCATTTTTTAAAAAATTCGTGTTCCTTATCTCTCTGTTCAAGTTGTACTTTTAATACTTCATCGTCTGTATTAAATTGCTTATTATACATTGTGTGTTCTGATTTTAATAAATCTAAGGCATCTATCACCATTCCTTTTATAGTTTCTTTTGAAAGATTAAATTTACCAGCTTTTTTCTTTAAACTAGAATTAAGTAAAAAATCATCTAAATCTTTATATGTTTTACCTGTATCTACAATACTAATTACTTCATATGAACCATTATTATAACCAAATAATTTTATTTTATATTCTTTATTATCTTTTAATACTGTAATAAATTTATATGGTTCATCATAATAATGTTCATCAAATTCATAACCTAATTCAGATATTTTATTTAATACATCTTCCCAAGATTTACCTTTAATATCTTCAAATGCTTTCTTCAATTGAGATTCTATATATTTACGTATATCTTCTTTTTCTAATAAAGAATTAATATATTCATATTCTTTTTTAGCTCTTAAATATTTATTATATTCTTTATCTATTGTAGTTCTTTGTTTTTTACTTGCTTTAATATCAAATATAAAAGCATCTTTATCTGCTGGGATTGCAACACCAGATAAACCAGTAAATACTATATCTCTATTGATTTCATATATAGGTTTATTATTTTCATCAAGTGAACCTTTGCAAAAATGAGGATGTTCTGGGTTCATGTGTTCACAAAGTTCTTCTTCTTTAGTAGCTACATTATGGCACCTACTACATTCACAGGAAGAAGCCAAGCATGACATTGATACTTGATTTAATCTTCCATTTAATATATCATCACATATTTCAGGGTATTCTTCTTTAGATATTGCACATATACAATTAATAAATTCATTGTCTTCATCTGGTTGTGCATCTAATATTATACCTTTTGCATCATTTTCATCATCTTCTTTATGTTCAATATAAAAACCTTTACCACAAAAAGTAGGATATGATTTCTTTAATTCTTCCCAAGGAAATGCATCAAAATTTCCATTAGGTCCCCAAGATTCTAATGAAGAAATTGCTCTCGCAGTCAAATAAAGGAATTTATCTGTATTGTATTCATAGAAATTTTTAGGTACAAAATTAGAATCAGTGGCTAGTTGAGTATTGGCTTGTTTAACAAAATCTCTCCAATAATAATTACCATTATTATCAGAGGCATATATCTTCTTAAATTCAAGTTTAGCTGTCTTTTTAAACATAATAAATACCTCGAAATTATCTTTTTTTAAATTTAAATTTTAACTTTTTCGAGGTATTTAAATTTTAGATTTTATTCTTTTTTGAATATCTTTCTTTATACTTTATTTTATTTTTTTGATAATAATCTTTATAATACATTTGTATTTTTTCTTTATGTGCTTCATTATACTTCTTATAATATTCTTTATATTTATCTTTATTTTTTATTCTATATTTTTTTATATTATTTATATAATTTTCATTTAATTTATTTATTTTATAATGTTCTTTAGCATTCTTTTTAAAATATTCTGAATTATTTTTATAATAATTCTTCATATAATTACTAATTTTATTTTTATTTTTAAAATAATATATTCTTCTTTTTATTTTCTTTATATCTTCATCATTATATAAAGAAAAATCAATATTATCAATATCTTGTTGTGATTTAATTATAGGTAATTTATTCATCTTGATTGTCCTCATCATATTCTTGAAGTTCATCTTCATCATCTATTTCATTAACATTTTGATTATATATATCATTATATTCACTTGTTGTAAGAAATAATTCTTTATCTCCAATATCTTCAGATTCGGCAAGATATTCATCAATAGTTATAATTAAACATTTTTCTGCTATTCTTTTTTCATCTCTACTATAATAATTATCATCCCATACTCTTTTATCAACTTTTAATTCACAAACAGGTACACCTCTATTATATTCACCTTCAATAACAATTTCCATATCATCATTAAGTTTTTCAATAAAAGCTTTTAATTGTCCTACGTTCATAATTCCTCCTTTAATTTAACACCTTTTAAAATATCTTTTATGTTTTTAATTTTATTTTCATTGCCTTTATATTTTTGTATCAATTCTTTAGCAAATTTAATTAATTCTTCATATTTTAAATGTATATCTATTTCTGCTTCAATACGATCACTACCATTATCAAAAAGACCACAAGCAAATAATCTCGTATCTAATCTAATTAATTGTTCTTTTAATTTCTTTAATTTTTCTAATTCATCATTAAATATATTCATTTTAATTTATATCTATATTTTTGTAAATAATTTGTGTTTTAAATTAAGATAAAAATTTTAAACAACTAGTAAATAATCAATTAAACCTTGTAATAAAAGTTCAATTTGTTTTTTAGTAAAAATTTGATCTAAATATTGTTTTCCACATTCATAACCTTGTTTATCAAATAAACCTTTAAATGTATTATCATTTGATATTAAAACTGTTTTTACATTATAATTCTTATTAATTTTGTATTTTTCTTTTAATTGTTTAGTAATATTATAATAATTTCTTTGATATTTTAAAAAATTATTATAACTTTCTTTTGTTTTATATCTACTTTTATATACAGAATATTTCAATTTATTTTTATTATTTTTATTATTTTTAAAATATTCTTTATTGTATTTATTATGATATTCTTTAATTTTATCTTTGTTTTTCAAATAATATCTTTCTCTCCATTTTTTAACTTTGTCTTTATTTTTTAATCTATATATTTTTTGGTACTCTTTAATTTTATCTTTATTTTTTAATCTATATATCTTTTGATATTCTTTTTTATCCATTTAATTACTCCTTAGTAATTGTAAATGCACTATTTAAATAATTATCATTACTTTCATTATTTATATTAATTTGATCTATTAATTTATTTACAGACTCAACAGCCTTGTCTTTATTCTTCATTTTCTTATACAATAATGTAGTTAAATTATTAAATTTTGATGATTTCATTCCACTACGATTATCCATATTATTAAATTTAACATCAAATGGCAATTCATTAAATTTTTGTATTGTTATCATATCAGAGTTTTCACATATTTTTGCTTGTGTAGTTTTCATTGCTTCAAATACTTTATTTAATGTATCTACATCTTGTTCATTTAAATGTAATTCTGGGGTTTGTATTGACATATTTAATTTATCTAATGTATCTTGTAAATGACTATCAAGTTTTAATGTTCTCATCCACATTACTAATATCTGAACTTGTTCTAATAAATGTAATAATACATCTTTATATGTTTTATTAGCATCTTTAAAATCTTTATCATAATAATATGCACGATGTATCATATTAAATATATTACTACATTTTTTAACTTGTTCTTTATATTCTTGTGATTTTTTATCTAAACCTTGAGTAAAATGTGATAAAAATACTCTTTTATATTGTGATTTTTGCTGATTCAAATTATCATTAATCTCTATTCTAAATTTTAATGATTCTTCTGCTTTTTGATTAATTTCATCAATTTGTTCTTGTGTAAATTTCATATAAATATATCTCCTTTAAATATTTTATAATATATTATATAAAAATTTTTATTTTTTATATTTTTCACATTTATTTTTACATTGTTGACAGGAATGTTTTGCAAAACTAAATAAATAATTATCTTTTTGATTTACTAGAAAATAGATCATAGTTGCTAATTGATGTATTTCATTATCTGCTCTATTACAATACCTTAAATCAAAGAAATGAAAAAGTTCTCTTACATTCATCGTCATAATCAAATTTGTTCTTATTCCTTGAGGCAGAACATATCTAGCTTGTTCTGGTTTATAGCCTTTTTCTATAAGTTTATTATAATTATTGTAAGATTCACTAATTGACTTTAAATATATTTCATTTAAATCATCATATTTTATACCTTCAGGTATACTTACATTGATATCACTATCTTTCATATTATTGTATCTTAATGATTGAACTGTAAATGATGCTAATCTATTTCTTGTTAATTGTCCAAGAAGCGCTACAGATACGTTTTCTATAGCAAATGTAAATGAATAATGTTCTAAAATTGATAAATGTCCAGAATCAATAATCTTTTTTAATAATTTTTTAGCTTTTTCATAATCAATTTGAATATCTATAAATGGAATAGTTGTATAGCATCTTCTTGCTATTTTAGCAAAATATTCAGTAATAGTTGCTTCATCAGTATAAGTATTACCTATAATTTTTACATCCATAATTTACACCTTCTTAAAATATTTTTTATTTATTGTTAAACTAAATTTATTTAATCTTACTGTTTGATGTAAAATACCTATAAAATTACATTTATTTACATTAATAAATATATTCCAATCATTAAATGTCATACAAAAATTATCTATTTCTTTATTTTTATCTTTTACAAAAGCAATTTGATTATTATATCTATTTAATTTTGTATAATAAAATATTTTATAATAAATCATTTTAGGTTTTGCAAGTATTCTATCATAATCAACTTTTTCAATAATATATATTGTTTTATCATATTGATAACAACTTCCATGCTTTAATTTCATTTTAATAATTCTCCAATCGCTTCAATAATTTTTCTAAACTCAAATTTTTAATGAATTCTTCTATTCCTTTAACTCTTCCATCAAGATAACTAAATGCAAAATCTGAACAATTTTTAAAATTTTGCATTATAAGTTGTGCTTGTTCTTTTCTTGTTTTTAAATTTTTTACTTTCATTTCAACAAACAAATAACAATTTGCTATGTCTGCACATGCATTATTATATTTATCTTTTATTTGTTGTGAAACATTTTTATATTCTGGAAAATAATTTGTAAATTCATCTATTTCATTTTTTCTTATCAATTCTAATATTGATTTTTCGGTTGCCACATTTGTTCTTATATGATGCATAGCTACATAAACAGGTGATTTTACTTTTATTCTATTAAATCTTTCATCAACTACTACATATCCTTCTTTATCTTTAGGCAATTTATTAGCATTATTTACACAATCACTTAATATTGATATATTATATAACTTAGGTACATAATTATAAAAATTTCTTAAATTCATCTCATTAAATGTTTTATTATTTCTTTGTCCCAAATAAAATAATTTTATTTCTTTATAAGGAACTACTATTCTTGTATAAGGTGAAACTAATTCAAACATATACGTGTAATCTTTATTAAACTCTTCTATTTTATAAAATGAATTTAAACAATATATTACTAAATCACCATAAGTTTTAAAATTATCAGTAGGTAATGCTATAGTAGCTTTAAATGCATCAATCATACTATTTGTAGATATATGCATTTTATCTTTATAAAACCATATTTTAATTAATGAACCGTCAATTTTTTCTTGAACTTGTGCTGAATTCCAATCAATTTTACTTGCATATTTTTCACCATAATTAAAAAACTTAAAAAATGGAATACATACTGGAATATATTTATTATCTTCTTTAACTAAAATTAATCCTCTACATTCTTGTACTATTCTTAATGAAAAATCACTTTCAACTTGAGAATAATTTAATATAATAAAATTATCTTCTTCTTTAATTTTTATATTATATGGATTTTTTTCAAGAATTTCTTTCCAGTTTTTATTATTATTAATAAATTCTAATACTTCTAAATTCATTTTTTAAATAACCTCTTTAAATCTATATCAATCTGTATACTTAATAATGTATGATATCTTACTTTATAATGAATTGGCTGTTTAATGAGTTCATTTAAATATCTTATATTTAAAATACTTTTATATTTAATTTTTAATTGTTTATAAAATTCTTTTATATCATTCTCTATTTTTTCAGAAATCTCTCTACATAAAATTTTACCTTCATAAATTGATAAAATTTTATGTAATTTTAAAAGAATTTTAGCATAGAATTGGGTTTGATTAATTTGTTTCATTTTTTAAAATTTAAATTTATTGTTCTTCTATTGTTTCTGAAGATTCAAAGTTAATCATAGTTGCATCAATTTGTCTTTGTAATTTTTCTATATTCCTCATTATTGTAGTAAAATTTATAGGCGCATAATTCCATCTTTCTACACAACAACATACACTATTTTTAGTGAATGTTGGATTATTGGGACTACCATGAACATGACCATAAAGATTCACAAATGGTGCTTTTAAATAAGCAATAGGTTCATGAGAAAGAATAAAATAATTTTGAAAAAGTATAGAATACCTATAAACTTCATCAAAGCCGCAATCTATAAACCATTTTACATTTCTAGAGTCGTCATGATTTCCCATTATAAGTATTTTCTTACCATTTAATCTTTGTGCAATATCTTGAGTCTTTTCTTTATTTCCAAAACAAAAATCACCTAAATGAATAACAGTATCATTATTAGACACTTTAGAATTCCATCTTTTGATGAGTTCTTCATTCATTTCTTCTACTGATTTAAATGGACGATTTTCAAATCTGATTATTCTTGTATGCCAAAAATGAGTATCACTTATTATAAATATTTTCTTTTCCACTATTTTAATTTTTCCTTTTTCCTAAAATTTACTTATGTAATCTAATGACTTAATCTTAAAATGTCCTTTTTTGTGGTTAATTACTACGCCTTCACCTTCTTCTGCAGGTGCATTTATATATTTTTGCACCATTTCTTCTGTTAATATTTCTCTACCTAATATAGGAACACAATATACTACACTATTAGTTTTATTTTTTCTAAATTCTTCTTCAACTAATTGTCTTCTAATTTTAAAAAAATGATATTTACTACCATAATTGCCCCAATCAACTTTTGTTCTATCTTTATCATTCCATAACATTGTTCTAAATATATAAAATCTTGGTTCTTCTATTTGACTAATTTTGTTTATTTTATTTGATTGTATTCCTTTGCCTGCAACCTCACCTTGTATAACTAAATGTTCATTTTCTTTTAATTGTTTATAAAAACCTATTTCTAATATTAAATCTATTAATTGTTTAGTTGTTCTTTCATAAATATTATCTTGACCTAATTTATATTCATAATTCCTACCACAAATATGATATTTACCATCATTATCAAATATTACTGTACAACTTGTACCATCAAGTTTTCTTGTAACTAAAACTTCTTCACCAAATGGTAATTCTGATTTATCTATATTTTGTACATTTTCTTCATCTGTTTTTGGTATACCAAATGGTATAGTTCCTATCATTTGTAAATTGCCAAAACTTGCACCAACTGCTGGTGGTACATAATGTTTAATACCAAAATTTTCTTCAAGGAACTTTTCATCTTCCAACCTTTTATTTATTTCATATCTTACTAAGGTATATCGTTTAAGACCGTTATTTTTAAAATATGATTCTAATACTTTTTCGGCATTTAATACAATGCCCGAACTAAATATTCCCCTTAATTTAATTGTTTTAACTCTACCACTTTTACCTAAATATGTTTTAACTCCTGTATGCCAAGGAAACTTTTGTTCATCAACAAGTATTTGACTATCTTCACGAATAAAAAACACAGTATCCCCTACTTTATGTGTATCTTTTTGTGAAACTACTGTATAACCTGAAACTGTAATTATATCTAATTTATCTGCATTAGGATGTTTTTCTACTTTTTCAATTTGTTCAAAACTTGCATTTATCATTATTTATTCTCCTTTGTTACAATAATATTGTTCTTTAAACTTTTTATTATTATGCATTTTCTCTAATATAAACTCAAGTTTATTTGCAGGTCGTTCAGCATTATCTCTACAAATTATATAAGTTGCTAATTTTTCAAGATTTTTATTTGAATCATATATATCATCTAAATAGTAATATTTATTATTATACACATTAATCCTCTTTAATTTATTTGTTTTTATATATTTGTTCCATTATTCTTCCACTTTATATTTAAACCAGATACATTTATCATTTTTACTCATATGTATTTTCATTACACAACTTTTTTCATCTCTATTACAATTTTTACAATCTACTTTATGTGCATTTTTATACCTTTGTGTAATTTTCTTAATTATTGATTTTTGGTTCTTCATTTTTAACCTCATAAGTACATATTTTATCTAACATTTCAAAATGTCTTTCATAAATATGCCAACTACCAGAATTCCAATCTATTACACCTATTTGTAAATCTTTATAATGTTTCTTTAAATCATTATATAATTTCATATATACTTCACACTGCCAAGCTAGATCATTAAAGAACCCATATTGACTATCATTCGACCGCATATATACAATAGCATTTAATTCATTATCTGTAATATCATATTGAACTGCATAAGTACACATAAATTCATTCATACCATCTTGATTATATTCAATCCACATTGATGGTCTATTATAAATCATTGATGCTCTTCTAGAACAATTATTATTAATTAATTCTTTTAAAACATGATTATATTGTTTATAATTTTCTTTTGAATATATACACCAACCATAATTACTATTTACAAAACCATCATTATCACTAACTTGTTTCCAAATTTTTACATCATCAACATAACCATTAATATTTAATGAACAACTATTATACCAATTAGATTCTTTTTTTACATAATTTTCTGGAGTTTTTCTTCCAGGAAATTCTAATATTGGTTGTAACGGATTTAATCCATCTATATGGCAATTTCTAATTTCAACTGTTTTTACTCCAGTTTTATCAATTTTAAATTTACCATTATCTTTTTTTCTTTTTAATTCTTTAAAATATGGTAATATTATTTCTTCATTTTTCATTTAATATACTCCTTAATATTTTCACATTTAATTCCGACATTATTTAATAATTTAATACCACCATTATCTCTATAATCTTCATAATAATAAACATTTTTAATACCAGCTTGTATTAATAATAATGCACAATTCATACAAGGACTTAATGTAATAAAGGCATCACAATCTTTTAATGATATACCATTTTTTGCACAAAAACATAACGCATTTGCTTCAGCATGTATAACTGTTGGTAATGTTTTTAATGAACCATCTTCTAATTTTTCTTCACAACAATTATCAAAACCTTTAGGCTGACCGTTCCAACCACTACTTATAATTCTTCCATCTCTAACAAATACGGCACCAACTTTATTTCTAATTGCATAAGAATTTTGTGCTGCCAATAAAGCTGATTTCATAAAAAAATTAAATTCTCTTATTTGCTTATTGTTGTACATATTTAATTAATCCTTCATAATTTCTGCTTATACACATATTATATAAATTTTCATCATATTCTATTTTAATGTTATTATTCTTTTTATCTTTTTTAATTTTACTATAATTAATATTTGTTCTAAAACCACGTATATCTTTATGAAATTTTAAATAATTACCAAATTTTAAATAATTATTTGTTTGATATAATAAATGTAAATTATTTGATGATGCTATTGAATCTTTACCTCCAGCTGCATAAGCTTGTTTTATTAATCCCCATCTTAAAACTTTTGTTGGAAGATTAGTATATAACAATGAATTTACAGTAAATTCTAAATCTTCATTTAAATCAGATTGTCCAGTAAATCTTAAATTTAATTCTTTTAATTTTTTATTATTAAATAAATATTGAACTGCTGTTAAAACTTCACCATATTTTTCACCATTCCAAAATTTACAACTTATATCATTGAAACAATAACTTAATGATGAAAATTCAATAGTTTTTGAAAATAACTCTAGAACTCTTAAACCTTGAGAAACACTACAATCTATTGTTTTATTAATTAACATAAAACCAACAACATCATCATCTATACAATGATATAAATCAATATTTTGTTTATCCATATATTCTTGTATATATTTTCTTGCTTTTTGTATTGAACCAACATATTCTTCTGGTAATATAACTTTAATAATATTTGATTTATTTAAATAATTATATAATTGAACTTCATTAGGTATAATAAATAAAAATATTTTTGTATTACCAAAATTATCTAATAATTTTAATACTGATTTTTCTCTATTATGAACAGTTGGTATACATACAGGATATTCTAAAGTATTTATATCTTGTGTTTGTTTTAAATAGCCTAAAATTTCTTCATTACTAATAACATTTGTTTTTTCTTTTTTAACTCTAGTTTTAATTTTAATGTTATCTTTAATTTTTAAAATTTTATCTATATCTTCTTTACATTTAATTAAAACTTTATCCATATCATAATATTTATATTCTGCTAATCTACCACCAAAAATATACTTTTTATCTTGATTAATTAAATCAACATATTTTTGATATAATTGATTATTTATTTCATTATTTATTGGATAAAATCTTTCTAAACCTTCTTCAAATTTAATAGGATATTCTTTTGTTAAATATGTTATAGGATTTATATAACCTTTCTGATATTTATTAAAATGTTTATGTTCTATAATTCTGGTATAAGGTATTTCATATTCAGTATAATTAATTACAGCATTACCTTGATAATTAACTTCTTGTAAAGAATAAGTATCAAATTTTAAAGACCTATATTCTAATTTACCAAGTTGATAATTATATAATTCATCAAGTGAACCAGTATATATAATTTTTTTTGCTAATTTCTCTAATTCTTTTTTATTACTATAATCAAATTTAATATTTAATTTCACATCACATTTACTTAAAAATATATTTATTAGTTCATTATAACCATTAATTGGTATACCTTGATATATATCATTAAAATAATTATTATCATAAGTATATCTTACTGGTAATCTTTTTATTATATTCTTATCTAATTCTATGCAAGATTTTCCCCATTGTTTTTCAGTATAACCTTTAATTAATTTTTCATAAATATCTCTACCAACTAAACTTATTGCTTGTTCTTCAAGATTTTTTGGTTCATTTATTATTTCTTGCTTTTGTTTATAAATAATTTCTTGTACTTGTTTTGGAGTTTGTATATTCCACATTTTTGAAAATGTATTCATATTAAATGGTAAATTATAAATTTCATTTTTATATATAGCTAATGGTTGATTTATAAAATTATTAAATTTAATATATTTATTTAAAAAATTCCACAATTCTTTATTTGATGTATGAAATATATGTGGTCCATAAATATGTATATCTATATCATCTTTTCTTTCATTATATACATTACCACCTATATGATTTCGTTTATCAATAACTAAACATTTTTTGCCTTTTTGTGTTAACAAAAATGCTGCAAAACTGCCATATAATCCTGAACCAACTATAAGATAATCATACATTCTGAACTCCTATTAACTCTTGTATATCATCAACAAAAAATTTGCAATCCATAAATCTTAAATATTTACGTAAATACATTATTATTTGTTTTCTTAATTCTGGACGTGTTTTAAATATATCTATTTTCATTTTAACATCTTCATCTGAAGCTACTACTAAAATGTTACTATATTTTCCAGCATATTTATTAATTAATTCTTTACCATATTCTCTAATAAATAATGGTACTGTTCCATAAAAAATTGCTTCTTGTATACGTGCTGTCATAAATTGTTTACTACAATATTCTTTTTTAGCTAATAATACAGTTGCTATACTATTATTATATGGTTCAAAAATTTCAGATGCTGATAACCTCTTTTTAAATACTAAATTTGGAAATTCATTTACTGGATCTCCATGACCTGGTTCTAACCAATTACCATGTACAACTGTTCCTTTTGGTAAATAATGCATACACCAATCTCTTTCATAACGTGAACCAATATAAATACAATCATTTTCAAAATTTTCCATTTTTATTGGTTTTTCATTAATACAAGAAAAATCAAATGGTATCTCTACTCTTGTAGCTTTAATATCACCATAAAGTTTATTCCATTTATTACCTAATTCAATTATATATTTGATATCATACTTCTTTATATCTTCATATTGTAATTTATAATCTAAATCAAAAATAATAAATGGTATTTTATTATTATTACAATAATCAATACAATTTTGCATATATTCTAAATCTGGTTGATAAATATTAGTACCTTTAACATCTAATGTATTTCTTCCAGGTATTGGCCATCTCCATTCAATTATAGCATAATTTATTTTTACATTTTTATTAAAAATCTTTAATTTTCTATAACATTCACATCTTTTATTCTGAGCAAATGAATGAAATAAATCTTTATTAAACTTTTCATAACCTATTTTATCTCTATCTTCAATAATATATACATCATTATTTCTTTTTTGTAATTCATGTATTATTGACCAAGAATAAAATGCATTACCATCAGGAAAACTACCTAATTCTCCATTTGGTTTATATTTTACATCACCAAGAAATCCCCAATAAAAATATAAAATATTCATTTAAACTCCTAAATTTAATTTTTTGATTAATTGATCTTGATTATTATAATTACAATTATATTTTTCTAATATTGATATATTATATAATTTTTGAAAATAATTTTCAAATTCTGTTAAATCTCTACCATATTGTCTTGAAGATTCTTTAATATCTGTAGGACTAACTTTAATTAAAATACATCTAGAATTCACAGATTTAATATATTTTTCAATCTTTTTAATATTATTAATAGATTCATTAACATCATAATTTCTTAATAAAATACCATAAACTGCATTTGAAAAATGAAATCTATCAAATATTATATTTGATGGTATAGTTCTATATACGTCTAACATAACCATCATTTTTTCTACTTCATTTTTATCATTCATTTCAGAATAATTTATTATTTTATTATTATGTTTATATATTGGTATATTATATAATTTATTAATTTTATTACATAATGTAGTTTTACCTACACGTGATATACCTTCTATTATAATTATTTTATTCATTTTTAAATATTGAATTTATTTATAAGAAAATCATATAGCATTTTAGTACATACTATATCTTGTTTTGCATTATGCAAAACACTTATATCTTCTATAAGATTAAAATATTGTAAAACTGTTTGTAATTTACAATTTTCTGGATTGATTTTTCCTGCTAATTTTAAATTTATAACTAATTGCATTACATCAAGATATAAATAATTAAAATAATAATGTAAATTTAGATTTTGTCTTGCAAAAATTGCTGTTAAAAACTCTATATCAAATTTTACATTATAACCCGCTAAATAAAATTTTCCACAACTTGATGTTAAATCATTAAGAAAAATTTTTATTTGTTTATCTTCTAATTCAAAATTTTTAATTTGTTCTACTGTTATTTTATTTTTATCAAGTGCACTTTGTTCTATTTCAAATTTTTCAATATATTGTGGTCTCATATATAAATCATTATCAAATTTTATATTATTATTTAATGTACTTATATAAGATAACTGAATTAAAAAATTTTTATTCGGATCAATTCCAGTTGTTTCAGTATCTAACCACAATATATTGTTATTCATTTTTATTTTATCCTTTTTGCTAATTTTAAAGCTAATTGTACATCTTTAAATAATTTATCTAAATCTTCTTTATTAGATTTAAGTACTATTATTTCAGGTTTTAATTCTCTATCTTTAGGTAGTGTTATTACTCTTTCATCAATATTAAAATAATCACCTAATCTAATGGTCCAATCATTTTCAGTTTTCTTTTCACCATTTAATAATGGTTTTTGTTTAAAATCTAAAAGATTTACTACTACTGATGGTGTTCCTGCTACTCTTGCTTTGTAAATTTTTGAAATTAATCTCATTTTATTTTCTCCTTAAATATATGTTTATAATATATTATATAAAATTTTATTTTTTTACATCATATCCTAAATCTTTAAAACATTTATCACATAAATTTAATTCTTTTACAATTTCTGTTCCTCTTGCAAATTGCAACTCATTTAAGTTTTGTTGACCTTTTGTAAAATTCATAAATTTTTTAGCTTTTTTAGGATAAACATTTTCATAAATTTTTACTCTAGTTTCTGCTACTACTCTATGTGGCTGTCTAAAGCTTTCATTACAATTATCACATTTAAACATTGTTTTCTCCTTATTAAAATTTTCCAGTTGATCCAAAACCACCTTGACCTCTACTTGTATCAGTAGATATTTCTTTTACTTCTTCAACATTTCCTAACCAAACTTTTCTCATTACTAATTGCGCTATTTTTTGCCCTTTTTCTATATGTATAACATTATCTGAATTATTAAATAAATGCACATGACAATTACCACGATAATCTGAATCAATTAATTCTGCACCTTTATCTAATTTTAATTTTGTTGACATACCTGATTTATTATATACTGATAAATCCCAACCTATAGGAATTTCAAATCTTAAATCTAATGGAATTAAAACATCTCCTCTTGCTGGAATATCATAATCTCCAGTTGAAAAAACATCTAAACCAGAAGAAAATTTAGTTCCTCTTACTGGGGTTTTTGCATTTTCTGTCAATTTTTGAAATTTTAATGTTAGATATTGTTCTTCTACTACAAAGCTCATTTTATTTCTCCTTAATTTAAAATTTTATTTTTTCTATTTTTACAATCTATTTCATCACAATGTTCACAATCACATTGATCTTCTGTATTTTGCTCTTCATATTCATCTAAATCATTATATATAGGATTAATAGATAAAATAACTATATCGTCTGGATTAAGATTTTCATCTTTTTCATGTTCAATAATAGAACATAATGTGTCCATTAATGCTGGTTCATCATAAAATAACATATAATTAAATTTTGGTTTTTCATATTTTGTTATTAAATAACTAATTAAATAAACTATTTCCATTATTCCTCCTTAATTAAACCATTTTATAATAGTATCACCTTTATAATCTTTTTGCCAAATAAACCAAGCAAAACACACTGCAGATGCTGTCCAATTTTCACTTATTGGTTTACCATTTTTAGCACATTCAACACGATTAGTTGATACTAAAATATATTTTGGTGGTTCTTTATCATATAATATTCTTCTTGATTTACCTTCTAAAAATTGTATTTTTAAAAACATACAAACATATCTTCCAGATTCAATTATACTTAAAGCCTTTTCAACAAATTTTAATGCATATTTATATGGCGGATTTGTAACTATATCACCATTATATTTACTATTATTACTATTATCTAAATTTAAAAAATCAAAATCTTTTCCACAAGTTGAACTATGATAACCCCTATCAATTAAATCAGATGCTAATTTCAATTTATTATATTTTTCAAATATTTTTGCTAAATGTCCTTCACCACAAGCTGGTTCCCAAATATTATTTAATTGTGGTAAAAATTTTAATAATTCCTCAGCCATTCGAGGATTAGTAGCATAATAATCATTAATTTCTCTTTTAGTATCACTATGTGAAGAAGCTGCTAAAATACTATATGTTGATCTTGAACCACCTGTCCAATCTTTTTTATTTTCCATTATTACTCCTATGCATGTCCTAAATTTTTATGATATTCACAAAATATAAGAAATTTTACATCTTGTAAATCTTGAATTATATATTTATCTACTTGTTTAAATATTACCTTTGTATTAGGATAATTTTCTTTAACTCTAATATCAATATTATATTCAAGTTGATTTAAATAATATTGTATAATACTAATTTTACTTTGTATTATAGTTACATATTCTTGTATATCTATTGTAATATCAAATAAACTATCATCGTCTTCTTTAATATTCAATTTTCTAATATTATCAATAATTATATCAATAAATTGCGGTACTGATCCTATAAACATATTATACAAAATTTTCCCATTTTCTATATAATTATTGTTTTCATTATCATTATCAATAGTCATTTTAAATATCTCTCTGTTTTCCATATACACCTTTTAAAACTGGAAATCTTAATGAGTAACTTCCATCTTGACTTAATGATTCTTCAAAATATTTTACATTTATCATAGAACCAACTATTTCTTCAGGATGCTCTAACCATCTTTTTCTTTGTTCCAATGATAAACCTGTTCCAACATGAACTTTATTACCTTTATGTTCTATTATTAAAGCTCCAATTGCAGGAATTTTTGTAGCAATACCATTAACAACATCTTGAACTTCACTAACTTCAACATCTATAACTTTATAATCATTTTCATTAAATTCTTTATATTTTAATAAATCATTACTTCTTGTTCCTTTATATGATACATTTTTTCTAAACATTAAACCTTCCCAACCTTCTTTATTAGCCTTTTCTTTTAACATTTGTAATGTATCTGAAGTATACTGATATTGTGTTACTTGTTTAAAGTTATTTGTTCTTAATAATTCATTATCATTAAATAAAGATGTTAAATTTCCAATTCTCCATTTTAACCATTGTGATTGCTCTTTCATTTCAAACTCATCTTTAGTTAAAACATCAAATATCATATAACATGGATTTTTAATTGTATAATCTTTTCTTTTTATTTCTTTAATTATACCTTGAAAATCTTCATTTCCATTTTCATCTACAATACAAATTTCACCATCAAAAACTGTGTTATTTGGAATATTCTTACATTGACTTAGTTTTTCTTTTAATACATTTAATGTTGTAAATTCTTTACCTTGTCTTGAATAAAATTGAATATTATAAGGATGATTATAAAAACATATACATCTTACTCCATCTAATTTTCTACTTATAAAATATGTATCATCTAATGGAAATTTTTCAGACCATTTTCCAGCTAATGCTACATTAAATTCTTTTACAGTACTAGGATATAATTTATTAATAGTAGTATCACTTATTCCAATATCTAATTTTTTATCTATAATTTTTAATATTAAATCTTTATATTTAATATTATCATTAATAAAATCTAAACAAGTTTTAATTGCATTATGCCCAGTTACTTTTCTAGAATTTAATGCATCTAATAAATCAAATAAATAATCATATTTATATGTATCTAATAATTCTAATTGTTTACTATTTTCATATTTTAATATTGATTTTGATGTTATATTAAATTGTTTATCATAATCAAAAATATAACTAAAAAATCTTTTAAAATCATAATCAAAATATTTTTGTAGAACTTGTTTTTTATAAGTTCCACTATTACTTTGATTTACTTCATCAACAAAATTTTGAATCTTTTCTAATAAAGTTAATAAAATCATTCTTATTCTCCTTTTAGCAAAAATTTATTTTATATAAATATTATAATAAATTTTTTACTAAAAGTAAACTATTTATGCAAAAAGTGATATAGTTTCAAATATTACTTCATGATTCATACCAATTTGTGTAGCATTTACCCATTGTCTTATTTTTTTAGCTAATTCTACACATTTATTATGAAATTCTGCAGATTGAACTTTTTCATTAACATCAATTATTACAGCTTCAACATCTTTATTAGATTTTTGTGCTTTTTCAGTTTCACAAAATGTTAAAGTTGCTTTAGTAAAATTAAAAAACCAATCATCAAGTAATTTATTAACATCTTGTAATTCTTTTGTTGCTTTTTTAGTATGTTCATCAATTTTACCTTCAGTTTCTTTAATCCACTTATCTGTAAATTCATAATTTTTAGCTCTTGTAAATAAAGCTTTTAAACCTACAACTAAATTATAATGTGGACAATTTGTTTGTATTGGTTTTAATAACTCTTTAACTTTATCTGTTTCACTAAATTTTTCAAATCTTGTTTTTTCTTCATTATTTACTACTTCTTTTTTATTTTCTTCCATTGTTTTCTCCTTTAATTATTTTGATTAATTTTATAATATATTATATAAAATTTTCATTTAATTAAATATTTAATTGCAAAATCTCTTACATCATTTGGAGTTAAAATATTTTTATTAAGATATATTGCTATTTGTTTACAAAAATTTCTATAATTTTCAAATAAAACTTCATCATTAGATTCATCCCACTTATTATTTTTATTTTCAATTGAATTTTGTAATTTTAAACAAATTTTAAATGTATTTAATGTATCACAACAACTTCCAAAAAAATATTCATTTATCATTTTTAAATCAATCTTTCTATTATCTGGTTTTATTGTTGTTGTCATAATCCAAGAACAAAAACCATAAATTTCATTTGTCCAATGTTCAAAATATACTCTACCATTTGTAACAATTATTTTGCAACAATGATCTGCAAATTTTACAGAACGTCCATCACCTAAATCTCTTTTTATATCTTTTAAATTTTTAGACATTGCTATTATTTTTATCCACTTCATTTATTTCTCCTTGTTTTTCATATAATTATAAAAAATTTCTAATGCTTCTTTTGAACCACATCTTGAACAAATTTGAGTTTTATATACATCTGTTCTTTTAATTCTTGTAATTTTTTATTCATTCTTCTTCTCCTTAACTTTTATTTATATAATTATTATAATAAATTTTTATGAAAAAGTAAATATTTAATTACCATAAATAATCATCTTCAAAACCATTACCTATATTCCAATGTTCATCTTCTATAACTTCAACTTTTTCATTTTGTAAATTAAATCTTTGTATTACTATATCTTTTAAATTTGGAGTATCTTTAATCCAATCTCCAACCATAATTTGATATTCATTTTTATTTACATTATAAAATACTCTGCCTCTTGGTGTATCCATATAATTTCCATTCATACCATTATCTTGCCAAATTTCTTTATGTAATTTATCTGATGTTTTAATGCCATTTCCTGGATCATAAGCTTTTTCAGTAAGTAATGTATCAACAAGAAATAAATTTTTATTTTTAATATCATAATAAAATGATCCAACCTTAGGTTTATTTTTATTTTGTAATTGTGATTCCATTCTTTTCATTATAATATTTCTATCTTTAATTGTCCATTTATTCATTTTTATTATCTCATTTAATTTTATATAATTATTATAATAAATTTTTATGAAAAAGTAAATAGGTTATTTTCTATTCAATATTTTAATCATTTCCCACACTTGTTGCACATTTAACATTGCTATTACACTTCTTGTAATTGTATCTAAAACATAACCATTTTCACAAAATAAAAATCCTTCACCAGGTTTCATTGTTTGAATAAATATAGCTTGTTTTCCATCAAAATTTGGTCTTGTATATTTATCAATTATTTGTATTACACCTTTAAATTGTTCTTTGTACATTTTGCATAATTCTTGCCACTCTTTAGGTTTTTCATTATAATTAATTTCTTTTTTATTTTCTTTTACTTCTTCTATAACTTTATTAAAATCCATAAAATCTCCTATATATTCTTTAAATTCAAGAACATCATTAAAATCTAATCTATTTTGTCTATAACATGTAAGTTTAACTAATTTAAAAAATTGATTTAAATCTATTGTATAATCATTATCAAAATCTGGCGCAGGATAAATTGTGTTACAACTTGTTCCATTAATAATAACTAATCCACATTTTCTTTCACATAATTTGTTAAATATTTCATCTTCATGTTCTCTATAAATTTCTATTGGAATAATGTAATATTTTCTTGCCAATTTTCTTTTTCGTTCTTCCATTATTTCAGGTTTCTTTTTATCATCACTTAAAAAATCATAAAATGTACATTTAATTTCACCTTCAATTAATTCGTAATTATTTGTTACAGTAAGTATATCAGCTTCACCTTCTTTAAAAAATCCCCAACTTACATTAAAAATAGTAAGTAAATTGTAATTTCTTTTTAAACTAAATGGAGAACCAGATGTCGATGTCAATAATGTATTTTGAATAAAACTTTCTGAATATTTCATAATTCTAAAATTAAATTAGGATTAAAATTTGTATTTTCATTTATATAACCTAAAGGATTACATATTATTCTTGTATTTCCTATTTTATAATCGCTATTGCTATGAAGATGTCCATGAATCCAATACTTTATTTGTTGATGATTTAAAATAAAATCATCAAGATCACTTATAAATGATGCATTTAATTTATGATTTTGATATTTATCTAATATAGATTTACTAGAACAACCATGATGTGTAATTACTACAATTTTATAATCTTTATATTTTTCAATTGTATTTTTAAGAAATTCAAAACTTTTATTAAATAATTCTTTATAATGATGTGGCATTAATTGATATTTTTTATCATCAATTAAATAATCTCCAAACCTAAAATCATTTAAATAATTTAATGCCAAACGTTGATTATATTCATTATTGTATTCACCATATTCATAATCAGTAAATAATGTGCAACCAACAAATAAAATATCATCAAAACTAATAAAATCATTTTGCAAATAATAATATTGAAATGATCTTAAAAGGTTTCTAAAATGGTTATCTACTTGTTGAATTGCATTTGTATCATCATAAGCTGCTAATTCATGATTTCCAGATACAAATAAAGCTTTTTTACAATAATTTTGAATCCATTTAATTGTTTCAAAACAATTACCAGAAATATCACCAGCAATAATATTTAAAACATCATCTGATGCATTTCTTTGTAGTTCTTTTAATAAATTATTATTTTTATTAATATTAATATGTAAATCTGAAAAAACTCTAAATTTCATTTATTCTTTATTTCTTTTTTATTAATATATACAAATTTAATAACATAATCAAAAGTTGAATAAAATTTACAATTAAAATAAACCAACTAAAATTTCCTTTTAAAGCTTCTTCAATTATTGTTTGGAGCATTTTATTTCATTGACTCCAAAACTTCAATAATTGTACTTTTTGTTCTTAAACCAACTAATGTTTTTCTTAATTTATTATCTTTATAAAACAATAGTGTAGGTGTACTCATTATATTTAATTCTTGAAATTTTTCTGGTATACCATTATCTAAATTTATCTCTTCAACTTTTATATTAAATTCTTTTTTTATTTCATCTAAAATTGGTGATAACATTTTACAAGGTACACAACTTGATGTGTATAATTTAACTATTTCTATCATTTCATTACTCCTTTAATTACATTTTGAAAAGCCACAAGATGGACATATTATACAACCACTTTGAAATACTAATTCTGTATTACATTCTGGACATTTATTATCAGATGTTTTAACTTTTTCACCATCTTTAATATATTTTTTTAATACTCTTGATACAATCTTTGTAAAACTATTAAAACTTTTTGTTTTTTGCATTTGATTAATAATAAATTGGTATGGAACTCCATATCTTAATGACATTGAAACAAATCTACTTATCATCCCAGCCATTTCATCAAAAGTATCAGCTATATTTTTAATAATTGTTAATTCTTTACCTTCATCAGTTTTAATAATTAAATCATATTGGCTAGATTTAATTTTCCGTATTATACCTTCTTTAGCTTTCATTACATCTATTTTTTTATCACCATTTTCATCAAAATTATAATCTAAAAACATTTCATATATTTTGCTATTTAATTTGCCAAGTAATACAAGAACTGGTTTATGATCTACAACTATTTGATAAATATCACATGGTAAATCTTGTGGCCGTTTTGGAGCTTGATTTTCTTTTATATCTTCTTGCTGTTTAACATTTTCTTTTTTAACTGATAAAACTGGTGCTAATGCTCCATCTGGATTAAAAAATGTTATACCTTTACAACCAGATTTATATGCTAACATAAATAAATCTTTATATTTTTCTATTGTTGTTCCAGAAGGTAAATTTACAGTTTTACTTATACTACTATCTATATATTTTTGCCATAATGATTGTATTGCTATATGTTGCTCTGCAGTTAAATCTGCTACTGTTGTAAAATATTTTGGTATTTCTTTTTCATTATTAAATTGATTTTGCCAATCTAAAAATGCTTCATCACAAACAGTTTGTGTAATAAAAGTTTCATCTTTTTGTCTTACTTTTCTATCATAACTTAATGCGAATACTGGTTCTATTCCAGAACTACAATTATTACCATAACTTAAACTTATAGTTCCAGTTGGAGCTACACAATTTAAATTAATATTACGAATACCATATTTTTTAATATTTTCTTTAATTTCTTCAGGTAATCTTTTAATAAAATTACTTTGTAAATATTTTTCTTTATCTAAATGTGGAAAGCTTCCTTTTTCTTTTGCTAATTCAATTGATGCTTTATAACTTTCATCTCTAAATATTTTTGCTAACTTTTTTGTTAATTGAATTGCTTCTTCAGATCCATATTGTATTTTCATTTTTATTAACATATCAGCATAAGCTGTAAAACCTAACCCAATTCTACGTTCTTTTTTTACATTATGTTTAACTTTATCTAATGGTAATTGAGTAGCATCTAATACATTATCTAAAAATCTTACCCCAATATGTATTGATTTTATTAATCTTTCCCAATCAATTTTTGCTTCATTTGTAAATGGATTTTCAACAAATGTTGATAATTTAATTGAGCCCAAATCGCAGACATTATATATTGGCATTGATGTTTCACCACAATTATGAACTAATACGCCTGAACAATTTAAATATTTATCATCATCAGTTTTAGTAATAATATAAAAATTATGATTATCTTCAACAGTTATATCATATACAGGAGCAACTTTTCCATTACGAATAACATCAATTACTTGTACATCTTGATTCATATATATATTTTTATCAGTTATATCTCTTGTTGGTTCAGGATTTTCTCTATCATAAATTTCTAATTCTTTTTTTAATCTTTCATCTGTCCAATTATATTTGCGAGCATTTGCAAATCTATTTTTTCTTGCCCAATCCCACTTTGTCCATTCCATATTTGTTTTAAATATTGGATTATTGTTTCCTTTATGTTCTTCACCAGTTAATTTATCATGCTCTTCTTTAGTTAAAGCTTGTAAATTATCAATTAAATCATTTATTGAATTATGATCTTTATGATGTATAACAGTACCTTGTTCTAATTTATTATAATAATTATAAATTAATCTACATTGTTTTGAATGACAATTTGTTATACTATTAATATGTCTATAACTTTTATTATTATTTTTATTTGAAAATGTATAAAATTTTTGTAATACTTCACCTAATGAATCTTTAGCTTGTATAAAAGTTCCATTAGGTAAAGCTAATAAATGATCTGGCGTACATTCAAAACTACTTCCATTTGATAAAACAATAGTTAAAACTTCTTTTTCTCCAGTTTTAAAAGCTTTTGCCTTTTTTATTTCTGGAGTTCTATTCCATTTTTTCATTTTATATTTTGTTGAATATATTAAAAACTCTTTATTTTCATCAGCTAATTGTTTTATTGAAACTGCATTTCTACCATCAGCTACTGCAATCATTGTTTCACCAGTGAAACATGGATTACACTCATTAATATTATACATATAATAACCATTATTTTCTTTATTTATTGCTGATAAATTTAAAACACCTGGTTCAGCATATTTAAAACTATTTTCAATTATTAAATTATATAAATCTTTTGCTTTTACTGTTTTATAAATTTTACCATCAAATTTAAGATCCCAATTTAAATCTTGTTCTACTGCATTCATAAATTCATCAGTTATACCAACTGAAATATTCATAAATTGATATGCTTTATTTTCATCCCCATGTTTACAAGTAATAAATTTTTCAATATCTGGATGATCTACATTTAATATTATAATTGTAGCACTTCTTCTAGCGCCGCCAACACAAATTGTATTTGCAGATTCATTTATAACTTTCATAAATGATAAAGGTCCTGAAGCTGTTCCTCCACGTGATAAAATTGCACCTTCGGGCCTTATATTTGATATATTTAATCCACTACCACCAGATGATTGAGCAATTAAAGCCATTTCTTTAATTGTATCATATATTCCATTTAAACTATCTTCTATACCTACTGTATAACAATTTATATATGTTTTTTGCTTTGAATTTGGTCTAGCATGCGCTAATATTCTTCCAGCTGGAATAAATCTTTGATTAATTATTTCTGTATAAAATAATTCTTGCCATAATTGTTGTTTTTCTTTTGTTTTTTCTACTGATGATATTTCTTTTGATATATTTTGTATTATTGTTTCAACATCTTTATCTCCTTCATTAATCATATATTTCTTTTTAAAAATTTCTTCAGATAAAGGTTGCTTCCATTTAAACATTATATTCTCCTTAAATAAATTAAATATAATAATATAATATATAAAATTTTCACAAAATATGTCAAAATTCATTAAAAATTAAATCAAAATTAAAAAATTATTCTTCGTTGGATTGTGGTACTTCTGTAGTATCTACTTCTTTTTCTTGTATCAATTCAACAGATTCATCTTCATTTTTAAATCTGTTTTGTAATTCATTTAAATCTATTCCTAATTGTGAATAAATTTCAGCAAGATCAATTTCTCTTTCTATACTTACACGAGATTGTATAGATTGAAAATCTACTATTTTATCTTTAATATTTTCAAGTATATCATTATAATATTTTTTATCTTCTTCATATCTATCAAGTTGTTCTTGAAGTTTCATTCCTTCTTGAGATTTTTTATCAATAGAACCTAACCTTATATCAACATAATTTATTCTTTCATTAATTTTTCCAATTCTTTCAACTACTTTGTCTTTAAGCTGCGTCAATTCTTGGAAATAATCTATTGTTTTAGATTCAGCTACTTTATGAAAATTTTCATCAAATTCTTTTTGTGTTACTATCCTATCATCACTTTGATTAGCAACTCTATAAAATTTATTATTTGTATTATTATCAATAATAACTTCAACATTATACAATTGATTATAATTATCTCTAACTTTCATAAAATAGTAACTCCTAATTAAATTTGTTCAAGTAAAGATTCTAATTTTTTAGATTCCATCTCTTGAATTGTTACAAAACCAAATATTTTACCAATCCATATAAATATATCTTTTATGGATTGTAATATATTTCCAGCTGTTATTTTAAATTCAGATATTTGATTTTTACTAAGTGTTGCATATATTTTATTTACAAGATTATTTGTTAATTGGCTATTTGATTCCATACAATCAGTTAAAGAATTATATGTATCAAAACTAATTTTGCCAGCACTTATCATTTTATCAAGTTTATCATAAGTTTTATCATCAAGTTGTTTATCTCTAAGTATCTTAGAACTTGATAAACTCTTTCTTAATTCTTGTATTTTATCTTGTATTTTTTCTTGAACTTCTGTATTTTTATCATCAAGAGAAAATTTTATATTTTCTTGTACCATAGAATATTTATAAAGTTGGCTTTCAAGAGCTTCAAATTTTTGTATATTTTTAGGCGAAACTAATTTAGCCATTTGTTCTAATATTTCTTCTAATACTTGTTTACTTACTACAGTTTGTCTTAAATATTCTGGAGTATATTGAAATTTTATATTACCAAATTTCTTTTTTATAATACTATATGATTTTTCATCACTTCTTGTTATGGATTCTATTGATGCAGCTAATTTTGTGATTTTAGGTAAATTTTTATCGATCATAGTATCATAATTTTGTAAATCTTCACCAACTTTAGATTCAAGATTATCTTTAACATCTTTAGTAATTTGTTCTATTGATTGATCTATTATTAATTTTTGTTCAAGTGCATCACCATATTTAACCATCTGTTTTAATAATTTAACAATTTCTTTATTTTCTTCATCTGCAGCTTGTCTTCTCCATTCACCATCATCAATTTTCTTTTGTATTTCACCTTTTGATTTAACATCATTATTAGATAATACTACAGATTCATTATCTACTGCAGTAACAGTTATTATTTCATCATCTTGTGTAGCGTATACATTACCTACATTTATTGAATTTTCTTCTTGTTCTAACTTTTGTTCATTAGTTTTTTCAGGAGTTTGTTCTACGTCAATTTTACCTAAAGATTTATTTTTTAGATCTTGAGTTCTAATATCATCATTTTCTGCTGCAAATTGTCTAGATACTGGCATATATGGATCTGCATTCGTTCCAATTGACGTTCCTTCAAATGTAGCACTTGTATTAGGTGTTTCTCTTAAATATCTTGTATCAAATTCTGTTTGAGTAATATCATTTTTATTAGATATATAATAATCTCTTGCTATACAAAATTTTCCACTATTTTGAGTATGATTTAGAATATCCATAGAATCTTGATAGCTTAATCTCGGTGCTAAATCTCTAAGATACTGCATAGCATATATTTGATTTTTAGTAGTTATAGGATTAGACAATGCTTCATTTTCTATTTTATACATATTATTCTGATATGCAAGTTTAATAAGATTAATATCTTTTGTAGGTTTATATAATTCATCAAATTCATTCATATCTATATAAGAATCTTCAAGTTCATTTATATATGCTTTTACTTGTTTTAATGAATAATCTTTATATTTATCAAAATATGAAAAAATTACTTTCTTTTCTTTTAATAAACTATTTAAAAGTGTATTTTTATTCGCAGATATATACTTTTTCTCAAGAAATCTATAAATATTAATCAAATCTTTAACATTTGCTTTAATTAATCTTACAGATTGTAAAAAATCAATAATGGAATCGTTCATAAAATATACCTCTAAATTAAATTTATATATAAAAGGACTCTATAAGTCCTAATTTTTAAATTTAAATTTTGGAATTACCAAGACTAGTTTCTGAAGTCTATTTCATCATCAAAACTACCATAATCATCATCACTAAAAGGATTAAAATCCATTTGAGATCTACCAGTATGTAATTTAGCTTTTACAGTAACTGGTTCAAAATTGTCTAAACTATTTTCCATTAATTGAGGTGTCATCTTTTTTTGAAAAAACATACCATCATCATTTACAATAACACTCTGATTTTTAAATCCAGATAATGATACTATAGCTAAACAATTTGCTCTAAATACATCATCATGTTCATCAGGAAGATGATCAGGCTTACCAGATGTTGTATTTGTTAATCTTTTTATTTCATCATTTTGATATTTATCATCTAAAAATCTAACTTTATTATCATAAATCTTGGCTCTAATATCATAAAAATCTTGTGTTTTTAATGTATAAGCTTGTGCATTTATACCTTTTTTAGAATAATGTGTAAGTAAAGTAGCACTATTATAATGATCAAAAATTATTCCATTTATAGGTAATTTATAATCATTTATTAATGTATCTATTATAGTTTGTATATTATCTACATCAACTTTTATATTCTTACTTTTATCTGGTTTCCATTTAAATAAACAATCTTGAACAAATGTATTATATGTTGTACCATCGGCAAGATTAAGTGTTTCAGTATGCCAAATTGATACAGCAGTTAAGTCATTACTTAATCCAATATCTCCAGCTACAACAAAACTTACATCTTGCATATTATAATTTCTTGAAATTATTTCAAGACTAATTAATTTACCATTCATACTATCAATAACTTTTTCTCTATAAGTAAACATAGGTTGTTTATTTACATCTATACAAGCATCAATTCTACTTAATTCAGTAAAAAATGGATCAGAAGTTTTTGGTGGTAAACATAAAAATTTAGCTTTTGAATCTTCAGGATGTCTTTCAAATTCTTCAAGATAATCTTCTGGAATTTCATGTCCGTGCCAATTTATCCATTTATCTACAAAGCATCTTTTTGGTTTTACTTCAAATGTTGGAGCTACATCAATATATGCTCTTAAATTATTTTTATGTAATTTTGCTAATTGTTGTATTGGTCCACCATCATATCTTGGCCATGATATAATAAAACCTTTTCCTTGCTGTCCATATCTTGTTCTCATTGAAGTTTCTAATGCACTATACATAGCCATTGCATTAGATTTTTGATTTTTATCTGAAAATGAATCGAATTCATCTGCAATCCATAATAAAGGTGAACAACCTTCAGCTGCTTCTTGTTGACTGTGTTTTGATAATGCTCTGATTCTTTTAGGAAACATTATTTCATCACCTTTTATAGATACAATATTTTCATCTTCTTTTTTATCTTTTTGTACTTTTTTACCAGAATCTTTAATTACATATTTATTTTTTAACCACTTCCAAGATTTAACATGATTTTTCATCTTTGTAAAAAATATTGAATTCGCCTGACGTGCAGTAGATGCAACATTCAATATATCTATAACAGTTTTACTATCAATACCTTTAAACATATTTTGTGGAACTTTTACACATAATAAAACATAAATACAATAAAGAATACAATGACAACATATTGTATCTTTGCCAGAATTATGATTATATAAACCATGTGCTAAATAATTATGATATTTATCTACTTCTAAATCATAATAATTATCTTTACGTAAATAATTAATTGACTTTATCTTTTCAAATAGTAGTACATCGTTTAATATTTTATCATCAACTTTTAAATCTGAAAGCCTTTGCCAACCTTTTTCAGTATAAAATTGATGATGCTTAAATACATTTATCTTATGCTCTGTTTCTGTTAATACTTCGTAAATTTCACCTTTACCTGAAATCCAAGGAACAGAAGCTGCGCAGATTTCAACTTTTTGTTTTTCTTCATTATAACTATTAACTAATATACTTTTATTCTGTTTATAAAGTTCTTCAATTGTATATTTTTTATGTGTTAATGCATCTTCTAGAATTGATTCTCCAGCTAAGCAACCTTTTCCCCAAATTAAAATACATAAAAATGCAGTTGTATCACTAAAAAATATATTTTTAGGATCATCACCAAATAATGCTGTAATAGCTTCATATTGTCTATCTGAATATTCTGGAAAATCAAGATGATCTTTTGATGTAAGAAATTCTCTAAAAGTTACTGGTTCTTCTTCCCATTCAATAAGATTATTACTTTCTTCTTTTACATTTAAAATATCATCAAATATATTATCTAATTTAGAATCTAAATTATTCATTATAAACCACTTCGTCTTCTTTAATATCTAATTTATTTAATTTTATATCATTTACTATACTCTTAATAGATTGTTTAAACTTATTAAGAATTTCACTTCTAACTTCTGGAGTTTCTTGCCTAATAAATTTACCAAATGTTTCTACAGCTGAACGTGTTATATCTAAAGATAAATTATCAATTACATTCATTATATCATACTTACCAGTAAATTCTTCAACATATTTATAAATATCATGTAAATCTTTAATGTAATTTCTTATTAAACCTTCAACATTCGTATCAATTTTATAACTTGTAAAATTACCTTTTATATAATCCATTATTTTTGTATATTTTTTACTAAAATCAGTTAATTCTTGACTAGTTATATTAGGTTTAAGATTTTTAATTATTTCATTATTATAAATATCTAACATTTTTATTAAATCTAATACTCTATCACCTTCTTTTTGTAAATTTAATAATTCCATTTTACGTTTTAAAATTTCAGTTATCAAATTTGTTCTTCTTGTAAACATATTTGTTAATGAAGGTGCTATCTTTTTTATTTCTTCATTTTCTTTTAATACAGCTTTTTCAGATTCTTTAAAAAGTGCTAATGCTTTATCACCATTTAATCTAATATATTGACAAGCTGTTAAAACTGTAGGATAAGATACTTTAAATTTTTTATCTTCATTCAAATATCTATATACTGAATATGGATTTGCTGCATTTTTTACCATATCTACAACATCAGTCCAATATGGAGAATTAAATAACTTTGTTGAAGTTATTCCATTTTGCATATTTAAAATTCTTTGATACTTTTTAGCCATTAATTACTCCTATTGAATAAAATCCATTAAAATAGTTTTTAATTCATCATTATTAGCTATTTTATTTTGTATCGAAATTAATATTGAACTATTAATTTTATTTTCATTACCATTATAAATGTCTTTAATAACATTTATTTCATCATCTGTAAAATAATTTTTAATTTTAACAAGTATTCTATCAAAATCAAATTTACTTTCATAACTACTATTATCTTCTATTTTTCTATTATCTCTATTATAATCATTAGATGTTAAAACTATCTTTTCATTTACTTGTATATAACCATCAATATCTTCAAGACTATTAATATATTTTTCTATTGGTTGTGTATAATCAACATCCTGTCTAAATTCAATAAATTGTGGTGATTTTTTGAGTCTATTATTATGCATATATATTTCATTTCTAGCTGTTAAATGAACATAATAATAAAATTGACTTAAATAAAAAACTAATTCTGGTTTTTTATCAGGGTTAGCTGCTTGCATTTTTAAAAGTGTTCTTTTAAAATGTATATATAATTTACATAAAGCGCTTGTTGCTAATTCTTTTTTTAATTCAAAATTTGATGTAAATTTCATATATTGTGTCACATATTTTTGACACAAATTAAAAATCTTATCATGACATAAAATTTCGTTCTTATTCTTATTAAATAAAATGTCTACATTATCTAAATTAATATAAACTTTTTTCTGATTTTTATTTCTTTCTGTAAGATCTTTTATTTGTTCCCAAGCCATAAATTTGTTGTAAAATAGGTTTTATTTTTTTATTACAAATTTTGTTGGCTTCTTGACTTCTTACAAAATTTCGACCTTGTTTATAATCATGCTCTAAAATATAATTTAATATTTTTTGAGCTTCATCACTATCTTTAAATGTATTATCAATTTCAAATTCTATTTCTTTATAACTATCATGATTTTTATTATCTGTATATAATCTATTATCATATAAAAATTTATCATATTTATTTTCATCACAGTGATCTTCATGTTTATCAGTTAATTCAAAATAATTCGTACTTAATGGATTTTTATTAATTACATTATCTCTTTTTATATTCAAATCTAAATAAATATATCTTTTTTTATCTATAAAATAAAATTGCTTTTTCTCTTTATCCCATTTTAAATACAATGTAATTTTCTTATTATTTAAATCTTTATAAAATTTACCATTATCATCTTTAAATGAAATTTTTGTATCTTTATTTGTTATATTTTTATTGATTTTTCTTAATACAAAATTATTTATTTCAAAACATAAACAATTATAAATTTGGCCTTCAGATTTCGTTATATCAATTTCTTTTCTTATACCATTATTATTTCTATTACGAAGTGATGGACGAGGAATAATTCTATCAAGTAAAAATATACCAATTTCTTGCTTTAAATCTTCTTTTTCCATATTTAAAGCTTTTAAATGATGTGAAATTTGATAAACAATTTGTCCATTCATTCTTTTCATTAAATAATTCCAGGCTAACTGATTTTGTGAATCTGACCTTAAAATTTTAATACTACTTTGTAAATTCATCATTCTTCTTCTCCTTTAAAAATTTACTTTATATTATTACTTCTTATCTAAAATCTTTATTACATTTACAATATTACTAATAAGCATCTTAAATGTTTCTACATATAATTGTATTGGAACAAAATCATTTGTAAAATCATTTAATGAAAAATTATAAGAATATTTTATATTATTTTTAATATTTTGTAAATATAGTATTTTTGTATTATAAAATTTTAATAGTTTAATATATAAATTATTTATAATTTGTTGATTTTTATATTGGTAATTCAATATATTTAGCGTTTTTGTTATACCAAAAAATATTCCATATAACACTGATGATTTGCAAAAACTTACAATATTTCTTACATTTTCAAGATCTTTATCTTCACAATTAATTATATATGAATTGCCTTTTACCATATTTAATCTTTTTAAATTAACAATATTATTAAGATAGTTAATATGGTATTTAAAATCTTCATATTTCGCTTTACCAATAATTTTAACAAAACCTTCTTTATATTCTATATCTTTAATTTTACCAAACCTGTATGATAAAAATGTTTTAAAATTTTTATCATAAAAGAAGTCATCACTTCTTGTTATATATTTAATATCTCTTAATTTATCATAAAACATATCAAATATTTTAACATAAATTATTCTACCAAGAATTTTTGTTTCATCTATATAATGTGATACTTTTTCATCACAATATGTAAAAAATAAAACAATTTTTTTATTCATCTCAAGTGCAAAATTTGTTAATTGTTTTAAATCATCTACTGTTAAATTAGAATACCATATCATACATTCTACATTTTGATAATATTTTTGTGCTGCATACCAAGTTGCTTTAATTGTATAACTTTCATCTTTTTCTATTAAATTAAATTTATTTTCATTAATTTCAATATTATTAATTTTATAACTTATCTTAATTATATCATTATAAAATTCATTATTATAATTAAAATATGATAACAAATCTTGTTCAGTTATTCTAACTTTGCTCAAATTACTTTTATTACTATATTGAATTATAAAATGTAAAAAATCTGTAATTATTTTTTGATAATTTTTAAGAATTTTATAATTTATTTCTTTAAATATTTGTTCTATAAAAAGTAAATATAATATTGGCTTTATACATATTTGTTTTCTTATATTATCTACACTATCAACTATTAAATTATAACCTAAATTATATATCCTATTTGACGTATTTTGATGTTTTAAAAGTAAATCAATATTATTTATATAATTTTTACTTTCATTAAAAATTATGACATTAGAATCATTCTGAAAGCAAATCTTAAAATTCTTAATTGCTTCATCTATACCTTTTTTAAAAGAAGTGATGTCTTTATTAATATCTATTAACATTTTTTAATTTAAATTATTCTTTAATAATTGTAAAATTTGTTGTTTACTACATTCATTTGGATCTTTAGGGAATGTATTATTCCATATTATTTTTTGACAATCTATATATTTTTTTAATATAGGGTAATTTCTTTTTGTCGCATCTTGACCGGCAGTATCATTGTCATAAAGTAAATATACAAATTTTATTCCTTTATTTAACATTAATTCTATTTGCTTCATACTTATATTTATACCAAAGCAACACATTGCATTAAAACCATAACTATTCATTGTAAGTACATCTTTTGTTCCTTCACATAAAAACACTGAATCATTATTCTCATCAACTTTATTATAATAAAGTATATCACCAACATGTGTTCCTTTTGTATATAAAACTTTTTTATCACTAGTTTTAGTCAAATCACGTAGTTCCCAAAAAGTTTGTTTATCATTATATAAAGGAATTGCTAATCGACCTAAATATCTTTTTTCTAAACATAAACCTAAATTAAATTTATTTGCAACTTCTTTACTAATATTAATATATTTTAATATAACTTCATAATTATTAAATTTATTTAACTTTTTAACATTTAATACTTCAGTTATATTTTGTTTAGGTTTATCTTCATATTTTAATTTATTTAATGATGTCATTATTACATTTTGATAATATATATGTTTAAAATTATTTAAGATATTCTTTTTTGCTTCATCATAAGTTATTCCTTCTATCTTTGACTTAAATTTAAAAAAATCTCCAAAATCTCCACAAGAAAAACATCTATAACTACCATTTAAAAATGATATTGAAAATGATGGTTTATCATCCTTATGCCAAGGACATGAACACATAAAATAATTGCCTGACTTTTTTATGTTTTTTATACCATAATTTTCAAGTATTATTAACATTTTTTCATAATTAAAATATGAATTAATTATTTGTTTGTTGTCCATTTAAATATTTTTCTTTTAATATTTTTGTTCCTAATACATCAATTTGTTGATAATTAATATTAGATTGCAATTTTACTCCATAACCAGTTTTAACATTACTTCTTCTTGCTTTTAAAAAATATAATTCTATAATATTCATTAATTTATCTTGATCAGACTGATATATTTCTAATACAAGATCACAATTATCAGAAATTGATTTTGAAAAAGCTATATCTTCTACTCCATGTGTTTCTTCATTTCCTTTTTTAGAATTTGGATTTACTCTATTTTTTACTTTTTGTGCCGCTGTCCATATTGGAACCTGTTCTGCCCTTGCTATTGCTTTTAATTGTTTACTTATTGTTGCTAATCTTTTCCAATCGTACGGATCTGTTTTGTTTCCACTTTCGTCATTCATAATTTGCATATAATCTAATATAACTAAATCAATATTACCATATTTTCTTTTTGCTTTTTTAATTTCAATTTGAAATTTAGTTGGTGTTAAATCCTGAGGACAATCTATAAATATTATTTCACCACCAAGTTGTTTAACTTTATTCATTATTTGATAAACTTGTATAATTTCTTGATCTGTTGATGTTGCTTTTTGTAACTTTTCTGCTGGTATATTTGAAAAATATGATTGAATATTATATGTATATTGTTCAACTGGAGATTCAATTATAAAAAATGCTACTTTTTTACCCATTAATAAAGCATTACAAGCTAAATTTATTAATGTAGTTGTTTTATAACCACCTGTTTTACCAAGAACTAAAGCTAACTCTGATTTTTTTAAACCTCTTATAACTTTATCTACTTCTTGTATACCAGTTTCAATGCCATCAAATTTTGTTGGATTATTTCTTTCATCAATAATTTTTTGTAAAAAATCATTTGTTTTTTGTAACATTGGCGTTTTTGAAAATTCATTTGATTCATCGTAATTATTCATAAAATCATTAATAATTACATCAGTCTTTGATATATCGCCAGATGTTACTGCATTTGCTAATACTTCTATTAATCTTGCTACTTTTCTTGCCTTTGTTTTTTGTTTTATACTTTCTACAATATTATCAAAATTTGTATTATTATTAATATCATAAATTTGTACAATATATTGTAAAATTATATCTTTATTTTGATAAGTATCAATTACTTTTTGTTGTAATTCTAATCTAGATATAATTTTATTATATTGTTTATAAAACTGAGTTATTTCATAAAATAAAACTTTAGTTATATCAGTTGTAAAATCATCATTACTAATCTTAATTAAAGCTTTTTCTAAATTATCTTCACTTTTTACTAAATGATTTAATAACTCAATTTCAAGTGAAATAGAACTAAATTGAAATGCCAATTATATATCCCTTCCAATATTTTTTTATAATATATTATATAAAATTATGTGATTATTTTAGGTAATATTTCTTGTTTTTCTTGAGATTGCTGTAAATTTTGCAATTCTTTTTTTAAATTTTCATTTATTATCTGTAAATCTTCTAAAGTTATTGGCTCTTTATTTTCAGCTATTTTATATATTTCTTGTTGTTTTTCTTTTGGTATTTTTTCATCTAATATTTTAATATATTTTTCAAAAAATCTTTTATCACCATTTTTATGAATTTGAATTAAATGGCAACGAAAACATACACAAATACCATTAATTGTCATAAACCTTGTTCTTAAACTAGCCGCCGCTCTAACAAAACAATGATGTGCTTGCAAATTTTCAGTACTACCACAAACTATGCATCTTTTATCTCTTAATCTTACACATTTTGACCATAATTCAAAATTTTGTTTTTTTATTTTTTTTATTAATTTTGCTTTATTGACTTTTTTCTTTTTTACTTTTTTCATATTGATACCTTATCAAATCTTCTTCAGTTAATGTTTGTAATTCTTCTTTTTTATATTTTTCACGTTCTTTATCTGTAGTTAATTGATTTACATCATTAACTAATTCTTCAAATTGTATATTTCTATATTGTCTTAATTCATCATCTGACATATTATTTTGTTTTTGATATTCTTTTAATGCATCATTATAATACACTTCAAATGGTATTTTAACATTATTTTCATCATATAAATAAGAATTAAATTTAATATATAAATCTTTAACTCTTTCTATAAATTGTTCTTTAGTTAATCTTCTTGGTTTATCCTTCATTTTTTACCTCTGGTCTTAATAAAGAATCAACATAACTATATTCTTCTTTAATCATAATTACCATACCATTTTTTAATGTTAAATAAGTTTTTAATTCAGAATAATCAAAACTAGAATTAAATGTCGTTTTACTAAAATTTTCATTTAAATTCAAATTTGGTGCTGCCATAACTATTTCATCTTTATTTATCGTAAATGGTCCTACTTCATTATGAAATTGAACAAACATATTTATTACCTCACATATGATTTTCCATCTTTTTGTTCTACATATATAACTTTATCTGCATTTGCTATAGCATCTTTATTAATTTTACCAGTAATGAATATAATTTGCTCATTTAATTTATTACAAATATTTTTTACAAATCTAAAAGCATTTTTATTATATTCATTTGAATCTACGCTGTTAATGAACTTAAAACTTTCATCACAAATTAAAGGAAGTTGTATATTACATAATTTTCTTAAACATATTAAAAAACCAAAACTAACTATATCTCTTAATCCACCACCTCTAGAACTTTCAATATCAAAAAGATTATCATTTTCTTTAATATAAACAGATACAGAAGTCTTTACATTTTCATTATTTAAAATTAATTTTAATTCTAATTTTTTATCAATAAATATTTCTTGTAATGCACTAGTAATTACATCTTCAATAAATTTTAATGCATTATCTCTTATACTTAATATAATGTCATTAATAATCTTTTTTGTTTTTAAATATAATTCATTATTTTTATTACATATATCTATTTTATTAATATTACTATTTAAAATTGAATTTAATTGCTCAAATTCACCTTTAATTTTATAATAATCTTGTTCAAAAATTTTATAATTATTATTAATATTTTGAATTTTATATTGAAGTTGTTCCAGAGAGTTGTTCATACTCTTTTATATCCTTTTCTAATTCTATTGTTATATTTTCTATTTCTTTTTCTACATTTTGTGGTAAAATATCATATTGTTTTAATTCATCAAGATTTTGTTGAAGTAATGTTTGTTCTTTAATTAATTCATTATTTAATTGTTGTTGCCGCTGTTCAAGATTATTTACTTCATTTTCAATAATTTTATACTTATTTAAAACCTCATTTACTTTATTTATATCCATTTTCTTCTCCTTATATATTTTGTTTCATTGTATCAACATACTCAATTACATCATTATCAACCTTATTATCTTTTAAAAGATTTATCACATCATCAAATGTATTACCATAAAGTTTTACATTTTGTAATTTTTGTATAAATTGTGAATCAAAATCTTTTTTAATTATATCATCATTATTAATATTAAATACATCTTTATAATCTTTACAAGATTTTAAATAAATATATTGAATTGGATCATTATCTATTTTATCTGAATCAAAAATACAAACTTTTACTTTACGTTTCATATCATCATCTGCTATTGTTTTTCTTAATAACGAACCTGGATTAATAAATCTGGTTCCATTACAACTAAAATCATAAGAATAATGAAAATGTCCACAAAATATATAATCATATTTTGATTTCATATTTTCACAAGTTACTACATCTTTAGCATGATATTTATTAGCTATTTTATTAGGTACAATATAATCATGAATAAATGCAATTTTTAACTTATCATTATATTCTTTTAAATCTGTATTATAAATATTTTGTCTATTATAATAATGATAAAAATCTAATAAATATTTATAATTAATGATTCTTCTTTTAATAATTTTAATTATACCTAATTGAACTAACATACCAAAAGTTGTACCTCTTACATCTCCGTTTTTTTCTTTGCAATCATGATTTCCAATAAGAAATGTCCAACCTTTAATATAATTTGCTACATCATAAATTATTTTTTCAGCGTAATCTACAATAAAATCATCAAAAACATCACCTAAACATATAACATTTTCATCTTCAATATTATTCTGTAATTGTATTTGTTTAATTTCTTCTAATTTATTTAATAATTCATTATAAAAAGTTTCTTTTCTATTTATAGGAGCAGTATATCTTAAATGTAAATCGCCAACTATTAATAATTTCATTTATGTTCTCCTATAACACTTCCACAAAGTGGACAAATTCCAGTTTCTTTATGAAAATTATTTTTTTGTTCTAATTTTATTGCTAATTTATTATTTACATCATTTATTCTCTGCTTAATACTATTAATATTAAGCAGAGAATTTTTAATTACTTGTGCTTTTTCATTTAATAAATTTAATTTTTGAAATTTTAATTTAGAATTTTGAATTTTAGAAATTAAAGTTTGAAATTTAGAATTTTGATTTTTTAAATTAGAAATTTGAATTTGATTTTTAAAAATTTTAATTAAAGTATTTAAAGTTTGAAATTTTAATTTAAAGTTTTGAAATTTAGAAATTTTAATTTGATTTTCAGAAATTAAAGTTTTAATTGTATTAATTTTAACTTGATAAAGAAAAATTTGATATAATGAGTTTAATTTTTGAAATTTTAATTTAGAATTTTGAATTTTAGAAATTTGAATTTGATTTTTAGAAATTTGATTTTTTAAATTAGAAATTTGAGTTAATTTATTTTTAATATTTTGAAAAAGGTGATCAATTTTAACTAATTTATTATAATTAGTATTGACCCTACCTATTAGAACTGTTAACTGTTCTAATTTCCTACGTTTTATGTCGACATCCAATTGCAATTGATTTAACTTAAGCTGCTGTTCGTCAACAGTAGACTTAAGATGTTTTAATTCTGAATTATTATGTCTAATGTCATTATTAACATTATCTACAATTTTATCAACTATATTTATACCACAAGCGCTGCCAATAATTTTACTTTTTTCAATATCAGATGATGTTATAAAAAAATGATTAGCAAATTGTGAATATAAACATAAATCTATACTTTTATCATCATTTAACTCTAACTTTGTTTTACCTAATGCTTCAAAATATTCATTTGGTATTTCTTTTCCTACTCTTTCAAAAAGTAAATCATCATATTGTATAATATTTTCTTTTTTACTTCTAATTCTTGTTGCAAAATGATTATCTTCAAATATTATTTTAACTTCTGACTTCTTTTTACCAAATGTTATTGAAGAATCTTTAAATTTTCCATTTAAAACTGCATCTATTGCTCTAAATGAGGCACTTTTACCACTATCAGAATTACCTATAATAATATTCAATCCTTTATTAAATTGAATATTATTATTTAACCAAGATTCAAAATTAGTTAATTGTAATTCTTTAATGTATTTCATTAGAGTTGATAAATTCCTTTTCCTACAAGTTGAATTTCATAACCTTTACTTGTCCTTAAATCAGAAATAGCTGTTCTTGCTTTCTTTATAGAATATTCACTATCACTACCATAAACTTTTTTAGCAATCGTTTGAATTTTTACCTTTTTACCGCTTTTTAATAAATTAAATACTTTTTCTAACTTTGTTTGCTGTTTTTTAACCATTTCTTTCTTCTCCTTTTTTATTTTATTTTCATTCTGTTGCTTTTGCAACTTATTAATATATTTTATTGTATCTGAAAGTGAACAATTAATATCATAATAATTAGTAATCCAATTAGCTATATTAATTAATTTACCAGTAATAAAAGTCAAACGTTTTTTGCAATCATATTCCCAAGTTAAATTATAATTCTTTAATGTTTCTGATTTATTATTAACTTGTACTGGATTTAAACCTTTTGTTGTAAATGTTTTTTGTTGATTTTTAACTAAAAAATCAATATTACTAGTAAATTTAGGGTTAAATGTATATTGTTTTACAATTACAAAATTATCCATATATTACTCCTTTAAATATTTTTATAATATATTATATAAAATTTTTAAAATTATTGAAATTTTACTAATTGTGAACGATTTAATGAATATCTATTAGTTTCTAATTTTTTTATTCCACATAATACTAAATCACCTATTTCACACCTCATTTGTATATCTTCTATTGATTTATCACTAGTAATTAATTCATAATTATTAAAATAATCATCTACAATAAATATTTTACCATACATTTTATTAGATTTACTTTTTAAAATTTTCATATCTACAAGATAACCTACAATTATACACTCAGAATTATCTGGAAGATCATTAATTTTATCTGGATTTATACAATTCATTAATCTTGGATCACTTCTATCAATATCACTATTTAATACTAAACCTAAATATTCGGTTTCATAAGTCATAGAAGGTTTTTGTAACATTTCTTCAATATTTTCTTTATATTTACTATTTTTATACCATTCAATTATTTCTTGCTTATAATTTGGTAATTCATTAAAAGCACCTATTAAAATTAATGGTTGTATTGTTCTTTTTGTTATCTTTTTTGCTTTACATTTACTAACAAAATCATTAAATGAACTAAATGGTTGCATTTCTACTATTTTCTTTGCTGTTTCTGTACTTATACCCTTAACATTTACTAAACCCCAATAAATATTATCATCTATAAAATTAAAACTCATTTTTGATTTGTTAATATCTGGAGATTTTATCTTTAAATTAAATTGTCTTGCCATTTTTAATGCAGTTATTGTACTATATTTTGAATCATCTACATTTTTTGACATATAAAATGATGCTTTTAAAAATTGTAAAGGATAATAATATTTAAACCATGCGCATAAATAACTTAATATTGAATATGCAACTGAATGAGCTCTACAAAATGCATAACCACACATACCCTCAAATAATCTATTTGCCATTTCTGAATCTAAACCATGCTTTATTGCATTGTTTATAAATTTTTCTTTATATTTTTTACCATCTTCTAAATATTTATCTTCATGAAATTCATCTGAATGTTTTCTAAAATAATTTGTTTCTGCAGGATCATAATCTCCAAATTTAGATACTATTTGCATTTTTTGTTCATCAAAAGCTATAACATATCTTGTTTTACGTAATATTTCATCAAGTTCATTTATTCCAGTTTTAACTTCTGTTCCAGTCAATTTATTATTAATATAATTATCAAGTGCACCTGATATTAAACCAGCTGGTCTATACAATGAATTTAAAACTGTTATATCTTCAAATGTTTCAGGTTTCATTTTTTGTAAATACATTTTCATTCCTGGAGATTCAAACTGAAAAACATTATCTGTTATACCATTACTAAATACAACTCTATAAATATTTTTATCATTTAAATCTATCTCATCCATATTAATAACTTTATTACAGTCTTCTTTTATAGCTTTTATTATATGTTTTAAAAATGTTAAAGTTGATAGACCTAAAATATCAAATTTAATTAAACCTGTATTTGGGATATCTATTTTATCAAATTGACTTAAAGAAAAAGATTCATCTTTTACTTTTGTTATCATCATAGGACAAACATTACCAATATTTTCTGATGATATAACAATTCCTGCAGCATGTTTACCTATATGTCTTGGAAAATTTAAAAAATATCTAACTTTTGAAAATAATTCAGAATATTGTTTTATATATTCAGCTGCTTTTGGATTCATTTCTTCTGCATCTTCTAATGCTTCAAAAGAATCCCATTCAACATCTGAAGAAATTTTATTAACTATATTTAATGGTATATTTAAAACTCTTGCACAATCTCTTATACCAGTTTTTATTTTTATTTCACTTATATTACATATTTGTGATATATTTTCTTTTCCATATTTATCTTCAAGATGTTTAATAACTTCAGATCTACGTTCATCTTCAAAATCGCTATCAATATCTGGAGCTGCTCCAATACCAGTTCTACCAGCATTATAAAATCTTTCAAAAATTAAATCAAATTTTAACGGATCTATTTTTGTTATACCTAAAAGATATGCAATTAAAGAACCCCCACAACTCCCTCTTGCGAATCCGGTTATTATATTATTTTTTCTACACCAATCAAATAATTCCTGAACAACTAAAAAATAATTAATAAAACCTGCTTTTTTAATTACTTCAAATTCATAAGCTGCTCTTTCAGTATATTTTTTATTATTAAAAAGATTTTTTTCTTTTAATGAATTCATTATTGAAATTAACATCTTTTTTTCTATTTCTTGTTCAGTTCCATAAGATGGTAATTTAATTTGTTCATCTACTAATTTAATTTGTTCACCACTTAACATTTCATTTGTATTATTAATAGCTTCTTCAATAATATTTTCATTAATTTCTGAATTATTTATAATAAATTCTCTTTTTAAATCATTTTTATTCATTATACATATAGAATCTAATTTACCAAGATCTTCATCAGTTTTAGCCCAACTTGCTTTTGACATTAACATTAAAAATCTTCTATATTCTGCATCTTCTCTATTTATTAAATGACAATCATTACTAGCAACTAATTTAATATTTAATTCTTGTGATAATTTAATTAATTGTATATTAGCTTTTACTTGCTCTGGAAGATTATGTGGCATTATTTCAATATAAAATCTATCTCCAAAAATATCTTTAAATTTTTGTGCTTCAATTTTAGCTTCTTCATATTTATCTTCAAGTATTAAACTACCAATAATACCTTGAATGCAAGCAGAAGAACATACTAAATCTTCATTATATTGTTTAAGATATTCATAATCAATTCTTGGTTTATAATAAAAACCATCAATATATGATAACGATGATAATTTGTAAAGATTCTTTAAGCCTTTTTCAGATTTTGCTATAATAATTAAATGATATGATTTTCTATGTTCATTATCTTTAAGTTTTACATCATTTGTAAAATAAAATTCACAACCTGGAAAATATGTAATATTATTTTCTTTTAATACTTTGCCAAATCTATATATACAGTGTAAATTACCATGATCTGTTAAAGCTACTTTATTAATATTACACTCTTTTAACCTTTTCACTAATCTTTTTGGATCTATTACTGAATCAGCAAAAGAAAAATATGTATGACAATGAATTAAACTATAAGTATTTTCCATAAATTGTTTCTATTTAATTTTATAATATATTATATAAAATTCTTATTCTTATTCCTTTTCTATTTGTTCTATTACTTCTTCTTTTTCATCCTGAACTTCAGATTCATTATTTAAAACAACTTTATCTTTCATTATAATATAAATCTTATCTTTAAGCTCTTTTTGAAAATTTATGTCACTATTAATCTTTTCATATAATTCTTTAAATGAACTAGCTATTTGTTCATTATTATACAAATATGATCTTGTTCCTTTTTTCTGTATTATATCATAATTTATAGCAAAATCAATAATTTCTCTAACTTTATCTAAGCCTTTATCAAAATTTAATGTTAATTCACTTTCTCCGAAAGGTTTACCAACTTTATTTTTAACAAAACTAAGTTTTATTCTATTTTGTATTTTTACATCATTTTTATCTTTTTCTGTTCCTATTCTTATTACTCTTAATCTCATTGAAGAAAAGAATTTCAACGCTTTTCCTCCTGGAGTCGTAGTGCGTTCACCAAAACCCATTTTGCCTATATCTTCCATTTCATGATTTATAAATATAACATTTGCATTATTTTGTGCTGCAATTGGAGTTAATATTCTTAATAATCTATTTAATATTTTAGCTTTAATTGGCATACCACCTGATGCTGGATCATCCATAACTCTATCATCTTTAGGAGCAAGTGCCGCTAAACTATCAACAATAACTAATTTAACGTCACCTTCTTCAATCATTGTTTGTATTATATTAAATACATTTTCGAGTATATATTCTTGAACTAAAATAAAATTTTCATTATTTACATCTACTCCAATCTTTTTTGCCCATTGTGGATCAAAAGCTTGTTCTGCATCTATATATAAAACATTTTTATTATTTTTTAAATATTCTTGAGCTATAATTAAAGCTATTGTTGTTTTTCCAGAAGATTCTTTACCAAAAAATTCATAGATTCTTCCTTCAGGAATTCCACAAGAATTTGTTGCAGCATCAATTGCTATACTTCCAGATGTAATTTTATTAATTGGTTTTACATCTAAACTTATTACATCACCACCATTTTCTTTAGAATATTTTTTATTAATAAGTTTAATTGCATCCATTAATTTATTATTCTTTTCCATATATTTCTCCTTCTATTTTAATTGACAAATATGGAAGAGAATTTTTTATTTTCTCTTCCATATAAAATTTTTATTATTTTTTTGGTGCTGGTGCAAATAAAGTTATAACTGAAAATGTTCCACCAGTATTTGAAGGTTTATTTTCAACTCTTATCATACACCTTTTACCTTTACATTCAAGTATATTATATTTGCCTTGTGGAACATGTCCCATAAAAGCTTTATATATTGCATAATTATTTGATCTATCACCGAAACTTAAAGATGTTTTCTTATGCAATACTACTCCATCAATTGGTGTTCCACTAGATGAAGATAAAACTTTTAATGAAAATCTATATTTATTTACTTCAAGTCCAGAATTAAAATCTTTATCTTTTATCAATTCTATTCCTACACATTCAACAAGATAAAAATCTTCTTCTAATTTTACTCCACCACCTGTTGCATCTCCTAAAAATTTCTTTATATCAAGATTACTTACGTCTTCACTTGACATTAAAACAGTTGGTCTATAAAAATTACCTTGTTGCTGTTGAGGTTGTCCATTATAAGTTTGTACTGGAACCACTTGTTGTTGAGGTTGTTGAGGTTGTTGAGGTTGTTGAGGTTGTTGTGCTTGTTGAGTTACAACTTGTGTTGGAACTTGTTGTGTTGGAATAACATATTCCGCTGAAGGTACAAAATTTGGAGGCTGTTGATTTACTACTTGCTGTTGAGGTTGTGCTGCTTTTTGTTCTTGATTTGTGTTAATACCATTTTCTTTTAACATTTCTTCTAAAGTTTTTACCATTTCTTCTTCTCCTTTTAATTTAATTCCCTTTCTGTTTTAAAATTTCCAGAATAGGCTATGTATTGATTTCCTGTTGTGAATCTAATAAAATTAGCAGCTGAAAATATAACATTTGCATGTTTAAAAACTTCTTTCTTATCATTAAACAATGTTACTGTAACATCTGCTTCTTTTACTTTCATATCAATTTCTTTATCTTTGATATTATCGGCCATTTTATATTCTCCTTTATATTTTCCACATTTATATATTATATAAAATTTTACTTTTTATTATTTAATCTTACATCTAAGCCTGGAACTTCATATACATTACATATTTCATGTAAAACTGAATATACATGTTCATTAAATCTTTTATTCATTTCAATTGGTTTCATATTTGTAGTTATTATTAATGATATTGAATACTTATTTGCTAAACTTATTATATTATCAAATAACATTTTAACAAAATCAGATTCTTTTTTCGCATAAACATAATCTATATTTTCAATACAATATAAATCACAATTTGTTATTTCATTAAGTATATCACAAGGTTGTTCACTATCAATTTCTGTTCCTGTTTGTGATATCTTAACTATTTCACTAAATTCTCTCACTTTACATTTAAAATTTATATCACAAGCTACTTTTGCTATGTTCATACTTAATGTAGACTTACCTGTTCCAAAACTACCATAAAATAATATACCTTTACCTAAATTTATATTATATTGTATATTATTAATATAATTTACTACATTATTATAAACATCATTTCTTTTTCTAATTATAGTTTCACTTACTGTTTTATTATTTTCATTAACATTTTTATTAAATACATCTAAAGGTAAATCTATATATTTTAAAGGTATACCAGAATTAATATATCTTTGTGCATTTAATAATTTGTTAAAACAATTTTGACATAATTCATCTAAATTTTTACATATTTGACAATTACTTTTTAATAAAAATTTATATTTATCTAAAATTTTATCTTGAAACATAATCTATACCTTTTATTTCTTTTTTAGGTTTGCCTTCTTCATCAAAATTCCATTTACATTTTTCTCTTTGATTAGCGTTAGAACATTGATTAGGATTTTTCATACATTTTTTACATACATTTTCGATATCTTTATCTGTTAAATAAAAACAATTCTCCAAATATCTAGCACAATGTTTAACACCCATATTATTATAATTTGTTGTTAAACAATTTTTCCATCTTATACATTTATAGCAATTAACTTCTTTTTCTTTATCTATATAAGGTTCAGTACAAAATTGTAATGCTTCTAATGTAATATATGTCTCATATTTGACAAATGATCCATCATCTTGTTTTTCATCCCAAGCAATTAAACAATCTGGTTTACTATTTTCATTATCAAAAACAGTTTTAACATCAACAATTTGATCTTTAAAAATACTAATATCATTTTCTGACATATAATCTATTTTAAATTTGTATTTCATTTTATCTCCATTAAATGTGATGTCATTACATATTTTGGAAAAATAATAACTTTATTTTTATCAACAATACTTTTTTTAACTTTTAAAATTTTTTGTGATTCACAACCACTAGCAACATAAATTTCGCATTCACAATTACCATCATATTTTTGTAATTTTTCTATAATTTGTTTTACTTTCATTACATAACCTCACATATATATTTTATATAAAAATTTTAATAGATGTTATTCATTACTATAAATCTAATCATCTCAGATGCTAATTCAATTCCTATAAAAACAATTAAAAATGCAATTAAACCATATATCAATATTTCAATTAAATCTTTCATTTATCTACCTTAAATTTTTTGATTACAATTACAAACAAAATAATTATTTAATAATTATCCCTTTATCACTGCAAGTGGTTGTAATTTAATTAATATTTCAACTAAGTCTTTTTGTTCTTCCATCACTACATCTATATCTTTATATGCAGAACTGGCTTCTTCTAAATCATTTTTACCTCTAATAGCATGTAATATACCTTTTTTATCAAGTTTTTCTTGTTCAGTTTTAAGGTCAAGTTCTTGTTTTGCTTTAGTCCTTGACATTTTTCTACCTGCACCATGTGAACAAGAACACATGCTTGCTTCATTACCTAAGCCTTTAACTATATACGAACTTGTTCCTTGTGAACCAGGAATAATACCAATAGTATTTTTTCTTGCTAATGTTGCACCTTTTCTATGAACCCAAACATTTTTGCCATAATGATTTTCAATAATAGCATAATTATGTTGAATATTTATAGCTTCATCAAATTGAACATCATTACCTAAAACCTTATAAAATATTTCTTTAATAAAATTTGACATAAGTTCTCTATTAGCATTAGAAAATGCTAAACATAAATTCATTTCATTGATATAATCATTAGCTTCTTTTGTTCCAATAGGTAATACAGCTATTTGATCTTTTACTATTTTATCTTGTTTCCATTTTAAACATAATTCATTAGCAATTTTATTATAATAATTTGCAACTTTATACCCTAAATTTCTAGAGCCAGAATGTATCATAAACCATATATTACCATCAGAACCTTTTTGTATCTCTATAAAGTGATTACCACCACCTAAAGTTCCTATTTGTTTTTGTGCAGAAATATATTCTTGCTTACAAATTATTGTTTCTTCCCAATCAGGTAAATCAAAAATTTCATGTTGTTGAGGTTGTTTATGATGGTCAAAACCTAATGGTATTGTTTCTCTTATTTTACCTAATATTTGTTTTAAACTTTCTATTGATATTTCTTCTAAATTTGTTCTTACTGCCAACATTCCGCAATTATGTACAAAAACACCTGCTTCTAATGCAAAATTTCCAAATTCTTTACAAGTTAAACAATAAACATCTTCACCTGCAATTTCTTCAATTTTTATAATTTTATGATTTTTTACAGTTTCTCCATTAGCAACTTTTTCAAAAGTTAAACCTAAAGAATTTAATAATGATTTTGCTTTAGAATAAAAACTATAATTATAAAAATGTTTTCTGGCATTATTATAATTGTATTCATTAATTTCTAAATTATTTTGTATTAAATAATTTAATATCTTTTTTATTTTACCTATTTTTATTCTATTTTTCATCCATTCTTGTGAATTTAATTCTGAAAATTTATTAGTATTAAATAATTTTTGTCTTTCACTATTTTTTCTTCTCATTTCATACGATTTGTTTAATAAAACAAAACGTTTTTGAGCTTTAATTTTATTAATTATTTTATTTTTACCTTGCCATGTAGACTGTGCCCTTTTAATAGATGCTCTTTTATAAAGTCCAGGATGTTTTTTATTAGCTGCAATATAACTAGTAATACCTATTTTATTAGTATATTTAATATTATCTGCATGTATTTTAAAATGATCTTCATATAACATTCTTGTTATATTAGTAGGATTATTATTAAATTTATTAAAATCTTTATGATGTCTAACAAAACCTCTTTTATAAAATGTTTGTGTTAAATTATGTCTTTCATTATAAGCATCAGATAATATATGAATATATACATATTCAGATTTTTTACCATCAAAAATACATAAATGCTCATCATTTCCAACATTATTTAAAACATTTTTAGCATATTGTATGTCAAATGGATATAATGAATCACCAATTTTTAAATTTTTAGCTTCAACTTGTGAACAATCTCTTTTATAAAAAATATGATCTAATGTGCATTTAATAATTTTATTATTATCTAAAGTTATTTTCAATAATTTATTATCATTTCTAATTTTTCTAGGATACTCTAATTTAGAAATTTGAACATTTCCATTTTTATCAATTGAATAACCATAATGTTCTTTGTTAGATTCTTTTATTAATTCATCAAATGTTAAATTTCTTCCATCAGCAAGAGCAACTTTAGTATCTTTAGTAAAACATCCGATATCAACACCAACCATATTAGGACATATAGCTTTATCAAGTGCAACTACACCTCCAATTGGCATACCCATTCCTGCATGTGTATCTGGCATTAAACAAACATTACCAACGAGCCAAGGATGTTCAGCTAAATGCTGTGCTTGTTCAATAGCTCCTTCTTCTGGATTATTACACCAACTTAAAATATTATCTCTTATTTTTTTCATTCTATTTTAACCTCTATTTTTGTTTTAATTATATATTAACCTTCCCATCCATAATGATTACATTTATTTTCATAAATATCAAAAAATTCTGAATCTCCACATTTTGGACAACATTTTTGTCTATTTAATATTTCATCATCATAATTTTCTAATACCTCATAGCCATTTTCTTCAAGAATTTTCTCTACTTTTTTAAGTTATTTGTATTGACTTTTATCCACATTATCAATACCTCATATATTACTAAAACAATTTATAATAATGTTAAATAATCAAACATAATTATAATACCTCGCAAGTATTTTTAATTAAATCATCAATTCTACCATCAAGAATAATATCTTTAGGTCTTATTGGTCTTATTAATGTTATTCCTTCAAGACTAGTTGCTCTACTTAATGCTACATATAATTGTCCTGGTGCAAATGTGCCAAAACTTAAATCAAGATTAATCTTATCAAAAGTCATACCTTGACATTTATGTATAGTTGTTGCATAAGCTAATTTAATAGGAAATTGAATTATACTTGCTTGTTTTTCTACACTTATTTCTTTATTTTCTTCATCCCATTTATAACTATTTATATCATTTTCTACTCTATTAATTGTCACAGTTCTTCCATTTTCAAGTTCAGCTTTTAATTCATTATTACCTATATGTGTTATTTTACCAAGACTACCATTCACCCAATCTTGCTCATAATTATTATTAAGAAACATTATTTTACAACCATTTTTAATAATAATTTCTTTTTCAATACCATATTTATCAAGTTCATCATAACTTATATTTTCACATTCGGCTTTAAAATGTTTTTCTTCACCTGGTAATTTATTTATCATCTTATTATTATGATTTTTAACTACTTTATTTGTAGTAGTAACTAAAATATTGTTCTCATTTAAATAACCACATCTTGTATTTAAAGTATTTATTGTATCATAAGTTACTTGTCCTCTTCTTACTTGATTTAACATTTCAATAAATTTAGTATCATTTTGTCTATATATCTTACTAAATTTAACCATTTTTAATTTTTGTATTTCTATACACCTTGCACTTAAAAAATATGGTGTTTTATATATTACTGTAAATAAAGGTAATTCTTCTTTCATTGTAACCGGTGGTAGTTGACTTAAATCACCTATAAATATCATCTGACAACCACCAAAAAGTGTACTATTACCTTTATTAATTTGTAATGCTTCATCAATATAATCCATTAAATCAGCGCGTAACATACTCACTTCATCTATTATAACACAATCAAGATTTTCAAAAAGTTCTTTTTTCTTTTCTACTATATGTGGTCTTATATTATGTATACTAAATTTAAAAAAACTATGTATTGTCTCACCACCTACATTCAAAGCAGCTACTCCAGTAGGTGCTAATACTACATATCTTTTATCTTGCTTTCTTAATCTGTTCTTTAAAATCTTTAAAAATTGGCTTTTACCAGTTCCAGCTTCACCAGTAATAAATATATTTTCATTTTTATCTATTATTTTAAATGCCTTTTTATAATCATCATTTATTTCAATCTTTTTACCATTATACATTTCATATTCTATTTCTTTTTTATCTTCTTCTTTTACAGTAGAATTATAATTATTATCAAGTTCTTCTATTTCTTTAAATATATTTGTATTTACACCAGCTTTATCTAAAATATCACTTAAAACTTCTAGATCATCTTTTTTTAATACTTTTTCTAATTTTATATATATTTTATTTAAAAGTTGTATTTCATTATCAGAAAATGATTCTTGTAAATCTTGTGATTCTATATCTTCCATATACTACTCCATATATTATTTTTATAATATATTATATAAAATTTTCAAAATCAATGAAACTCCGAGGGCTTTAATTTAAATTTAAAAATAAAGGGCAAGTCCATTGTTCTTAAATGTACATCGAGATATCTAGTAGTAAATAGAATCGTTGAAATGTATAGAGAAAATAGTTCTTATGGAAATTTAAAAAAGTTGTAAAAAGGTATTGGTAAAACCTTACTCAGTATATAAAATGAATATATTTAATATAATATATTGATAAAGCTTATAGAAAGCTGAGTAAAATTTACCAAAGTTTTAAAATCAAAATTTCTATAAGCTTTTTTATTTTTTATATAATATATAATTGTAGTTTGTGAAGTAATAGTAGTAAATTTGTAGTAAATCAGTATTTCTGATCTTTGTAATTATGACTGTTTTTTCTTGTTTAAACGTTTTTCTTTATTATATATCTTAATTGATATATAGTAAGTATTCTTTTTTATAAAAAGAATCAAAAGACGAATGCCAGTAATGGTATAGGTATAATGTTATTAATTGCGATTACTTACTAACAATGAAGGAGTAATGATCCTAAGAATAGTATACTAACAAGGCTATTCGGTAAGCAAATCCTAGTAATGTTGTACTCTTAGGTTATAAATTAGAAAGATATATAGACATGTAACCTGTAAAAACCGTTGCACGTAACCTTAATAGGCGAAGTGAAGACTACAGATAATGCCAATATATAAGACTAATTACTATGCATACATATATAACTATTGTTGCAGAGTAAAATATATAAGAAGAATAAGAAGAAAATATATTAGTAAAAACTAATTTTAACTTAATCAATAAGTATAGCAAAGGTATACTAGAACTAAATTAGAAGTCTGAATTAGAATTAGAATTAGAATTAGAATTAGAATTAGAATTAGAATTAGAATTAGAATTAGAATTAGAATTCATCTACTAATACTTATAGATATTCTTACTTACTACTTCTTATATAGTATAAGTCTGAAGCTGAAGCTTGTATTATGAATAATAGTCAAGAATTCCTTAAATAATATATTTGTATTATATTTAGTATATTAGAAATAGTAAAGAAATGGTTAAGTCGAAATTGATTTTTTAACAAACTCATTAACAAACAATGGTTTCTTCATTCACGTCTACTTTTCTCTCCAGTATACAAAACTCAAAAATTTACAAAAATTAAAAATTTTTATATAATATATTATAAAAATAATTTGGAAGTGAATATGGATAATACAAAACCAATAATTAGATTAGTATATTTTAATAATTGGGTATATATTGATGGTAGTTTTAATATAATTCAAAATTATATTAAACAATTTTTTGCTTGTCAATATGATTCTAAATTAAGAAAATATAGATTTAAAATACATTATTTACAATATTTTTATGAAGATTATAATAATAAGTTTAATATTATTATAGATAACAATATTGATAATCAATATAAAAATTATTTACAATTTTCATCTAATTCTGATAAAGTTAAAGATATTAATATAGATAATTATAAACAATTTTGTAATGAAGAATTTCCATTGGCAGACATACAAAAACAAGGTGCTATTTGGTTAAGTTTTATTCAAAAAGGTATACTATCTTTTGGAACTGGTGTAGGCAAAACATTTACCTCATTAGAAGCTGTACATTTTATACATAATGAAAAATCTCAATTAAATAAAGTTCTTATTATAACATTAAATTCAATTGTTAAACAGTGGGAAAAAGAAATAGGTAAAGCTTTTCCAAATTTAAAAGTTTTTAATGCTTGTTCGTCTAATGATAGAATACAAGTATATAAAGATTTTAAATCTTATGATGACTTTTCTTGTCTTGTTATAAATTATGAAAAAGTTCGTATAGATTTACAATATTTAGATAATATACATTTTGATTATATTATTATTGATGAAGCATCAAAATTAAAATCTTTAGGTAGACAAACACCTAATGGAACATTAAATAATAGATTTAGTGTAAAACAACTTTGCGATAAAGTTAATTATGTATTTGCATTAACTGCTACACCTATAGAAACTTCATATTATAATTTATTTGGTATATTTCAAGTTATTAATGAAAATATATTTTGTGGTGGTTTATCTCGTTTTAGAGAACGTTATTTTTATGAAGATTATTATGGTAATAAAGTATTATTTAAAAATAATAAATTAAATGAATTAAAATCAATAGTACAACCATATATATTCTTTAAAGAAATAGATCTTGGTGTAAAATCAAATATATGTAAAATAGAACTTGATTTTTATGAAGAAGATTATAAAAATTATAATAGAATACTTGAAGATAGAGTAAAAAAGTATCTTGATGAACATCCATTTCCTGGTGATATGTCAAATCAAGATGAACTTGCAGAATATAAAAAGCAAGTTAAAGAACAAATGCAGTTTGAAACAACTAATAATAAATTTCAATTTTGTGATTTTCCTAATATAGTTTATGAAGATTTATATGATGAAACATATTCACCCAAAATGAAATGGATTATAGATAATGTAGATAAATTTAACGAAAAAACAATAATATTTGATAGTAGAACTAAAACAACAGATAGAATATGTAAAACATTTGATAAAAATAATATAAAATATTATCTTATTACAGGTGATATACAGCAGAAAAAAAGAAATGATATTATAGATGAATTTAAAAATCAAAATGAAGTAAAATTTTTAATATGTAGTGATTGTTTAAGTTTTGGTGCTAATCTTCAATTTTGTTCTAATATGATACACTTTAATCTTAATTTTACTGGTGCTGGAATGAAACAGAGAACTGGTAGAATAATAAGAAGAGGACAAAAAAGTAAAGTAAATATTTATATGTTGGTAATGAAAAATACAATTGAAGATAATATATATAGAAAAATTAATAAAAGAGTAAAAAGTGCAGATGAAATACTTACATTTAGTTTAAAACAAAGAGATTTACTTGAATTTATATCAAATTAAGGAGAAATAAAATGGCACAAGTTTTAACAGATACACAAAAGAAAATTATTGAAACATGTGAAGCAATACAAAGTATACTTTTAACTAAAAATTTAAGATATGGAAATAGTGCACTTGAACCTATCAAATGTTTTTATAAAGGTGATAATACAAATTCAATATTAATAAGACTTGATGATAAGTTATCTAGAATTAAAAATAGCGAACATTTAAGATTTAATGATGTTTGCGATTTAATTGGCTATCTTATTTTATACCTCGTAAGTCAAAATATTGATAAAAAAGAATATGAAAAACTTATTGATTAAAATATAATATATTTGTATATATTTACATTTTAGTGAAAATGTATTATAATAATTATATAAATTAAAAAAGTTAAGGAGAAGAAGAATGAAAAACGTTATTAGTGTAGCAATTGTAGTAGCAGTAGTAGTAGGATTTTGTTCATTAGTGTATTTTTCAACAACTTCAGATCAATCAAAAGCAATTCAAAAATGTCAACAACAAGTAGAATTAGGAAATGTATGTAGTGGTTACCATTATGAAAAGGGTGAAGGTAAATATTACATATATTTTAGAGATTCAAAAACAAATGAAATAACAAAAATAGTTGAAACAATTTCAAAAAATGTAGCAGATGAATTTTATAAAGGATAAAATAATGGTTAAATATGATAGATATAGTTGTGTAAATTGTAAATTTTTGAAAAAAGATGAAGAGTATCCTAATGAAGAACATTATAAATGTGTAAAGTGTGGATATTGGTTTGATACATTAGAACAAGCAGATAACAACGATAATTATAATTGCTTATTACTAAACTACGAAGGAGATGAAGAACTACCAATGTATTTTGAGGAGAAAAATAATGATTAAATATAAATATAAAATATGTTTTTTATAAAATTTAATTAAAAAGTATATAATTTATATAACTTTTTTATATAAAAAACACTAAAGACAGCATTTAAAGGTATAAGCTGGAACCTATATTTTAATTTAAGTTCTTTAATTTTCCTAGTTAGTTCTTTCCAAGATTTACAACTTAGTTTTAGTTCTTTCTTCCATTGATTTCCTAAAACTTTTTGTAATCTTTGTTTAGTAATAAACATCGGTTGGAACCAACCTTTTTCAAACTTTTTATAGCATCTTCTTGCTATTTCTATACTTGCAGCTATCATATCTGGACAATTTTCAGAGCCATATTTAAAGTTACCTATAATAGATGAATAACAAGAATTTACTTCTATATATTGAACACCATAAGTATTACATAAAGTTTTTAAATGATTTTTTATTATAGAATATCTAAATTTATTTTTACATAATCTATTTAAATCTTTATTCCAAAATTTATTTTTAGGATTAAATTTTAAATCTTCAACTGATATTTTAGAAACATGATAATTTTTACATAATTTAATCAAATAATGATTTATTTGTTGCAATTCATATTTAATTTTATTTTTATTATTAATATTTTGTAATTCATTTAAATCTATAACTTGTTTAAATATAATTTTAAAATTATTATTATGATTAAATTCTATAATTGATAAACCAAAATAATTTGGATTTAAATCTATACCTAAAACTCTATTATTAAATAAATTTTTAAATTGTTTTTCTTTTTCAACTATAGATTCATCATAAGTTATATAAACTAAATCATTTTTTAATTTAAAAGTTACTGGAATTGTTTTAGATATCATTAAATTATATAAAATTTGTAAAATATGTTTTCTTTTATTATTCAATTTTTCTATAATTTCTAATTTATAATGCTCTTTAACACTTCTTTTATAAATAAAACAATTATTTTTTAAATCAATTTGAAATAATCTATTACCTTTTTGATTGAATTCACCTTCTGATAATATACCTACATTTCTAGATTGTTTATATTCTTCTTTAGTTATTAAGCCCTTTTTAATTTTATCTACTAAGCCAAATTTTACTCCTTTAGTAAATTTTAACTTTTTAAATAAACTATTAGCTGCTCGTAAAGAAGAATTTCTTAAATGGCAATTAACATCTTTAAATTTTTCAGATATTAAAATATAATTATCTTTATTTGATAATCTATCTTGAAATCTATTAAACGCAAATCTATATATAGATGAACATATTCTAGAATCTTCATCTATAACTTTTTGTAATTCTTTATTTAATTTGATTTTAAAAATTATTGTTTTCATTTTAAATTTAAATTAAAGTATTTTATAAATTTATAATAAATTTTAAAAATTATTAAAATTATGCACAAATTTTATATAATATATTATAAAGTTAAATGGAAATTAAATAATATTTGTTATGTAGATAATTTAAGTAAATGGGTAATAAGTAATATTACATTAGAAGCAAGTTGTTTTGATGAATTATATGAAAAATTTAAAAGATATTATACTAATGTTGAAATAATCAGTGTTGTAAGATTATAAAGGAAAAAATATGTATTTAGATCAATTAGAAACAAAAACAAATGTACAAAAATGGTTTAAAGAATTAGCTGAAATATATTGTGTAGAAAAAATAAAAGGAAAGAAACAAGTTGTAATAGAACCTTGGTCTTATGGTTGGTTGAAAGTTAAATCAAATCCAAAAATTCTTAAAGTTAAAAGAATGTGGTTTATATTTAATTACTATTTTCCAAATAAGTTTTTTGGTAAAAATTATAAAGATGATTATATTGAAATTTTAGTAGCTACTCCATTTGGATCATTAGTTTATAAGTTATACAATGATGGTAATTTTGAAAGTTTAAAAAAGTTATTAAAATTATATATTAAATTAGCTAAAGGTGTTGAAGAATTTTATAAATTTAATAAGGAATAAAAAAATGAAAAATATAAAAAATATTAGTAATTACAAAATAGGTGATGAAATATATTGTATTGACATTATGACTGATACTTTTAAATGTTGTTGCTGTAATAACGGATTAACTAAATATTCTTATACTAGAGTTAATTATGATAAAGAAATAATTAAAAATATTAGAAAAATAAATGGTAAGATATTTTATGAAACTAATAGTGTCTGGCTACATGAGTATTGTGCTAAAACAATAGAAGAAGCTGAGAAATTAGCCGATGAAATAAATCAGAAACTCATTGAAGAACACCTTAATGCTATGAGATTAAAATTAAAACAGTTATATAAGTCTGGTGATAGTTACTATTATGTTAGTTCTGCAAAGAAAATTTTAAAAGGAGAATAATAATGTTTGAAAAAATAAAGCTATATTTCGCTAAATTACGATATCTAATCTTACAAGAAGATATAGAAAGAGAAGTTAAAAATATTCAATCAAATATAGGGTTGAGTGCACAAGAAATTGAGCAATACAATAAAATTTACAAGACATGTCAAAGTAATGGGCAAGCAATAGATAAGGATGATGTTATTATTGCCATCATTAAGAACACATACGATGTTCCTATAGTTGGTATTTATTGGCTTGATGGTTGGTTTACAAGTATGCGATTTGGCCAAGATAGATATGCAAGTGATTTGGTAAAATTAAACCCAAGGTCTGCCAATAAGATAAAACATACCCGAAATATTTATGAAGGTGATTATATTGTAGTATTAGAATCAAACGCAAGAGAATTAAAGAAAGAAATTAAAGATTTAGATGGTAGAATACTTCGTGACCAAATAAATTGTTCAGAATATTATGCCCTACTTATTAAGATAACCAAAGACTATAGAAAAGAAAACGAACAAGCATATGGTAATTACCTTACAAAAATTAATCAAATTGCTAATGAAAAGATTGGATATTATCCATTGAACAGACTTAATAAGGATATTGTTGAAAAATATCAAAATATTTGTGATAGACTACTATCAAAATATCCGTATGATTACGATAATACTTGGGTTGAGGGTACAGTTATTGATAGAAGATATATTAAAACTGTTGAGGATGTTAGCTATATAAATTTTAAACAAGGAAAACCAAAGTTAGTTAATATTGGAGATATTGCTTATATGAGTAGTGGATGCTCATTTATGCCTTCCAAGGCAGTAGAAGTACTTGAAGTTAGAAAGAATAGTTTTCTTGTTAAACAAATACATGATGGTTTAATTGGTGAAGTAAATAAACTTTATGATGCTACTGGTGCATATCTTACCGGTTACTTTCAAGAGCATGAAACAAGTGCAACATTAAAATGGGGACAAGATCATATGCCAACAAAATATAATAAGGAGTAAGACAATGTTAATTGCTTTAGGAATAATTTTGTATATTTTACTAGTATATATAATTTTAAGAGCATTATTTTTAATTAATGAAAAAGAAAAAGAATATTAAATGAAAAATATTAAATAATATTTAACTTTATTAAAATGAATTAAAATTCACTTTAAATGGGCTTTTAACTAACCCTCTATTGAGTAAACTTATAAAGTCATTCCCAATTACTTTTCTTAAAATATTTAATGAACCATTAATATCAGCATTAATTAATTCATTATTTTTAGTTTTAAATAAACCTCTTTTTATTCTTTTACCAAAATAATTTTCTTTATGTTTTAAATCTTCTAAACATAACGCATCACATTTTGATGTATATGATTCATTATTTAAAATTAATTTTATTCCTACTTCTTCAGACTTATATTGTAATTGATTAATAAATCTATTAAAAGGCATACTAACAAATTTTTGATTATTAACTTTACCAATATCTACATTTTGTTTCCATCCTTTATTATAACCAATAACAATATTAGAAATATTATTATTAATACAATAATTTATTATTCTTTTTGAAACATTATGTAAATAATCATTAATTTTATTTTCTCTTTTTCTTGATAATTTTTCAATTTTATTAGAAGTACCTTTATTACCAATATAAGACATTAATTTTGCTTTTTTCTTATTATAATATTGATTTATACTTTTAATTACTTTGCCTTTAACAATAATTGGATTCTTATCAATATTGTTTGTAATAGTTACAAAATTATTAATACCTAAATCAATACCAATATAATTTTCATTTTGTTCTACATGTTTTTTATCCTCCTTTTCATATATTATAAAAACTTCATAATATTTATTATAAGGTTTTATTTTAACTTCTATTATTTTATTAATTTGTAATTTACCTAAAAATATTTTAAAATCTGTTTTTGGAAACTGTAAATAATTACCTTTTTTATAAGCAGTTTGTCCTGGTATTGTTATTATATTTTTAGAACATTTTTCTTTATATTTAGGAATCTTAGGTCTAGATTTATATTTTTTAGGATTCTTTTTATAATCTTTTAATGTCTGAAAAAATGATTTAAATGAATTATCAACTTGTTTTAATACTTGTTGAGCAGCTTGAGAAGGTAAATTTTTATAATTTTCATTTTCTTTACATATAGGATATAAACCAAAATAATTTAAAAATGTTTTATTTTTAAAGAAATTTTGTCTAACATTATATAATGCATAATTATACAAATTATTAGATGACATAGTAATTTGTTTTAAATAATCATTTTCTTTAATTTGAATTTTATAAGCTCTATACATTATATATAAATATTTCCTTTATAATTTTTAAATTTAAATTAAGATAAAAATTTTATATAATATATTATAAAATTAAATTTAATGATTTTTAATAGTTTTTTAATATATAAAAACAATAATAGAATTGAAATTGATGATAGATCAGTAAAAGATAGATGTTATATATGAATTTCAGATAATTTAGGGGAATTAAAATTATCATTTGTAATCGCAGAAAATAAAGTCGAATGTATATCATTAGATACAAAAATAGAAAGTATATCAGATTTATGTTTAATTATAGATAAAATATTAGGGATAAAAAATGAATAAACAATTAGGTAAAGTAGATTTAAATAAATTTAAAATTAAAATAAATGGTAAAGATCTACAACAATATTATAAAGAAAAACTTGGAACTAAATTTAAGGTTGGTCAAATAATTCATGTAATTGAATCTGTTGAAGATGAAAATGGTGTAAAATGGATTTATAGTGGCAAAGCAGAAATAACAGCAGTTGTTATAGTATGGACTAAATTTTTATGTACATTAAGATATAAATTAGATTGCTTAGATGATATACTTGAAAATAATATATTTAGAACAGAAAAATAAGCAAGAAATGAATGTCAAAGGAGGAATAATGGAAATAAGAACTAAGTTTAATGTTGGAGATAAAGTTTATGTCATTTACTATAATACAAATGAGAAAAAATATTTTATAAAAAAGATGAAAATTTATTATATAACTTGTTATGTTGAATACAATAATACTATTAAAATCAATTGTAGTATACATGATTTACAATGGGCAAATGATACTGATTGTGTTGCAGAAGAAAATTGTTTCGCAACCAAAGAACAAGCAGAAAAGGAGTGTAATACAAGAAATGGCAATATTTAGCAAGAAAGATTATAAAGAAATGAAAGTTAAAAGTGAGAATACAGCTAGAGATATTTTAAACAAAATAAAAAATTATGATGTAGATAAAAAGGGATTTAAAAGATTAAAACCATTATTAACTCGATTAGATGCAAAAATAGAATTCATACAATATTGTGAAATGGAGTTGGAATATGGAAACTAAATATGTTTGGTATGGTAGTGAATACATTACCCAACAAGAAGCTACTAAAAGAAATTATGAAGCAAGAAAACAAGATGTATTAGAAATGAGAAATTTTTGTAGAGATTGTAAGTGTTGGAGTAATTGTAGAAAAGCTATATCTATGAATATGTTTAATAGAATATGGTGCGAACACTTATTATTTTAGGAGTAATCTAATGGGAACAAAACAAGAAAATATTGAAAGGTTGAGAAGTATTATGGATAGACAAATACATAGAATTGCATATTTATTAACTTATAGAGATGATGATGTTAATATAGATTTAGATAAATGTTTAGAAATCAAACATAAAGCAGAGCAAGAACTAAATGAGTTGGAGGAAGCCAATGAATTTTAAAGAGATAATATTTATAATTTTAATTGGATTTGTTATAGGAAGTTTAATGGTGTTAAATATAAATTTAAGTAATATACATAAAGAATTAAGTAACTTAAATCATAAACCAGGAATAATTAATATAGGGAAATAATATGAATACACCACAACAAAAAGCAAAAGGTATAAGTAAAGGTTTAACAACAATTAAATTCATGAATTATCAAGATGAGAAAAAACGAAGAAAACAACAATTTAGAAATTTAAAAAGAAAATTAAAAAAAGTAATTAATTGTTTACCTTGTAGATTATTAAGGAAAATAAGTAACAAATGTGAATTATGTCCAATTATAAATATGCATACTAAAAAGTATTTCATTGATATATGGCTTGGTGAAGATATAAGTGAAATAATATGGGCAAATTGTGAATACGATAAATTAATTAGATTTTGGTTAAAAATATTCAGGAGGATAAAATGAAAATAAAAATAACATCAACAGGGCATTCTGATGTACAAAAACATTATCCAATTTTAAAAAAATATAAAATTGATGAAGATGATTGTATAGAATTAAGTAATTTAGAAGAATTAGTATTATTACAAAGAGATTTAGAAAATATAGATTTGATTACAAGTTTACCGTATGATAATAGATTACCATATCAATTAGAAATAGAAATATATGATGATTGGAGGGAATAAAATGACAAAAGAAAAAATAAAGTATGATATTGATTGGCAAAAACTTGATAAATATGAAAAAGAAGAAACAGCAAATCTAACGCCATATATAAGAGTATATTTTGATTGGATTAAGAAAAATAAATATTACGATAATCCTACTAATAGAGAAAATTATAGAAAATGTTATTCAATATATAATAATAAAAAAGATTTAGAAGATAAAATAAAAGAACTTTATTATGGCATTGGTTATTTCCAAAGTAGAATTAATGACAACACAAAACAAATTTTACAATATCAAGCTGAAATTACTAAATATAAAAAAGTGATGAATATAAAAATAAAACCTGAAAATTATGAAAAATTTCACCATACATTAAATAACATTAATATAAAGCCATTAAAGAACTTAAAGAATTTAAAGAAAATAGAAAAAACAGAAGAGTTTATTTTTGCTTATGTAGTTAATAATGATGAATTATTTCATAGAATAAAAGTACAAAGAATATTACAAGAAAAAAATTGAAAAATATAAAAATGGAGGGATAATGGATAAAGATACTAGTACATTTAAAGATAATTTTACTTATGAAAATGATACATCTACTTTTGGTGTTCCTAATACTGATGTTCCTAAGAAATTAAATAGAAAACAAAGAAGGGATATACAATTTAAAAGAAAACATAATTTTGATAATATTATTTGGCAATATTTAAATTCTCAAGAAATTAAATGTTTAGAAAAATAAAAGGAGATAATAAAATGAAAGCAAAAGAAATAATGAAAGTAAGAGAAATACCATTTGAAATTAATGAAGAAGTTTATGTAGTAGTTAGAGAATGTGATGTTGATAAAAATTCATATACTATACCTTGTGACCTATGCGAAACAACTGGTAAGATAACAACTACAACAGGTAAAACAATTAGTTGCCCAAAATGTTGGGGAAGAGGTTTTAAGAATGATTACGATAAAGTACGTGGAACACTTACTATTCAAAAGTTTAGAATTAAAAAAATCGAAATTAATGATTCTATAAAAAACAATGTTGAAATTTACCTCAGTTATCCAAAAGAAAATCAAATGGGTTATTATTTTACTGATAGACTATATAATAGTGAGTTCTTTAGGATTTTTAAAACTAAAGAAGATGCGGAAAAAGCATTACCAGAATTACAGAAAAAATTTGATAAAAAATTAAAACAAGAAGAAACTGAACGAACATCAGAAAATAGTCCTAAATGTGAGATTAGAGTTGAGAAATGATATGGTAAGACAAAAAATTAAAAATTTTTATATAATATATTATAAAAATATATAGAATTAAAATATGGGTAATTTATTTGAACCAATAACTGATGAAGAATTAGAAAATTTAAAAAAGCAAATAAAAGAACTTGAAAAAACTTTAAGTATATTGAAACAACGTTTAGAGTTTTATGAGCAACAAAATGTTGGACCAAGAATATATCAAATTGGAATGATTTCACCTGCAGATTTATAAAAATCATATGTACCAATTTTACAATATAATATTAGTCAAGATAGTTCAACAAATGATAATACAAAATTAAAATATAATTAGGAAAAATAAATGAAACAAACAACAAAATTAGTAATTATTTGCCTTGGTTTTTTAATAACTTTTATAATAGTAAATACATTGCTTGATGCTTGTATAAAGTATTTTTATAATAAGGGAAAAGAATCAGTAAAAAAAGAATATAAAATAGAAAAAGAGAAACAGCAAGAAAAAGTTTTAGGTGGTATGAATTATAATAATGGTGAAGGATGGTATAAGAATTGCAAAGTTAAAATGTTTTATGACGGTCGTTCTGAAAAAGAAATAAATAAATTCACAAGTGAAAAAGATATTATTGATATTAAAGTAGCATCAAATAAAATAATAATTATATATATTGAACCTTCACTTAGTGAAGATATAATAGAGGATGAAATAAAATGAAGGAGATAAAAATAACTAAAATTTATAAATCTGATATTATAATTGGTATTTGTAAATGTTGTAGTAATTGTATAAAATATATAGATGAATATGGACAAAATTTTTATTGTTTAATAGATGATGAATATAAATATCCAGGAGATAAAAATTTTAAATGTCCATGGTTAATTAAGGAGAAAATGGATGAAAAAAGTAATAGTTTTTAAAATAAAAAGTACTAAAATCTTTACTGATGGTGATTTTGGTTTTGAACAAAAATCATTGGATTTGAATAAAAAAGAAAATTTATCTGGTTTAAGTATAAGTTATAAAATGCAAAATAAAAATGTGAAATATAGTCCAAAATTTCAAGTCAAACAAGTTGATCAAGATGGTTATTATTATAAATTTTTAGATTTTGAAGTTTCTTATAAATATGATGACATTATAAAAGATAGATGGGATATTAATAAAGAACATCCTGCACTCGAATTTGCACAATTTATAAGTTGGCATATGATAAAACTTATTCATGGCAGATACTTCGATATAGATGGATATATAGAATTTTTTGCGGATTTAATATTAAAATTCAAATCATATAATAATGAATTAAAAGAATTACATGAAGAATATCATTTTAGTGGAAATGCAGATGGATTTATTTATGTAGATTTTATAATAAAAGATGCATAGGAGAAATAAAATGTCAAAAATAATTAATACTTGGTGGTATAATACTTGTGATGGCAAATGTATAGGTATTGTAAAGTATAAAAATGAAGAAGAAGAAATAAAGTTTAGGATTGGTGTAGGAGATGGTTTGGATCAAGATAAAGATAAAAATTTTATAATGGAATATGGAGATAGGTTTATACCTGAAAATATAAAATAAAAGGAGAATAAAATGAAAAACAAAGAAATTATAATAGCTATTAAAAATTTTATATATAATATGAATAAGAAATATTACATGCAAATGTGGAGTTTTTCGTTAAAACAAAAAATTAAAGAACAATTTCTATCTTTTATACAAGGATATAGTGTAAATCATGAATATATAAAAAAATTAGCCAAAGAAGATTTTGTTTGTTTCAATACTGAAAGTCATTCTATTGTTTTAAAAATAGATTTAAATAAACTTTTTATATTTTCTAATTTTGATGTAGAAGATGAAAAAATACCTATTCTTTAAAATTTATAAATATTTATATAGGAGAAATAAAATGTTTAAACTTGAAAAAGAAACTATAACCGTAAAAATAAGTTATATAGATGAAAAATTTAAAATTTTTCCTACATTTGAAACACTAAATAAGAGCTTTGATAATATAGATGCTGCTGAAAAATATACAAAAGAAGTGGAAAAAAATTTAGCAAAAAGAGGTATTTATGTTTAAACTTTCTCAAGAAGAAATAAATAAAATGAAAGAAGAAGTAAAGGAACTTAGAAAGAAAATAGATAAGTTAGAATGGTTTATAAAAATGAATGAATATGATCCAAATGAACATAAAGTTTATAAAGGTGATAGTGATTTAGATTTACATTTGAATTATGATAATAAAACTCAAGAGGAAACACCTTGTGATGGGAGGGCAGTAAAGATAAAAGATTATCAAAGTTTTTATAATGCACAAAGAAATACAGTACTTGATAAGCTTGAGCCACCATTTGAATGCTGTAAAAATTGTCCAAATAATTTTAAAAATAATCCATCAGGTGGTGGAGTATGTAGTTGTGATTTACCTTATCAAGAAATATTTAAATGGTAAATAATTTCGGAAGTGGTGTAGTGGTAACATGTGGAACAAAAATAATTAGGGAGGAATAATGAAATTAATGCCAATATATCTTGATAATGATGGTAACATTATTAGAAAAAAGAAACAAATCTTCTATAAGAAGAACAGAAACAGAATACCTAAATTATCCAGAAAAAGAAATAGACAGATAATGAACATGAGTGAGAAAAGAAAAAGACAAAATAAAAGATTTATAAAAAATTTAATAAACCTTTTAAAAATTCCTTATGGTGAAACGATACAAGATTGTATATCTAAATCAGACAATAAAATAGTAAGAGAATATAAAGGTAAAGATAAGGGTTGTGAACCTGAATTCGAATAAAGAGAAATAAATGGCTAAATATAATAGTTTATGTATATTATAAGAAATGTTTAAATGGTAATGAAAGGAGGATAAATAATGGAAGAATTTTGGTGTGCAATTATATTTGGATTTATCGGGATAATAGCTGGTATAGCATTACAATTTTGTGTTGTAATTTCAACATTAAATGAAGGTGAATATATAACTTTTAAAGTAAAGAATACAGTAATTCAATCTGAAAGTTATTATATAAAAAATATTGAAAAAATTAAAGAAGAAGAATATAAATTATTGATAAAGAAGAGAGCAGAATAAAATGTTAGGAACATCAATTACAGGTTGTATAATAGAAAATAAAGATAAAATAAGATTTATTACAGATGTTTATACATCTGCTGGTAGTTATTGGTTGTTTAAACTTTATTTCAATAAAAGAAATATTTTTGGATTTAGAAAATATATAAAAATAATTTCTTATACAGATCCACAAGAATGGACATCTTATTATAAACAAAAAAATGAAAAATTTGGTTTTAATATAGAAATAGATTTTCCTACTTGGAATCCATTTACTTGTGATAATTATGTTCAAATTGAACCAGGTAATCGTGTTCAAGATAATAGAAAATTAAGTGAAATTCTCTATGATATTTGGTTTAGAAATACATATAAAGAAGAAAGTGAAAGATGGCACAAATTAGGGAAAATTTTACATAAAAACTTAAAATAGGAGATATTATGGCTATGATTATTTCAGGATTTCCGGGAATTGGTAAAAGTAAACTTTTTGAGATGTCTAATAAAGCACATTTATCAGATTCAGATTCATCAAAATTTGAAAAGAAAGATTTTCCAAAAAATTATATTGAACACATTAAAAAGATGATACCAAAAAAATTTATAATTTTAACATCATCTCATATTGAAGTTCGTAATGCTATGTTAGATGAAAAATTAAACTTTATTTATGTCATACCTTCAATTGATAGAAAAGAAGAGTTTATTGAAAATTACAAAAAACGTGGCAATACAAAAGAGTTTATTGAAAATGTTAATGTTAATTGGGAAAGATGGTTACAAATATCAGTTTTAAATGAAAAATATCCAGTTTATGTTTGTAAAATTGGTTATCTTGCAGATAATCTTGAAGGTATAGTAAAAGAATATTTTAAATTTTATAATAGGAGAGGCTAATGGAAGAATTTATTACAGTAACAAGAAAAGAGGAACATGAAGTAAAAACTGGAATATTTAGAACTAGTTGATTTACTCATATTGTTAAAATTAGTATTAGAATTAGTGAAATTGCAGCTTGGACAGACTATAGAGTATATTTAAAAAATAAAACTTCGTTTAGCTGTGATCAAGATCATGAAACAATAACAAGATTTATTGCAGAAGCTAAAGCTAAAAAGAAATAATTTTATATAATATATTAATATTAAGGAGAAGAAAAATGTTTAAAGTTGGCGATATTGTAAAATGTGTAAAAAATGATAATTTTGAAAGAATGTTAATACTTAATAAAAATTATATTGTTGAAAATGTATATGATAATGCTATTGATGTTAAAAATAAATTACAAACATTTAAAAATATACCAATAACTTATTTTGAATTAAATAATTTTGATTTTCGTGAAGAACGCTCAATAATTAATGATATAAAATTAATTGATGATATTTATAATGGTGATCTTGAAGAACAAATTGCCGAAGTAAATTATATATATTCCTATTGGTGTTTTAGAAAAAATGATGCAGTAAAAAAGTTATCAATACTTGAAGATGGCTATACAATTTGGTATAATGAAACTTTTATGCAACTTGATGAAGATTTAACAAAAAATATATTGGATCCTAAAATGGTAAAAGATATACGCGCTCAATATAGCACTCAAAATAAAGAATTAAGATTAATAATTAAATATAGAAAAAAAGATTATCAAGATTGGCAGAATGCAATAAGAGAACAGCAAAAAATAGTTGATGATTTAACATCTATAGTAAAATCAATTGAAATGAAATCACTTAATCTTAATGTTATAAATAAGAATAGATTATTTGAAATGAATACATATCCTAACAATTAAAATTAAACCTGAGTTATTCTGTTAACTCAGGTTTAATTATTTTTGATGTTTATATATTTTTATATATTTGTAACTTCTTTACCTTCGAAGTTAGCTATCCATGTTTGTCCAGCATCTCTACTTCTAAAAGTCATATAATATACACCAGTAGAATTAAATTCAGGAACAGTATTATCTAACCATTTTATATTACTATCAAAAGAACTAGAATTAATAGTATATAATGTTTCTTGCATATTAATAGTAAATTCAAATGTAATATAATTTGGTAAAGCTACATTTATATTATCAATATTTATAGATATTTTAACTGGATTTCTTGTTGCACGATATTCATATACATCATAATTATCATTTAGTGGAATTATTACATTACCATCACTATCTTCATTAATTATAGTAACATCTTGATAAATTTTACTAGCATATTTATTTAATTCAGATGGTAAAACATCTTGATTTAATGTTAAATAATCTGTATAATAACGATTATAAATAGAACTATAACCATTTGCATATATTTGTGAATCACTTGAAACATTGCCATTAGTATCAGTAATAACTTCAGCTAATTTTATATCTGTATCATAACTTGCATCTATTATTTCACCAGTTTTTCTTAATGCATAATAATCAACATCATCAGTTATTCTTGCATAAAATGGTTTAGATGATACTGTATTACCATTTTCATCATTCATAACAAAGCCTGATCTTAAATCACTTGAAGATTGTTTATATCTTGCAACTATATAATAAGTTGTATTTGCTTGCCAAGATGAAGCTGAAGTTTGTGGTTGTAACTTTTGACTTGATTGTGCATCTTGTTCTTCACTATGATTTATATTTGATAAATCTGTTATTAATAAATCTATTGACAAATTACCACTAATTAAATCTTTAAGATTTTTATCACTATCACAATAAAATGTGATTAATATATCTGTTTCATTTTCTTGATTTTCTGAATATGACATATTTGCTGTACCTATATCAATATTAGAAACTTCATTAGATATTTTTGTTATTGGATAATATTTTTCAAGATCATTATTAATACCAATAGACATATATACGTCACCTATATCTTGATAACTTTGTAATAAAAATAATTTTATACCTTGAAGAATACTTCCAGCTTTTAATTGAGCAAAAGTATAACTGTATTGTGTTACTGCTGAAGATGAATCTATATTAGATAATTGTGTATAACTTGTTGTATAATGTCTCCAATAAGGAATATCTTCACGATTTTTAACAATATTTTCATCATTTATTACTATTTGTCCATTAGATTGTGGTGCCAAATTTATTAATGTTTCAGAATTTCTTATTCTATCACCATTAATATTATATCCTATAAATGGTAAAATCATAATTGTATTGTTATTATAACCATGTTCATTACCAGATTGAACATAAATTTGTTTACCAGAGCAGATACCACCAGTAAAAATCATATCACCGGTTAATCTATATTTCATTTGTTCTCTTAATGAATCAACAATTAATTGAAAATCTTCAGAATATGGTAACATATTTGAAAATACAGGATATGTTGTATTTTTATCATTATTAGGCATTTATTCCTCCATTGCATCTATATTTAAAAAATATTTTGTATATAAAGGTTTTAATTTATTTACAATTTGTTCTATTGCATTTATATTAATATCATTATTAAAAAAATTTTCACTTGATATTTGAAAATTAAATAATTTAAAATTTTTATTTAATAATATAGCTTTATTTTTTCTATTTGCAAATTGCCAATTTAATCCTAGTGAATCATTTTGTTTAAATAAAAAATAATTTGAAGAATTATTTATATAACTTGGATTAGGAGGAATATTAATATCATCTATACCTGAATTTGGATCATCAATACTTATATTTTCATAAATCCATTTATGTTGTGCTGGTATTTCTTGATAATTTTTCTCTCTTAAAATCCAAGGATAGAAATTGGTATAATAAAGTATATTAACTTCATCACCAATTAAATATTGTATTACATTTATTATACTTTTTTCTGTTCCAGCATTTTGTAAAGATATAAACAATTGTGCAATTAATCTTCTATATTCTTCATCTGTGATATTTGTTGGTTGTTGAAAACCAAGCATACCACCAAAACTTTCATTTAAATTATTAGGATTACATTTATATAAGAAGAAATTATTTTTAACATTATTTAATTTATTATAAAGATAATTATCTTGAACTGCAAAACATTGTAAAATATAATAAAAATTTGCATCATAAGCACCTTTACTATAAGCATAACTATCAGGAATACCATTATACATCGCTTTTATTATATCTAAAGTATAATTTTTATTTACTATAACATTATAAGGTTTGTCAAATTCATTATTAAACTGTACATCTATATTTTGTCTTATATTATTTACATCAACAAGAAATGTATAATTATCATCTATAATTTTTACTCTTACATAAAAATTTGTTTTTTCAAGTTGTGGTTCAAAATGTATTATACATGATTGAACAATTTTACCAACATTATGTTCAAGTGTTTTAAATATATATGATTTTTTATTTATACTATCAAACGTATCAGCATTGTCTATTTCAATAATATAATCAATAAATGCATAAAAATTATATATTTTTGTTATATTATAATTTTCTTTTAAATATTGTTTTATTTGTTTTATATTTAGTTCCCAACTTAATGAATAATTATAATCATCAATTTGACAAACTAATAAATTTTTACATAATATCATAGTTTAATTCCAATGTATAATTATTTGTGATTTATTTATATTTACAAATTCATTATAATTTAATTTTATTTCATCAACTACTGAATTATATATATCATCTTCTCTTTTAAATTTATTAAAAGGATAGTTTATTGTTTCAATATATGTATTAAATTTATTAAAAATATAATTATATATTGTTGATTGTTTAATTGTACCATTAATTTCAGTAGAATTTAAATAATTTTGTAAGTCAGATAATATTGTATTTTGTACATTAATATTATTATATTGATATTTTAATTTTATATCAATATTAATAATAATATTAATTCCAGTTGCTTCTTTAACAATAATATTTCCTAAGATAAGTAAATCTTTAATTGCTTCATTTATTGTTGATTGTATATTTGTAATTAATGAATTATATGTATAACTTACTGTAAAGCTTGAATTTGGATCAGGATTTTTACTTTCATCATCTATAATAAATTCTAATCCATCACTACTTTGATTAGAATATGAGTATATTGAATTAATATCTTTAAATAAATAATAATCTATATTATTTCTTAATATAGTATCATTATTATTAACTTTAGCATTTACTGAAATTATAGAATTAACTGGTTTATATTTTAAACCATAATAACGTAAAGTATTACTATAAGTCATTGATTCAGTTGTTGAACTTAATTGACTTCCTCTAATATAAACATATACATAACCACTTTCTGAAGGATAATCAGAAGAATTTGGATGATAAATTTTATAATCAATTACACCATCATAATGATCTATTAATTTTAATAATGCATTATATGTATTAACACTACCACCTTGTATAACAACTGATATATCAGTTGCATAATCTGTATTATTTTCTTCATCTGTACCACCTGTTGTTGCAACATAATTATAACAAGAATCTATGCCAGTTATTATTTGTCCTAATTTAATAATTGTACCAATTGATACATTAGTTTCTAATCCAGTGGATGTTGCTTGTATAGGTGCTGATACTTCATAATAGCCGCTTTCACTATTAAAAGTTGTGTTTGTTTTTAAATATACTGTTTCAGTTGTAAGAAAACTTATTACACTACCATCATTTATATTTAATGTTTGTACAAGAATTCCGCCAGTACCATCTTGATTACCAATTCTTATATCATTTTGTGGTAAAGAAGTTGCTCTAAATGTAACAACTCCAGTAGAAGCCATAGCTTTTGCTCTAGCTATATTATAATTAGCTCCAATTTCATCAAGATCTTCTTTTATTATTTTTTCAGCATTAGTAATAAAGCTACTTAATAATCTTGTGTAATCAATTTGTTCTTCAAGAAAATAAATTTGAGTAGCTTGTGGATCTACCATTAAATCTCTAATCATAGAACCATCTGTAATATCAGCATTAGGTTGTTTTGCTAATATTTCATTTACTAAACTATCTTTAATTTCATTTAAATCTCTCATATTTTTATACCTATTTGTATTTTAAATTTAAATATATTAGAGTGTTACATTTATAAGTTCACTATCTGCATAAGTTAAAAGATAAAATTGAAATTTTATCATTCTTTCATCATTCGTTGGCATAATTTGAAAATCATCAATTTTTAATAATTTTTGATTATTTTCAAGTATTTCACTATAATTAATTTGTTGATTTTTAATAAAATTTACTGTATCTTTAATAGTATTTTGACACATTAATATAGCCAAAGCTGTTTTTGTTTTACCTATATATTTATTCAATTCACTTCCATATTCATTATTAAATATATTTTTACCTTTTTCTGTAATAAGATTCTTTTTAAATTTTTGTATTAAATATGGTTTGCCATCAATAATTTCAAGTCTACCTATAACATCAAAATTTATATCATTACTATAATTAGAATGCATAATACACTTATTACAATGTTCGGCATTTGTATAATATGTAGCATAATATGAATTTTTAGGATAAACTTCAGATCTTATATCTACATCATAATCAGGATTTAAATCATTAATAATATTAAAATATATATATTTATTATTTTGATTTAATTGATAATTTATTAATATAGGTTTTTGTTTAAATAAATTATTTTGATCAACAATTTTTATTTTATGATTATTACCAATAGCTGGTGATTTTAACACCGCATAATAATTAGGATAAGTTCCTTTTATTGTAAGTTTTTCATTTATTATTCTATGATTACATTGATTTGTCAATTTTAAATCAAACATTTATTCAACCTCCACTTTTTTAGAAAGTACATCTTTTTCTTGTAATTGTTGAGTAGGTATATCAGTTGTACTTTCTAGACATACATGAGTATGTGTATTAAAAGTATTTATAATAGTATGTAAAAAATCTTTTAATTCATTACCTAAAACAGCTGGTTGTAAATTTTTATTACCAATAAGTATTTTTTCTGCTTCAACTTGAATTTGTCCATCTTTATTTATAGAAATTCTTATATTATTTTCATAATTTTTAATTTCAAATTGACAATCTTTCTTTTCTCCAGTAGCTTCATCAATTATATTTTCACCTATAGTTATTTCATATAATCTATCATGATAGCCCTTATTTTCATTTTGTTTTCTAGTTATTAATTTTATATTACCATATTTATCTAAATAAATTTCAGCTTGATTTTTACTTATAATATTAAATTCACCAGGTTCAATATATCTAAATGGAAGATTATCATTATTACTTAATGGATCACCAAAATTATTCTTTTTTATTTCTTTATTTTCAGTATCTAATACTCCAGCATTTTGAAGAGGATTAACTTTACTATAACCTAAAATTAATGGTAAACCACTTGGTAAAAAATATGCTATAACATAATCACCAACACTTGGTAAAAATTGAACTCCATAACCTTGTCTAGAAATATAAGAATATGGTAATGGTACTTGTAAACTTACATAATTTTGACCAGTTAACCAACTTATATCTATAGTTTGAAAACCATTTGTATTAGCAACATTAATTTCATTTTTAGTAGAATTTGTAGTAAGATTATTATCTACTTTAATTATTCTACCATATCTTAATGTATTTTGTTGTTTATTAGTAACTAATGTGTTCATTTTATAAACTCAATTTGCTATTGCTAGATAAATTAGCAAATGGCATTAAATTTCTATATTTATTTATTTCTTTTTGTTCTATAGCTAAATTATATGCATCATTTTGCACTGGTATTGTCCAAAAATAACCATCTAAAAAAGTAAATGCATAATTATTATTTTTACTATATATTAATTCAAGAAAATTATCGTCATCATAATAAAATTTATTTTTTAATTCTTGTTTAATTTTATTATATATATCTATTTTATTAAATAAATCTTCTATAGTTTTAATTATATTTCCACTTTTTGATTCTTTATCTAATTTATTATTAAGTTGTTGTTGCGCATATAAAAATCTTGATGTTTTACCATTTTTTCTACTATTTGGAATTGTAAATAAACTTTCAAATAAATTATATGAACCACTATTAATATCATCTACACTACATATTATATCTCTTGTATAAATTCCTGTTATATCATTTGTATAAAAACTATTAGCAGACCAAGTATGTCTAATACTATCAATATAAAAAAGTTTTTTTAATTGTTTTATATATGCATATTTACCAAATTTAATCATTGGATTTCCGGTTATTTGTACACTAATTTGAGATAATGCTTTACTATTTATTCTTTGCATTAAACATCTTGAATATATTGTTAATGGCTTTTTATACATTTCATCAATAATATTTGTATTAGAATCATTTATCCTATCTTTTATCCTATCTAATGTACTATATAAACCAGTAACTGATCCAGCGTTAAGAAATCTTTCACCTAATTTTTTAATTGATTTTTCATCTCTTATTAAACTATATATTCCATATTCAGCAGAATCAGGAAGTCCTTGTATTGTTCCTAAAGATGATGTCAGAATAATATTATACATTTCATTAGTATTTTGATTTTCAGTAAAACTAATAATATTTGTTAAATGATTAGCATCATCTAAATTATATAGATGATTTAAGCTTGTATTATATGTTTCAAAATGTATTATTCCGTCAGCATCATCATAAAAGCAAAAATCTAATGTATTGGCAATTTTTCTTATAAATTGAAATAATGTATCATATTGTGTAATAAATGTATTTGTAAATGTATTAAAAGTCATTTGATATGCTGGTTGTTTTGTACCTTTAATCATCATAATTGGTAATTGAATAGTACTATATCCATGTAATTGTAGTCCAGTATCAAAAGTGCTATCATATATAGAATTTTTATTAATTTCCATATATGAATCTTTATAATTAATAAAATCATCAAAGTGTGCATTTATAGCTGCATTATATTGATTTTTATACTTATGTAAATCTTGATATGTTTGTGAATCTTTTGTTACAGCTATAGCATTTTTATTAAAATAATATTCTATATTTAATTTTGCTTCTTTTATTTCTGGTATTGAATCAATATCACAAAGTGTTCTTATTACAATATTTTTAACAATTGATTCATTATCAAGTTGAGCTTCATTATTAGAACCTAATGTTTGTGGAAATGAATAAACACTTATAGGATTGAGTGATGCTGTTATATCAGCCATATCTGCTGAAGCTTGTCCAGAAATTATTCTTGTAAATAACATCTTTTTAGTAGGACCGCTACAAACAAGATTTAATGTTTTACTTAAACCGCCAAAATTTATTGTATAATTAATATTGTCAATATAACCAGTAAATATATTTTGATATTTATTAAATTCTTGTTCAAATATATTTATTGATTCTTTATCTTTATTATTTAATAAATTAAGATCTTTATTACTTTTTAATATTTTTATTATAACAATATCATTAGTATCAAACATTTCTTTATTTATTTCATCATTATCACCACAAGTAAATGTTATTGTACAATTTGAGCTTGAATTTACATTAAATGATGTATTTACTGCAGTTACATTACCAATACCTAACATATTATTATGTTTAATTTGATAAACATAACTTAATTTTGTATAATCAAGAAGTGGGCATTCAAGTAAAAATGAATATTTACTAAAATAATAATAATTATTTATTTTATATTTATAATACTTTTTTTTACCATTATCTATATTTATTATTTGAACATCATTAACATTTTCAATATATTTATCAGTATAATAATAAAGATTATTACTTAATTTATGTTCTTGAAGTATTATATCATCTTTTTTATTTTCATCATATATTAATGGTATTAAATAATTTTGTCTTCCATTTGAACTTATAAGACCATCTAATGCATCAGATATATTACTTTGAAGAAATATATTATTACCATTAATATATTTACTATATTTATTCTCAAAATCTTTTTTATCTCTACGCTCAAATTGTTTAATTATAAAAACTTGAATTTCTTGATTTTGTATTTTATTATCATTAGTAAAATCTTGTAATATATTCATTTATAAAAATATTCCTTTTAATAATTGGTCAGCATTACTAATTAAGTTAGAAGTATAATTTGTAAGCTCTTTAAATTGGGTGAAAAGATTTAATACTCGTGCTTCTGGGAAATTAGTAATAAGATTTTTTGTTAACCAATCTTGTGATGATTCAGTAACAACAAATTCAAAATTATATCTATATCTACTTGGATCATTTACATCAATTCTATAATCAAATGAATTAAAATAACCAGAATAATATACATATTGATAAATCATAAATGAATGCGTTTGTGATGCTGTAGTATTTTGAGAAGCAATAAAATCTTGTCTTCCACCAGTTAAAGGATTACTAATTTTATTTGTAATTTTTGATAAACCATAACCGACTAATGAAGATTTTAACATTTCTATTAAACTTCCTAATCTTTCTTTATCAAGTTTAACAAGTTGTTCCATCTTCATTATAAATCTATCAATATCAGCCCATTGAGTTGGACCATAATTTGCTGTATTATTTTTACCAGTAAATGAATCTACAATAGATGCAGCAATATTTGTTGATTTATTTGATTGTCTAAAAGGCTCACGTACTTTTGCTGATGTAAAACCTTCTATTGATATTACGTCTAACTCATTACCAAAATGATTTGTAATCCAACCACTATTTGTATATTGTTGTGAATTCATCTTTTGTGTTCTTTTATTAAAAGATTGAGGATTCGGACGCATAACAATAATTAATGGTATATCATAATTACCAATCATCATTCTATTTGTTAAATTTGCTAATGTACTATTCATTATTATTACCTTTACATATTATCATTAATATACGATATTAATTCATTTTTAGTTATTGCATTTTTTAATTCTTCTTTATCTCCACCAAATATTTTAATTGTACTTATAAGAACTCTTGTTAGCATTGAACCAAAACTTCTTTCATTTAAAAAATTATTTAAAGAATTACTAAAATCATTTTCCATAACATTGACTACACCTAATAAATCACTTACATCTTGTTTAATTTTATTAGTTATTTTATCTGATTCTGTAGTTGTTTGTTTTATATATTCACTTAAAACTTCAGCCATTGCTTCTTTTGGTTCATTTGTTATAAGTTGCTTTTTTGATGGTGCTAATGCTCCAGCTTGTAAAGAATAATTTCTACCACGTGAAATATATTTTACTTGTTGATCAGATAAATTAATACCAAATTTACTGTATAAATCTCTTAATGTTTCTCCCATGGCTTGTTGATCAGTTCCTAAACCAGTAGAAGAAGCAATATCCCAAAGTAATTTTTGTATTGCATCTAATTCTTCTTTTCCACCTTCTCTTAATACCACTGCCATTTTTGCAGGATTACCAGCAGCTGTTAATAATTTAGGTGTTCCTAAACCAGCATTTAATAACATTTGTCCTAAACCAGCATTTTGTCCCATTGAATTACCTTTAACCATATTTTTCATTGTTGTCAAATCTTGAAGAGTTAAAGTTCCATCTTGTAATTGTTTATTAAATTTTTGTATATATCCTGCAGCTTCACCCATTGACATATTAAATCTTCTATTAGATTCATATAAAGCCTTAGTTTGTTGTAAAGATTTATCTAAACCTAAATTATTATGTTCAAAACGTTTTGCAAATAAAGCCATACTATTTAATATAAATTCATTACTTCCACCTGATTGTCCTAACATTGTATTATAAATATTAGCTAAATTTGGATTTACTCTATTATATGCCAATGAATTTCTTAATCTTGTTAATAATGTATTTTCACTTAAATTTGCTGTATTATATGATTGCGCCATTATATTTAACATTGGATTAATTTCATCTTTTTCATCAAAATTTACTCCAGTAGCAGCATGCAATTTACTTTTAAATAATGTTGCTGGAACAGCATAAGTTCCTTGACCTGATAAAGAACTAAAACCAAATAATTGTGTATATAATCTATTATTTTCTATTTGATTTTTATTGGCAGCAAATGATACTTGAGCAGCAATTCTCATTGTGTCAATAAATATTCCCATAGTAGTACTTAATATACCAAGTTTATCTGTTATTGTTTTTAAACCATTTGCTGTTTTATTAATAACATTATTTATATCTTGTTTTTGTGTTAAAGATTCATAACTTAAATTAATAGTAGCTAATTTTGTTGCAATTGTATTTAATAATGATTTTTTATCATTTTCTTGTTTTTTAGTTTGTTCAGCATTTTTTCTATCTTGACTTTGTATATCTTTTATAGCTTTTGTATTTTCTTCTATAGCTATAGTATTATTTTTAAGTAAATCATTAAATAAGTCAGCACCATATTCTTTTTTAAATGTTGCTGCTTCTTGTTTTGTTATAACTTGTGGAGTACTTTGTGCTTGATTAATAGAATCTCTTACAAAGTTATTATTATCTGCCATTATTATTCTTCCATTATTATAGGTATTTCATCATCAAATACACTAGAATTATTTATATTACTTATTACGAATTCGGTATTTTTAATACCTTTTTCTTCTGCTATTTTATTTATTTCTTTATTACTATGTACAACTTCTTTTTGTTCTTCTTTCTTATCTATACCTTTTTCTTCAATATATATCTTAGGGTTTATATAAAATTTTAATGAATCAATTATATAATTCAATTTATCATCTTCTTCTTTATTATCTTGAATTATATTATCATAAGCCCAATTATAATCAGTAGAATCCCATTTATCTATTTCTTCTTTAGAAAAGATTTTACGTAATTTCCAATAAAACCTTAACTTAGGGAGTTTTGAAAATTGATATCTTTATCAATTTTCTCATTTCTTTCTTTTAAAAATTGCAAATAATAATTATATATTTTATCTGTAATAATACTATTCCAACTCATTATTTCATTTTGTATTGCAATATCTTCTGAAATAGAATTACTCAAATCTTTTTTAACATTATCAAAATCTTTAAGCAAAACATTATTAATAGATACTATACATCTTTTTAATGTTTCAATTTTTCTCATTTGATATTCACTCATAGTATCTTTGACACTTACCATAGCAACACGATTCTCAATTTCTGCTGAATCTTTTGCCATTAAATCTTTAAATAAAATTGTAAGTTTATCACCTAATTTTACTTCTTTTGTTTGTTGCTGTTTAAATTCTTCCATTGGATTCATTTTTGTTCTCTCCTTTTTTCTCATATTTTAAATTTAAATTTTTAGTTTGAATAATATAATACAAATTTACATTATTTACATTTTTTTAAAAATTGATTATAATAATTATATAAAATAAAGGAGGTTATATATGCAATTTGTATTTAAATGTAAAGTACCACATTGTAGAATTGTTATTGATAGAAACAAAATTTATATAGAAAAACTAAATAAGAAAAATTATGATGAAGCTGAATTAAATAAAGAAGCTGCTTTATTTTTGATATTTGATAAAGACAGAAATAATTTTTTAGATAAATTAAAATAGGATATACCCAGTCGTATATCCTATTTAAGGAGGTTTTTATATGAAAAAAGTAGCGAGAAAAAGCTTATTCAGTTATTTTTAATACCCATGCAGCTGGAAAATTTTCAAGTCTTTCACCATCATCAAGCATAATTGTCATTGCCGAAGCATCACTTCCAGGAATACCTTGAACTTCATCAATACTAATTATTTTACCAGTTGTACCATTCTTTTTATCTTTTAAATCAACAATATTAGAAGGCATATCACCACCATCATGAGCAGGACCAAAATTACTTGGTATACTTAATTGAACTTGATCACCTACATGAAATTGTTTAGCTTTATCACCAACAAGTGGCCAATATGTAGGGTTTAATATATTAGCAAAATTTATTGTTGCATTTACTTTTTTACTTATTATTCTTGTCCAAGGTCTCATTTTATTTCTCCAAAATTAATTTTCAGATTTACTACCAGGTTGTATATATCTTACTTGTATTGTTGCATTTTCAGTTACTTGTATATTCCCTTCTATTCCTACATTTCTTCCATAAGATGTAATAACACAATCCTTATAAGTTCTTTGTATTATTCTTGTTGCATTTTCTTTTTTAGGATCAAAAGTTCCATCAGCATTTTGTCTTGGTATATATACTGCAGCTTCTATATCAAAATATAAACTTTGATCATATAATGACTCGATTCCCGAAATTCCCGTAAACTCCTCAAGTAAATTTGATGTATTTAATTCTATTCTAGAAACAGTAACACTTATATCTGTAACTAAACCTTGAGTTAATTCTACACATCTAGGTTCTTCCATATTCAATTCATGAGTTCTTGTAACATTTTTTGTTTGCGAATCATTTAATGATTGACAACCACCAATTTTTATACGTTTTTGTGTACCAGGTACAACAGCATACCATTCATAATTAGTTGCAAGTTTGTAACGCGAAACTCCCGGTTTTAGGAAAATATCTGACATATATTTTTACCTCTCTTATACAAATCTATTTTAAATTTAAATTATTATACCAATTTTTAAATTGATTTAAATAACAAAAACAATTTAAAACAATATAAATTTATATAAAATTTATTAATTGATATTTTAAATGTTTTTGTCTAAAGACTCTAGTTAAATCTAGAGGAACTCTATATTTATTTTTAAAGTTCTTTTTTAAAAAATAACAAAAATTATTGATTGTTTCAAATTGAAATTTATTTCCCAATACTTCCATAGTCTGATTTAATAAATTTCTTACTTTTTCAGTTAAATTTGGAAAAATAATATTTTTTGTAACTTTTTTACTTTTTTTAATATATTGTAAATTAAATTCTTGACATCTTCTACTAATTTCTATAGAAGATAAAATCATATCTGGTAATTTTAAATTTCTATATAATGAATTACCTAATATAGAACTATAATTTGCAATTATTTTTTTAAATTTTATTCCTATTAAATTACATCTTTTTTGTATATTTTGTTGTAATTTATTTCTATTCCATAAATTATTACATAAACTATTAAATTTTTTACCTAAATTTTTATCATTAGATTTTATATTTAAATCTTCAATAGCAAAAAATTCACATTTATAATGTTTAGCTAATTTTATTAATTGTTTACTTACTTCAAAGATTTCAAATTTTCTTTTATTAGTTAAATGCAATTTTAATTTATTATTAGATGATAATTTTAATTTTTTAAAACTAAAATATTTATCATTTAATGATTTTAAAGAAATTATGCCAGCATTAATAAGATTAAATTTTAAATTTTCAGTATCTTTCCAATCTATAATAGAATAACCTATATAATTAGGATTCATATCTATAGCAAATATTCTATTATTTATTGGTTTTAATTTAATTAAAGATAAATTAGATTCATCAAATGTTAAATAAATATAATCTTTATTTAATTTATAAGTTATAGATAAAATATTATTTTTATTTTGTAAATTTAATAATTGTTGTAATATTTTAATCCTATTTTTACCTAAACTTTGCAAATTTAATAATATTTTTGTATATTTATTGGGCTTAAATAAAATTTGATTAATATTTAAAATTTTAAAGAATCTATTACATTTTTTATCTATTTCTCCATTAGAACAAACTTGAAAATACTTATTTTCTTTAAATTCTTGTTTTGTTATTAAATTTTTATTTCTTTTTAAATGTAAATTATAATTAAAACATACATTATTTGTTTCTTTTAAAATGCATTTAACATCATAAAATAAACAATTTATAAACCAAGAATTATTTATAATTAAATTAATATTTTTATAATTTTTTAATTTTTCTTTAATTTGATTAGATTTTAAACCTAATTTTAAATATTTATATATAACTTTATAACAAATAGTATATTGTCTTTGATATTGTTTAATTATATTTATATTATTTAAATTAGTGTTATATTTGATTTTTAATGTTATCATTGTTTTGTAATTCTTCTTTAATTTTATTTAATTTTCTTCTATTAGAATATGATTTCATAGAAAAATAATGTATTATTGAAATTAAATCTTCAGTTAATTCTTGCTCATAAGTTTTTTCAGACAAATTGTTTACTATTAATATTTCACATCCAAACTTTTTAAATAATTCTTGTAATAATTCAAAACCAAATCTTACTAATCTATCTTTATTTTCAATAACTACTAATTTTACTTTATTATTAATTATTAAATCTATTAATTTTAAAAATTCTATTCTTTGAAAATTCATTCCAGATTTAACATCAATAAATATTTTATCTATTTGTATACCTTTAGAAGTACAAAAATTTAATACTCTTTGTGATTGCTCTTCAGCATATTTTTTAGGTGGATTTGAAGTTCTAGCATAAATTATATTTAATTTTTGTTCTTCAACTTTATTTTTTCCCAAAAAAGAATATATACTATCTTCATCATAATCATAAGTTTTATTTTTTTTCATTGTTACTTTAATTAAGCCAGTCTTTACATATTTTGAAAGTGTTACTCTTGATACTTGTAATAATTTTAAAACTTGTTTTGATTTCATTTATTATTCCTTCATTTATTTTAAATTTAAATTAAAGTGTTTTAATAATTTTATATTTTTTTATATTATTTTATATATTTTCAATTATTATATTTATTTATTATATTTTTATTATTACGTAAATTTAAACATCCTTGGCTATTTGTAACAATAAAATCTTCTTTAATAAATTCATCAATAATTTTTTGTATTTCTTCTTTATTCATTATTATATCTCCATAAATAAAAATAGCCTATAGAATTTTATTTAAGTTTTGCGAACTTTAGACTAGATTCTATAAGCTACATTTATATATTATATTAAAAAATATAATAATTAATATTTTTAACTAGTCTAAGGTGTTCGCAATACCTTTTTATATTTAAAACTAAATTTCTGCTCCAATAGTTACATGAATCCATCTGGTTTCCAAATAACTTAAATACCAGAATGATTGTTTTAATAATCTTGGATCTTGTTCATCAAACCAAGATGTAACATCTCTAAATCCAGCTATCTCATCAATATTAACAAAATTTCTTAACATCGCTTTTGTTGTTTCAGTAGCACTAGCAGCAGTTATAGGTTTATTCTTTTTACCAATGTATTGATTAAGATTTCTTCTTACATTTTGTCTAAGTAAATCAGTTTCTCTTCTAACAGCTCTAGTTTCGGTTATAACATTAGTCATATCAGTGGTACCAATAACATATACATAAGAAATATTTGTTAATAAATCCATATCAAATATACTAACGCCATTATTATCAAGTGAAGTCATTTCAGAAGGATTATATCTTTGTTCTTCATTAAATGTTATTCTTGGTGATAATTGCTTTCTTAACATAGGTTCACTAAATGTATATTCAGGATTTCCTTCAATACCAGAAAGATTTGCACAAGCATAAATTGAAGGTAATTCTACAAATTCAGTTTCTAATGTTGTATTATCAACAAGTTCTACTGTACAAGTTTTATTACCAAATAATGTTATTCTTTGTGAATTTAAAGCTTCTCTATAAGCATTAATTGTTTCTATTTCCATATCTTTATCAAATGGAATATAAAATGCTGTCTTTTCAGATTTATAAGTTATACTTGATAACATTTCAATTTTACTTTTTAAATATGTTTGTAATTGTTGTCCAAATTCGCCTTGCTGATTTGTTAATATATATGTATTAAATACTTTACTATCAAGTTTATCTATTGCATCTTTCCAACCTTGAAGAGTATTATCTTTTACTTGACAACAAAGAACTCCACCACCAAATACAGTCTGGCCTTCAATAACAAGATCTGCTGCTAATGATAATGAATTTACAACACCATTATCATATTCAGCTCCATAATCATTAGTTATAGATTCAGTAGAATATTTATATTTAGGCGAATAATCTTTATCATCTTTTAATTGCTTATATGTAATATAAAATGAGCTACCAACTGCAGGATAATTATTATATAACCAAGTTATTTGAGCTTTGCCATTTAATTCATCTTCTGAAGAAATTTTTTCTATTATATAATCTTGATTTATATTATATTGATTTAATCCAGGAAGTGTTCCTAAACTTACTATACTTTGTATAACATCAAAATCTATTGCAGCTCCATTTGCATCAGTAATTATATCATTATTTTTTAATGTAGGTATAACAAATTTTACTCCAGTTACATCTTCATCTCTTTCAAGATAATCACCATCATTACATTCAATTACATAATCACCAATAACAACTGAATCTGATTCTTGCCAAGGTGTAACATTTTCAATTTTTATTTGTTTATCTGTAGGATTTTCAGTATCATTACTTACAACTTCTAAAGCACCTTGTATTGATGAATTAACTCTATAATAACCAGCATTTGAAGAAGTTATAGGTAAAACATAAGTTGTATATGGAATTAATTTATCACCAATAAATGTATCAACTACATTACTATAAAGTAATTCATTTGCTGTAGGTTCATTTGTTTCAGGTTCAGATTTAACTATTTCAACATCACTAATTAATTTCCAATTTTTACCTAAACCAATAACTGCTGTTATATTAAATCCTGATAAAGAAGAAGCTAAATTTGCATTTGCTCCATCTTCTGTATAAACTCCCGGCCCTAATCTTGTCATATATTTTACCTCACATTTAAAAATCTATTTTAAATCTCCATGAGAATTTTATTTCTCTATACATTTCATTGATGGAATTTAATACTTCCTATCTCGATGTACATTTAAGAGCGATGGATTCGTCCTATCTTTTTAAATTTAAATTATGCACTTAATTAAATGATATAAAATATTAAATTCAACTTAATTTAAATTTAAAAATTATGGAACAATTTGCTTATAAATTTAGAATTTATCCTAATAATAAACAAAAAGAACTTATAGATAAAACTATTGGTTGTAATAGATTAATGTATAATTTAATGTTAGCTGAAAGAAAAGAAATATATCAAAAATATAAAAATGATAAAAATACATTATATAAATATAAGTATAAAACAATAAAACAAATAAAAAATGAATATAAATTTATGGATGAAGTTGATTCACAATCATTTATGTGGACTTTTGTTAATTTAAAAGATGCTTATAATAATTTTTATAAATCATTAAAGGTAAAAAATAATTTTGGTTTTCCTCAATTTAAAAAGAAAAAATATGGTGGTTCTTATACTACATCATTTATAAATAATAATATCAAAATTAATTATGATAATCATAAAATTAAAATACCTATAGTTGGATGGATAAATTATAAAGATAAAAGAAAAATAATAGGTAAAATTAAACATGCTACAATAAGTAAAGATACTTCAGAACATTATTTTATTTCTTTTAATGTTGAACAAGATATTAATATTAAACAAGTACAAATTAATGATGAATCTAAAATTTTAGGTTTAGATATGAGTTTACAATCATTTTTTATAGATTCAAATAATAATTCTCCAGAATATATACGATTATATAGAAAATATGAAAAATATTTAAAACAATTAAATAAAAAAATAAGTAAGAAAAAACATAATAGTAATAGATTTAGAAAACTGAGAAAATCAATCAGTAGAATTCATTATCATATTACTAATGAAAGAACTAATTTTTTACATAATTTAAGTAATAAATTAGTTAATGAAAATGACATAATAGTTGTAGAATCTCTAAATTTAAAAGGAATGAGTAAAATTTTTGGTAAATCAGTAAATGATCTTGGTTATGCTCAATTTATATGGCAATTACAATATAAATTAAAAAGAAAAGGAAAGTATTTAATATTTGCTGATAGATTTTTTGCTTCTTCTAAAATTTGTAATAATTGTGGTTATAAATATAAAGAATTACAATTAAAAGATAGACAATGGACTTGTCCTAATTGTGGTTCTTTAATAAATAGAGATTTAAATGCAGCTTTAAATTTAAAAAGTTTGGGTGAGTCTATCATTCATAAATGTACATCGAGATAGTTGGTAGTAAAACAACATCGTTGAAATGTATAGAGAAAATAATTCTCATAGAAATTTAAATTTTACTTTGCTAATCACCAGGTTTATCAATATGTAAAACATTATCATCTTTATCATATATAGTTATATTTTCTACTTCAACTTGATTAATAAGTTCGGCTTCTTCAACTGTAATATATTTTTCCCATTCAGTATATATATTAAAAGTTATACTTAATATATATACATTATCTTTACCATAAGTTTCTGTATTTATTCCACTATCACTTATATTTTCAATTACTATTCCAGCATCATGTAATTTTTGTACACCAGTAAATTCGAAAAATGATTCAACTTTATCAATAATAATCTCAAGATCATAAATATTAAGTGCACCAAATTCTAATCTAAAACTTGGATGCATAGCACCACCATAACGAGTACCTTTAAGATTTCCTTCATCATCATATACTTCTGTTTGATAATTTCTATCAAAGCTTGTTTTAAAAAAATTGTCATTAGTTACATCAGTTACTACTATATAGGGGAATTTACGATCACTTCTCATAAAACTTTCATCGAGAAAGATTTTTGTTTGTAATACATTTTTATTCCATGGAAATTTAGGATCATTTGTAAATAATTGTTGTAATATACTTACAAATGTAGTTTTTATTAATCTACGTCCACGAAAAAGCATAATAAAATCCTTATATATAATATATTGTTACATTTTGTCCAATTTCTAAATCTTCATTAAATGTTATTATACCATTATTATAACTATAATCACCATCAAGTTCACCTTCACTATTTTCTTTCATTAATAAACCAACAAAAACTTTATATATTCTATTACTTAAATCAACACCTATATCAAATATTTTTTTATTACCGTCATAATTATCTTTAGGTGTTCCAACTACAAAGTTTAACTGTTGTTCATTATTTGAAATTAAAGCTTTTAAATCAGAAAAAGAAATTGCTATTGCTTCTTGTAACTGATTATTTGTACTTATAAATAATGCGTCATTTGTCAAATTATCTTGTTTTTTAAATCCATTTATCATATCAAAAGTTTCTTTTGCATCCATAATTAAACTCCATTTTTGTGGATATAATTGTAATCCATCCACATTTCTTATTTTTTCATTATTATAAATAGGTGAATTTATTCCTACTTGTATAATATCAAATTGTTGCCAAGTAACACTGCCTCTAAATGATTTCTGTCTAGTTACATTTTGAACTTGCCATCTATTATTTTCTTTATCTATAATAATATCATTATCATCTATTCTTGGTGTATATATTGTCCAACTTCTTGTATTCTTTTCAAGTACCATACCACCTTTAATAATAGTATGAGTTTGATTAGGTGATGCTAATGCTACACATATTTTTATAGGTTCATAATATTCTACTATTTCACTATTACCAATTCTTCTTGCATCATCGTCATCTGGTTGAGAATAGTTTGTTCTTTTTTGTTTTATTAACCAAACAAGTTCACCTCTATCTTGAAGAATCCACATTTCATCACGTTGTATTTTATTAAATTGATATCTACGTAAAACATTTAATGGAAGATAATTTACACCTTTATATGTTTTATTATTTGATGTAGGATATTTATTTGTATGTGGATCAAATAACATATTATTGGTATCAATCCAAGTGCCAGTACTATTATTAATATATTCTGATGTATTTTGTGCTGTTTGTGGTCTTGATAATTCTGATTCTTTACCATTTCTTACTGCTGATACTTTATAATAACAATAAGTTCCGTCGATAACCGAGAAGTCAGAATGAATATAATATGTATCAGTGGTATTAGCTAAAAACATAAAACTACCATAAGGAACATAATTCCAATATATATTATATGATTCAGCAAGTATAGCTGGATCCCATTGAATTTTATATTTTCCTTGAGTTCCTTGACATTTATTCATTACTAAAATATTATCAGGATATGTCAGTAACATTAATTATTACTCCAATTATAAAAATAATACATCAAAATATTCTATTATTCTGCCAAAAGTTGTATCATCTACTCTTAAATCTTCATTAATTAAAATTTCTTTTAATTTTTTATCAAGATTTTTATCTTTATAAGCTTTATAAATTTCATCATAATATTTATTTTCAAGCATATCAATGACATGACTCATTTGTTCAGGCTTCATTATATCTTCATCTTTAGCAAATTTCTTGGCATCTGCATCATAAGCTCCATCAACTATAGGTATGCTTCCTACTGGATTGTCAAATCCAGGAATTGTTGATGGTATTATATCAATCTCACTTGCATCAATTTGTTTCTTTAATTTGTTATATATTTTTTGTTCATGATTTTTAATATAATCAAGTCCTTTTGCTGTAATTTTAACTAAACTACCATTTACAAAATCATAACCAGCATATTTAACAAGTCCATCATCATACATTTTTGCAGTAGGTTTAAATTTTAAACCATTAACAAGTAATATACCATCATTAAAATCATCACCAGCTAAAAATTGATTTAAACATGCAACTATATTATCAGTAACTCTTAATGAAGCTGTAGTATAACTTGTAGCTGTGCTTGAAGATTGACTATTTGTATTACTATTATAATTGCTATCAGTAACATTATATGATTTATTGTTATTTACAGGAACTTGAATCCATTGTGCCGAATTTACATCCCAAGACCATTCATAACCATTTGCTGGTTCTGTAGTAGGTTTTGGCATTGTTGGTTTTAATTGTTCTGCTATCTTTTTTATTTTAAAAAATTTCATATATTATCTCCTTAATTAAGGCTGTTGTTCAAAATAATTTCCTGTCCAATTTACCCATAAAGGTGGAAGTATATTTTCAGAATCCCAAACTCTAACATAATCAAGACATTGCACGTGGGAAATTTCGAAGATCGGTGATTTGTGTTTTAATTGTCCTAACCAAAATTTTAAATCAAAAGTATAACCATTTAAACCTTGACAAATAGGGCAAGCTGTATTTCTTGCTTCAAATGTTAATACATCATAACCTATTTGTAATAATCTTTTTAATGTTGGTAAACTTTGATCTATTCTACCTTTATATATTCTTTTTACTTTTATCTTTCTTTTTTTAGGTTTAACAAGTTTAGTAACACTTTTTGGTTTAATTCTAGTAATAGGAGATTTTTTAGGTCTTACTATTGTATATTTATTAGGTTTAACTAATTTAGTATTATTAGTAGGTTTAATTCTAGTAATAGGAGATTTTTTAGGCTGAGTAATATTATAAGAATTACTAGGTTTAACAATTTTACTTGTATTATAATTCTTTTTACTAGGTTTAACTAAATTAATTGTTTTAGGTTTATATACAAACTTTTTAGGCATAATGCACCTTTATCTATATTGTTTTAAATTTAAATTTTAAAATTTTTGTGAGAATTTTATATAATATATACATAAAAATTCATGGAGTTTATAAAATGAAGAAAATGAAATGTTATATATGTGGTGAAGATGAAAAAGTAGTAAATGATAACGTAGTAAGAAGATTTTGTTGGAAATGTGTTAATGGTAAAGAATATACAAAATTTAAAATGAATGAACATAGTATAGAACAACAAAAACAATTAGAAAAATATGAACGTGCAAAACAATCATTTAAACAATATGAAAAAATTTAAACTAAGTTATAGTTCAATATGCGACTATAAACAATGTCCTAAATGCTTTGAATTAAAACATATAAAGAAATTACAACCAGAATTCAAAGATAATATTTATACTTGTTTTGGATCGAGTACACATAAAGTGATAGAAGATACATTAAAAAATGAAAAAATATTAGAATTAAATGAAGTTCTTAATATGTTTCCAGATTTATTTATTAAGAATCTTGATAAAGTTGAAAATAAAGAACTTATTATTATTCCGCAATGGTTAGAAACAGGTAAAAATTGTTTAACATATTTTTATAATAATTACTATAAACAAATTAAACCTAATTTTATTGCTGCAGAACAATACTTTTCATATAATATAAAAGATAATATATATTTTAATGGTTTAATTGATGTTATAATTAAAGATGGAAATAATATTAAAATTCTTGATTGGAAGACTGGTAAATATTCTAAAAGTGTAGAACAACTTACATATTATGCATTAGTAATGCAGAAATTGTATGGAGTAATGACAAATTCAATAGATTACATATACCTTAAAGTAAATAAAAATAATGCATTAGAAATCAATCAGGAAATTCTGGATGAAACAGAATTTGAATTAAATGATATTATAAATAAAATAACATTGACTACCAAATTTGAGAAAAATTTTAGTAGTCAATGTAAATATTGTAATATGAAAGAGTTTTGTACTGAAAATTAATTATTCATTATTTAATTCACTGATATCTTTTATTTCATAAATTCTGCAAAAATCTTTACACATTTCTTCTGATATATACCGTGCTAAATCTTTTGCTATTTGCTTTGGATCAACTAAATCTTCATCTATAGCATTTATAAGAATTGTTCTATATTTATCTACAATTATATTTTCTGCTTTCTTAACTTTAAAAAATTTACTCATTTATATTCTCCTATATATTATTAAATGAATCTTCAAATTCTTGTGCTTTTTGTTCGTTATCTATATATTGTATTGTATATTCATTTCTTATATCTTGTTCAGTAACTTCATTATCATCATCAAAATTAGATTCTTCTATTAAATCTGGTATTACTGAATTTAATACTTTTTCAGCATCTAACTTATTATAAAATTTATAATCTTCACTATCAGCACTATAACCACTATAATCACCATCTTTACTAATTAACCATTCATAATTTGGTTTACTAATTACATAAAAAGGTTTAAATTCTTCTTTTGCTATACTTCTTTTAAAATACTTTACCATTTTTATTTCTCCATTTTAATATATTTTTGTGCTTCTTCTTTTGAACTAAATTCTAATCTTAAACCTGATTCTTTATCTTTAACATAATCGCCATCTTTAAGTATTCTATATGTATATTTATCAGATTTTTTAGTAACATAATCTTCAGTTTCATAAACTGGTGTTTTAACTATTTTATATTTGCTTGCAAGTATTTTAGTCCAATAATTCATTTTATTTAATTTTAAAATATTTTTTAATTGCATCAGACATCTTTTTATATGTTTGTCCTAAATCAGCTCCTGGAATAGTTTTTCCAGTTTCTGCATCTACACATTCTTCTCCATCAAAATAAATTGTACCTTCTTCAAGATTATTTTGTTTACAAAAATAATCTTGAAATTCAATTTGATCCATATAATCAACATAATCACTATCTTTAAATTTTATACTTGCTTTTAATACTTTTGTCCAAGACATTTATATTACCTCTCTTATTTAATTTATATAAATATTATAATAAATTTTTAATAATTTGTAAATACCTATATTAAATTTTCAATTTCATCTTTTGCTTGTTTATCATCTTCAAATGCTGCATCAAAACCATCTTCACTGAACGCCACGAATCCATCTTGCATCCTAATCACTCCGTTGAAATTTACTTTATCTTTATTTATACTAAATATTGCTAATCCTTTTTTAGTATTATTAAGATTTTCAACTGGAGCAATAGTTATAATAATTTGTACAATAGCTTGTGCATTTAATTCATCATCTTCAATAGATTTTAATTTTGTATCTGTATTACCTTGATTTAATATTTGTAATTTATATGTATTTAATTGTAATTTATATTTTGTAAATTCTTCAAATTTTGATGTAAATTCATCTATAATTTTATTTACTTTTTCATTTATTTTTATTACTTGATCATTTTTACTTTCTTCTTCAAGATATTGCTCTGGAGTAATATCATTAACAAGATTATTAAAATCAGTATCATTTATTTCATCAATAGTGTCTTTTATTATATCTTTATCTTCAATATCTTCAAGTTCTATATCTTCATCTGCAGCTTTCTTTTTAAGAGAAGCATTAATATCTTTTTTTACATATTTTTCTTTGTTTTTGATTTCATCTTTACTAAAGCCTAAATATAATTCATATAATCTTTGTGCAGCTTGTTCTTTATCTAAACCTTTAAAAAATGATTTATTTTGATTATATATTTTTCCTAATTTATTTTTATCAGCATATTCGTCACCAATTGTTGTATATATTTCATCAACAATATCTTCAAATTCTAATGAACCTTCAAGCTGTTTATTCTCTTCTTGAATTTTCATTTTATCATCATTTTTAAGATTACCAAATTCTACATCTTCAAATTCTTCAATATCTCTTTCTTTTTGTAATTCATCTAACCATTTCATTGCATCTTCAGCTTCACTTGTTGTAATTTTTTCTTCAGCTACTAATCTGAATGCTTTTTTCTCAAACTGGCTTTGATCAATTACTTTATTTATATATGATTGTTTTAATTCTTGTAAAGGCGTACTATAATATGGATTATTTACATTATGAACTGTATTTGAATTTAATTGTATATCATTATTTTCTAAACAATTATCAGTGATAATTTTATTTATTGTAAATACTTTTGTTACTAAAGTTTTTAATTTATTTACAGCCTCATCAATAGATACATATTCAAATTTCATTTCAGGGTTATCTTTTTCATTTTTATACATTACACCATAACCATATTCAAAAGGTACAATATAATATGCTTCATTCTTTGTTGCTTTTTTATAACCCCAGGCTAATGTCATAGAAGGAACAAATACTGGATTTTGATAATATTCATTATTATTAACAAGTATCTTAGGATTCATTCCAGTAAGTTCTTCAAATATATCTGATGCCATTCGGTAAGAATAACATAAACTTTCACAATATGATAAAATATAATCAACAGTATATTTATTTTCTTTTATCATTCTACGAATTAAGCCAATTAATTCATTTCTTTCCATATTGGTACCTGATTGAGGAGTACCAATACCTAATAATTTATCTTGCAATATAGGATCCATATTTACACTCCTTAAAACTCATATTTTAAATTTAAATTTTGTAATGAATATTTAAATTTTTAAAAGGTATTTACATTCACTAAAAAATTTTATATAATTATTATAACAAAAATAAAAGGAAAAGTAAAATGTTTTTAAGAAAATGTCAAGATTGTAAATATGGTGTATTTTATGAAAAGAAATCTGGAATTGAATATACTTGTTCAAAACAGAAATTTAAAAATGTTGATTGGTTAAATGGTAAATGTACGAAATTTAGATATTTACAAGAAAATAATTTTACTACAAACTATAAATAAGGAGAAGAAGAAATGAAGAAATGGTTTAAAATAAAAGCTTTTGCTTTTAGTAGAAAAGATGTAATTAGAGAACTTTCAGATAATCGTTCACAAAGATTTATGGATCATGCAATTAAAATTATATTAACAAAAGGAAAACAACGTTTTAAACATTGGACTGATGAAATGTTTAGTTTTTGTGAATGGATCCAAGATATTCCTATGAAAATAAATAAAAATACTACTCTTATTCCTGAAAATTTAATTTTACAATATTATTTTGCTGGTTTAGAATTAGAAAGTCAATTTATAAATAAATTAAATAGATACGCAAAAATGTTTAATTATGGAGAAATTAGAAATACTATAAATGACAATATAACATATTATAATTATCGTCAATTTTGTAATGAAATGGCTAGAAAATTATCAAAAAATGAAATAGATCCTGATGTTATAAGAAGTTTGGCACAACAATATTTAATTAATAAACAAAACTATAAATAAAGGAGAAGAAGAAATGAAGAAATTAAATCAAGAAGTAAAAATTTTACAAATTGTAGCAAATTCTAAAGATTTACCAACCTATGAAGTTATTCGTAGAGGAATAAATTGGTATGTTGGAAATCCAGACAGAGTTTTAAGAAGATTACAGAATAAAGGTTATGTATTCGGACAACTTTTAGATTCAATAACTCGTTATAAATTTTGGAATATAACAAAATCTGGTAAAATTTATCTTAAACAAATTATATATACATTTAAAAATAGAGAATAGATATCTATTCTCTATTTTTAAAACTTTCTAAATTTTACATGATAAAAAGATAAAAAGTATTTTAAAAATTATTAACGGTCCATCCACTAGGTATTGCACTTATGCCTCTCGTAGTATCATTTCCATTATAATAGAATGTTCCTGAACTTGCTACATGATTTACCCAATAATTAAATGGTGGCAAATACGGTAAAGAATCTTCAGGTTGGAATATTCCAGTATAATGTATTTTAATACTATTCAATTTACGACAACTGCTAAACATATTTATACAACATTGATTAGTAGAACTAATATTTGTCAACATTATTTCAGGTGACTGTTCTAAATTAGAGCAATAAGAGAACATATTCTGATAGCAGCATAGTGTACTACTAGTCGCTGGTAGAACTGATGGAGCTGCTCTTAAGTTAGTATCATATGAGAACATTGAAGAATAGCAATAATTTGATAATGAAGTTGATGGTAATAATAATTCTGAAGCATCAACTAATAATGAACATGATTGAAATAATGTATAATAGGCATATTGAGTAGGTATTGATGTTATTCCTGAACCGTCATTATTATCATATAAAGAATTAATATTTCCACTGGCTTTTACATAACCTTTGTTATTTTCATCAGTTGTAAAATTAAATCTCATATAATTGCTATTATCACGATAAGCGTGAATGCTATTATATCCTTTAATATAAACTTTTGCATTTGTGTTTAAAGTTATTTCAGTATTTGGTGCTAAAGTACTCCAAGTTTCTGCATCATAAGAATACGATATGACTATATCACTTATAGTACCAGTCACAGTATATGATATATTAACAGGGTTATCTAATGCTGTAAAACATAAACCTTTCCATTCTGTAGGTTCTGGAGGCGTAATTTGTTTATTTTGTATTATATAATTTTTATATAAATTAAATATATTCATTATTAATTTACACTTATGAATGTTACATTACATACATATTTATTTAATAAATTATTCCATACGTAAATAATGTCATAATATCCTATACTATCTATTGTAGGTGTTTCATTATTAAAAAACTTATCTGTTCCCCATGAAATTTGTATATTTGTTGTTCCAATATAACTATGTAATAAAATTGAATTATTTATATTTTCATTATTTGGTTCCAATAATGATATATTTAAACCTGCTACTAATTCACTACAATTCAATGTATATGTATTATTCGCATCTAAATAAATATTCGTAGTAGGTGTTGTTGTATTTAAAGTTTTAATTTCTCTATTATAATCAAATCCTATCCAATCTACTTGTTGATTACCACTCCAATAAGTGTATTCCCACTTATACGGTTCCAAATTACTACTTGTAAGTATTGTATGTATTACTTTATTTTGTGCAGTAGTTCCATTCATTATTTCTATAACTGCTTCTACATTTATCAAACCTGTTGGTAAACCAGAACAAGTAAGTTCACCTGAATATGCCATGCCTTTTACTGCTGTTGTATCATTTTTTATTGCTTCAATTAATGCAGTAAATGTTGTATTTGTTGGCCAAGAATTTGGAAATGCTTGATATGTAACCAAACCTGTAATTGTATTATCTGTGGCATTAATTAATGCATTTTCTATAGCTTGATTATTAAAATTTACTGTATTTATTATTTTTACTTGTTTATTTGTTATTTGTGTTGGCATAATTATACACCTTTTTATTTTTAAATTTAAATTTCTATTTAACTAATATTACACCTAACACTAACCCTACGGCAAATGCTAAACCTATACCATACTTATATAGTGAGCTTTTGTTTTCGGATCTGCTCAACAAGTTTTGATAATTCATTGACTGTTGTTCCATTATCTTGAACTTTTGCTCGTAATTCTTCTTTAATGTTTCGTATTCGTTGATCTGAAGTTCTAATAAGCTCATCAATTCGTTGTTGTTGCTGTTCAAGTTGTTGATTTGCTCTGTCAATTTGTTTAGTTGCGTTTCTGTCACAAAATACGTAACCTCCGCCGAAACAAAGCAAACTCCAACAAACAATAACAATAATTGTAATAACAAAACTTTTAAATATTTCATTCACATTTTACTCCTTATTTAAAATAAAAATATATATCATTTATCAATTCTGTAAGTTTACCTAAAAATGTATGTTTTTCCCAATACATCCAATTTTCTATGTATTCATTAAATGTAATTACATCATTTGCATATTGAATTTCATTATACAAATAAGAAAAAGTATCAATAATAATTACTATGAATACCACTAATACTGTTACTAATAAAATGTATAAAATTATATTTACCATTACTTTACCTCAATTTATGGATTAAATAACCTATTTTTACGATTACCTACATCAATGTGTAACCAATATATATTATTTTCAAAATTCAAACAATCAAACTCTTTATTTTTCATTAAATCTTGCCTTATTCTATTATATTCTTTTGTTTTTTGTTCATGTGTTAATTTCTGTTTTTCTATTGCCATTATATGTAAATCTAAAGCACGACCAAATTTGTGTTGACTATACTTTGCACCTGTTGTTGAATTAATATCTCTTAATCCACAATCTTTTAATTGTGATGTATTAATGTAACAAGGACCATATTTTTCTCTTATTTTATCAGCATATCTTAATATTCTATCATCAAGTAATAACCATAATATATCTTCATTTATTTTAAGATTATTAGGATGTACTAATTCTTTAATTGTAAAATATTTACATTTATACATTTTTATTTTCCTTTACAAATCAACTTCTAATTTATTTACAATTATATTTATTTTAAAGCCTAAATCATCTTGAACAATTATTTTATGTTTATCTTTACTTATATGATGTTTTAAAATTTTACCTAATTTATTTATTCTATTTAGTGCTTTAATTTCACTTGTAAAATAATATTTAATTTCATTGTTAATTATAACTTGCCAAATATATTCTATCATTTCTTTACCTTGTCTACTATATTATTTACAATATTTGTTACATCAGTTGTTGTAGTGGTTTCAGTATTCTTATTTATATTTTCCGTTTTAGTTATTTCTATTTTAGGTGCACTAATATTATCTACAGCTGAAATACCAAATAATGCTAATGTTGTAAATGCAAATGTTTGATATAAAGCAGCATCTACATTTACAAATAAACCAACTATCATTGTAATTGCAAATAAACTACCAAAGTGGAGCTTTGTATTTGGTGTTCCACCTCTATCTTGTAACATGTGTTTAATATAATTAATTATCTTTTTCATAATTTTTTAATTTGCGGGAGAGAGAATTGAACTCTCAGCTTTGGGATATGAACCCAAAATGTTACCTTTACACTATCCCGCTTATTGTAAATAAAATTAATAACAAATAAAATAAGTATAAAATTACTATTGCACTCATATTCTATGCTATCTTCTCAAATACCCAATCACGTAATTCATCAATATAAGGTTTTATTATTGGACTAAAGAAATAGAATATCACTGAAAGTCCACAAATAGTCCAGAAATGTGCAAATATTGTTGTAATAAGTAAATATATTACATATCCTAAAAGTGCTACAAAAACTATTTCTAATGCTTTAAATAACCACATCCCTAATGTTTGTTTCATTTTTTATCTCCTTTTACTCTATAATTGTCCAATTCTTCTTAGTTAATATCGCCTTGTCGTTATCGGTAAGATAGCCCTTCATCAAGTAGTTTTGACCTACTTTGATATATGTGTTTTCAAGATCGATTGTGCCATTAAATACACCATAACTTCCATAACCAAATTGATAATTAATAAGAACATTGCTAATATAATTTTGTTTAGTTATTTCTGTATCAAAATATGAAAAATTAATATTATCTGTAGATACACCTAATATTTGTATTCCCTTAGTAACATCTATTTCAAAAATACAATAATATGTGGCATTTAGTTGTACTATAATATCTGAATTGCAATAATAATATTGATTATTAATATTACTTACTCCACGAATTTTTTTATTATCACCTATTATAATACCAAAAGTATACCAAGAACTAATTCCACAAATATTACAAGTACTAGAAATAGTATTTGTAATACTAAATTTAGTATAAACTTTAAATCTAGTATTAGTATTTAAACTTGGTGTAAAACTATTTATTTTCACATAATCACTACTTGAAAACCCACTCGCAACACCATTTTCATCAATCTTTGGTGTTCCAACATTGGTTAAGTTATTCCCAGTTGCTGCTGTTATGTTTATTGCTTTGGTTGTTGCTGCCTTGCCTGTAAACCATGGTATCCATTCGTTGTTCTCTTTGATTTTGATGTAGGTGTTATTCAGGTCGATGGAGCCTGTAAAAGGATTCGCATAATATCCACCTCTTCCAATATATACTTTATTATTTATTGTTTTTAATTCCTTTTGTATAATACTACCATTAGTCCAGCTATCACCATTATTCGTCGATTGACTTAATCGTAAATTATTACCATTTTTAGTAAACTTAATTAAACAATCAGTATCTGTAGGTAATGCTACTCCTGTTCCAACATAAAAGATATTATTATTACTATCTCTTAACACTGTTGTAGGTCTATAATTTTCTTGTAAAACAATTGCATACCAATATGATGGGTCTGGTATACCAAATATTGCTCTATTAGCATCTAATGTTGGTGGTGTATGAATTTTAATTACAATTTCGAGATTTTCAGAATTAAAATTTAAATTATTAGTTATTTCTAAATAATCATTTTCACTAAATCCACTAAACACTCCACTTGGACTTTCAGTTAATGTTCCTTGAACTGTATACCCAACATTGTAAGGCATACTGTTAAACAACTCTACCAATGCATCTCTGTCAAGTCCTGTGTAACTTACATTAATTTGTGGACTTGTTTCTGTAAATGGTGCTTCGTTACTTACTTTCAAACCACGAAGACCTCGCATTGGGTAGGTGGAAGTGCCATACATTCCTAATTTTGTTGTGGTATTATCTGTTATGTCTATTTTTGTAGGATATAGTTTTTGAGCACATGTAATAGCTTGTATTAAATTATCTCTTGTTGAACTTAAAAATGGTAATAATTTTAAATTATAATTGTTATTAAAAACAAATTCACGAATGTCCTTTTTTGTTACTTCATTAATACTTATCTTTTCTAATAATGTACAATTATCATAAGTATAAGTTCCAAATCCATTATAATTTCTAATTCTAATGTGTTTTAATTTACTTCCTCTAAATGCAGAATTAAAATTAGTTGCATTAGTAATTTTAGGTAAATAGTATAATGAACTTGCACGAAAACTTGTACTTATAACATCAACATTTAAACTATCATTTTTAGCTGTAACTGCTTGTAAAACAATAGGAATATATTGATTAGAACCTGCACTAAATGCTGCATTTAAGGCTATACTATTATCTAATTCAAAATGTCCCCACAATACACCCTGTTGTTGATTGGTAGAAACACCAGTAGTTCTTGCACATCTAAATTGTGTAATTGTGCTTCCATTTGTATTAGGTTTAACCACAATTTTATGTAATACTAACTCTTCAGGTGTAGTACAAGTTCCTATTGGTACATATTCACTACATAATGTACTAAAATCAATGTCTGTTTGTGTATTCTTGGTTGTTGTGGCATATAATACATCGTCAATATAAACATCGTAATTTCCACTTGATACACTTGCTAACAAACCAAACAAAGAATATTTACTAAAATCACTTGCAACACCATACAACAAAGTAATAGTATTATCTTCAGGTGGTATTACTTTAAGGTCACGAGTTTGTGAATATTTTATTCCATCAGTTGGTGCAGGTATAAATTCTTGTGTTTGTGTATTTACATAGCCTATACTTGGTGTTGTATATTCTGTTCCAAACAATAATTGGTTATTTATTTTGATGTATGTATTGTTGAGGTCTATGGAACCATTAAATTGGCCATTATTCCCATAACCAATCATTAAATTATTACCAACACTAAAAGTAATACCTGTTAAATTATCAGTTTTTGTTTCAGTTAATACATCATTTACATATAATCTTATTGTTAATGTATTTCCTTCTCGTTTGCAATTAACAGTATATTTTGTACTTGCTACTGCTTGTGTGTCAAAAGCTAAAGCATATTGTTCTGGAACTGTTGTCCTACATTGAAATCTAATTGATTTACTATCAATAACAACTCCACCTCTATAAGCAAGATTATTTGTTATAATTGTTCCACTTGATGTCCAATTAGAAGCAGTTGTAAATACTGTATTAAGTTCAAAATTTTTATTACAATCTAATGCGGTTGCTGTTAAATAATCGTTTGCACTAAATCCACTATATATTCCATCATTATTTGTCAATGTTCCAACTTCTGTATAATTTACTGGTCCTTTTATTTTACAATTCAACCCTGCAGGTACTGGTGCATAGTTTTCACTTGTGTAGTTTTTACCGTAAAACCACATTTCATCGTTGACTTTGATGTAGATTTCTTTGAGGTCTATTGAACCTTTAAGATATTGGTTACTTGCTCTACCTTTACCAAAATCTATAATATAACTATATTCTTGTGTCAAAGTTATATTTCTGTTAATTTCAGTTGTCCAATTTATTTTATCTGTTGACAATAAAACTTGCACATTACCTTTGTTAAAAACTACTTTAATATAATAGTTTGTTAAAGAAGATAAAACCGTTGTTCCTACTGCATTATTTATTAAACTCCAACTATTATTATTTCCTAAATATAAATGAATTTTACTATCACCGGAACTTCTAATCATTTGTATTCCATAAGTGTTAGGATGTCCTAAAAAAACTTGGCCTGAACTTTCATTATCAAAATTAATTTTTATTATAATTTCTGAAATAGTATTGACATTTAAAATAAATGGTTGTTGTAATTCTATATAATTACTGTCGCTAAATTCACTAACTACATTATCCGTTATCGTAGGACTGCCTACCACACTATAATTTACAGGTCCACTTAAATTTAATTGTGGATTAGCCCATATCAATTCATTGTTTTCATTGAACTTATATTTTTCTACAAAGTTTATGTTATTCTTTTGCCTTATGTCTATTTGTGAATTATTTAAGTAAAGCTCAGGTCCTGCTATAAATGTTCCTGTTCCGCGATTTGTTCTAAATACATCTTGTATTAAATCTAACATTCCTAGTTCACCATCTGAATTTCTTTTAACAGGAATTAAATTAGCAACTAACACATCATTATTATATATCAAATATGGATATATTCTACCAATATAATAAATTTCACCAGCATTAATACTATTAGCAATTCTCATAGAAACATCATTTGAAAAAGTATTATAAGTAAAAGTTTTAACTAATTCACCGTCAACATAAAAATTATTTTTATTAAAATCTACATCATATAAAGTATTAATATTATATTTCAGATCACTATTAGAATAAGTAGTATTATAACAAGGTCTAAAATAGCCATTAACTAATAACAATGCAAAATTATTACTTCCTTGTGAACTTCTTGTACAAAAAACAGATTGATTATTTTTAGATTTACTATAAATCTTTGTTCTTACTCGTAAATCTTGACTTGCTGTTATTCCTGTGTTAAGCCATTGTGTCCCAGTACCTTCCAAGTACTCCAACCTTGTATACCCTTCAGGAAAACTATATTGCCAATCCGTAGGCGGATAAAATTTATCTACTTGTATGCCATTTTGTTCTGTAAGCATTTTATATAAACTCCTATCAATTATTCAACCCAACTGTACATTTGATTACCTATCCATACATTACTACCTTTAGGTTTACAGAAACTAAATTTATAATTTGCCATTGCTGTCATTGTTGGTGAAGTGTTACCCCATACTACAGTGTCAGGAAATGTTATTTCCCATGCTTGTTGTGCATCTACCATTTTTATATATAATGTAAATTCTATTTCTACATCACTGTCTTGTGCATTAAACTCAACTAAATTGTCTGTATTAAATACTAATGTAGTATTTGATGTTGGTGTAAGTTCGTATACTTGTTTTGTAGGAACTAAATTTATCGTTACTGTACCATTTGCTTCTAATGTATTTACATGGTTGTATATCGGTTGTAAACCTAAATTTTGCCATACTTGCTCTTTCTGTTCTTGGCTTAAACTTTGTGCAGATTTTGTTAATACGTCTGTTCTTAATTTATCTACTAAGTTATTACCATACAATGTATTTGCAAGTACTGCCACTGTTGTACCTACAAACTCTTCTGTGCCGAAATCGTTTACTGTATATTTTCCATTGTTTGGTATATCTACAACATAAGTTATCGGTGTAGGTAATACATAATAAATGTAATTACTATCATAAATATAATCTACACCTAATTCTATAACTGTATCTAAGTTCGCTTGACTATATGCATATCTTCCTATTCTGTTTACATATCTATTATCTTCTAAGAATATTTCATCAAATACATTACCTACTTTACCAAAATAGTTTGCACAATTTAATGATACTTGTGTTTGTGTTGGATCTGAAATATCATAACCTGTTGTAGGTATATTGATTACACTTGGTGCAACATATTCTGTATAATCTTGGTCTTTATAATTACTCCAAGTAGGATGTACACATAACTTTGTTATGTCTGTTAATGCTACACATATATATCCATCTTTTGGGAATGTTATCCATTGCAATTTATTAGCAGGTAATATTGATGTATCATTTACTACTTCTATTCCATCATTGCCACTTAATGTAATAGTGCTTGATGTTGTAGGTATTGTTGCACTATACCCAACCCTTACCAATGTTCCTGTTGTGTTGTTATCGTATATTGTATAATCACCATGCCTGTTACCGTAATTGTTTTCAAGTCCACCAACTGCATGTATATATGCAACATAACTACCTGCACTTGCTACAATTTCACCATTTTCATTTATTGTATATCCACTTAATACATTGGCAGGATTAAATTGGTTAAAGCCACTTGCTTGAAAACTTGTAGGTGTTGCAACTTGCATATCACCATTATATGTTATTGTAATTGTATCACCTGTTTGTGGTGTTCCTGTAATAGTTATACCATATTCACTTATATTTACTATAGCTTCATTATTCATCCATACAGCACCTTGATATAAAAATGAATATGTACCTATTTCATTATTTACTTTTTGTGCAAATATTGTTTCATTTACTGCTATTGTTAATCTATCTACTGCATTGTATGTGGCTGTTGCAGATTCTGAAACTTCTTCGCCTGTATTATCATAAGTGTAACTTACTACAAAACTATCTCCATTTAATGCAGTAGCACTTAATGTAATACCATAATCTTCTAAATTAACTACATTACTATCATAACTCCAATCTGTTCCATCAAATGTAAATGTATAATCACCACTTACATTATTTACTGCTGTACCAAATATTGTTGCATCTATACTTGCATTTATTCTTGTAGTTTCGTTATGTGTAGTATCTATGTTATTTAAACTTCTTCTTGGGTTTATTACATTACCTGCTATCTTCATTAATGTTGCAGGTCCATCACTTATACTTTTTGTTCCACCTGCTGTTCTAAATAATATATATGCAGTATCATTAATATTGTCCGGTGAAACTAAATTTTCTGCCGTAGCTACTTGCGTTATTAATACATTACCATCATTGACAGGTGTTTTAAAATTAACGGATTTTACATTGGTTTTTTGTGCATCACTTAATGCTTTACTTGATGGATATTTTTCTTGGCTTGTTTCAGTATAATCTTGGCTTATATTACTTTTTAATTGGTATATGTTTAAATCACTTTCTACAAGTGTCGTTCCATTATAAGTATAATATTTATTATCATATAAATAAAATGTTCCAATGGTAGGTGTTTTACCTTCATCCCATTGTCCATCTTTATAAGTGTATATTTTACTATCTGCTGTATTAAACCATGTTTGCCCATCTTGTGGGTTTGTAGGTTCTGTTTCTTGAAAATAGTTTAATGTTTCTACTTTACCACTACCACCAGAACCACTAGGAGCTTTTGCAGAACCCAAATAAACTATATTAGGTGATACTATTTTTATACTCATATTATTCTCCTTCTTCTGTACTAATATTAATTCCTGATTCTAATGAATTACGGTTCAATCTAATATATAAATTTGTGCTATCTGTCGGAGTATATTTTGCAATTTTATAACCAGCACCATCTAACTTTATGCCACTGTAACTATCTGTGGCAGGTTCTGTATCTGAATCTAAAAGTAATACATCACCTAAACCTCTTGCCTCAATAACGTATAAAGTACTTGAATCAAAAGAAAACCCATTGCCTATTAAGTCTGTTACTAGTGTCCAGTCTTTTGTTACTGGTACATATGCAATATTTGCCATAAAAAACACCTCTTTTAAATAATATAAATACTATTAAAAATAAAAGGATTATGATATAAATGTCAAGGGTAAATAAATTTATAAAAAACTACTTGACATTTATTTACTTTTATATTATAATACGTACCGTAGGATAAATCTGCTAGTAGTGTCTACGACTATAATATCAGGAATGATAAAGCTCCTGCTCACTACTACAGCGTTGGGAAATAGGAAGTATACAACGTACAAATGTATATACTAGTAAGTATATAGTATGCAACTTCCTTTGTATAATTGAGGGAAGCCCTAATACTGATGGTTATTCATTAGCTTAATATACCTAGAAACAGAAGAAGCTAACCACGTTAACTTAGGACATTAGTAAATTAAAGTTTAAGTATAACTTCACTTTAATTTCTTTTTTCTTTTTCAAGAAAAAAGAAAGCTGTGGGAAATAAAAAATATTTGAAATTAAGTTTATTTAAAAAATCCCAAATTAACAAATTTAAGTCCTATCTTAAAGTCTTGACATTTAAAATAAAATTTAGTATAATCTTAAGAAATTTATATGGAAAGGAGAATTGAAATGGATTTATTTGGTAAAAAGAAAATTAGAGCATTAGAAACTATCCTTAACAACACAATTCAAAGTAATATTGCTTTAGAAAAAATCTCTAAAACATTGACTTGTCTTAACGAACTTATTATAGAAGATAATGAAAAATTAAAAAATGAAAATGAAAACTTAAAAGAAGAAATTTATAAATTAACTGGAATAAAAAATGATTTGCAATGTAAATTAGATGCATGTATTAAATTAGAAAACGTTAAGAAATCTAAAAAGTCTTCTAAAAAGAAATCTAAAAAATAACTTGAAAATTCAATAAATTTAAGGCTATAGAATAAATTAAATCTATAGCCTTATCTGTTAGGAGAACTCTGTGAAAATACGTGTGATATCAGATATTCATGAAGATATAAATGATAGATATCCTTTGAATTATAATGATGATACGTTTACAATAATAGCTGGGGATATTAGTGGCGACCCTGTTAATGGAGTTCAATGGATTAAGAATAATATTAAGTATGGTTTGTTTGTTCACGGCAATCATTTAGTTTATAATCATTTAGGTTTACCAATTCAACAGTTGCAACAAATATATAGTAATGCTTTTCCTTTAGAGTCAGATATTTCATACTTAAATAATCAATATAAAATTATAAATGATATTGTATTTATAGGCTGTTGTCTATATACAGACTATAAATATAATGGTACAGTTAATAGTAATATGCGAATTGCAGAAAAAGGTTTAAATGATTTTAGATGGGGTAAGATACTTGAAGGCGATAAAATTGTAAGCCTTAAACCACACCATTATTTAAATATGTTTAAAGAGTCATATAGCTTTATTAAACAAACACTTAGAAAATTTAAAAATAAAAAGTGTGTGTTGATTACACACCATTGTGTAAGTCCTTTACAAATTGATCCGAAGTATTTTACAAATAGTTTAAATGCTTCTTTTACATCAGATTTAACAAAGTTTATTGAAAAGAAAAAGAATTTATCATTAGTTATATCAGGTCATACACATGCAAGTAGTGATTTTATGATTGGTAATACAAGAGTTGTATGTAATCCTTATGGATACAGAAGTTCTGTTTATGGAGAATGTAATTTGAATTTTAATCCAAATTTAATTATAGAGGTTTGATTACTTTATTATGGATGAGATAGTTAAGTTTGTTGAGAATAATTTACACATGGTTCTTTCTTATTCTGTAGATGAATACAGTATACAGATTTATACACTTTGTAATGAACTTATAAATATTCGTCCAATGAAAATTAAAGGTAAAAAAGGTTTCTACGAAGTTATTGTCACAGTGATTGAAAATAATACTTGTGATTATATGGCATATACGTTAGATATTATAGATGTGTTTAAATTACTTAATGAGTATCTTAATAATTTTTATAGAGATTATTATCTAGAGGAGGAATTTGATGAGTTATAAATATATTCTTGGTTTTGATAATGGAACTACTGCACATTTTACACTTGTTGACGTTAATGGTAAATTACTTGCATTTGAAAATGTACCTACATATCAACAAGTAAGCTGGAGTAAACCAACAAAAAGAAAATATAAAACAAAAAATGGTTATGTAACAAAACCATATCAAGCACAGTTTACATTTATAAATATTGATGAACTTAAAAAAATTCTTAAAAATTTAATACCAAATGTAAGTGATACAATTTGCTATTTAGAACGTCCTGCAGTTAATTATCATGCAGGCTGGGCAATGCAAAGTTCACTTTCTGCATTTGGAGCCTGGTTATCTGTTTTGTACGTATTAAATTCTTTAGGTATTAAATATGTAATGATTGATTCTAAGCAATGGCAAAATGCAATGATACCAGAAGCAACTGGAAAAAATAATAAAGAATATGTAAAGAGTTTAGAGAAAGGTGAAAGAAATAAACTTCTTAAAAAAGCAGCAGATAAATTAGCAAAAGAATTATATCCATCAGTTATACTTAAAGAGTCTGGAGATGGTGATAGTGTTTGTATAGCAGAGTATTATAGAAGAATACAATTAGAAAATAAGGATAAGTAAATGAGAAAAACAAAAAGTATTTGGTCAGTTAAATGTACAGCGACAGATCAAGATTTTGCAATAACAAAATATACAGATAATATTGTTTTAAATTTAAGAACATTGGAAGTAAATATTATTACTCCGGTAGATAAAAAAGATTATGACTTGATTTTAAATAATAAATATTATAAAATACTAAGCACTTTAGATGTTTTTGATTTAAAAACTTTATCAAAATTATTTGAAGGTAGAAGTATAAAATTTAAAAAGAAATAGGTTATTAATGCAACATTTATTAGAATATATTAAATCTCATAAAAATTGTAGATATAAATTATTAGAATCTAAATTTTTAAATCAAGAAATTAAAGATGTTTTACATAAATATAATTTAAGTTTTGTAGAATTATGCTATCGTTTAAATAATAATATAGCACTAGATAAAATTTTCATTTGTAAAAATTGTAAAAAAGTGATTAATTATAACTATAAAAAGAATTACTATAGTACTTTTTGTAGTTTAAAGTGTGCAGGTATATATAACCAAAGTTTACCTACAACAAAAGAAAGGTGTAAACAAACTTGCTTAAAGAAATATGGTGTTGCTACTTTTAGTAAAACTGATATATACAAAAAGACTATACAAGATAAACAGAAAGATATTAGATTAAAAGTAAAGGCTACATTACTGAAAAAATATGGTGTAGATAATTATAGTAAGTCAAATGACTATAAACAAAAAATAAATATTATACAAGATAAGATGAAGAAAGCTTGTAAACAAAAATATGGTGTTGAATATTATTCACAATCTGAAGATTATAAATTAAAAAAACCTATTATTTTAGAACATAGTAAAAATACATATAAACAAAAATATGGTGTTGATAATTATAGTAAAACTAAAGAGTGCAAAGATAAGGTAAAACGTACTAATATTGAAAGATTTAATGTTGATAATCCTATGAAATTAAAAGCTTGTGTTGTTAAATTAAAAGATACTTGTATTAAAAAATATGGTGTCGATAATTATGCAAAAACAGATGTGTGGAAAAAACAATATCAATTAAATAAATTTAATATTGTATCTAAACGTAATGCAACATTGCGTAAAAATAATTCATATAATAAATCTAAATCTGAAGAGAAAATATACAGTCTACTCTTGACAAAGTTTAACAAAAGTGATATTATTAGACAATATAAAAGTGATTTATATCCTTTTGCTTGTGACTTTTACATTAAGAGCTTAGACCTGTATATAGAATACAATGGACATTGGACTCATGGCTGGTATCATGACAGATGTTTAGGAAGTTTTAATAAAGATAGTATAGAGCATAAGAAAATATTAAATTTATATGAAAGTAAAAATACAAAGTTTTATAAAAATGCAATATATGTATGGACAGATTTAGATGTGAGAAAGCTTGAATGTTTTAAGAAGAATAAACTTAATTATAAGATATTTTGGACAGTTGAAGACGCAGAAGATTGGTTAAAGGAGATTTAAAAATGAATGCACATGATTTTAATAAAGTTGTAGAAGATTGTATAAATAGTATAAATACAATTTTAATGAGTAAATCAAAAGAATACTCAACTGATGTAGATAAACTACATAATTTTAATGAAGCAGCTAAGCTACTAGATTGTACTAATGTATATGCTTTAGCTGGTATGATGAATAAACATATTGTAAGTGTTTATGATATTGTTAAACGTTTTGAAAAGACTGGACAATTACCTACTAAAGATTTGTTAAATGAGAAGATTGGTGACAGTATTAATTATCTTATATTATTAAAAGCATGCTTTCTAGATAAGCTAAATAAGTGAGGTAAATAAATGGAAATATATACTCCTGCAGATATACAAGAATTAAAAGTATTACAAGATGGAGTTACAAATTGTCCTAAGTGCGGAGGTTCTGATTATAATTGCGAGTGCGTTAAGAAATATAAATTTTTACATAACATGATTATGTCTGCAATTCCAGCAAAGTATAGATATGCAGATATAAATGAAGTTCAAGTTCCAGAATTAAAAACGAGTTTAGATAAAATTACAACATATATAAAATTGTTAAACGACCACAGAAAAGCAGGTACAGGTTTATATCTTTATGGTACAACAGGAACAGGTAAAAGTTATGTTGCTTGTTATGTTTTAGAACAAGCTATTCTTAAAGGTTACTCTACTTTTTTCTGTACAGTAGAACAATATAAGAGAGCATTATTCGATAAAGATAATGATTATATTTATAATGTAAATGAGTCTGACTTTACATTGATAGATGATTATGGTCGCGAGTTTTCAGATACAAAAGGATTTATAGATTCTCAAGTAGATGAAATGCTTCGTTATAGATATGATAGAAATAAACCTACAATTATAACAAGTAATATATTAGCTAGAGATATTGAAAACTTACGTATAAAATCAATTTTATATGATGCATATATTAAGTTACCTTTCGAATGTGTAGACTACCGTAAATCATTAGGAGGAGTCAATGCCCAAAAAAATATTAGGTAAACATCCGAAAACAAAAAAACCTTTATATAAAAAGGATGTTGATGATTTAACAAATAAAACACTTAAAATAAAAAAAGCATTGGTTGATAGATATAAAGATGTATCACCAGTTACATTATTACATTTAGCAATTGCAATTAGTTTAAAGTATCCAATATATGTTACTGAGTCGCCACAATTAAATGATGATAAAGCATATATTAAAAGAAAGTATAAAATACAAGTAGGGCATATGTATGAATTTACGAATTTAGATGAAGGAGTAATTTTGTAATATGGATTTAAATTTAGAATTTACAAGTCATATATTAAAAAATAAAGAAGACCTTTTATATATATTAAGTAAACCATTTGATTTTAATTGTATAGATTTTTCTGTTTCTGGATTTTCTGCATCAAGGTCAGCTTGTTATTGTATTATAAGTTTTTATAGAACATATAATGAGTTATTAACTTTAGCACAAGCAGAAACATTTATAACAAGTATTTGTTCTAAACCAGAACAGGCTATTCCTATACTTCAATATTTAAAACAAGCTAATGATTATGTATTAACAACGAATTTTACTTTCCTATTAGATACTATAAGAAAAGAATACAGTTTATTTATTATAAGAAATTCTTTACTTGATGTTACAAGTTCTTTAGATTCTTCAGATTTAGATAATACAATATTAAAAATACAAAAAGGTTTAAATAAAGTTAGTTCATTAGAAACTTCAGAAGTTGTGGAAGGTGATTTAGCTTTAAGTTTAGATGAGTTTTACGATAAATATAAAAAGGTACAACAAGGTGAAATGTCTGTAGGATTACAAACAGGTTTTCCTACATTTGATAAAGCAACTGGCGGATTAAAAGCTGGAGAGTTAGATATTGTTATTGCAGGTTCTAATGAAGGTAAGTCAGTTTTTTTAATTAATGTAGCTAGACATTTATATGCACAAGGAAAAAATATTTTATATTTTTCAATAGAGTTACCTAAAGATCAAATCATTCGTAGATTTATATCTCTTGCTGCAAATATAAATATTGATAGATTCAGAGATGGTATATTAACTGCAGAAGAGAATACAAGATTTTTAGATACAATGCAGGCTTTTAAACAGAAAGAAAATATATTTTATATTGTAGATAATCCAACATGTAATGCAGACTCAATTGCAGCTAAGTATGAAGAAATTTCAGTAAAGCATAAGATAGATTTAATTATTATAGATTACTTAGGTATTATGCGTCCTAAAAAATCTACAGGACAGAAATGGGAAGAGCTCGGTAACATAGCTTTAGATGTTAGACATTTAGCAAGAACATTTAAAATCCCAGTACTTACAGCTATGCAGGTTAAATCTGAAGCAGTAAAGAATTCTAAAAACCCAGTTTATAATATGACAGATATAGCAAATTCATTTATGGTTATTCATCATGCAGATACAGTTCTTGCTTTAAAACTTAAAGACCCGGTTTCAGCTATGCAAGGACTTTCTATTGTAGAGATGACTGCAAGTACACCAAAAGTTAGAGATGGACAGAAATGTCAATTTGATATAACTGCGATGTTTTCAAACATGCGGATGGAGGAGCCAGTAAGTGCAACTTTCTAGTTTACCACAATTAGATATAGTTTCAATTTTTAAACACTATAACTTTGATTTAAAAGAGTCTGGTGATAGATATGTTTGTTTATGTCCATTTCACAATGATAAAAATACACCTAATCTTACAATATATCCTAAGACAAATTCATTTTATTGTTTTACTTGTAAAAAGTCTGGAGATGCTTTAACATTAATTTCGTTTATGGAAAAGAAGCCTATTTATGAAATAAAACAAGAATTAGGAACTACATTTTTAAAATATAAATTAACTACACAATATAAAAAACCTATTGATTTTTTTCAAAGTTTATTAAAAGATAGTTCAGAATTGTTTTATAATTATATTAAAGCTTATCCAAGTAAAATGAACTCCTGTATGTATTGTATGCAATTGTTTGATTTATATTTAGAAGATATTATTATAAATAAAGTAGAAATTAATTTTGATAAATATAATCAAATACTTGACAATTTAAAAAAGATATTATATAATGAGAATATTAAATAAGTAACAGGAGAAACAAATGAAACAAGTAACAGTAACAAAAGGTTATTCCCAAACAATCTCACAAGATTATAATTCTTATAAGTTTTCTGTTTCACTTACAGAAACGTTTGAAGTTGCAAATGATGAAGAATTAAATCAGAAATCAGCAGAGTTATTTCAGAAGTGTGTAAGTATGGTAAATACTGATATAGCTAATATATTCGGAGGTAAAAGATAATGCAATTAGAAAATATAGAATTATTATCATATCAAGATTGTGAAAATTATATTAATGAAGCAAAGAGTTTACGTGATACAGTTCAGTTAGTAGAAGATCCTATAGCAGAGTTAGGATTTCCTGGAATAAATAAACAGTTATCTAAAATACAAGCTGCTAAAGAAAGGATGACAGATATACTATTGCATGCATTAAAAAATAAATCTAATGCACAAAGATTAGCAAATAATGCTAAATCTAGTTATGGAACAGAGTTTGCGATTGCAATGAGTTCTGATCCAGATGTTTTAGCACAAACATCTAAAGAAAAAAGGGAAGCAGCTGCTGCTGTTAAGTTGCAAAATCAATATGCAGATTTACAAAAAGCAGAAGATAACTTATCTCAAGCAAATGTTTTTAATCAAGTTATTTCTACTATTGCAAAAGATTTAGAAAATAAACAAGATTTACTTGAAAAGCAGATTGATTTAATAAAGATGTCTATGGTAGTACATCCAGATGTGCGTGAACGCATGACTATAAATTAGAAAAAATCTGTGAGGACCTCACAGATAATATATAATAAATTGAACATAGGAGAGTAAAAAATGATTTTAACAAGGCAAGAAGCAAAAGATTACAGTAACGAACCAAGACCAGATTTAAATTATGTAGAGGATGGAATTTATCCTGCATCATTTGTAAAATGTAGTGAAGAACAAGGACAGTATGGACCACAGATTAAATGGTTGTTCACATTAGATGAAGTAAATAAAATTAAGATTTTTGTAAGTTTATTTACTTCTACATCATGGGCACCTGGTAATAAATTAGATGGTTTACTTGTATCGTTAGGTATTGATACTACAAATAATTTTGATTTAGCAACATTTAATACTGATATGATAAAAGGTGGAACAAAAATTCTTTTGATGGTTTCTAAAAAAAGAAGTCAGAAAGGTAATATATATTTGAAGGTTGATAAATATTTACCTTATTCACCTAATGCACGAGGTGCAGAACCGTTAATGTTTCCACAAGAACATATGATTATGCCAGAACCTCAACAGCAATCGCAACAGTTTCAGCAACAGCAACCACCATTGAAAGTTAATTATCAATCAATTAAACCAATTAATAATCAACCAAATGGTATGTATCAACAGTTCCAACAACAACCATATGCTGGACCTAGTATAAATCCTGCTCCTAATATGGGACAGAGAGTAACTAATCCAACAAATCAAAATTTTGGAACTATGCCTCCGGTTAAAAAAGTAGATTTTGGTAGTAAGCTATAATTATAAAGTAAATACTTCCCTTACTATATTATATGGTAAGGGAATTTTATGAGGTTAAAAATGGCTAAAGACTTGAAAAGTATTTTAGATAGTTTAAAAAAGCAAGGTATGAATACACTAATTGTTGGAGATAATCAACCAGAAGTTCCTAGGTTACCTTCTGGGTCAATTGGTCTTGACCGTATACTTGGTGGTGGTTATCCTATGGGAAGAATGACAGAACTATATGGAGATCCATCTTCTGGAAAATCTTTAATGGCTTATCTTGCAATTAAAGAAGTTCAGAAGAATGGTGGTGTAGCAGCTTTAATAGACGCAGAGAATTCATTTACAAGGGATTGGGCTTTAAATTTAGGAATTGATCCAAATCAACTTTTAGTAAGTGGAACTGTCGATGGTTCTCCAAGATCTGGAGAGTCTTTCTTAGAAGATGTGATTAAGTTTATAGAAGCAGAAGTAGACTTAGTTGTAGTAGATTCTATATCTGCATTAACACCACAATCTCAGATAGATAAAGGACTTGAAGAAGGTAGTGCAATTGCTGAGCAAGCAAGGATGCTTTCTTTAGGTTTAAGAAAAGTAAATGCAGCTTTAGGAGCTAAAAATAAAACAGCATTAATATGGATTAATCAAGTAAGGTCTAATCCAGGTGTTATGTTTGGTAACCCAAATCAGTCTACTGGTGGTAAAGCATTAACATTTTATGATGCAATAAAAGTTTATGTTTATAAACGTACAGGTGCAGAATTTACTTATTATAAAGATCCAAAAAATAAAGATGAAGGTTTAGCAGGACAAAGAGTTAAAGTTACTACAGAAAAGAATAAGTTGTATAGACCTAAAATGTCATGTGAGTTTGATGTTTATTTTGATATAGGTCCAGAAAATTTATCTGTTGGTGTAGATACTGCTAGTGAACTTTTAACTGAATGTCTTAAAGCAAATATTATACAACATCCAAATAATGTTATTTATGAGTATAATGGGCAAAAGTATAAAGGTAAATTAGAGATTACCAAAGCAATTAAAGAAGATGAAAATTTACAAAAAGAATTGTTAGGTGCTTTAAATGTATCTAACTAAGATAGAATTAGAGAATTTTCAATCACATAAATCCACCATCATAAATTTAGATGGTGGATTTGTATGTATTGCAGGTAGAACAAGATCTGGTAAAAGTTCTGTTTTACGTGCATTAAATTTTATGTTTAATGATGTATGGTCAGATTCATTTATTAGAACTGGTGAAAAGTCTGTTAAAGTATCAATAACTTTAGATAATGGAATTAAAGTTATAAGAGAAAAAGGAAATGGATTAAATAAAATAACTATTATAAAACCTGATGGAACATCCAAAGAATTCAATAATTTTGGTATTCAGGCTCCTGTAGAGGTCAAACAAATATTAGGAGTATTCCCTTTAGTAATAGACTCTGATTATTCAGAAAATATAAATATACATATGCAAGATGATCCACATTTTTTATTAACTAAGTCTGCTCCGATGAAAACAAAATTTATAAATAGGTTAACACAATTACATATAGTAGATGCAGTAAACCGTGAATTAACAAAAGAAATTCAAGATAATAAACAGTCATTAGATAATATAGAAAAATCAATTGTAGAATTAAAAGAAGTTTTAAAGAAATATGATAATTTAGAATCACATAAAAATTTTATATTACAATTGCAAAATAACTTAAATGATTTATTAAAAGTTCTTGAAACAATAAATCTTAAATATGTGAACTTATTTAATTTAGCTACTAAGATGGCTTCATATTTAAAATTAAAATTATTTTATGAAAAGCGTGAGAAACTAATTAAAAAAACAATTGCTTTAAAAGGGATAGTTGTAGACTATAATCGTATAAATAATATTTTATTATTATATGCAAAACGAGAACATTTAAAAAGATTAATTAGTTGTCAAGATAATGTATTAAATACATATAATATTTTATTGAAATGTTATGAAAATTATGATATAATAAATAGATTAGAAATTTTGAAACAAGATTTTAAAAATAAAGAATTCGAACTTAAAGAACAAGAAGATTTTATTGAGTTAGGCAAACAAGTAACTAAAGTATGTCCAACATGTAAACGACCTTTATGGAGTAAGAATGAGTAAATTTATATTTACAACGGATTGGCATATATGTTTTCATCAACCTAGTTGTAGAGTTGATGATATTATAAAAACTCAACTGAACAAGTTGAGTTCTTTAGTTGATATATGTAATCAAGAGTTACCTGACTTTATAATTATGGGTGGAGATTTATTTGATTCACCGAGGTCATCAGATCCATCAATACTTAATAGTGTAATATCTATACTAAAGAAACTAAAATCACCTTTCTTTTATGTTCCGGGTTCACATGATATTTATGGATATAATTTAGATTCTTATAAACAATCATTTATTGGAACGTTAGAAGCTTCTGGTTGTATAAATGTTTTATATGATAAAGCAATTTATAAATTTCCTTCAGATTTACTTATAGGAGTTATGCCTTGTCAGTTATCTAATAAAGTAGATGATTATTTAATATTTAAAGATTGCGATATAATAGTAACTCATAATTCAGTTTCAGATATAAGTTTACCTTATGAACATATACTCATAAAAGATTTAGCGCAATTATTTAATGGTAAAATATTTTTGTGTGGACATATACATAAACCGTTTTATATTATGGAAAATAATAATTTATTTGTAAATACAGGACCTTTAATAAGAACATCTATTGTAGAAAAAGATATTAAACCACATGTAGCTGTATTTAATAAAGTCGGAACAAAATTAGATTATAGAGATATTTTTATTCCTATATTAGAAAATATATTTATTAATAAAAATACTGTTGCAGAAACTAAAGAATTAAATATTTCGTTTAATGACGTTTTAAAAGATACAGATTTAGTTTTTAATGATATATATGGAATATTAGATCATATAATAAAACAATTAAATGTAGACCCAAAGTATGCTGAAATGGTTAAATTACGTTTAGAGAATGTAACAAAGAAATTAACTAAATAGAGGGAGATAAGTTATGGCACATAGTGCATCTACTAGAGAAGGTCGTGAATTTGGAGCAACTGTAGATAAGTTTGAAGAAAAACAGAAACAATTACAAATAGATAAACAAGTTGATGCCAGATTAGATGAAATAAAGAATATGACACATGAACAAATTGTTGAGCGTATAACTAAGTTAACTTCTGAAAGTTATGCAACGAAAGCTCAATTACAGCAACTTGAATCTGAAATACATGAGTGTGAAAAGACTTTAAATATAGAAGCTACACCAGAAAATATAGTTGAATATAAAAAACGTTTAGATACTGCAATGCGAACAGCTTTATCTAATTTAGCAAGGTTTGAGGAAATGTTATTAGAAGAAACAAAAGATATGCATGACGATGCTAGACGTAAATGGTTAGAAGATATTATAAACGAGGCACAAACAAATGCAAAATGAATTACTCTAAAAGAGTTTCCTATTTCACAGCTTCTATGTTATTACTAGACAGCTCCATAGGCTTTACAAGACAGTTCCTGCCTTGTTTAAGAATATTAAGTGCTGCATTATAATCTCGATCAACTTCTGTGTGACATTTAGGACATATCCAATTTCGATCTTTCAATGTTAAATCTTGTTTAATGTAGCCACAGTTATTACAGGTCTTTGAAGATGGATAGAATCGATCAATCTTAATTATAGATCGACCATACCATTTAGCTTTATATTCAAGCATTCTTATAAACTCGTACCAAGATAATTCTTGAATACTTTTAGCTAAATGATGATTAGAAAGCATACCTTTTATATTTAAGTCTTCAATATAAATCGTTTGGTTTTCACGAATTAATTGAGTGCTTACTTTATGAAGATAGTCTTTCTTACAATTTATTATATATTCAAATAACTCTGCTACTTTTAAGTTGACTTTCTTTCTGTTATTAGAACCTTTAACTTTCTTACTAGCTTGTCTTTGTAAGAATTTTAATTTAGATTCCACTTTCTTTAAGAAATGTTTGTTATCAAATACCTCGCCATTTGAAGTTATAACAAAATTTTTAATACCTAAATCAATACCTAAATCAGTATTTAATTTAGGAAGTTCTTTAATATCAAGTTCAACAGTTATATTAACAAAGTATTTATTGGTTTTTGTTTTAACTATTGAAGCTGTTACAAAATCTCCAACTAAGTCTCTGTGAAGGTTTATCTTTATACCTTCTTTAAACTTTGGAATATACAATCTATTATTTTTGATAGATAAGTGCTGTGGTACACAAAAGGATTGTCTAGACTTTTTAGACTTAAATCTTGGAAACTTAGAACGTTTCTGGAAGAAACCTCTATATGCACTTTCTAAGTTCTTTAAAGTGGATTGTAAAGTTTGAGAATTAACTTCTTTTAACCAAAGTGTTGTTTGTTTAAGGTTAGTTAAATCTTTAGCATTATCGTAATAATTAAGAAATCCTTTAACCCTTTTAGCTTCAATATTTTCTTTATTATTTAAATAATAATTTTGTTCTTTATTTAAATAATAGTTAAAGATAAAGCGAGTGCATCCAAAGTGTTTATCTAATAAAATACTTTGTTTTTTAGTTGGATATAAACGATAATTATAAGTATAATGTTGTATCATTTTTTATACAAATTAAAAATTTAGCATAAAATTCTATTACATTGTAATGTGAATTATGATACTTTTGTCAAGGTTATTATTGACAAAATGAGATTATTTATATATAATTTATTTAAAATAGTATATTTTATATATTATGTAGAGGTGTAAAGTGCCAAATAAAGTGCCAAAAATGCCTAGAACAAAAAAGGCTCTTGAAGAATATTTTGAAGTTAAGCAACCTTATGTAACACCTAAAGAACCTTTTTGTGTAGATAAAAAGGTTTTAGATAAAGTTTATAAATTAAAAAAATATATAGAAGATATTCTTTTAGATATAGCTAAACGTGAAGGAGAGTTTAATATATATAATACACAATTGCAAGAACTAGAAGCAAAACAGAAAGAGTTAGTATCTGTTAAATATGATTTAGATAATGAAAAAATTTTGATAAAAGCTTTATCTAAAATATCACAAACACAGCTATCTAAAATAGAAAATTTGTGTACAGTTGCTTTGCAAGATATATTACAAGATACAAATATAAAGTTTAAGATTCATATGGAAGAAACAAAGAAGGGTGTAGATACATATTTTTATACAGTATCAGATGCTGGTGAGTCTGATATATTACAATCTGAAGCTGGTGGAGTTAAAAACGTTTTATCTGTTTGTTTACGTTTAATATTTTTAGAGTTTTGTAAGCCAAAGATACAAGGACCAGTTATATTAGATGAGGTTGGAGCAAATATATCTGCAGAGTATCAAAGTGCGTTTGGTGAGTTTTTAAGACAATTTAGTGAAAAGAATAATAGACAAATAATATTAATTACACATAATAATAGTATAAAAGAGAAAGCGCCAAATTTAATAACAATTTATAAACAAGGTAATGAATCTAAAGTTGGAGGTATATAATGCGTATTATTGATGTAAGGAAATTAAATCGTGGTTATGTAGTTTATGTAAATGAAGATTATGATATGAAAACCTTAGACGAAGATAAGCGTTTTCAGGAGTTGACAACTTATTACAAAAATCGTAAACTATTAGGAAAGGAGTATTATTTCACCTTTGTTAAAAAAGAAGCTTGCTCCAAAATTCAAACATATTTACGTAAGAAGATTTTAGGTGTAGCGCAAGAAAAGAAAGTAGTGAAGACAGATGTATTTACAGATGTACCATCAGAGTCGTTTTTAAATAGAGGAATAAGTAAAGAACATAGAAAAAGACAACCTAAAGTAATAAAAGAAGCATTTAAAGTAACAAAGAAAAGGAGAAATAAGAAATAATGAAACAATGTAACATTTGTAATTTTGATTGTAAAAATAATGTAGGTAGCTATATCGGAAGTAATGCTAAAGTATTATTTTTATTTGAAACTCCTACCTACCAAGCTGACTTAGAGAATCGTATTACAGCTGGACCTGTAATGGAGTTATTTAAACAATATTTAAATAAGTATAAAATATCTTTTGATGATATTGCTATAACATATATGACACATTGTTTTTCTGGTACGCCAAAAAAAGATCAAGCTTTTAAATTGACAAACAATCCTGTAAAGAAGAAATATTATGAAAATTGTAGACATCATCTAAATAAAGTTTTAGAAGAAGTTAAGCCAAAGTTGGTTGTTTGTGTAGGTGATAGACCTACAAAATATTTTCTTGGAGATATTAAAGCAAAGTTATTTGATGTATATGGAGCTATTATAAAGAGTCCTTTATATAATATTGACACGTTTTGTATGTTAGATATATATAAATTATATTTGAAAACACAATACCGTTGCTATGGAGATAAATCATTTGAGTTTATTAAAAATTTTATTGATGGTATAAAACCACCAATGCAACAAACAAATTGTACTATTGTTACTGATAAGCGTTTATTGACTGAAGCTTTATCAAAGCTTTTAGTATCAGCTAAAACAGTTATAGATATTGAAACAAGTGGGTTAAACTTTTTAAAAGATAAGATTATAGGTATAGGTTTTGCTCTTGATAAAGAGAACTCTTATTATATTCCAATTCATAAATATGAAGATAATAAAATAGTTTCTTTTTGGGATGAGCAAACTGAAAATTTAATTAAGGAAGATTTAAAAAAGTTTGTCTCAAATGAGACACTTAAAATTGCATATAATGGTCAATTTGATTTTAAATTTATAAGACATTATTTAAATGTTAGACGTATAAATAATGCAAGTTTTGATGTTATGTTAGCTTCTCATTTACTTAATGAGAATTTAAATGGTATGCGAACATTAAAACTTTTATCAGTTTTATTTACAGATATGGGTGGTTATGAGTCTGTATTATATAATTGGTTAAGAGAAAATAAAATAACTAAAGATGATATGTATAAAGCTCCGATAGAAGTTCTTGGCACATATTGTTGCTTAGATACATTAGCAACATATAGACTATACAGTAAGTTTGATATTCAACTTGAAAGAGAAGGCTTGTTAGATGTATTTAATAAATTAACAATGCCATTACAGAAAGTATTAATAGATGTTGAATATGATGGTGTGCAAGTTGATATAAATCATTTAGCAGAAATAGAAAGAAATAATAAAAAAGCATTAGAAGATAAGTTAGCTGTTATAAGAGGTAAAGTAGGTGATTTAGAATTTAATGTAAATTCTACACAACAGTTAGCAGATTTAATGTTTACAAAATTAGGATGTAAGGTGTTAAGAATAACAGAATCTGGAAACCCTGCTACAGATAAAGCTACTATATCTAAGTATGCAAAAAAACATTCTGTATTACAAGATATATTGGATTATAAAAAAATAAGAACAGAAACATCAACTTTTATAACAGGTATGAAAGCATTATTAGATGATAACAATAAAGTTCATACAAATTATCTTTTGCATGGTACAGACTCTGGAAGATTGTCATCAACAAATCCTAACCTTCAAAATATCCCTAGAGAAAAAAATATTAAAAATCTTTATATACCAGAGCCTGGGAAAGTTATGATACAATGTGACTTATCTCAAGGAGAGTTTAATGCGTGGGCTTCTTATGCACAAGATGCAAAGATGTTAAATGATATTAAGAATGGATTAGATATACATAGAACAGTTGCGTCTAAAGTGTGGAATATGAAACCGGAAGATGTAACAAAAGAACTTCGTACATTTGCAAAAAGAGTTGTGTTTGGATTAATGTATGGTATATCTATAGAAGGTGCAGCTAAATTGGTAGGATGTTCAGAAACAGAAGCACAAAGAATTCAGACTACATTTTTTGGAATGTATCCAAAAGCTGCTGCTTGGTTAAAAAATATTCCTGTAGTAGCAAGAGCGAATGGTTATTTACAAACTGTATTTGGGAGAAAGAGAAGATTAACTCATTTATTTAATCATCCTTTACAAAGTATAAGAAACTATGCAAATAGAGTTTCTTCTAATTTTCCTATGCAATCTACTGTAGCAGATATCACAGCAAGAAATATGATTAATTTAAAACCATATTTAGATTCAGTAGGAGCACAAATAATATTAACTGTCCATGATTCAATAATAGTTCAATGTGATAAAGCAATTGCAAAACAAGTATCAGAAGAAATGATGAAAATTGTAACACAACCTGTTCCAAATTATCATGGAATTATTAGATGTGATATTGAAATTGGTGAAGCTTGGGGACATTTAGATAAAGTAGAGTTTGATGAAGATGCGGATAAGATTTTAAATGAAGATATTTTTGCAGAATTTGAACAAGAAAATGCTTGACAAATTTTTTTAAATTATATATAATTTATTAATATACCAGGAGGCACTTATATGATTAGAGCATTCGGATCCAATATCGCTGTAAAAGAAATTCAGAAACAAGACAATGTATTACTCATCGGAGATAGTGTAGGACTTGAGAGGGTTGTTGTATTATCTATGTCTGATGGACTTTGGAAATCAATTTGCTCAGCAAATGATTATGTACTTAAAACAGGTTCAGAAATTTATATTAAGGTAGATAGTAGTAAGCCAACACCTTATGTAACAGTAGATAATGAAAAGATTTTTTTTATATCACCAGAAGATATAGTTGCTGTTGATACAGATACAGTGCTATTTAATGAAACACCAGATACAGATCCAAAGGAGAGTAAATAATGTTAGCAAAAGAATTGAAATATGGAAATGATGCAAGAAAATCTATGAAAGCAGGTGTAGATAAACTTGCTAATGCTGTAAAGGTAACATTAGGTCCCAAAGGAAGATACGTTTGTTTGTATAGGAATTTAGGCTCTCCAGTTGTTACAAATGATGGTATTACAATCGCAAATGAGTTATATTTAAAAGATAAGTATGAGAATGCAGGAGCTCAATTAGTTAGAGAAGCTTCTGCAAAAACAAATTCTATTGCAGGTGATGGTACAACTTCAAGTTGTGTATTAGTTCAATCATTATTAAATTCTGGAATAGAGTTGATGGATACAACTGATGCTAATGTTATTAAATCACAAATGGAAAGAGCTAAAGATATTGTAATAGATTATTTAACAAAACATACAAAAGAATTAAAAGATGATGACATAGAAAAGGTTGCTACAATATCTGCTTCAGATGAAGAGATTGGTAAGTTTGTAGCAAATGCTGTAAAGCAAGTTGGTAAAGACGGAACGTTAACATTAGAAGCAAATAAAAGTTCTTATGAAACTTATTTAGATAAAGTTGATGGAGTACAGTTTGATAGAGGTTGGGGCTCATCTTCACAATATTTTATAAATGATGCAGAAACAATGACATCTGTTTTTGAAGATGCATATATATTAATAACAAATCTTAAATTAAATAATCTTGTAGATTTAAAAGACATTTTAAATGAAGTATTACAAAAGAGAGAAAAGTTAGTTATTATTGCAGATGATATAACTCCTATATCATTAGGTCAATTAATACAAAATAGAAGTAAATTAGGGCTAGATGTAATTTATTTAAAAGCACCAGGCTACGGTTCAAAGAAAAAAGATATCTTAGAGAATTTAGCTGTAGTTACAGGAGCAAAGTTTATATCAGATGATTTAAACATTCCATTATCACAAGTAACAAAGGCAGATTTAGGTAAAGTAAAAAAATTAGTTTCTACAAAATATGTTACTACTATTACTGCAGATGAAAGTAGAAGAGAAGCAATTGATTTGAGGATTAAACAGTTAAAGGCACAATTAGAAGACTCCAATTCAACATTTGATAAAAGTAGATTGAAAGAGCAACTTGCTCAGTTATCTAATGGTGTAGGTATTATTTATATAGGTGCTCCAACAGAGTCAGAGTTAACTGCAAAGAGATACAAAATTGAAGACGCAGTTAATGCTACAAGAGCAGCTATTTCTGAAGGTGTTGTAGTTGGTGGTGGTAAGGTGCTATTTAATGCAGCTCAAGAACTTAAGAAACATAGTGATGCAAATTTACCAGGGTTTAAAATTGTAGCTGAAGCATTAGAAGCACCAATGAAACAAATATTAATGAACGCAGGTGTTATTTTAGAGTCTACAATAAATGATATAATAGAAGATAAAAATGAAAATTATGGATATAATGCAAAGACAGATACATTATGTGATTTATATGAGAAAGGTGTAATTGATCCAGTTAAAGTTACAAAGTCTGTTGTAAATAATGCAATATCAATCGCAGGATTGATATTAACAACTGAAGCAGTTATGGTAGATGAAGTTCCATTAGTTGAACAGAAAGAGGTTACAGTATAATGACTTATGGGATGAATTATTTACACCAAAGAAATATAGATGATACACAAATAGCCTTATTTGGTTTAGGTTATTTTTATAATAATCAATTATATGGTGTAAATAATTCACCTACATTTGAAAAGCTTTGTCAGTTTATGCATAAATTATTTGAAGAAAAAATAGATATAAGTATATATGATAACTGTATACTTATACCTATTTTTGATTTATATAATAATATTGTTTCGTTTGCAGCAAGACATTTATCTCCAAACGCAAAACAAAAATTTATTGGTGTTAAAGGATTTAAAAAGTCTTTATTATTATTTGGTTTAAATTTAGCTTATAGCTCAATAATTGAAATGGATGAGGTTATTCTTGTTGAAGGTTATTGGGAAGTAATTGCTTTAAATAAAGTAGGTATAAAAAATGTTGTTGCATTATGTGGGTGTTCAATTAAAGATATACAAGTATCTTATCTAATGAGATTTACAAAGAATTTTAAAATACTTTTAGATCCAGATAAAGCTGGAATGGAAGGTAGTGAAAGAGTTGCTAAAACTATAAATAGTTTTGGTGGTAATACAGAAATTTTACAGTTACAATCAAATGTCGATATTGATGAATTTTTAGCAAAAAATAATAAAGAGGAGTTTGTACAAAAATGTGGACTATCGCAGAAGTATTTAAAAGAATCCCTCAAGTAACTGTTTCAGATTATCGTTGGTATATTATAAACTTTTATTCGTTTGTTAAGTTAAGTCAAATAAACACTTTATTGAAGGCATATGATAATGATAATTTTTTGTGGCTTCCAACACATTTAGAGAAGAAGCGTTTGCAAGAAAGAAGTAATCAAATAATAACAATTGATAAACCAAACTATTTTACATATGGCTTTATAGCAATTAGACCACAAAGTACAAATATAAAAGAAATAGAAAGTAGAATTAATTATATTTATGGTGCTCAAATTTTAAAAGGTATGGTTTTTGAGCATGAAGTTAAGCAAGCTTTAGAAGTTGCTTATAAGTATAATGCTAAAAAGAAAGAAGTAGTATTTCAACAAGGAGCAACTGTCCGTATAAATTCTGGTGCTTTCTATGGGTTAAATGCTAAAGTAGTAGATGTCAGCGGTACTCGTGTATCATTAGAAGTTGATATGGGGCAAAACACAATCCAAATTAAAACAAGTATATTAGATATTCAAAACATTGATGAGTAAGGAGAGCTTATGTTTTCTGAGTTCAAACAAGCTGTTGAGAATATTTCTAATAGTTCTGATATACTTGAAGTAATGTTTTTATTTTACTTTGATAAAAAAACATTTACATGGTATAAACATTTAATAGATAACAGAACTTCTCAAAAAAATCAAACACAATTAGGTATATTATATGATATGGAGCAAAGTTTTATATGTAGAGAGCTTCAGAAAGTACAAATGAAAATAAAAAAATATATGACAGATCTAGATAGAAATAGATATTTACTAATAAATATTTTAAATTATATAGATAAATATACTAATGAACATCAAAAGTTAGTGTTATCATATATAATTCAAAGGAAATCATATAGTCAAATTGCAAAGTTATTAGGTGTAAGTAGACAGGCAGTCCATTGTTGTGTGTCTAGTTTTTATCATAAAATATCAAAGCAAACTGACCAAGAATCAATTTTATTCAAAAATCAATATAAAAAGTTATTAGGCATTGAAATATAATTTCCCCTTGACAAAACTATCATAATTACAGTTTTTAAGATAGTTTTTAATATAAGGAGAGTATTTTATGTCTATATTTGATAAATTCAAAAAAATTTTTAGCTCAGGAAGTGATGATTCTTTTGGTGAGACAAAATCATTAACAGAGATTTCAGAAGAACAGGCTAAAGATGAAACAAATATTGAAAAAGAATTAGAAGAAAAGGAACAAAAAGAATTTCAATCTAGATTTAAGTGGGTTGATTTTTATAAAGAGTTATTAACTAAAGATACTGAAGTGAAAGATTCTATTGAAGATTTAATAGAAATTTATAAGAATCCTATCGATACACAGGACTTATTAAATGCAATTAATATAGTTACAGATACGATTATTGAAAAAATTCCACAAGGTGCGCTTGATGAATATAACAATTTAAGTTTATTAAAATCTGAAATAGCTACAGCTCTTGTACAAATGATTAGAAATTCAGGGAATATTAATAGTTTTATAGATTCAATCAATCCTGATTTAAATGACTTATATACGTTTTCAACTTTTTTAACAAATTTTATACAAATTTATAGACAAAGTCCAACTGCTATGATTGCATTTATTGAAGAACTTTTAGTTGATCCTAACGAATTTTTAAACGATGCTTTTGATATAAGAAAACTATATAATTATTTTTTAAGTACTCCATATTCAGACATTACTGATGAAAAAAAATCTGAATTTGTTGATAAAATTAATTTGTTTTTAAAAAAGTATAGTGATAATGATTTCTTACAACGTTTAAACTATTGTGTTAAAGACGCTAAACAACAATTTAAAACAAGAGGAAAAGGACATCCAGGAATTATTGGAGGAAATTTTTAATTTATGGCTTCACATATATTTCAATACCCTGCAGATGTTTTAGAAGCACTTAATCAAAAGATTGATAGTGGAGCATCTGTACGTGTTATACAACAATTTATAAAAGATAATTACAGTAACGTGGTAACAGTACCATCGTTAGACGCAATATCTTTATATAGAAAACAGTATCAATCAAAAAATACTGCAATTACTTTACAGACAAATAAAACAGAAATTAGCAGAGAGTTTAATGAAGGATTGACAGAGCTTGATAGATTACTTACACAAATTAAAGGTAGACAAGAGCTTAATTATAGTAATGTAAAAGTATTACAAGGTTTAATGGGTAAGTGTTTATTAAGAGAATCTGCATTAGAACATCAGCAAGCAAGTAATAGAGTTCCTGATATGATGGTTGAAAAACAAATACTTGCTTATATATCTGAAGCGAGAAATTATGTTAAGACAATTGTACAGCTTACAGCAGATTTAGCTTCACAGCAAGCTAAACTTGATGAGCTTGTAAAAAAAGAAACAAAGTTTCTGTTACAAACCGTTTCTAATATTGTTTTACAAATTTGTCCAGATAGGTATGAACAATTTAGTAGACTATTTAAACAAGCTTTAATGAATGAATCAAGTAGTTTAAATATGGAAGTAGCACAAGAAGAGTCAATGAATGATGAAAAAATAATAAAGGAAAACGAATAATGACAAATAGAAGTTCTGCATCGATTAGGCAGCAGTTATGTAATTCTGCACTCGGTGATATAGATAAAATTTTTAAAACAGATAATAAAGTTTGGAACGAAGATCCAATTTCTTTTAGAGACTTTGTAATTTCAAAAAATCACATGAATTTTGTTCCTCTTAGCGAGCGTCAATATGCTCCATCTGATTTTTTATTTGGTAATGACCCAAAAAAGATATTTGATAATGGGAATACAACAGCGATTTTAGCATATGGAAAAGGTGCAGGTAAAGATACAATAACATCATTATTAATGTGTTATGCAGTATATGTATTACTTTGTTTAAGGTCACCGCAGAAGTTTCTTAATTTACCTGAAGGTGAAGCTATAGACTTACTTAATGTAGCAGTTAATGCTCAACAGGCTTCAGGTGTTTTCTTTGAGAAGTTTAAACAAAGATTAATACGTTGGCAATGGTTGCGAGATAAATATCCTGTAAAGTTTTCTGGGTCATTTCTTGGACAGGCAAGAATAGATGATATATTAAATACAGTTACAATAACACAGAATGCAGCGATATTTCCAAATAATATAAGAGCTATTTCAGGACATTCAGGGGCTAACTCACAGGAAGGTAAGAATATATTGTTTTTTGTTTGTGATGAAATTGCAGGTTTTGATGAAACCCCTGCTACAAATAAAGGTATAACAATATTTAATATGATGAAATCTTCTGCAATTTCTCGTTTTGGAAATAGACATAAAGGAGTAGCATTAAGTTTCACACGTTATGAAGGTGATGCAATACTTAAGCTTTATGAGCAAGGACAGTCAGAGTTACATTGGTTTTGTGATAAAGCATGTACTTGGGAAGTAAAACCAGCACATTGTTTTAAAGATTACCCTCAAAAGTATTTTGAGTTTCAAGGACATAAGATTCCGCTGGAATACCAGTCTGAGTTTAAAGCAGATCCAGAAAATGCTAAGACGAAGTATATGTGTATGCCGTCATCTATATCAAGTATCTTTATTGAGAAACCTGAAAAGATTAGGGCTTGTATAGATCCAAACAGACTACCATTAGTAGACACACAAGATTATGAAGAAGATGGTTATGTAAAAAAATTAATTACTAATTATAATATAAGTAGAACAGATATAGATTATACAATAACAATCGATTTAGGATTAAGAAGTGACTCTGCAGCTTTATCTATATTCCATACAGAGTCTACAACTACAGGATTGAAAGCAATACAAGATTTAATGTTATCTTGGGTACCAAATCCAGAAAAGAAATTAGAAGTTTCAATGCACAATGTGAAACAGTTTTTAGTTGATATAAGTAAGCATATACATATAAATAGAGTTTATTTTGACCAATGGAATAGTGCATTACTTATTGAACAGTTAAATGAATTACATATACCTTCTGAAGAATATAGACTTAATTTTGCAGATTATAAACATGCAAAAGAAATGATGTATGAAGGTAGAGTTTCTTTACAACCTAGTGAAAGACTTCAGGAAGAGTTTAGAAGATTAATATTAACAAGAGCAAAACGTGTAGATCATCCAAGTGACGGTTGTTTTACAGGTGATACTCAAATTAAACTATTAAATGGTACATGTAAAACTATGAAAGAACTTGCAGATGCAGGTTCAGATAAAGAATTTTGGGTATACGCATGCAAGTCTGATGGCACAATAGTGCCAGCTAAAGCATATAATGCACATGAAACTAAAAAAGTTAATACATTATGTAAAGTAATTTTAGATAATAATAAAAGTTTTACATGTACACCAAATCATCTAATTATGTTACGTAATGGTACATATATACAAGCTAAAGATTTAAAGAAAGATGATTCAATAATGCCGTTAAGATGTAGTTATTGGGGAAACTATGAGATTTTAAAAGATAATAAAACAAATAAATCACAGGCAACACATAAAATGGTTTATAAATATTTTAATGGTGATTATGATATTACTAATGAAGTTATACATCACTATGATTTAAATCCAAGAAACAATACACCTGAAAATTTAGAATTATTAACTAGAAGTGAGCATGCAGAGCGACACAAACAGTTATGCAAATTAAGTTTGCAGAAAGTTAAACAGCGTACATTAACTAGATTGAAACGTGATAACTTAAATCCAGAACGTATACAGAAAAGAGCTGAAGCATTAAAAGTTTTTTACCAAACAGAAGAAGGTAAAAATTCTCGTAAATTAGCTGTACAGAAATCTATGATAAAAAGAAATTCAGAAGAAGGTAAATTAAATGCTTTTATTGGAGTAGAAAAGCGTAAAGCAATTTGGAACGCGCGTACAGTTGAAGAGAAACAACAAATTATAGACAAAGGGAAAGAAACATTTAGAAAGAATAAAGAGTTAGGTTTACATAAAAAAATTTCCACAAATGATATATATTGGAAATCAAAAGAAGGTAAAACAAGAAGACTTGAATTATCAAAAACACAGCTACGTGATGCAAGTAAAATATATTATGAACAGGCTAAACAATTAAGACATAATGACTTAAACACACTATTAAAAGATAAAAATTTAGATTTTAAACACTGTGTTTCTTATAAAAATTTAGCACAGCAATTAGGGATTAAGCCAAAAGGTAATAATAATAGGGTTGTGCATGCTCTTTCTGAAAGATATGTAGATATAAATTTTAAACAGAATTTAGTGGAAAGTTTTAAAGAAGGGTTAAATATAAGCGATATATCTAAGTTATTTAAATGTCCAGTTCAGACGCTCAAATATTATATACATAAATATAATTTAGATTATTTATTACATAAAAATATGAAAGATTACAATCATAAAGTTATAAGTGTAGAATTAATTCAGGTTTCAGATACACCAGTATACGATATAACAGTTCCTGGATTTAATAATTTTGCTTTAGCTTCGGGAGTATTTGTACATAATTCAAAAGATTTAGCTGATACAGTAGTAGGTGCGATAAAGATTTTACTTACAAAGAAAGCGTTGAATAATAATATTAATATGGAAGGTGGAATTTATATACAAGATAATCTAAGTTCTATAGGTGGAACAATAATAGGTCAACAGGGGTAGAAAATGTCTAGATGGTTAATTGCAAATGATATGAAAGGTGTAGATCAAGATCCAAATACATTTCAAAATGAAGTAAAGATTGTTGAGCAAAAGCAGAATAGTACATCAGAACATCCTACTGAAGGAAAAGGTGTTCAATTAAATCACCAAGGTTTTGAAGGTGATGGTAAAAATCCTGTAAGTGAAGTTAGTGATAAAACTAACTTTAAGCCTTTAGAAAACGGACAAGGACATACTAAAAACGCAATTGTATAGCCTTGACATTTTTATCATAATATCTAGATTTTTAAATATTTATTAGGAGTTTTTTATATGGGTTTATTTAATAATTTTTTAAATAAGTTTATAATAGCAGATATTTTAAATGAGTCTGAAGAAGAACGTGAAGAAAGAGAAAAGGAACAAGAATCTATTAAAGAGTTTACTGAAAAACGTAATAAAGCTATAAGAAAAGATATTTTAAAAGATATAGATGCATGCTTTAGATTATTAGAGTATATTAAAAAATCTAATACATTACGTGATTTAGAAAATGATTGTGAAACAGTTAATAGCTTGTTAACATCTATAGATAAAAAATTAAAGGATGTAAGTAAAGATAGTGATAAATCTGATGAGATTTTGAATAAATTGATAGAAGGGTTAATTAAACTTAAAGAGTCGTCACAAGTTAAATCAGTAGATAACGTTAATTACTTATTAGATAAATTAAAAGCTAGTGATGTACTTTATAAGTATTTTTCAATGTACGAGTACTTACAAAATTCTGCATTAAGTAGTAATGAAGATATTAATTTAATTAAAGATTTTAATATTTTATATAGTGATTTTATAAGATCAATTAGAAATATTATAGAAAATACATTTAAAAAAGAATCTTTAATTGATGAGAAACTTTCAGATAACTTAACTAACTATATGAATATTATTAATACACAAATAATTAGTAAGTTAAATGATCAAAAAAGTTTTCAAGATTATGAAGAAAGTTTTAGAAGTAATCAGGATTTAAGTAGTTATTTAGGAAATATATTTAAATCTGTAAGGGATGATGAGGATAAATTTCAAGTAAATTTTGATGTATTAATTAGTTTATATACATTATTATTTGAATTAAAAAATACAATTTTAAATTTATTTAAATCCACTAGTAAAGAAGATATTAGTGATGATACAGAAATAACAAAAGAGTTTTATAAGGATCTTTTAGATACTATAGCCAGTAAAGAATTTTTTAAGAAATATAAAATGACTGAAGATATGTCAGGGGATAATCAGTCTGCAAGGCAATTTTTATTAGAAACTATTTATAATAATTTTGGATTAGGAAACATGTCAAAGTATTGTGATAAAAATATTAATAATATTTTAAAAAATTTAAGTAATTATTTATCACAATTTAAGCTTAGAAGTGAGCTACCTGAAAATTATGAAAGCAAGGTTAAAGATATTATCAATTTTGGTATTTTATCTATTGCTTTGTCAGGTACAGATAGATTTATTAATTCAAAAGAAGTATTTGATTTATTACAAGCATTAGATTATTATACAAAAAATTCAGCAACAAAAGCAGATATTAGAGATAAAGTTCAAAAGCCTTTAACAAGTTTATATAGTGGTATAATTAAGTTAATTAGTCCAGCAATAATATGCGATTCTGAATTAAAGACTATACCTAATAAAGAAATAGATTTAACAAATAATGGTTCAATTGATTTTGTTTTTAATACAGAAGAAGCATTATCGTTTTTAAATAAAGTTAATACTGAAGTTATTCAGCAAATAAATGTATTAAATGAAATACCAGATGTTTCTAAAGAAGAAAGTATTTTAGAAGATTCAGAAATAATAGATGTAAAGACAACTATTATAAAGTTATATGAATGGTATTATAAAAACTTTTATAATGGTTTTAAAAATACGTTTGATGAGTATAATAAATATATAGGAAATTTATAGGAGAGGAATTATGGAAGATATAAAAAAGGAAGCGAGATTTAATTTATTTGCAGAATTTGATGAAGCAGGAGATAATACTTGGGAAGTTGTAGAAGATGAGAACGGTAATAAAGTTTTAGGTAGAGTTGCTTCTGCTAGAGAAGTATCCGTAAGAGATGCATTAGAAGCTGGAGGAGCTTGGGCATATAAAGAAGGTGACAATGTTTATATAGATACAGGTGATACAATGCTTCACCAAGCAACAATTATGGAAAGAAGGGCAAATTTAAAATATGGTGTTGTTTGTCAAGGTAGTTCTATGATACATGAAATTGATGAAGCAGATATCATAGATGTTGATGAAAATTTATTTTAATAGGAGTGAGAATATGTCAGATTTAAATAAAAAAGAAGCAGGTATACAAGAAATTACACAGATGCTATTTAATGTTAATTTTGCAGGAACAAATTCAAAGGAAGAGTTTACAGAGTTACAGAATAATATGATACAGATGTTAAGTCAGCATCAATATTCTTACTCTGATATTGAAAATTATTTTATTGGTTGGGGCTATCAAGTTCCAATGATAAAAGAAATTTATAAGCATCTTACAGGATTAGATCCAGAGAGAGTTAATTCTACAGACTATTTATTGAACATGCCTGGATGTATTCCCGGTTTTAATTATGGTTGGGGTGAAGGCAAAGGTAGTAAATATAAATATGTATTTATTATAAGTTATAAACTTGGGTTTGGTGTGTTTGGTCAGATTGATGATTTAGCTAGAGAGCTTATACAGTATACATTAGACCTTGAGGAAGCATTGAATGTTTTAAATAAAAATGCAAAAGATATAAAAACTTGTAAATCTATTATATCTGTTCCCGAGAAAGATATTAATAAAGGTTTAGAAGTTCCTTACCTTTGTACAGATGCACCTATAACACAAAAGGTTATGTTTAAAGGTAGAACAGCTTCTCTTGCAAAGAGCATCGACTCTGGAAATATGCAACCTCATGAAATTAGAGGAATGTTAAGAATGTCTTATGATAATGGTGAAATTACTGCTCAAGAGCACAAAGACTTATATAATTATTATATTAAGAGATATGCAGAAGAAGATGAATCTTCTGATATAACGAAAGAACTTGAGAAAGAAGAAATTAAAATAAATCAAACAGATAAAGATTTACAGAAAGAAGTAGTTAATGACAATAAAATTGGATTTAATTTAGATAAAATTTCTTTTTATATAAAAGAAATAAACAAATATTTTGAAGATAATTTATCTGAATTATTAACGAAGGCATTGATTGAAGTTAAGGAAGTAAAATATGTTAATAAGAATTCAGATAATTCAATTGAAAAAACTCCAGAAGTTCCAGGACAAAACCCAATTCAATATTTTAATAAAGCTGCAAAACTTTCTGTAGTTTTAGGTATTACTTTAAATGAAAAAGCTAACTTGGGGCAACAATATGTTTTAGCAATGTTTGCTATAGATGATAAAGGTAATGTTGAAACAGATGGTAACTTTAAAGGTGTTGATGAAGAAATTTACCCTTTAAATGCATCTGGTCTTGAGAATTATTTTTCAAAACTTGAAGAGTTAGATAAATCAGGAAGTGTTAAAGATGAAGTAAAGGAAGAAGAATAATGTCTAGATGGTTGATTTTTTCAGAAGTTAATAAATCAAATGAGATAGATAATAGTTCTAACAAAAGTTTAGAAGATAATCAAGTAATGGAAGTATTACCAACAGGTGAATTAGGAAATGGTACATTTGAAGGTAATGAGAATCTTTGGAAAGAAGAACAGGAAAAGAATAATGCAAAATGATTTACTATATATAATAGATGATATTGAAAAGCGTGTATACTACTTATCTCAGGAATTAAATAAAAATAATATCGATGCAAATATAGATATAAGTAATATACAATATGCTTTATTAAACGGTATAAAACCTAAGGTAAATGAATATATTGAAAAAATGAAAAAATTAGAAAATGAAAATTAAATTAAGGAAGATTTAAAATGCCAAATATAAAAGAGATAAAAAGCAGTAAGGGTTTTAATAGGCGTGCCAATACTATTATGATGGATGGTGGAATGGGAATGATGGGTAACCCAAATAGTTCCATCAACCGTGTTCCTATGATGTATGTAGATCCTTTAATGGATCCAGTATTAATGATGTTTCCTCGTGAAAATGACACACAGCTAAATGCAAGGTTAAGACATTATTATACATATAATCCTTTAGTACATTCTGTAATCGATTTACATTCCTCTTATGCTTTAAGTGATTTTGAATTAAGATGTGATGATAGAGAAATTGAACAATATTATAATGATATAAAAGATAGATTAGATATTTTAACTATGATGATTAATCTTAATAGAGATTTTTGGTTATTAGGCAATGCTTATATGTATGGTGATTGGGATGAAACAAATGCCGAGTGGGTAAGATTTAATCAATTCCCTCCAGAAAATATTGAGATACATAGATCTTATGCTGGTGGAAATGCAGTATATTTTCTTAAACCGGATGAATCAACAAAGAAAGTTTTACAGTCTAGCAGTGCTGCTGATCAGGCAGTAGCTTCTACAATTCCTACAGAATTTAGAAATGCTATATTAACAGGTACACCTTATCAATTGGCGAATGAAAGAGTGATTCACTTTGCAAATAGACCTGCTCAATATTCTTTGCAAGGTGAATCTATACTAAAATCATGTTTAAAAGATTTAATGTATGAAGATAAATTAAGGTTATTGCAGTTTACTTTCGCAGATAGAGCAATGTATCCGATTAAACATTGGAAAGTTGGTTCCGAAACAAAGGGCTGGTTCCCAGATAAGAAACATTTTAATGAAACAAAAGCATTGATTATGGCTGGAATAAATGATCCAGATTATAATTTAATAACACATCCGTTTGTTAATCTCGAAATAAAAGATCAACATGGAAATTGGCAGGATTTAAAAACGGAATTTGATTTTGCACAAAAAAGAGTTATGATTGGATTATTCTGTAATGATGCAATGCTTGGTGGCGAAGCTGGACCCTATGCAAAAGATATGATTAATATGAAAGTTGTTATGCATAGATACTTAATGAATAGAAATTTACTTGAAAGACTTATTAGAGAGAAAGTATTTTTACCAATTGCAAGAGAGCATGGCTTAATAAAGAGAACTCAAGCAGAAGTACAACATAAATTAAGATTAAGTTCTTCATATAATAATTATATACTACCAAAATTTTTCTATAAAGAAAGAGTAAATCTTTTAAGTTCACAATCAGAACAAGAGATGTTACTTAGACTTAGAGATAAAAAAGAAATTCCATTTGAGCTTGTTGCAGATATGTTTGGTTGGGATATGGATCAGTTACAAGAGAAATTTAATAGAGAAGCAGATACAGTATTTGATCCAATTTATAAAGCCGCAAAAGATGATTTGGCAAAAGAAAAAGCGTTGAGAAATAGAATTTTAAATGGTGAATTTAAAAATAATAATTATAAAGATTTAAATAAAACAAAAGAAAATCCGCAAGGTAAAGCAGGAAGAGAAATGGGTGGAGCAACCAATGGTGGCGGAAGACCACCTTTACCAGAAGATGAATTAAAGACTGAAGAGCCAGCAATATTACCTAACGGTGAAGGTGATTTAAGTCCTAGATCTAAATTTTCAGAAGGTGGTGAGGATTTAAAACCAAGTGTACCAGAGGGTTTAGAAGAATTAGTAGGTGAAGTATAATGCAGAAATTATTACAATATATAAAATCACATAAATCACTAAGAATATCTGCTATGCTACCGAAGTATTTATCACAAGATATACAAGAAATTTTAAGAAAATATAAATTTACATTTGAAGAACTTTGTTATAGATTAAAGCACAATATATCTTTAGATAAAGAATCAGAAGAAATTAATTTTAAAGGTGAGAAGAAGTCATCGTATATTGATGCGATTAAGATTTGGACAGTTAGAGATCCATTAAAGCTTGAAATTGCGAAGAAAAATAATTTAAATTATAAGGTTTTTTTATACAAAAACACAATTTTTACAGTGGCTTAATTCTTATATGGAAGAAGGTGGTGTAGATATTGGAGATGCACTTAGTGGACTTGGACAATAAAATAAAGGAGAAATGAATATGTTTAAAAGATCTGGTGTAGTAACACCAATGAATGTGTTAAAAAAAGTTAAAGCAGTTGTTGATATAGATAAAGTTAAAAAAGAAGAAGAGGAAGAAAAAAAGTCTAAAGAATGTAAGGATAAATAAATGTCTGGATGGTTTATAAAATCTAATCAATATAATGAAGCAGAACAATTGTTAAATAATAGTATAAAAGAAGATCAACCTTTTTATAGTTCAATTGATTATTTAATTGAAAAGGTAAGTGATCAGAAGTTACTTGAAGATTATTTAAGTATGTGTATAAAACATAGACTTGATGTAGATCAGGCATTGTTAGATAAGATTACGAATAAAGAATTGTTAAAAGAATATTTAAAAGTTTGTTTGGAAGAAGATTTAACTTTACCTAAAAATGCAAAACAGTTAGCTAAAGAAGATAAACAATTAATAGATATGTTTAATGAAAAATATCCAGATTTTAGTATAGGAGAAGATAATGTTTAAAAGATTATGTATGATGGAACCGATTGAAGTTTATAAATCAGCCAACGATATGCTTGAAGGTTGGTATGGTTTTAATAGACAAGCATCAAAGAATGTAATAAAAGCATTTGAATTTGACCCTGAAAATTATTTGTACTACCGCAACAGAGCAATTACGTGTGATGAAAGAAATGCTAATGGTGATATATTTCCATACGATGAAGTTAAAAAAGCATATTCTTCATTTATTGGTAAAGGTGTATTTTATAATCATAATTCAGACGATCCAAACAATTCTATGGGAATAATTTTAGATGCTAATTTTGTTGAGCCTGCACAAAAACACGCATATGTTGAATTGTTATGTGCAGTAGATAGGCAGTTAGCAGAACAAAAGTATCCTGGTTTATTACATAGAGTAGAGTCAGGTTTGGTTTCAGGTACTTCAATGGGTACATTTGCAGGAGCTGCTAAATGTTGTATTTGTGGTAATTATACAACTACACTTGAAGGGTTATGTGAACATATGAATCCAAATGATATGCATTACTGTAAAGGTAAACTTATAAATGCTTCAACTAATGAGTATGGTGCAGAGATTAATTATGGTTTATGTTTCTGTGAAGATAGTATAGTAGAAACTCCCGCCGATGATACAGCTAGAATATTCCAAGTTTATGCACAAAATAAAGATAAAATAAAAGAAGGACATTACGATAAAGAAGTAATCAATACATTAATTCAAGCTTTAAATGTTATGGCAAAAAATATGAAATAAATTAAGTACCCTTGACAAAAATATCATATTGAGTACTTATATATAAGTATCTTTTTTGGAGGAACTATGGCTGATCAATTTAATAGATTAGCGCAACATTATTCAAATTATTGGAAAGATAAAGGTGAAAAAGCACCTAATATAAATTTTGATACAAAACAAATAGAAAGGACTGCTGAGAAGTCTTTTATATCTGCTGCTGAAGGTGATGCACCAAATAAAGAAACAAATGTAGCAGATAAAGGTGCGAGCAAACCAAAAGAAAAAGGTTTGAACCTTGTAGGTATGTTTGCAGATGTTGATGATATGATTGAAAAGGCAGTTGAAAATAAAGTAAAAAGAATTTTAGATAGAATAATAGATGATAAACTTCGTTCTGAATTTAGTAATGATTTTTCTTTATTTGAAAAATCAATGGCAACTAAGATTCAAGAGAAGGTAAAAAGTATATCACCTAAAGTATTGGAAGGTTTAAAAACAGTATCACCAGATGTAGGTAAGGGTGGAGGTAATAAAGCTCCTACTTCATTTACAGAAGGCGTATTAGATGAAGTTGATGAAGAAATAGTTGATAAGAAAGCTTCTGTAGAAGTATTTCCAGGAATTTATGTAAAGGCTTCTAAAGAAGATGAAACCGTTGGGGAAGTATTTGTGAAAGACAATGGTTCATTACAAAAAATGAGTTATGTTGTTAATTTACCAAAAACAAATTCTAAAAAAGAATATATAGAAGAATTACAAAATACATTTGAATCATTATAAAATAATAGAAAATCTAGAACAAAGAAGAAAAAAGAACAGAGAATAGTAGAAAGGTAATAGAAATTATTTTATATGGTCTAAATTATATTAAAATTTAATTAAAATAGGAGAATAATAATGTTTGAGTTATTTTATAAAGCAGGTAAGTCATTTGCTGATTCTTTCTTTATTGGAAGAGAAGGTAAAGATGTTAAAGTTATAAGTGCTTCAGAAGTTTTGCCTTTGGATATGCAAAAGAAAATTGAAGCAGCTGAGGAAGAAATAAATAAAGTTGAAGCTGAAAATAAAGTTGAAGGTACTCCAGTAACTGAAGATAAAGCTATTGAAAATTTAAATGAAGCAGAAGCTAAATTAGATAGTGTTAAAGAAGATATTCAAGAAGCTAAAGGTCATGAAGAGATGGAAAAAGTAGAAGAAAAAGTAGAAGATAAAATTGAATTTGCAAAAGTTGACGTAGACGCAATTTATAAAAAAGCAGGTGTACCTACGCCAGAAGTTATTGCAAAACAGATTGCTTCTGTATGTAAAGATTTTGAAGGTTTTAAACAATTCTGTAAAGAAGCTTCTGCAAGTCATGCAGAAATGGTTAAAAAAGCTTCTATAAAGAAAGAAGCAGCAAAAGAAGATGAAACGGTATTTACATTTAATAAAGAAGAAGATGGTAAAAATAAACCAGCAAAAGCAACTGAAGGTGCAATAGTTTCAGTAAATGAAAAAGAAGCTAAAGCAGATGCTGGTAAAGGTGTTAAAGATGCTGGTGCGGTTTCTTCCCCAGTTAAATCATATTTTGGTAGATTGCCAGGAAATGGTGGTGGAGACGCAGTAGAATCTATTAATAGACAATCTTCATTGAAAGAACAATTTCTTAAATTGTCAGCTGAATTAGATGAAATGAAAAAAGAAAAAGAAAATGCTGATAAAGAAGTAAAGAAACTTGAAGATGAAAATAAGAACATGAAAGAAGAAATTTCAAATGGTAACAAAGATAAAGACATCAATGCAATTATCTCTGAAATCAAGAAAGTAGTTAAAGTACAAAAAGAAAATGTTTTCAAAGATAAACTTGTAAAAGCAGATGAAAAAGCTTTGAAAGTTGTATTAGATGTTGTAAAAGAAATTGTAAAACTTTCTGATGGAGAAAAAGCTGATAAAGATGTAGCAGGTCTTTTCGGTGGAGAAGCAAAGAAAGATAATAAAAAAGAAGAAGTTGTAGATTTCACAGAAGTAAAAGCATCAAAAAGAATGCCTGGACAAAACATTCCACAAATATTTTCCCAATATAGTGGTGGAACAGATACAGGTTTAGATAAATTGTTTGAATAAGCAATTTAAAAATTTAAAAGGAGAAAATAAATCATGGGTATAATGTATTCAGTTCAAGAAGATAATTTAACAACCGACTTTGGTATATCACCTTTATTTCCTAATACGATAGAAGATGGTACTAAAGTTTTCAACGGAACAGCAGTAATCGCAGGTCAATGCTTGGAAAATACTTCAGTAGGTTTGGTATTGGCAAATGCTTCTTCTACAGTTTATGGATTGGCAAAAGAATCTATAAATGTTGAAGCAAATGTAAATGAAGTTTCTGATAACGGATGGGGTATTTTCGGTTCAAAGAAAATAACAGCTTGTATGTTTGGTGTATACAGTGTTAAAAACTTTGAATATACGAAAGGTGATGGAGACGTTGTTGCATTCACAGCTATTGATACAAGTGCAATAACTCCAGATACTACATTAGGCGTAGCTTTAGCTTCTGATGCAAGTGGAAACATAACTGTAGCAGGAGAAGGTTCTGGATTCGGTACGTTGCTTGCTGTATCTGCAGACGGAAAAGAAATACAAGTTTTCATAAAGTAATAATTTAAAAATTTTAAAAGGAGATAATAAATCATGGGTACAATAGATAATATATCATTATGGGGCGATACAGCATTAGCAAGAAAAGCTTCAGTTAATGCAGCTGCTCCTGTATCAATGGAAGCAAAAGAACAAAAATTTAACATGTACTGGAATGCACCAGGCGGATATCAAAGAATAGCTTTCGCTTTGTCTGGTCCGTTGAAAACGAGATTGGATTATGTTGGTGTTGGTAGAAAACTTTTGATGGTTGACACAATACCTACTGGAGATATTCCTGTATACGATATGGATATGCCAGAATTTGGTGCTGTTAAAATGGCTGCTAGAGGACAAGCTCCAGTATTTGAACAAGGCATCAAGAGAATTGGTATTCCTACGTTTGAAGTTACAGTAAATGAAGTTATTAAGAAACAAGAATTAGCTGTAAGAAAATATCCTGTATTCGACAGAGCAAAAGAAAGAGCTGCAATATCTATGGCTATAGCTGAAGATGACATGATATTTGATTTGGTTAAATCAGCAGCAGTTAAAAATCCTAACCCAGCTGCAATGGCTACATATGGTTCTACTACAACTACAATTGCAAAAGCAGATTTTGCAGAAATGTTTGGTGATATAACTGAAAGACAGTTGATTGCTAAAACGTATTTGCTAGGTGCAAAAACATATGCAGATATATTGAAATGGGATTCTCAAGATTTGGATCCAGTATCTTTGAACATCCAATTGGAAACAGGAAACTTTGGTTCTATATTTGGTGTCAGAGCTATTGCTTCTACAAGACTTGATAAAAACTATGGTTATGATGCAAATGGTAAAAACCAACAGCCAGTATTTACATTGACAACTCCAGATAAACTCGGAAGATTGCCGGAAAGAAAAGCTGTTGAAGTTTCTATATTTGATAACATTCCTTTACTTCAGTATGATATAATTCCTTACGAAATAATCGGCATGGGAATTTATAACTGTGCTGGTGTATCTGGAAGAGTAAGAAACTTAGCTTAATTAGTTTAGTATTAAAAAGCTACCGAGGATTCCTCGGTAGCTTTTTTTTTTATTTCTATTGACAAATTAATTATAGTGTGTTAAAATTTAAATATGAAAAAATTGATTGAATTTTTAAAACAAACTAAAAAATATAATTTAAAGTATATAGAACAAAATTTCTTAACAGGTGATGTTAAAGAAGTATTATTTAAATATAATTTAACAATTCACGAGTTATGCTTCCGTTTAAAGAATAATATAGACTTAGATAAACAGTTTTTTTGTAAACAGTGTGGAACAAAAATTGTTTTTGATAGAAAACATCATTATAAAGATTTCTGTAGTCGTGAGTGTTCTGGAAAGCATTCTGCACAAAGTGAGTCTATAAAGAAAAGAATAGCAACGAATATAGAACGTTATGGTGTAAGTTGTACTTTACAGGATAAAAACGTACATCAGAAAGTTTTAGAAACTTGGAAACAGAAATATAATACAGATAGTCCAAATCAAAGCGGTGTTGTGAAAGATAAAAAGAAACAAGCGTACTTGAAGAAATTTAGGGTTGATAATTATAGTAAAACTAAAGAATTTAAAGAAAAAGTTAAACAAACCAATATAAAGAAGTTTGGTAAGGAAAGTTATACACAGACAGATGAATATAAAAATAGAGTGAAGCAGACTTGTTTAGAAAAGTATGGAGTAGATCATTATACTAAAAGTAAAGATTATAGAGACAGACTTAAAGATTTTAAAGATAAATATAAACAGACGTGTTTAGAGAAATATGGTACAGAATATTATGAACAGAGTGATGTTTATAAAAAGAAATTTAATAAAATTTTAGCAAAAAGAAAAGAAACTTTTAAAAAGAAATATGGTGTTGAGAGTTATAGCGAAAGTGCTGAGTATAAAGCTAGATTACCAGAGATACAAGAAAAACGTTATCAAACTCAAAAACGTAATCATACATTTAATAGTTCTAAACTTGAGAAGCACGCATATAAAATGTTACAACAAAAATTTAAAGAAGTAATATTTCAGTATAAATCTGAGAAGTATCCATTTAAGTGTGACTTTTATATACCCGAAAAAGATCTTTATATAGAATGTCATTTTGGATTTTTTCATAATGGGAAGCCTTTTGACAAAAATAATATTGAGCATTTAAAAGAACTTGAAGATATTAAATTACATGCTAATAAATTTAAAAGGAATAATAAATACAAGCAACTTATTTACACTTGGACAGATTTAGACGTAAGAAAGTTGGAATGTTTTAAGAAAAATAATTTAAATTATAAGATATTTTATACGCTAGACGAACTTAAAGATTGGTTGACTTCTTAAGTTTAATTTACTATAATAGGAATAGAATAAAGAGAAGGAGAAAGTAGTATGGGAATATATGAAGATAGAAAATGGTTAGAAGAGTATGAGAAGGAACATCCAGAAGAGTTTCTTTGGGGAGTTAACAGCACTGATTTATATGAAACTTATTTTAATGGTATGGAATTCCCTGGAACAAAAAAATATCCTCCCAACCATCCAATCTGGGATTGCCATACTGAAGGTAAATTTTCTCCGAAGCAAGCATGGTATGATTGGAAATCAATGATGAAAGCTATTGATAATCTTTACTATATAATGCATAAACTTGAAGCAAATGGTAAAGAGCAGGATTTTGTAGCAAGAGTATATAGTGCATTTGGAAAGATATACGATATAGATTACCTTAAAGGTGAAGAACCAGATCCTTCTGCATTGGCAAAAGAAATATTAATGAGATTTACAATTGCAAAAATTGCCCCGAAAGTTGGAGCAATGCAACCAAGTCATGTTGAGAAAGTTATAAAAGAAAGCGGAATTGATTTAAGCTGTGGCGTTTATGTTCCAATGGCAGGTTTTGGTGGAATTGTAGAGGCAGCTAAACGTTGGTTTAAGAAACACAACTTGGAACCAAAGATTGAAGCTTATGATATAAATTCAAATTTCTGTAAATATTATGGTTGGACACAAAGAGATGTTCTTGCGCAGAAGGTTAAAACAGATAAAATTGTTATCTGTTGTCCACCGTTTGCATATACTGAACAGTGGGAAGGTACTCCAGATAAAAGACATGATAAATATAAAACAAATTATTTAGATTTTCATACATGGTGTAAACTTATTAAAGAATACATTGAAGCTTCAAATTATATATTTCTTGGTCCAGATAAAGTAGATATGAAAAAAAGTAAATATAAAAGCGGTGCAAAGAACTCAGGACTATTTGTACATAGAGAAGGTAATGGTACAAAATGGTATAAAGAGTATTCATTATAAATAAGCATTCCACAATAATATACTAATAATTTCCCTTGACATTTTTATCATATTATATCTAGGTTATAGATATAAGATTTAATTTATTATGGAGAATGAAAATATGAATAATGAAAAAGATATTAAAGACACAGGAACAGTATCACAAGAAGCAATTAATGAAGCAATTGTAGACACAACACAGTCTGAATATTACCAACAAAATAGAATTCCTTTAATAACAGGTGAATATAGAAAGGAAGCATTTCTTAAATTAAAAGACTTATTTTTAAAAGAGCTATATAAAGCAGTAGAAGAAGAAGAGAAAGCTTGTAAAAAAGCAGATCTTGAACCTCAAATGAAAGGTGACAAGCTTAAATATATAGAAGATTTAGTTGACTCATTTGATAATATGTTTCAATTAGAGTCATTGGCACAGTATTTATATCAGGAAAATATAATACCTACATTAGAAGAGGTCAATATAAGAGCAAATAAATTAAATGAGAATTTAGGGAAACTTGAACTTTAACTTTTTGGAGTATATCATGCTTAAGAAAACCGTAAAATTTTTAAAAGATGTTAAGACAATTGTTTGGGCAATCGTAATAAGTGGAACTGTTTTAATATTTATATATGGAACATATCTTAAAGTTTCAGAAACAGTACCAACAAAAGTATATGCAATGGAGAAAGATGTAGAGGAAATAAAGTATCGGGTAGCTGATCTTGAAACTGAAAAACTTATTATAAATAAAGACTTAAGCGTGATGCAAACAGAATTAAAAGAAATAAAGCAACAACTTTCAGATAATCAAAAAGAAACAAGAGCAGCTTTAGATGAGATAAATAGAGATGTTAAGTACATCCTTAAGAATATATAGAGTATTAAATGACAACACAACTCTCACCCAATTTCACTCTCGATGAACTACTAACAACTTCACATAAGGATTTACTTCCCAAACAAAATGAGGAAGTGAAACCTTATGTGAATAACTTATATATACTTGCCAATTATATACTTCAGCCAATTCGTAATTACTATAAAGTACCTATAACAGTTACAAGTGGATTTAGAGGAAAGGCATTAAATGAAAGAGTTGGCGGAAATAAAACCAGCCAACATTGTTTAGGTGAAGCAGTAGACTTTATAGTTAAAGGTAAGACAGTTGATGAAGTATTTGATGATATTAGAAAAGGTAAGATTGATATTTGTTATCGGCAGCTGATTAAGGAGAAAATATCTGGAAAGTTCTGGATTCATATAGGGATGGTCAAGATACCATTTAAACTTAAAGATAAGTATTTGCAGAATTTAACAACAATAGATGGGAAAAAATATACAGAAGTAAAATAGAATAAAGGAGAAAAATGAAAAAATGAAAATTAGATCAAACATGAACAGAGTTTGGAGTTTGGCAGGAATTAGATTTGAGCCAGGAATGATTGTTACATTTGATATTTTGAAGTGTAATGACTTAAGACAAGTAAAGGCAGTAGTTGAAGAAATTAGAAAAGGTAATATAACGGTAGTTGAGCAGGATGACTATTTCAAACCAGCTTCAATTACAAAGGTTGAACAACCACAAGTAATTAAAAAAGAAACTCAAGAAGATATAGTTGTAGTTACTAAAGGTGGAACATTTAAAGATGAAATTCCTGCAGATATATTAAACGAAGGTAATGTAGAACCCGTATCTGTAAAAATAGAAGCAGAAAAACAATCTGAAGTTGTAGTTAAAGAAGGTAATATAAAAGATGAAGCTTCTATAGAAGCAGGGTTTGTAGTTCTTCCAGGTAAAAAACCAGGTGAAGGACAATTAAAATCTGTTAATGAGATTATAAAAGAAAAAACAGATGAGATTACAGATGTATTGAAAGATGAAGCAAAAGATTTAGAGGAACTAAATAAGAAAGAAGAAGTTATAGAGGAAGTTCCAGAAGACGTTGCTAAGATATTAAAGATGAAAGCTAATGATAGAAAGTTATTTATAGCTAAACTTGAAGATAAAGAACTATTACTTAAGATAAGTAAGTATACAAAAGTCAAAACTATATTAAATATAATTAATCAAAGATTAGAGGAGTTGAAATAATAAAGGAGAAAATGAAAAATGAAAGGAATTAATTTAAGAATTTTTAGAAGGACAAGTAATAATATCTCATTTTTATTTAATGATAATGCGGTGTCAGGTATTAAACTTGAAGATTTGAAGATTTATAATTTAGAAGATAAGGAAAAGAAAAACCCTTTAGTTTATACAATTGGAGTAGATCAAGTAACGCAGACAGTTCAAGTTGTGCTTGATCACCAGATAAATAAGCTAGATGCAAATAAAACATATATATTTGTTTTTGATTTTAAAACGTTTGATGTAAATATAAAAGTATATCCTTCAGAAGTATTACCTTTGTTTGAGAAAGATTCTGTCGGAAAGAACCAGCACATTTACGGGTGGGATGAGTATACTAGAAGGTGGGTAAAACTTAAAGCAGTTAAAGATTCCAATGGAGATTATGTATTGGCAGTTAAAACTGTTAAATAGGAGTTGATAATGACTAGATGGTTAAAAGCGTCTGCTTTAAAAAAGTATATAATAAAAGTTCAATTAGCTAATGGTCATTATGTTAGACCTAAAATACATCCTATTGAAGCAGATAATGAACAAGAAGCTAAAAGTATATTTTGTTATAGATTTCCAAATACAGATATAAATACAATAATAGCTGAAGAAGTAAAATAAATTTATAGGAAAATAAAAATGACTAGGTGGTTTATTAAAGCTGAAACTCAATTAGACTTACCTTTAGGTACAGAAGACCTAAATGTTTATTACCCTACTTTAGTTAGAGAGATTAGTTTTAAAGATAAATTACAGAAGCTAAAAGATAAGAATGTACAGTATATACAAAAAGTAATATATGACTGTTTAAATGACGTATCAAATAATAAAGTTTCTGATAGATTTTATGATGTTATAAAAGCAGATTTGATAGAAGGTGCTTTTAAAAAATTTGCAAAAATATATGCAGATAATAACTATAAAGTATATGATGTAACTATTAGTGAAGTAGATAAAGATAATTATCATAGTATAAAAGAAAACACAGAAAAAAGATATCTAATATGTCCTTTTGTTAGTCAGACAAAGTTATATGATATTTCTGAATTTAATACATTGGTAGAAGCTTTATCTATAAAAATATTTTATTATTTAGAGTCACTTAATAAGTAGGAGGTTTTAATGACACTCAGGTTACCAGTTGAAATATCATGGTGTCCAGACGATACAATTACATCTGCATTGGATGATAATGGTAATATACTTTATCCTTATGTTAGAATATATAGATCTAGACATGAGACTTTTGGTTATGATCTAGTAAGAACAGATGTAGAGATTTCAACAAATCTACATCCGATTCCTTTTGTACAAGATGAGTTATGTAGGGATATAAGTTTTAATAAGAATGCAGATATAGATGCATACTTACAAGGATTGACATATACAGGTGGTAAATCTGTTTTACTTACTTTGGGAGCACAAGAACCAGAGAAGGTAGAACTTTTTTCAATTGTAGATGAGAACGGAAATTATAGACTTTGTTTAGATGATAAAGTTATTTATAATAATGTTCAGTATGGTCAATTAAAACCAGGTTGGCATAGAATGAATTTTAATGTAGGTGATTTAATTCTCAATATGACTGAATTACCTATTGTTTATGTAAGTTCTGAGCTTTCTACAGATGTTATAAGCAATAGTGTTAATTATGATTCTAAGAATCCTTATGTTAAAAACCAAGTTATATCTGAAATTAATTCACAGATTAATGGTTATTGGGTTAATAAATGGACAGATCCGACAATTGATATTAGATGTAAAGATTCCTATTATTATATTATAAAATATGTAAATGCAGATAAAACATATGAGTCTAGATTCTTTTTACCTAGAAAGTCATTGACTCCGAAAGAACAAAGACTTGTAAATTATTTAAAGATATGGTTATCAAATTGGATAACAAATTGTGCAACTGATGATGAAATTCGTGCGGGTATTAAATTTGCATTGGAATCTTTAAATATAAAATCTCCGGTTACATATTTTACAATAGAAACATTACCTGAAATATTAGAATCTGTTCTTATGGTAGGAAGTGCTATATATACTTTAATGGTTCATTATTTAGGTATTGCATTTACAGATGTTAGCTACACTGATTCTGGTGTATCTATTACAATTGATAGAGGTGCGAAGATACAGAATGCAATAGATAAAGCTACTGCTTACTATGATAAATTAATTGATGTAGCGAAACTACATTATATACAAAGTGGCGCGGCTGTAGGCTCAGTACCTTTAAATATTTCACTTTCAGGAAGACTTTCAGGAAATATATTAGGAGCTATCAGTAACCTTTTTAATGCCATTGGACGTTAAAATTTCGTTGACTTTTCAATATAAATTTGATATAATATAAAAATGAATAATTATAAAGTATATAAATTTACAACTCCATCAAATAAGATTTATATAGGTGTTACAAGACAAAACGTTGAAAGACGTTGGCGTAAAGGGCGTGCATATAAAACTAACTCTTATTTAACATATGCGATTAATAAATATGGTTGGAATAACATAAAACATGAAATTTTATTTAGTAATTTATCTTATGATGAAGCTTCACAGAAAGAAAAGGAGTTAATAAAGTTATATAAAAGTGATCAAAGAGAGTTTGGTTATAATATAGATCATGGCGGAATTGCAAATAGCCGAGAAGTTTCATATGAGACACGTAAAAAATTAAGTGATATTAATATTGGAGTAAATAAAGGTTTTAAAAGTCCAGTTGCAAAGAAAGTATTTCAATATGATCTTCAAGGAAATTTTATAAAGACTTGGTATAGTATGTCTGACGCCAGAAGAGCTACTGGAGTAAAAGCAATAGACTTGTGTTGTCGCGGAGAATACACTACAGCTGGTGGTTATATTTGGTTGTATGATAATAATATAGAAGATAGACTTAAACGAGTACATAAAGTTCATGATTTACATTTAAGTTCTATTACAAGAGAAGTAGCACAGTATACTTTAGACGGTAAGTTAGTTAAGATATATTCTACAATAACAGAAGCTGCAAAAGTTTTTAACTCAAAATTAAACAAGAACTTAATGACTGTTAGGCGCTGCATAAGTGCAAGTTGCGAAGGTAGTCAATCATCTGCATATAAATATATTTGGTTATATAAGGGAAATAGTATTCAAGAACGCTTAGATTTTATAAATAATAAGATGCAATCCCCTTACAGAAAAGCAGTGGTACAATATACAATAGATGGTGAAGTTAAAGCTAAGTACAATTCTTTAAAAGAAGCGTGCAATGCTTTAGGTATTAACGCAAAAAATTGTTGTGGTAAAATATCATTATGTTGTCAAAATAAAAGAAAATCTGCTTATGGTTATAAATGGAAATATATTACTGAATAAACCCTTGACATTTATATCATAATATGAGTAAAACAATAGGAGTTTTTATATATGTTGCGTATTTCTACATTCAAAATACAATCAAAAAAGATAGAATTACCTAAAGGTGAGCTTTCATTAAAGTCGTTGACAGTATCATTCAATGAAATGTATCGCGATTACGTTATATACTATCCAGGACATATTGATTGGTATGTAACTTCTATCGGAGACGTAGAATTAGGTTTTGGACCGCGTTATTTGCTTTATAAACTTCTCAGAGAAGTTGAGAAAGCCAATCCAGATGGTACAGTTGATAAAGGTTCAATTGTTGTTAAGACAATCCCTCAATTACCTGAACCATTGACAAGAAGATTAGGTCAGTTGAATAGGGAGGCTTGTGGTGAAGATTTTCCTACAAGTAATAAAGATGTTCCTGGAAGTTTTGGTGAACCGGAACATATGAGTATTGATACAGATGTAGAAGATAAAGCAAAAAGACACACACAAGAAACAAATAATCAAAATAAAAAAACAATAAAAGTAGTTATAGAAGATCCAAATAAACTTTTTGAATAGGAGTGTATATATGTTTGATTTCTTTAAGAAAAAATCTTATACAGTTACACAGGAGAATGGAATGGAAAAGTTAGTTACTGCTGCAGATATAAATAAGGCTGCAGAGGAAGCTTTAAAAGCATTGGAGGCTTTACCGGAAAACTATATTAAAGATTTGATCGATTATACAAAATCTAGTATTGATCATGGAAATATTTCAAAAGAGTTTTTAAAGATGATTGTAAAAATTGTTGATGCAGTAAGTACAAAAAAAGCAAAAGAAGTTCAAAAAAGTTTAGATGATGAAACTTCTGTCCCTAAACCAAAAGAAGAAAAGAAGGAAGAACCTAAAAAAGAAGAGTCTAAGGAGGAACCTAAGAAGGATGATACTTTAGATTTAGGTGGAGATTTAGGTAAAGTAGCAAACATTGATAAAGAATCTATTGTAAGATCTGCTGCAGATACAAATCCAGCAAGTTCTAAATATAGAGCCGAAGGTATAAAGGAAAAACTTCTTGAAATTAATAAAGAAGTTGCAATTAAATCTGATAATAAGATTCAAAATATAGGCGATAATACAAAAGGTGTTATTACTCCAGGTGATAAAAGTACAATTGTAAAAGTAAAAGAAGAAACAGTTAAGCCAGATATAGTTGTTGAGAATGTTAAAATTAAAATAATTAGAGATGACGGTGAGTTTGAAAAATTATTTCCAGAAAAAAATATTAAATTTCCGAAAGGTGATAAAGTAGTTTTGAAAGCAAGTCAAGATGTAGATATTGATACTGCTGTATTACAAACGAAACCAGAAGAAGTTAAGAAAGAAGTTGGTGAAGCAATAGAATCTGGGGACCCTACAAAAATAAAACAAGTTGTTGAAGAAACAGGTGTAGCTAAGAAAGAAAGTTCAATTTATAATCAAGTAATGCAAACTGTATTTAATAGAAACGCAGAATCAGAAGATTTAGAAAGTTTTAAAAGTGAAGTAGAAGCAGACGCAGAAGAAATTCTTAAATAAAAAGAGGGTTTCAATGGATAATATAGATGAATTGTTAAGTAAATTAAATACTGAGTTTAACGTTATAAACAATGATTTTGATAATTTTTTGGAAGAATCAAATGTTAAAGTTAGTGCATATAGTTCATTTTTAAAAAATATAAATGCATTAGATACATCAAGTCTTGATGCAGATAAAACTGTAACTATTATGACAGGTGAAAACGATAAACAAACTAAGATGATAAACTCAATTCCAGTAATTGATGAAGTTGAAGATCCTATAAAAGATGATCAAGTAAAAAATCCGATAATTAATTTAAACGGTGAGGTGTAATATGGCAGATATAGTAGTTGATACTATTGCAAATAAATTTCCACCTGTAACAAACTTTAAAGAAGGATCACAATTTATTAATATTGCTGATTCAAAATTATATATTTTAGAAAATAATGATTGGATAGAGTTACGCTCAATTAATCCAGGAGAGTATTATAGAGTAAAATCTTTAGGTAATTCATTGCTTAAAGTTAACGATGACTTAGGACTACAAAGAGTAGAACTTCAAGATGTATCTGATACAAAAACGTTAGATAAAGATACAGAAAAGAATATTATTGGGTATTTCTTAAAAAATTACTCTCCTAAAACTGCAAATATATTTAAAGATAATAATGTAACATTTTCATCAATGGAAATTTTATTACCTATTATTTTAGATAATTATAAAGCTTATATTGATAAAAGTAATTTTAGTTATAGACAAGGTCAAAGAGAAATTAATGATTGGTTAATTCAGCGTGGTTTTATAAAAGATAATGTTATAACAGATAAAGAAGTTTCTACAGAAGATTTACGTGACTTTGCTGTTGTTTTATGTAATAGTTTATCATTAAGTGGTAAGCTATCAGATAGCACAGTAGGTTATGATAAATTATTAGGTGAATTTTTAAATACAGATTTTAATATAAATATTAAAGGAATAGATAATAGTTATTCACTTAAAGATATTTTAGAAAAGTTACGTTCACAAGAATATCTATATTCAAGTAAGAAAGATATAGTATTAAGAAATATTATTAATCATGATTTTGCAAGTGATACCTTTGGTATTTCTAATGGTAGAGGTTCAACAGTTCCTTTTAATCAATTAATTATGAGTCAGTTAACCACATCTTGGTTTAATTTAATTAATAAAAATAGTTTGTTAAATAAATTAGATAATAATGATTTTATTAAACAAAATTATGGTGTGAAGTTGTCACAGTTAAATCAAAAAGATATTAATTGTTGGAATTTTTATACAAGTTTAAAAACATTATATGATGATTTACTTGTTAAAAATATAGAAGAAGTTTCAGAAAGTGATGATGTAATAAAAGATTTAGAAGTTATAATAAAAGATTATAATCCAGATTCTTTAATATTTTTAGTAGAACGTTTGATGGAAGAAGCTACAGATATTAATGTACAACAAAAACGTGAATCATTAGATTCAGAAGAGATTGAGAGTTCATTAAAATCTAGTTACGTTGTTTTTGCAAATTCAAAAGAAAAGTTAAATAATTTAAAGAAGTTAAAAAGTTTAATAAATAAATTTGGGTTTTCTGGATATGATTCTAGAGCAGATTTAAAAGTTAATCCAAACATGTATAGAACACGTAATAATGAATTAATAGAAGATAAGAAATTAATAATACCTAAAACTTTAGATGTTGTAGATACAGATGCTTGGAAATATTTACTTATTCCAGAAGCAGAAGTTGATAGATCTCGTGTAGATCAAAGACTAGAAGCTTTAGACGAAGGTACGTTAGCATCTGTTGCTGAATCATTACGTAATGAATATGTTATAGATGCTTTAAATAAATATTATACGTCTTCATATATGAAAGATTATCTAAAAGAGAAAGGTGTAAAATTAGAAGATAAAGATTATGACTATATAATAAATTATAAAGATAATCTTTATAACGAATTAGAAAAAGTAACTGATTTAGTTAAGGAAACTAAACCTATAGTACAGCGTGCTCAGGCTTTAGTTGATGCTGTAGTATCACAAAAACAAAATAGACCTATTGATGAACAATTGCAAGTTTCAGATGTTAGTGTTACTGAATTACACTCTAGAGATATGTTAAAGAATATTAGATTTTGTTTAGATTCTTTAGGAACATATATTAAAGATTATAAAAATAATAAATTAGAAGATATTTCATTTAGTGATTTAGTTTCTGAAATGAAATCAAATCCTGAAATTAATAATTTATTTGTTATTAATTATGTTGGATTAGTAAATTTATTGAAAGGCGAATTAACTGATAACTTCGAGAAATTAACACAATTATTAGCTAAATTTAATAATATTGATGAAATTAATTTAGAAAATATTACAGATCAGAAAACACTTAAACAATTACCTCCAATGTTTATTCAAGAAGCAAAGGATAAAGCAAGTGATTTAGTATCTTATATAGAGCGTGCAGTTATGAATGTTTTAGGAGATAAGCAATCTAAAACTAAATTAGTTAAAGAAGATACTGAACTTGAAGAAGCTCAGAAAGAATTAGATACAATGTTACAGTCGTTAGGTACATATAATAAATTTGTAGGATTATTAAGATATGCTTTAAAAGAAGTTAACGCTAATGATGTAGAAGATTTTTTAAAAAATTTACAACAGAAAGATAATGTAATGATAGCTAATAAAAATGCATTAGCTCAGGAATTAAATAAGGATATGTCTTTATTATATACTACAGCACGTAGTATAGTTTCTTTATTAAATTTATCTGATATTGCAAAAATAAGACAGTCAGTACAAGATTTGATTGCACAAGCAGAAAAATATAAAGATATTTATCCAAGTGATATTGATATTGATTTTATAAAGTTAAATTTTAATGAGATTGTAAATATAATTGAAGATATATTAACTGAAAAGGATACGCGTTATTCTTATAATAGTATATTAAAAAATATTTTAGAAGAAAATAAAGATTTATTTAAAGTAAAAATTGATCCGGTGGATATACAAAATCCAGGTTTATTTAATATATTCCAAGAATTAAAAGTAGAAGTATTTAATTCGGATATATTACAGTCAATTATAGAAGCTGGTACTAAAAACAATTTAGATTTAAATGCAAATTCTATAGTAGGGTATGTAGCTAATAAGTTGTTTTATAAGTACAGACAATCTTTAGGTGGAGATAAAGACGTAGCAAAGACAAGTTTCATAGAGTATTTAGATTATCAAAAATTTAATTTAGCTTTAGATGTAGCAGATAATTTTAGTAATGGTTCTTTTAGTAATACTTTAAAGTCTTTACAGCTAGATGCTATAGATCAAAAATATTTTATGAATGCTGAGACAGTTTTTAGTAGGTTAAAAAATCAAAGACTTTATCGTACAGTTCCAGATAATGTAATTAAAGCTATGGCAAATTATAAAGTTTTAGATTATATAAATATTTCTTTATATAATCAAATACAAAACTCATCTATACTAAAGCAATTGTTAGATGATTGTGAAGCTTGGGATTTTAGTGATAAATTAATTAGTAATGTATTACCAAATTGTGTGTTATTTGATGTAAAAGGTAATGTTATTGATACACAAAATTCTTCTGATTTATTGACTGAAGTAAGAGCAAATATAGTTAAACCTTTAGAGTATAGATATTTAAATACTTCAGATAATATTTTTAGAAGTATATTTAATAAATTAAAAGATTTAAATAAATATTCTTTAAGAAAAAATGCAGTTGCTGCCGCAAGATTAATTAGTAGTGTTGTATATCAAAAAGGATCGATTAAGTCTGCTTATAATTATATTACTAAGAGTATAAACGATAAATTAGGCGATAAAACTTTAGATGTAAATTTAGCTAATGAATTAAAAGCTATTGATTCTGAATTAAAAACACAAGTTACAGATATAGAAACTTGTATACAGAAGATCTATAATATTGCTGATGCACAATTAAAGCAAGATATTCCTGATATAAAATCTTTTATAAGTGAAACTGTATCTAATGATCCTATATTGCAAAAATATACAAGTATTAAATTAAAATATGATAAGTTGTCAGATAAGTATTCTTTAATTGAAGATTCAAGTACAAATATTTTACCTGTTGAAGTTATGATAGATAAGGCATTAATACAGTCTGAACAAAATAAACAATTAGCTAATTTTACAGATGAAGATAAAAAGAAAGTGTCTGAGATTATAAATAAATTAGACACAGTTTATGATGTATTAAGTAAGACTTTTTATAATGCAATGGCTAAAAATTTAAGTGATAGCAAAATTAATTCAGCACAGTTATTACTCCATAAAACAGAGCTTATTAAAAATCAATTAAATAATAAAATAAGCTCTAAGACTGGCAAAACTTTAATAACAAATGACATTGTTGAGAGTCATGTTCAAAATTTAAAAGATGGTTTAGAAGCTAAGTTAATGACTGTTTCTAAAAAATCAGATGAGTGTTTTGATTTAACAGATAAGTTAAGTACACTTTTATCAGATGTAAATTTAAAAATCGAGAAAACGAAAACTTTATTAGTATAAATTAAATTTTTGAGGTTTATATGTATAATAAATTTTTAACTACAATTTATGCAGCAGACTCTTTAATTGATGATGCTTTATTTAAAATTCAGTCTGAGTTACGTATAGAATTACCTGATGAGAGTTCTATAAATTTATGTACTTTTAGCAAGGAATCAAATGAAATATATACAATATACTTTAGGTATATACCGGGTGTTTCAACTTTAGATTTAATAAATAATTCTGTAAAAGATATTTCAGTTACTTCTGTACCTGAAAAGATACAATTAGGGAAGATTTTAGTAGATACTAGCAAAATAAAAGATTCTGTTGTTGAGTCTGATATTTTAGGGTTAATTGCAGTTGAAGGTTATTTAGATGCTGTAGATAAAGAAACTTTTAATTTTGCAAAAGATATTTTAAATTATATTGTAAAAAGTTTACAAGATTTACTTAAAGGAAAATATGTAGTAACTTATAAGAAACCATTTGATATTAGTAAAGAAGTAAAACAAGTTAATAAAAAATGGAAAGGTACAGAATATGATTCAGGTATATATAAAATTTTAGAAAAGATACAATCCTTTTGTAGAATGAATTTTATAAATAGTGTAAAGGATCGTTTAATTGCAGCTAATATATGTACATTAATTGGTTTTAAAAAGTATGAATCTGTAATAAATAAGGAGTATTCAACCGTATCTGACGCTTATTTTGAGTCAGAGGAGTTTAAAGCAAAAGTTAATTCCTATATTTATGAGTTAAATTTAAATAAAGATGACGCTAAGTTTATTACTAATTTAGAAGATAAGTTATTACAATTAACTTCTTTTACACCTAATCTTGATGAATACATTAACTCTATTAAACAAACAGGAAATTTTGGAATTAATGAATATCCTTTAATAAGTTTTGCATTTGTTCCTGAGGTACAGAACGAAATTAAATCTTATATTAATGATTTTATAGATAAAGTATTTACTAAAAGAGAAGCAAATCTTTATAAAGAATTTTTTTCACGTATAGCTATTACAAAAGAACAAATAGAAGAATTAAAAAATAGGCAAAGAGCTGAAAAAGAATTTGTAAAGTTAGAAGATTTTTTATCAGATGAAGAGAAACAATCTTTACAAGATATAAAAACAGTTCAAGAAACACAATCAGAAGCTGTATCTGATACAAATAAAAAAGAAGATATTGATAAATCTTTATTATCGGAACAAGTAAATGATAATGGAGAAAGCTTATCTTTAGAAGAGGCAATAAAAGACTTTGCTGATAATTCTGGTTATACAGTAGAATATAAAGAAGGAACTAATAAACCGAGTAAAGTAATTGATGAAGATGGAAATTCAGTAAATATTACAGACTTTATGACAATGATAAAAAGAGAATATAATATCGAGGATACTAAAGAAGAGGAGTCTTATGTATCAACTTCTATTTATGATACGTATTTAAAACCAGAGTCATATTCGCAGTTCCAAAATAAGGCTTCAGTAATATTAGCACAGTTATTAAATATTAATAAAAATTTATTAGCTTATACACAAGATATTGAAAGTGTTAATGACTCAAAAGGTATTCAAGATATTTATAATAAAGTTTTAAAATTTATAATTAATGCTGTTGAGTTGCCTAAAGGTATACAAAAATCGTTGTTATCTGCCTTATACGTTTCTAATAGGCGTGTTGGATTAGAACAATTACAAATGGTATTAGATGTTCAAATTCAAATTATAAAGATTTTTGTAGAAGATACAGATTATAAATCAGCAAGAGGGCGTGTTAATGCTATATTAAATGAGTATAGAGATTTATCAAGATATTTTAGTAAGCAAGTAGAGAGTTTTAGTACGTCTCAAGATATAGATAAAGTAGTGAAAGATACAAAAGACCGTCCATATTTATTAGCAAAGAAATTTCGTATGTATTTAAATAAATTAGGTTGGAGATATAATGCAAGAAGAGAAGTTTTTTATAAAGGTACATTATCAGATATATTAGATAAAGATGGTAAGGTAGATCAAGAAAAGCTTAATAGTATAAATAATGAGTTACGAAAATTACTAGATGATTTTAATAAAATGAATAATACTGATTTAAAGTTTGAGGATATTTTTACACAAAGAAGTTTAACTTTAGAACCTATAGATATTGTTGTAAGAGACAATTCTATTACAAAAACTTTATTTAATAGTATAGATGAGATATTAACTAATTCAGGCATAAAAGATTTAAATAGTAAATTAGATGCTATAAGTTTAGAGATAAATAATTTATAATAAGATTTACTAGGAGGAGTAGATGTCAAACAGATATATTAAGAAAGTTGCTGTTTATGATGTAAAAGCTGGAACAGAAATTAATCATGAGTTATACGGAAAAGGACAAGTTATTTCTGTATATCCTTACGATGGTATTGCTGATATCCAATTTGCAGATGGGCATGTTGAATATGGTTTTGATATTACTGCACAAGTTCAACCTACCAGTGTACTTGATATAGAAGCTTTTAAGTGTCCTATAACAGATACAGATATTCTAGCAGAAAGATGTGCTTGTATAAAAGATGGTATTCATGCTTGTGATTATTTTAAAGTAAATTTAGAAAAGAAAGAAAGTTCCTGTATTTATGAGTCTGAAATGCAGAGAATTGCTTCTGAAGAAAAAGAAGCTATAAAAAGAGAAGCAAAATTTTCTAAAGATAAATTAGATGCAGTTAATCAAATTAAAAAACTTCTTAATAAGTTGTTAAAAGAAGCCAAGTTTGAAGATGTATTAGGACCTGCACCAGAAGGTATTACTGCAGAAAATAAAGCTTTGTATGTTCAGCATAAAGTTACAGGAACAAAAGGTGTTATTTCAAATATAGTAGCATCTAACGCATTTGAAGTTACTTGGAAAAATCAAGAAGAAGCAGAGTGTCCTTGTAAAAAAACAGTTGTTACTAAGGAAGAAATTGAAAAGGATTCTGATGCTAGTATTTGGTGCAAAATAAAAGAAGTTCAAGAAAAATTAAAAAAGAAATTTGTTAAACCTATTAATGAGTTCTTTAAAAAGAAAGCTTCTGTAGAAGATACATTAATTAAAGTTGACGCTGAAAAAGTTTTAAAGAAAATGGCACAATTATCAGAAGAAAGAAAGCTCGTTTATTTATCAGAAATAAAAGCACAGTTAAATAAGATTGGTTTTGATGTTGAACCGAGTTCTATTGTTCTTGATGAGAACGGTATAGCTAAATCTTATGACGTTATGAAATTAGCTTCGAATGATATTTTTCCTGAATATGAAAAAGATTTAGATTCTATTAAGATTTCTGCTAAATTAGGATATGATGGTGATGTAGTAAAGATTTATGCTTCAATTAAAGGGCAGTTATCAGAAAATTTTAAAGATGTGGAAAGTGTAAATAATAATATAGATAATATAGATAATCTTTTTTAAGGTAAATTAAATGCGAAAATCTAAAGAAAAGGTATTAAATTTAAAAATACACTTCGTTTCAGATTTAGTAGATAAACAGAATGCTTATGGATTATACTATAGATTACGCAAAAGAAAGAATGTAACAGACCTTTATATAGATATTAATCATACTGACCAGCTTGATTTAATTAATACTTTTTATCATGAGTTTACTCATTTTATAGTAGATATAGTTTTAAATGAAGGTAATTATAGTAAATTCTTTAAGGTTACAGAGGACTGTAAGAAAGTAGATATTACTTTTGAAAAAGGTAAAGACGTGGAACAATTAAACAACCAAGATGAAGCTGATATTCAAGAAGAAAAGCTGTGCACACAAATAGCAAATAAGTGCACAGCTATTATTAAAAAGAAGTTTAATATTGTCCCTTGACAATTTTATCATAATTATTCTAAATTTAAATAGTGGTGATAGTATGCCTATAAATATACAGGAGTTATTAACATTAAATCCAAGTACAGATCCAAATAAGTGTAATTGCAACCAATCAGGACCTTGCTGGATGAATAGTGTACAAACAGATGGTTCAGGGTTAAACCCAGATGGTTCAACAAATGGTACTGGACAAATCCTTACAGAAGGTGATACAGAAATAACAACTCCTTCAGACATTAATTACTCAGGTATTAGTTTACTTAAGGTTTATCATAAAGAAGGTACACAATATACATATGTTATAGAGTTTCCTAAAGTAAAAACTGTTGAAGGTTTTGCAAAGAAATACGAACTTTGGGGGAGCCCTTCACCAATATTGCCACAGTTATTATTATCAACAAATGATTTTGTAGCAGAAGAAATAGATAATAATAAAATGAAAGTAGAGTTTAATGTTCCGGTCCCATTTGCAAGTACAGAAATACAATGGAGTTTTTGGGTACAAGGATTTCCTTGTCAAAATGGTTTAGGTGGATTAGTTTCAACTAAAGGAGCACATGTTTATAATTCTGAGAGAGATTGGACAATACCAAAGAACCAACAGATAATAGCTCCTATAAATTATCCTACAAACGGTACTGGGAATATAATAGATACAGATTATCTTGATTTTGCAGTACAAAAAAATCGTGCAGATAAGATGGCTATTTTACAATCTGATGGTGAAATGTGGGATTTATATTTAAGACGTTGGGAAGGTATAGCTTGTCCTCGTTGTGACCATAGAGGTTCTATAGATGAGGATAAACCAGATTTAGATTATAATACACATACAAATTGTAATATTTGTTTTGGAACAGGTTTTGTTGGTGGTTATTATAAGAAGATAAAAATAATGGCTAGATATAATTCAAATCCAGCAAGAGTAATAAAACATACTCCTCAGGGTATACAAACGACACAGCAGTTACAATCTTGGACTTTATGGACTCCGTTATTAAGAGCACATGATTTACTTGTTCAATGTTCCACAGGCGATAGATTTTATATACAAGATGTTTCCAGAACATTATTTAAAAGTTATATTATGGATCAGCAGTTTAATAATGCATTATGTCAAAGAAGTGAAATTGTTTACCATGTTACAGATGAGTCTATAGAAAATGCTTTTGAGTCTTATTATGAAGCAAAAGAAAAACCAGTTGATACAATTTGGGGATAATAAATATGTATAATGAATTTATAAAAAAAATTACAGCAAATCTTGCACAATATATGAAGTATGAAGATGTAGTAGAAAATGCAGATTTTAGTATAATAGATGGTGATGGTAATAATATAACACAAGACATTAAGGATATTATAGATGGTAATAAAAAACCTAATGTTAATTTAATGGAATATTTATTTCGTAATAGTACAGCAACTTTACAGTATTTAGGCAAAAATCCAGATAAACATGATAGTGTTATTCTGTTTAATTCACGTTTTGCTGAACCTTATTTGTCAGATATTAATTTTGCATTATATTACATAGATAAAGTATTAGGTAATGATACTACAAAAAATCAGACTTTTATTACAGCGTTAAAGGAATTATTAGAGGAAAAGAATGTAAATTTAATTCCTGCTTATATGTATATTACAGGGGATATAGATCAAAAATTAGTTGAACAGTTTGTTGCTACATACGGTTCTTTAGAAGCACGTAAAGAAAATACAGACTTAATTAAAGATTTTTTTATAGCATTACAAAAGCATGGAAAATTAGAAGAACAATATAAGAATATAAATGTAAAAAATTTAGCAGAAGGTTTTTTAACAGATGTTAAACACTCTCAAATTGGGACAAGTGATTCTAAAAAGATTAAAAAAACTGAAAGAGATAATGTATTTGGTTTAAACTTTAATACTATAGATAATAAAGATTTTATTGACTTATTTAATGATTTGAATGACTATGGTAACGGTGTTTTAACTTTACCTGATGTTTCTGAAATAACAGTTGATACGTATTTAGCTAATGTAGAGAATAAAGAAGAGTTAAAAACTTTGTTAGATAAAATAGATTTAAATTATTATATAAATATTGCAAATTCAAATGATGGTGAAAAATTTGCAAAGTTTTTAAAAACTTTAAAATCTAAATTTGCAAACAAAAAAGAAAGTAATTTAAGAGGTAAAAAAATGTTTAGATTGTCAAAAGCATATACAAGATATTATATTAAAAACATATTAGCTTATAAAGTAAAAGCAAATAATAATCCAGAAGTCTTACCTCAAGTAATAAAAGTAAGCACAGATGAAATTCAGGATTTAATGTATGGAGATTCAATAAAACATCCTGAAAATTTGAGTGAGATACAGAATCCTGAAGCAAAGAAACAGATATTTAATGATGTTGAAAATGCAGTAGAGAAGATATCTAAAGGTGATTTACTTGAAGATGGTGCAGCAGATGGTATGAATATCGAAGACATTGCAAAAAAATGGGCACCATTATACAATATTCCTTATGAACAAATGTTAGATGTACTAAAAACTCAAGAACAAGCAGGTTCTATTGTTGAACAGGAGCATACAGATAATTTAGAAATTGCAAAGGAAATTGCTAGAGACCATTTAACAGAAGCTCCTGATTATTATACACATTTAGAAAACATGGAATCTTTATTTCCAGATGAAAATGTTGCGGTTAAACCTTTAATGGAACCAGAGAATATGGATTTAAAAACAGTAAGTCCACAACCAGAAGATTCAGACCATGTCTGTGATGGTTCTTGTGGTGGAAATTGTAAATGTCATGATAAAGTTAAAACGATAGAAGATAAAATACAAGACTTATCAGGTGATGGAATAATGGTTGTTATGGTGTCAGATTCACCTGAAGTTATTGAGGAGCAACCTTTAGATTTTATACAACAAATCGCTGCTAAAATGAAGGAGTAATTATGGCAGTTATTAGATATACAAATACTATTAAAGCTCTTTGGGAAAAGTATTTAAGAGTTATTTTTAGTGCAGATATTACTCCTAAAGAATATAGATATAATTCAGATGAAAGAAAGAGTAAAATAAGGATATATAAAGAAACTCCTAATAGAGTTTATAATGTTCCTATGATAACCATTTCTGCAGGTAATGGTGATGCGAGTCTGAGATACTTAGGGCAAGAAGTTGTTAAGCAGGTTAATAAAGTATATAATGAATGTATACAAAATGATAAAGTTAGATATAAAATATTAAATGGTAGTTTAGAAAATGTTTATACTTTAAATCCTATATATGAAAACGGTGAAGTATCTTATCAAGTTATAAATTATAATGTTGGTTCTGAGTTTGAGTTTAATTATACAACAGGTATTTTTACTTGGAATGAAGGTGTAAAACCAGATTTATATTATGCCACTTATACAACGTTTGATGATGGTACACCAACAACACCTATAATATCAGAATATAAAATAAAAGGTGATACACCTACACAATTAGAGTTTAATGCAACTTCAAGTGGTTTAACTGAAGTTTATAATTATATAGTTGACCCTAATGATAATACAAAGTTTATAAAACAATACTTTAATAAGCAAGAAGTATATATAACACCTAATGATAGAACTTTAGTTTGGAATATAGAAGAACCTAATAATTATTTTGTATCATATATAGCAAATAGAAGTGATTGTATTTATACAGGTGATTTTGTTCAAGCACCTCTAAATGTTGAAATTAAATTTGAAGTATTTGCAAGAAGTAGTCAAGATAGAGAAAGGATTACAGACTTACTTGTTTTGTATATTCGACATGTAGTAAAACCTGAATTAATAAAATACTTTACATATTCAGGTGAAAATGTTTCAGGTGAGTCACAAGAAATGTTTGATAATAAAGTTATTTATAAAAATACAGTAACTGTTCCTTGTGTCACAAATTATTCTTTTTATATTGATAAATCAATCTATGCATTAATTAAAAATATTCCAGTTGAACTGGACGTGTCAGCTACCGATAATTAAAGTTATCGGTTTGTAATGAGAATTACAACGAAAGAGCTGATTAGGAGGTTATAACAGTAATGTTAAAACAGCAGTTACAAGGAAAGAAAAAGAACATACCTACGGATGCTTCACAAGTTCGTAGCTTTATAACTTCTACATTAAAACGAGCCTAAAGGCACAGTGTGTAGAAGAGATACTCTGACTTGTAACAACTCCGATGTGAATCTACCTGAGCCTAACAGGATTGAGAGGAAAACTTATGTTTTCGTCCTCAATGTAAAAGGGCAACCTTTAATGCCAACAACACCTTGTAAAGCTAAACGATTGATAAAGAAAGGTTTAGCAAGAATAGTTAAAACATATCCTTTCTTTGTTATTCAGATGTTGGTTCAAACGAGAGACTGTAAACAAGAAGTTACACTAGGTATTGATAGCGGTTATGAGAACATTGGGTTTAGTGCGGTAAGTAGTAAGAAAGAGCTAATAAGTGGTACTTTGGTTTTGGATAATAAAACTAAAATGAGATTATTAGAGAGAAAGTTGTATAGAAAAGGAAGAAGATGTAGGCATCATTGGTATAGAGAATCTAGATTTAATAATAGGAAAAGACATGTTGGTTGGTTACCACCTTCTATAGAGAGACGTTATCAAACACATTTAGAGCTTATAAAACGAATTAAATTAATACTTCCTACCAATAATGTGATAATAGAAACAGCAAATTTTGATATACAAAAAATACAAAATCTTAATATTAAAGGTAAAGAATATCAACAAGGAAAACAATTGGAGTTTGAGAATGTAAAACAATATGTATTAACAAGAGATAAAAGAACTTGTCAGCATTGCGGTAAACAAAACACAAGATTAGAAGTTCATCACATAAAATTTAGAAGTCAGGGTGGTACTGATAGACCAGACAATCTAATAACTTTATGCAGTAAATGTCATAAAGATTTACATAAAAATAAATTTAGTATCAGAAAAAGTAGTAAAGAGTATAAATCAAATACATTTATGTCAATTATACATAAAAGATTTCAAAAAGATATACCTGATATGTACGAAACATTTGGATATATAACGAAGCAGCAAAGACTAGAATTAGGGTTAAAGAAAACACATTATAACGATGCTTTTTGTATAGCAGGTGGTAGTGTTCAAAACAGAGTGAAACCTATAGAATTAAAACAAAAACATAGAAACAATAGATCTTTACAGTGTAACAGGAGAGGTTTTAAGCCAGGTATTAGAAAGCAAAGATATAAAATACAACCAAAAGATTTAGTAGTAATAAATAATAAGAGATACAATGCAATAACAATGAGTCATTTAAAGTATGTTGTAGTGAAGGAAAACAATAAACGAAAAGAATGCAGTTTAAAATTGGTAAATAAATATTTTAATTTTGGCAATTTTTATACGGAGGAGAGTAATGGTTAGAAGGAAAAGTAAAGTGGTTGAGTCTGTTTCTACAATACAACCTACTGTTAAACAAGCGTTAATACAAAATATTACGTTTGGAGATTTATGTTATAAAGACTTTAATTTGAAAACAAATGAGATCAAGGTTGTAGCTTATACAAAGCAAGTTAAAGAATATGCAGGAAAAAAATTAATTAGAATAATAAAAATTTATTAATTGGAGGATATATAAATGCCATCATTTACAAATAATTACACAGAGCCAGGTACATATGTCGTAATCAATGACGATATATCTACAGACGTTAATACAGGTTTATTATCTGTATGTATTATCGGTAAAGGTAAAGAAACAAAATCAATAAGTAATGAACTATTGGAGTTATTACCTCCAATTGAAAGACCTACTGTACCTGTAATTGGTACAGAATATGAAGCAGGTTCTATAGTTTATTACAATGATACTTATTATAAAGTTACAACAACGAGTACACCTGAAGCTGCACAAGCTATACCAGGAGAGTTTTATAGTCAATCACAAGTAATAAGTTTTGGAGAAAGTTATTATATTGTTAATTCAGAAGGAACTATCCCAGCAGCAATAGATCCTGAAGATGGAACTACTTGTGAAGTAGGTGATATATTATTTTATAATGATAAATATTATAGTGTTACAACTGCAGGTACAGTTACCGAACCTGTTGCTGATTGGTTAGAAGCTAACGCTTCTGAGATTACAGAAGATGTAGCAGTAAGTAGTTTAGTAACTCCATGGTTAGATGAAAATGCTAGTGTTTTAGAAGACGGAGTAGATGAAGCTATATTTGATTATTGGATAAGTACTGATACAGAAGAAACAACGATACATTATAAAGTATGGACTCCTGAAACAGATTATGTTGTTGGAGATTTTATATATTTAAATGCTTTATTTTATGAATGTATAAAAGATCATACTTCACCTAGTGAAGCAAATATAAATTATTTAAATACGAATTGGAAAATTGTAGATCCTAATGCTACTTATTATTCTGCACAATTGCAACCAGAAATTGTAGTAGCACCTTCTGAAGCTGTAGATGCAATAAGTAGTAGAGTTTATGATAATTCAGAGAAAGATTTTTTTGCAGTAGAAAATTCTGTATTATTATGGAAAGCTCCAGATGGGGATATGCCAGTTGAAGGTCCAGATGGGAAGTATAAAATCACAGTTAGTTATACAGTAGCAAAAAATACTGCAGATAGAGAACCAAAATCTTATACAAGACTCTCAAGTATTTATTCTGTTTATGGTGAGCCTTCTGCTGAGAATACAATTTCTGCAGGTGCACAAGTTGCTTATGATAATGGTGCAAGAGTTTTCTATTGTATTCAGCCTGAAGTTAATGAAACAACTGGACTTATAGATGCAGCTGGATTATCTACTGCTCTTAGACAAGCTACTAAAATAAATGCATATTGTATATTGCCTATGATATCACCGTTTGAAATTGAGAACGATCCTGATAACAGTATAACGATGGCTCAGATTATAAGTATGTGCAAAACACATGTTGAGAATATGAGTTCAACTCTTGAAAGAAAAGAAAGAATTGCGATTGTTTCAAATAACGCTTTAATTGAAACGGAAGATTATGATACCGCAATTGAAACTTATAAAAAAGATGCTGCGTCTGCAAATTCTGCAAGAGTTGTTTATGTAACACCAGGTCAAGTATCGGTTACGTTAGATACAGGAACAGTAGCAGTTGCTAATGGTATGTATGCTGCAGCAGCTATTGCTGGTATTATCTGTAATAATAACTTTACTTGTGGTGAACCTATAACAGGTAAAACATTATCGAATGTTACTGTAAATGATAGGTATACAAGAGAAGAAAAGAATGTATTAGCATCTTATGGATGTTTAGTTCTTGAAGGCGCAGAAGGAACATCAGTAGCAAAAATAAGACATGCACTCTCAACATCTACAGGTGATTATGTAAAATCTGAAATTAAGATTACAAAAATAAAAGACGTTATATCAAATACATTAAGACTTGCTTTAGATAAAGCATATATAAATACAAGATTTGTTGGAGCAGCTACAATATCAGAAATGACAGCTACAGTTAATACTATACTTTCAAGTTTCCTAGCAAACAACGATATTTATTCGTATACGAACTTAGTAATTGCGCAAGATCAAAATTATCCAAATCAAATTAATGTATCATTTAGAATATATCCAACACCTGATGTTAACTACATTTTAGTAACATTCGGAGTAACTTTCCAAAACGCTTAATATTAAAAATAAATACGGCTAGGTCAGATCAACCGAAAAGGTAGCAACTCACTACCCTGCCGTAAATATAAAAATTGAGTTAATCTATAGGAGTATAGAGATGGAAGAATTAGTTAAGTATATAAAAAGTCATAAACAATTTTATAACAAAGTTATAAAAAAATACATAACGAAAGAAGTTGAAGCTACAGCAATTTTTTATAAGTTATCCATAAAAGAATTATGTTATAGAATTAAACATGATATTTCTTTTGATAAAGTATTCAAATGTAAAACTTGTGGAAAGATTATTAAATTTAAACGTACGCATGGTGGATATCAAACATATTGTTCAATGAGTTGTATGAATAAATCACAAGAACATGTAAATAAAGTTAAACAAACTTGTTTAAGAAAATATAATACTACAAGTTATGCAAAAACAAAAGAATGTCGAGATAAAATAAAACAAACATGTTTAAATAAATATGGTGTAGATAGTTATTTAAAAACACAAGATTATAAAGATAAATATAAACAGACATGCTTAGAGAAGTATGGAACTGAATATTATTCTCAATCAGATCAGCATAGAAAATATATGCAGGACAATAAATATTTGATTCAACAGCAAAGAGAATTAACAAACTTGGAGAATTTCGGAAAAAAACATTACACGCAGACAGACGACTATATTAAAAAATCAAACCAGACATGTAAAGATAAGTATGGTGTAGATTATTATTCACAAACCAAAGAATATAAAGATAAGGTAAAGCAGACCTGTTTAGATAAGTTTGGAGCAACGAGTTTTCAGAAATCAAAGAAATATAAATTAGATGTGGAAAAGATTAATGAAAAGCAGCGCAAAACAAACCTAGAAAGATATGGTGTAGAAAATTATACACAAACTCAAGAATATAGGGATTTCTATAAAGAACATAAAGCTATAATCTTAGAGAAACAATGGAGTACTAAGAAGCAAAATAATACATATAATAAATCTAAATTTGAAGAAAAAACGTATCAACTATTATTAACTAAGTTTGGTAAAGAAGATATTATTAGACAATATAAAAATGAATTATATCCTTATCAATGTGATTTTTATATTAAGAGCCTAGATTTATATATTGAATATAATGGGCATTGGACACACGGAAAAGAATCTTTTGATAAGAATAATTTAGAACATCTTAATATATTGAGCAGTTGGCAAGTTAAATCTAAAAAAAGCAAGTTCTTTCGAACTGCAATCTATGTTTGGACAGATTTAGATGCGAGAAAATTAGAAACATTTAAAAAGAATAAATTGAATTACAAGATATTTTGGAATATAGAGGAAGTTGAAGATTGGATTAGAAAAATTAATTAAGGAGGATAATATATGGCAGTTACTGGAGATTATAAAAACAGTCTAATAAAGGGTTTAAAAACAGCATACAAAGCCTATATAGAAATATATAGTGTGCCATTTAATTTTACAGGTACAGATTTTACAAAACCTACAGAATTATATAATAGACTTGTTGAAGCTGCTGCTAATGGAAAACAGATTGGTGCAATCCAAAATTTAGAGATTACAAATGAAAGACAATTAAATATTTGGAGAGAACTTGATTATAAAACTGCAGGTAGACCGGTAGAATCTTATCCTGGGTTACCTGGCTATGATTTGTCTTTAGATAGAATTGTTCTTTATGATTCAATGGTATCAGATGAATTTTATTCAGATGTAGATGATAGTTTAGATATATCGAAACAGACAAGACCTTTATTAATAAAAATAAATTTAATTTGCCCTGATGATGAAGATAAAACAAGTAGCGATCAGTTATTAACAAAAACCTGGTATATTTACGGTGTTTGGTTTTTGGATTCCAACATTGAATTTGGTGTCGATAATGTTGATGATATTAAAATAATACAGAATTGCAGAGCTCGTGCTGCAGGAATTGTTGGAAACAGATGATATTGTAAATCTTCAAAAACCATCCTTGACAAAATAATCATAATCATACTTAATATAAGGTTTATATGGCTACCGATTGCAACGGGAAAAGAGTGCAACTCACACTCCTGCCATATTTTGTTTTGAGTTATTTATCGGAGGATAAATAATATGTGTAAACAGGAAGTCAAAGAACAATTTCCAGAATTATTTAAAGAACAGGTCTGTCAATGTTGTGGTAAAATATTTCATTATACAGATAAGCAAATTAAAACGCGTATAAAGTATTTAAAAGTTGGTAAGAATATTATTACAGCTTGTTCAAAAGTTTGTACTTTGACAATAATAAATAAGTCCCTGGAACATAGAGATAAGGTAAAGCAAGCCTGCTTAGAGAAATATGGTGTTGACAATTATAGTAAAACAGAAGTTTATAAAGATAGATGCAAACAAACTTGTTTAAAGAAATATGGTGTAGATAATTATTTAAAAACACAAGTTTGTAAAGATAAATTATTAGAAACACGTAAGCAAAAACGTCTTAATAAAAAACCAATACAGTTAAATTTTCAAGGATTGAAAGATTATATACGTAAACATAGAAAAGTGAAGTTACAAGACTTGGAGAAGTATTTTACAGTTCAGGAAGTAAAAGATATTCTTAATAGATATAACTTAACAAAATCTGAATTACGTTATAGGCTACATAAAAATATTCCTCTAGATAAAGTTTTTACTTGTAAGCAGTGTGGAAAGCAAATTAAGTTTTCAGATATAAATGGGTATGGAAAATTTTGTTGTATTAGTTGTGCAAATATACATAAAAATAAATCTGAAGATTTTAAAAATAAAGTTAGGCAAAGTTATTTAGAAAAGTATGGTGTAGAGACAAATTTGCAATTGGAAGAGAATAAACAAAAATCTAAGCAAACTTGTTTAAAACGTTATGGTGTAAGTAGTTATATGAAGTCTAAAGATTATAGATTACGAATTAATGAAATTCAAGAGAGAATATATAATACAAAGAAACGGAATAATACATTTAGTACATCAGAACCAGAAGAAAAAGTTTACCAACTTCTCTTAACTAAATTCACTAAAGATGATATAGAACGTCAATATAGGTCAAAAGTTTATCCATATCGTTGTGACTTTTATATTAAATCAAAAGACTTATATATTGAGTATAATGGACACTTTACACACGGTCCTGAGTCATTCGATAAAGATAATTTAGAACATCAGAAGATATTAGAGTTTTGGAAAAGTAAGGGTATACAATTTTACATAAATGCAATATATGTGTGGACTATATTAGATCCACAAAAATTAAAAATAGCTAGAGAAAATAGCTTAAATTATAAAGTATTTTGGAATTTAAAAGAAGTAGAAGACTTTATAAATAAAATTAATTAGGAGGATAAACATATGGCAGCAGAACAAGATGATATACTTCGTGATCTAGAGATGCGCCCGAGGATATATGCTACTCTTTATGCAGCTCCATGGACTATAATGAGATCAACTTTTAAAACTCAAGAGAATATAATTAATAATTTAGTTAGTAAAATAGATGTGAACAAACCTGTAGGTGCGATACAAAGAATTAAAATTATTACAAAAAGAGAAGCAGAATATAGAAGAGAATTGAATATAGATACTGCAGGTAGACCTGTTGAAGTTGTTCCTGGTTTACCAGAGTATTCATTGGAATTAGAGAGAGTAGTTTTATATGAATCAACAATTGCACAAGCATTTGGCTATAGTAAATCATATGATATTATGAAACAAAATTCCCCGTTAATGATTTATGTAAATGTTCCTGGTGTTGAAAGAGCGGGTGAAGGCGGAAAGACTTTAACTACAGGTGCGAAAACAATAATGATTTATGGTGTATGGTTTGACAATAATAATATGGATTTCTCTATTGAGAGAGCAAATGATATGATGATTATACAGAGAGTAAATTGTATAGCTACAGGTGTTATTTCAACAAAAACAGGTTTGATTGAAACAGATACCAGAATATAATTGAGGTGTTAAATGGCAGATAGAAGTTCTTTACCATATACAGAAGGAATGTTAGCTACAGCAACAGATATATTTGTAGTATTACCTATTGCTACAAAAATTGCAGGTGTAGATCTTACAGTTCCTCTAACTGCAGCAATAGGGACAATTGAACGTTTAGAAAGAAGAAACGATAGACGTAATACAAGGCGTTATAGTTTAGGTAAACACGCATTCGAACCTTTAGATATTATTCCTGGTCAAATAGAAACTACATTAACACTTACAAAGATTGTATTATATAAAGATACTTACGGTTTTCCAATGACACAACAGTTAGAATCTTTTGGAATTAAATCTTCACAGATTGCAGAAATTACAAAGACTTTGGAAACAAATGGTGAGTTCTTAGGTTTATTTGGAATGACTAGCGGAAATGTTTTATACCAACAAAAACCAATACATATTCAAGTTATTAATTATGATCATAGCGGAGTAGATGGCTGGGATACATCAGGAAAACAAGTTACATCAATAACATATTATTGGAACTGTTGGATTAAAGATAATCCAATTTCTTATAATTTACAAAATGCAGGAAATATATTAGTTAAACAAGATGTAAACGTAGATGTAGGTAGAGTAGAAACATTTGAGCCAAACCTAAGTAGAATGTTAACATCTTCAGTTGCTTCTGTTTTACCAACATCAATAACATTTTAAAGAAAAATGAAAAGGAGAAAAAAATGGAAAAGTTTGAATTAACAGACACTGCAATTTTAAATTTAATTAAACAAGGTACAGTTGAAAAAGAAGTACAAATTATTGATGGTATAAAAATTACTTTAAAAAATTTAACCCAAGATGATAGAGAAAAGTATTCTAAATTAATTAAATTACCTAAAATAGATGATAAGGTTAATGAAGAAGATTTAAATAACTCACTTTATCTTTTAATGGAAGCTAGTAAAGTTCCTATTTTAGTATATGCAATTACAAAAATAAATGATACAGATTTCAGTTCAATGGAATCTAAAACTACATTACATAAACTGCTTTTACAACTCCCCCCTCTTTTTATAGATAAAGCCTATAATGCTTATGTTGAAAATGAACAGAGTATTAATAATCTTTTCAACGATGATACTATAAAAAAAAATTAATTTCTAGCAATATAAGCATTTCTTTATGGCAAATATGTAAAACTTTTCATGTATTGCCAAACGATCCATTGGTGAAAGATTTATCTACAATACAAATAAATTGGATACTAACTAATATACAGAATGATTCTGAATTAATGAAAAAAGAAATAGATAAGCTTGGTAAAAAACCAGGTACGTCTGTAGTTCAAGCAAGTACAAGTGATAAAGATTTTGAAAAAATGGTACAGAGTCAATTAAGTAAAATAAAAAAATCTAAAAAAACAGTAGGTAAATAATTATGGCAGAAGATAATAAAGACTCTAATATTGTTGAACAGATAAAAAGTATGCTTCAATTGGATATGGAGCAGTTAGATGCTTTAAAGCAGATTCTATCTGAAAGTAAAGAAGAAAGAGAAGATCGTAAGAAAACCAAAGAATCTGATAGATTATTACGTGACATTAAAAAAACTCAAGATAAATATGGTAGATTGAATCTTCTTACAGCACGTAGTTGGAAAGATTTTGGAAATCGTATAGGTAACCAGTTTCGGTTAGCGCTAACAAAGTCTGCTTTAAAAAAAGCTTATCCTGGTAAAAGTGATGCAGTTATTAATCAAACAGCACGAAGATTACTTATTTCTGGTAGTAAAGGATTTGGTGTAATTCTTACTAAAATAGTTCCTGCTGTTGGATTGATAGTAAACATTTTAAATAGTATCCTACAAATGATTGGTGAGCGAGGAAAATATTTAAAAGCTACAAGTATGCTTTCCAATAGAGGCTCTTTGGAAGATCCTAAAGCAATGTTTAGAGCTGCAACATTACACGCAAGTTATGTAAATAATCCCTTTATGCATTCTTCTCCTTTATTTGCAGCTAGCCAAGATTATAAAAATGCTTATAGAGCAATGTTAGAATCTGCAGTATTTGCAAGACAATCAGAAGGTATGAGTGCAGATGCAGCAGTTTCTGAATTAATTAAAAGCTTTGATTATGTAGCTGCACAAGGAATGGTATTAGGTAGATCATTCCAAGAAACAGCACAACTGATTAGTACTGTAGGTTCTCAGTATTTTATGGGGCGTGGTGATGCTGGATTAAAGAACGTTAGATTTCTACATGAAGCTTTGCAACAAGGACGTTTAGCAGGGTTTAACGATTCTAATATTGTAAATATGCTAACAAACTACAGTAAGTTAAATGCACTTAGTAATAATGGTATTTTTATGGCTTTAACTGATATAGTAGGATTAGTTAAATTAATTGGTAAAAATACAGATGGAATTTTAGACAAAGCATCACCACAACAATTAGCATCACAAATACAATCTATAGTTGGTATGAATATACCGTTTAATCAATTTATAGCTTTAACTCAAGGGCTCAGGTCTTTTGGTAGAGGAGATCTATCCGGTTTAGTAGATAGCTATAGAACAACAAAACAATTTGATAAACTTACAAGTATGTGGACAACTTTAAAGAATGCCACTAATTTAGATACAAAAACTTTAATGACACTTGCTCCTGGATATTTTGGTGGTTTACAAGGAGAGACTGGAGAATATTTAGCAAATTTAATGATGGAGCGTAAAGATGTATTTCAGTCAGATGATTATAAAAATTTAACATTTGCACAAGCAGTTCATAAATTTTCTCAAGAACAGGTAACTGGAAAGGATGCAGCTCAGATACAATTTTATGCACAACAACAAATGTTCTTTGAACAACCTTTACAAACTATTATAGGGTTACTTGTATCTATGTTACAAAGTGTAGTTCAAATTGCTTCTGTAGCAGGGTTTGGTACTAGAAAATCTGCATATGAAATATTAAATGAATCTATGGGGCAATTAAACGATATAAATAAATTTAGTGGTTCAGATAATTCTTCTTATATGGGAGGTGCTTAATGTTACTACAAGCTGTGAAATCTAGAAACTTATGGTTATGGGGTGAAATTGTTCAGCCTGCATCTGTTCTGAATTATCGCGATCAGCTTTTAACTAAACGTGCAGATTTAGAGCGAGAAAAGTCTATTCTTTCAGAAGAATTAGTAAATTTAAATAAACAAAATAAAGGACAATCAGAAGGAGCATTAGCATTACAAGAAAATTTGAAATCTGTTCAAGAAGAGCTTAATAAAGTTGAAGCTGAAATTAAAAATTCTAATATGATTAATACATCTCTTCAATCAAGAAATATTACATCTAGTACTTTTACAGACCCATTTAAAATAACAGCATTACAATCAGTTGATGTAACTTGGGATAATCCAATAGGTGAGTCATATGGTATAAGCTCAAATTTTTTACAGTCATGGCATAATAAGCCAGTTGTAATAAGTTTTAAAGGTATTTCTTATATGGGTGCTTTTGGTGGTAAAACTGTTGGAAATTTAAATGAAAGTAATTCAAATATGATAAAGCAGTTAAATGCAAATGTTTCCAGTATCACAGGTAGTATATCAACGTTTATGCATAAACTACAAGAAGTTTCAAACAATGATTGGACTGGTGCAGATACTGAAGGTAAGTTTGATACTGTAGTTGATACAGATGTTAAAAAAATTAACGACTTATTATCTTATTATGGTGAAGGTTTATTTACAAGAAATGTAGAAAATAAATCACCTTATATATATTTACTTATGGAAAATTCTGGAAGTGTAGCTGGTTCAGATAGTTTTAAAGATGGATTTGTTACATTTGTAGGACATATAAAAAACTTTACATATTCAGAACGTTCTGATAAACCTTTTTTATATGACTATACTGTACAGTTTGTTGGGGAGCCAGTTATAGAAGCAAGAACTTCAAAAGCAGAAATTGCTGCAAAGAACGATTCTAATTCCATAAAGTTAACTGTTGTTGCTTCTGATTCAGGATATAGCTTAGGATACGGGTGGTAATTAATGACAAGTTTATTTAAAAATAATTATAAAATATATTTATATAAGTATAATTATTCTGCTTTACAAAATAGTATAGCAGATTTAATGAATAACAATTCTGCAAATCAATTTTTATTTGAAAGTTTTGTAACAGATTTATATACATTAGGTGTACCTAGTGATAATATTATAAAAGCATTGTCATCAAAAAGTAGTGATGCAGAAAAAATAAAAAGTAAGTATGATGAATATGTTAATGATTATTACAATAAAAAATCAAATTTGAGTACAAGTCAAACAAACCAAAGTAAACAAATAGGTGAGTCACAAACTCTTGAGTATAAACCGTTAGGTAAAGAGAATACAGATGTTTTATTAAAGTATAACCGTGCTACAATTTCAGGTGAAGATGACTTAGTACAAAAAGCTTTAGCACAGAACTATGCTTTACAGATGTTACAACGTGATTATGAAAATAGTATGATGTCAGTTGAGAATAATGAAATAAAGATTAACTGGCTTAATACTATGGAGAAAAAAGAAGCTTATGATAATTACATTAAGAAAGCTTTAGATTTAAGTACAAATTTATTAAATAAATTATTTGATCCTGTTATAGAAGATATACAAGCAATACAAGAAGGTAAACTTGAAAAATCTAAATACGTACATGTTATAGAACTAACCGACCTAAGTTCTTGTGGTGTTATTGATGAAGTTATTACAGAACGTACAAAATATACAAATGATAATTTTATTGCTTTAAATACTTCTCGTGGTGATTTTAGTAATGACAATAAAGAAAATTCAGTAGATTCTGTAGGAGTAATCACAACTACTTTGGAAGGTTTGTCTAATATGACAAACTTTAATTTAAGACAAGATATATTGTTAAAGCATAATATTAATATTGAAGCAAATGATATAATTGAGATTGTAAATTTAAATCAAAATAAATTAATATCTAAGACTATATCGTCAGAACAGAATATAAATAATACTATAAACAGAAATACACAATTTATAGGCTTTGTTACAAAAGTAAGTTTATCTCAAAGATTTGGTGGTGTTTCATTATTAAATGTATCTTGTGAAGGTATTTCAAAAGTACTTTCATTAAATCCTACCATTAGTAGTAATGCAATAGCACCTCAGTTTAACAGTGTTATAGACTTTATTGCAGGTACTGATAAACAACAGAAAACTTCAAGTGCTGCAGTTACTAATGTATTTTCAACATTCTTTGATGGGTTAAATGCTTTTGATTTATTTACTAAATTACTAAGTGATGTTTTGGCTGTGTCTCCTGTAGAAGAAGATAAAACTAGTTATGTATTACGTTTAATAAGTGACCCAGCTAAATTAAAAAAGTTACCTTATCAATATGCTAAACCTTTAATTATTCTTTATCATTTAGCAGTAACAACATCTACTATACGTGAGGTAGGAAAGTCAACACATATTGTTTTAGCAAAGGTAGAAAATAATGTTAATCAAGAAAAATTACAAGCATATCTTTTAATGCTTAGAAGTCATTTTGATTTATTTTGGTCTAACATGACAACACCTTTATCTATTTTACAAACGTTAGCAAATAACACTTTTTTAGAAATCTTTGAAGATAGAAATGGAATTTTAATTTTAAGACCTCCACGTTATAATGTTTGGATTAATGATGATGTTATTGATGAAAATGATTTTATTGAATGGACTCAGTCTATAGATGATTCCACTTTAAAAAGTAGATCTGATTATCAATGGTCCATTCCAGCTATAGGTGTTCAGAATGAATTTTGTGGAGGATATTATCAAGATATTCCTGCATTATTAAAATATGGTTTTAGAATAGACTCACCTAAAAACTCTCCCAGTGTACAATCTGAAATTGATGCAGCTGTTTATTCTGCATTAGATGTTACAAAATCAAATAGTAATACAAGAACTTTTGAGTTAACAGTTCCATTAACACAGGATTATATTTTAGGTAGATTGTATTATTTTCCTATTAATAAAAGTATTACTGGTAATATATTATCTACAGGATTTGTAGGATATTTAACTACAATTTCTACAACTATTTCTCCTGGAAATGTAGATATACATAGATTAACATTTAAATATATGCGTGTTGCTGAGTTAATAGATAATATGAGAGGACGTAATAATTTAGCTGATATACAAAAATCAGGAGCATATATTTTAAATTTTAAAAGACTTCCAGAGTTAAGTATGTACCAGTCAAGTATTACTCCTAATATGCTTACAGAAAAACAACAAAAACGTATAGAAGATAAAGTAAATAATTTATGTGCAAATAATAGATATTATTGGGCTAGTTTTGAAGCACCAAATAAAAATAAATTTGATACATATATAAATAGAAATAGCTATGTTAGCACAAATGAAACAAGATCTTTATATAAAACAATGGCGCCGACAAATATTAGAGTTAAAGATTTTAAAAGTTATGAAGATATTTTATCTAGTGCATTTACACCTAAACAACAATTAATAAATGCTATATGGTTTACAGATCTGTTGATGCGAACAAATAGTTCAAAAACTCACGACTTAAATGCTACTGCTTACTATTCTAGAGAAATACGTACTAAAGCAAATGAACAAAAATTTTTAGAATATTTAAATAAAGATGCTACTTTTGGAGGTAAATACAATTCTTTAGATTATATTACAGATATTAATATTTCAAATTTATCAGCACCGTATGCTACTGTAAATAATAAGTTTTTTGTTACAGACTCTATAGTACCTAATATACTTTCTGGATTTGCAGCAGGTGACTTAAAAGATTTTCAGATTATAATGAATGAGATTTTACAAGCATATAATAGATATTTAAAAAATGATAGGTATACACAGTCATATAAAGTTTGGTATATTGAGCAGAAAAAAAATACTGAGTATCAATATTTTGATCATTATGATAGATTAACTAATATGGTTAATAAATATAATAAATTTTGTAATAGTAAATTTGCTTATTATGAATTCGAATTAGCCTATGATTATGCTGGTAAAGACGTTTCAATACTTTTAGAATATGTAAATGAGAAAGAAGGAAATATATTAATTAATAAATTTAAAAAATTATTTTCTAATTCAACTCCAGGAATATATTTTACATGGTATAAAAAATTATTTAACCTTTTTAAAGATTTATATCATAATGAAACAATTAATGTAGGTGTACCAGCTTATGTATATAAAGATAGTGAACAATTTCCATTAGTACAATCATTGTATAACCGTGGGGCTTATATTGCTGGTGTAAGCCCTATAAATTATAAAACAGATTTAATTGAATTTAATGAAACTATTATAACGCCTAATATTGGAAAAAATAATCAAGTAAAACTGAAAGATATGTCTTTAAGAAATTCAATGGGTGAAATATTAGGTGAGTTTACAAAATTAATTTTAGATGTAACATTATATTCAAAAACAGGTTTACTATATTATTATCCAGTAATAAAATTTGATTATGAAAAAGTAAAAGATTTATATGGTTACGATGTTACAATATTAGAAAAACATTATATAACAACTGAAAGTGAAATAAATCAATTTATTAATACAGGAAAGTGTGATAATAAATTTTTACCTTGTGTAATTCGTGTAGGATATAATGAAATTCCAGAAGATAAAATTCCTACTATTCAACAAATTTATAATAAAGGTGGTTTATATGTAGGGATTGATAAATATACAGACGGTAGAGTATCAACAGTAAATGATTTTAAAGCTGTTTTTGATCCATCAGTACTGTATGTTTGGAATAATAGTGATTTTGAAAATTTATATAATGTAACTATATATAACTTAATTGAGTCGATAAATGGTAATCAATTTGGCTCGTTTCTTTTTTGCAATGAAAGACTTGATAAAGAATTAAATTTAAAAATAAATAATATAGTATCTTGGGGAAGTTTAATTAAATCAGGAGAAGGAGTGTTTAGGAAAGTACCATGTGTTTACAATACATCTTTAATAATAAACTTACAAAAAGATATTACGATTAATAATGATACACAAAAACAAATTATAGATAAGTTTAAAAATAATGTTGTTGATGTGGCTTATAAAATAGATGATTTTGAAAAAGGATATTTATATATACAAGATAAAACTTATATAAATGATAACGGAACTTATAATGTAGAATATAAGAATAGCAGTGCTTTAGTTTGTAGACTTGATGGCGGTGCTGTTACAGTAACAAATGCAGGAGGTATTAATGTTGTTTCAAATGATAGAAGTAGTTCTTATACAAAAAATATAACTTTAAACTCTGAAAAGTCAGAATTTATTAAGAGTGTTGAACTAAAAGAACAAATACAAGTAAATCTTTATAATGCAGATAATTCTTATATGAAATTAAATTCGAAAGATTGGTATCCATATAAAATACAAAAATTACAGTTACCAGATGTTAATTTAGATCCTAATAAATATGTATTAGATAAGTATAATTCTTCAGCTAGACCATTAAAAATTATTCTTCATAGATATCTTTTAGATAGTTCAAGAACTATCGGCAAGTTATATATAAATACTGTTACAGAGAAACCTTTTTGTTATACATTAGAGGATACTTATAGAGGACAAGATTTAACAAATATAAAAATTGATAATGAAACCGCTATACCAAATGGCATATATTTAACACGTGTGTCTTGGTCACCTAAATTTGGAGGAAATTATCCAGAACTTTTAAATGTTCCGTTTTTTACAGATATAAGAATACATACAGGATCTAGTGTGCAACATACAGACGGCTGTATTTTAGTAGGTGATTTTAGTGGTGACATACATGGAACATTTACAGCTAATAGTAAATATACTGAAGAATTAGGGAATTTAATAGTAAATGCAGGATGCCCTATTATAGAAATAACAATTATTTAACAGTTGAGGCTTTATAATGTATAGAATCGGATTAAAATTAGGATTAATTACTTCTGTTGATGCACAAAGCAAAAAAATGAATATTGTTGATTTAACGTCTGGAAATTTAACAAGTGAGAATTATCAAAATATTTATTATCCAGATACACTAGCTCATCAAGAGATACCTAAAGTTGGTTATTATTTATTGTTTGCGGTTATTTCATCAATACCAAATAGACAGGATATGGTTTTACCTATTAAATATTTTGCATCAACAATTGAAGGAGATGTTGAAGGTAGTGAAAAGGAATCACTTTCTACAACATTAACAGAAGAAGGAGATCAGTTATTTTCTTCTGGAGTATCTACACTTTTACTACAGTCTATGGTCGCATCATTAACTTCAGGTTCTCAATCAATACAATTGAATTGTGATGGAAGCAAAATGACAATCGATTATGATTCTTTAGAGATTACAGGTACAGATGGGTTTATTATTAAACAAGAACAAGACTCACATCAATTAACAGTTTCTAAAGGAAATACTACTATTACAATTAGTGATGATAAAATAACAATTTCTACCGGTAATACAATTAATTTGAACGCAAAAGAAGTTAATGTAAGTGGAAAAAGTACTGTTAATGTAGATTCTAAAAATGTTATTGTTGGTGGAGAAAATACAGTTAAAGGTCAATCATTATTACAATGGTTGAATCAGCATCAGCATTCTGTACAAGTTAATACAGGTACAGGTACAGGAAATACAGTTGCAGTTACAACTCCAGCACAAAATACATTATTAGTTAAGGAGTAATAATGTTAGATTTAAATAGTATGGGAATTTCAGATATACAAAATACAATTACATTAATAAAAACTCAAGTAACTACTTATAAAGCTACATTGACTAGTTATAAAGTTGCTTATAATAACGCTACATCTAAATTAGCAGATGCTAGACAAATGGTGAATGATGCTAAAAGTCAAGTACAAACACTACCTGATCAATTACCGTTACCAAAAAGTTTATTTGGTAAATCTACTAGTAGCGGTACTGAAGCTGCAAGTACTGCTAAGACAGTTAGTTTACAAAATTTAAAAAATAAAATGGAAGATAGAATTACTGATTTAGAAGATACTATAGATACACTGGAAGGATGGCAACAAAAATTAGAAAAAAGATTAGATGAATTAAATAAACAAGCTGAAGAGTATGCACAAAAAGCTAAAAATTATGTTGTTAAACAAGCTACAAGTGCTTTAAATACTATTACTACAGGTGCACAAAAATTAATAACAAAGAAAGTAAGTAAAGGTGAAACTACAACTACTACAGTTGTAACAACTAAACAAGCAAACGATTTAGTTAAATAATGCCCTTGACAGAACTATCATATTATACTTTTTTTAGAGGTTTTTATGGATATAAAATTTATAAATATTAATACAAAAAATAATATATTTAATGTTCAAACTTATAATGACATTGAATTTTTATCAAATAATGATATTGATTTAGTTTATAATTCAGACTATGTTGCTCAGGAAGTTGCGAAAGTATTAAAAACGGATCAATACAGTTCTGATTATTTTCCAAATTATGGTACTACATTAAATGTTATTAGAAAAAATCCAATTGGAAATAGTTTAGTAGAAAGTGCAGTACAAGAAACTATAGTAGGAGCTATTGCTTATATAAGAGCATTAGAAGAATCACCGAGTTCAAGTGAACAAATTACAGGATTAAACAATATTGTAATAGACACAGAAACTGTAGAAAAAGTAAATAAAGCTGTTAGTGTATCTATGGATGTAGTTACTGCAGCTGGTCAAATAGTAAAAGTTACTATATAGGAGTGCATATGGCTATTGATATTACAAAGGCGTATACAGAATTAAAAAATACAATTTTAGAAAACAGAAACGTAAATACTACACCTAGGTCAGCTGTAGAAGATTTATTTCTGATTCCTTGTGCAACACAAGTAGCTAAAGTTGAGATACTTTTACAATACATTAATGCTCTTCAAAGTTTTGATTCTTGTGGAGAATTATTAAATTCTCCATCTCAATTACAAAAAATTGCAGACGCTTTAAATACAGATACAGATACTGTTATTTCATATATATCTGAATCTGTTGAAAAATTAGCAGCAAATTATGGTAAATCAAGAAAACAAGCAACAGTTGCTACAGGTATAGTAAATTTTTGGAGACCTGATCCAGTAGGAGCTGACGAAGAAAGCACAGTAATTCCGTTAGGTACTGTAGTAGCATCTGCTTCAAAAGGTATACAATACCAAACGACTCAAGAGGTTACGTTTAGTAATGCTTATTATGATTCAACTTTTGGAACAAATGGTTATATGTTAGATGTTCCTGTTCAAGCTGTTGTTACAGGAACTATTGGAAATACAGTTATAGGTGATATTTCAATTTGTATTTCAACAGTTACAGGGTTCCCAAATGTTACAAATAAAACTGAAATATCTAATGGAACAGATACAGAAACAAATGCTAATTTTATTGCACGTATGAAGTACGAGGTATCTGGTATAAATATCGGAACAGTTAATGGAATAAAGAGTTTAATTTTACAAAATTTTCCAGCAGCTACTTCTGTAGAAGTTATAACTGCTGGTGACGATTTAATGGCACCTGTAAGAAGTGAAGGTGGATGTTATGATATTTATTTAAAAGGTTCAACAATAGCACAATATAAAAATGATGAGATAGTATTTAATGCACCTACAACAAGTATTGAGCTTACAGGAAATATGCCTAGACCAATTGTAGCAGGTACAGCTGCTTTAACAGATACAGATATCACAGCTATTGCAGTACCTGATCAATCAAGTATTTATTCAGGTTCTCAAAAATCATTAGATAAAATTATATTTTCTGAAACTGTTCCTGCAGGAACACATGGATTACAGTATAGTTATAATAAATTAATTACAGACGTAGCTAATTTTTTATCTCAGGAACAATACAATACAGGAGCAAATATTTTAGTAAAAGAAGCACAAAATATTCCTATTGATATATTCTTACAAGTAGTTAGTACAACTACAGATGCAGACGAAAAAAATAATATTGTTAATAAATTAATAACAGTTATTAGTTCTTATATATCTACATTAAAAGTTGGCGAAAGTATTGAGCAATCAGATATAGTAAATCTATGTTATATAGACGGTGTAGAGCGTGTTGTATTACCTCTAACTTATTTTAAGAAAACGTCAGATACACAACCAGCTGTTAACGATATTATAACAGTTAATAAAACACAATATATCACATTAGGTAATTTGTCTATAACAATTTAAGTAAAAGTTATTGGAGGAAATGATGGCAAATAAGTTTGTTTCATTAGGTTCTTTTAGAAGAGATATCGTAAATAAACGTTCCGATCCAGATTATGCTGAATTAGATGAACCTTTATTAAATGATAGATACATACCAATTTCAGAAACACAATATTGTTATGTATTAAATGAATGTATTTATAATGAAGATACATCAGATTTACGTGTATATTATATGTCAGGTGAAACTGCAATTGAAATTTCTGAATATACGGTTAATGCAACAAGCGCAGTTATTACATTTGATAATGGTTATAGTCCTATAGGTAAAAATTTATATTGTCATTATAAAGGTGGCGGGAGTATAGTTTGGGTAGAGGATGTTAAAGATATACAGAAAGTTGTAACTGATATGGACGCAAATACAGTTTATACTGACGGTAGTAATTTTATGATAGGTGATTTAAAGATGGGAGAAGGTACATCTGAAAATCCTTATAGAAGTATAGTTAACGTTAATTTAGTTGATGGTATTGATGTATCTGCACATAATCATACAGGAAATACTAACGGCAGTTTAATACCAACAGCTGGTATAGAAAATGGTGCAATTATAGAAAGTAAGATTGCAAATAATGCTGTAACAAATGTTAAGATAATTAATTCTGCAGTTACAAATGATAAAATTAGAACCGAGACTATAACTGCTGAAAAATTTAATAGTAGTATGATTGGAAATGGTTTAAAACGTACGACTGCTGGTGGCGTAGCTAATTCTATATTACAAACAAATATTGATAATTCATCTATTGTATATAGTGGTGGCGTAATGCAAGTTCCAATTATTGTAAATTTAACAGGAGTAGTTGTTCCTTTTGCAGGAGCAGTTGCACCTGCAGGATGGCTGCTTTGTGACGGTACAAGTTATAACACAAATGAATATATAAAATTATTTAATGTAATTGGATATAGATACGGTGGAAGTGGTTCTGTATTTAAAGTTCCAGATTTTAGAGGTAAAACATTTTGGGGTGGCGATTCTTCAAATGTTGGAACAGATATAGAAGCTGGATTACCAAATATTAAAGGTAGCTGGAGAGAAGATAGTAATGCTTGGACAGGAAGCGGAGCAATATATAATGCTGGTAATTTAAATAATCGTGGCTCGGCAGATGGTGGTGGTTCTTCAGTTGAATTTAGATTTGATGCCTCAAAAGGTGAATTACATAAAGTAAATGATGTAGATACTTTTAGAAATGATGTATATGGTAAATCTGAAACAGTTCAACCACCTGCAATTCAAATGATGTTTATAATTAAAACATAGGATTAAAAAATGACAAATCATTTTGAAGATATATCTTACTATAGAAATTTAGATCCACTTATACTTTATGGGGATACTTGGCTTTATGGTGCAAAATTACCAAGTGCTAATATAGGTATCCCAAAAGATTTATATGTTTTACATGAAAGAAATTATAATATAATAAGTTGGAAAAATTCGTCTCTTACAGATATGAAAGGCTATTATGTATATAGGTCAACTACGATTGGGCATAATGATGCAACTTTAATTGCAATGGTTCTAAATAAAGATGAAAATGAAAATACACAGACTTGTTATATTGATTATTTAACAGATAATGAATTAACTACGCAATATTATTATGCAGTTGCAGCATTAAATAATGCAAATTTCTTTAGCTTCCTTTCTAATTGGACAGCTGATATGTTAATTGATAACTCATACACACAAGTTAAATATTTGTATACAGATCAACTAACACAAACATACTGGTCTATAATTGATTTATATAAACAGTTAGGTAACATTGATACTGATAGAAATATAGTACCATATAGAGATAGAGGTTATGTATATTCACAACAAATGGTTCCAGGTGATTTGCCAAGTATGTATTTAACGAGTGAAGTTTCAATTGAGTCTGGAAATTTAAATCCGAATAAAAATATACAACCAGGATATGTATATACAGAATATACACAAGTTCCATTGGTGCCAAAAAATATACCATCAAAAGTTAATTGTAATTATTTATATGTTACTACATTAGACGATATAACTCCAAAAAAATATACTCTTTATATGGATGGTAAAGCAATTGCTTCAAATCTTTCCAGTAAATCTATAACTGCAGATATTTACGAAAATGATAGTTTTGATAATTTAAAAAATTTATCTATCAATAAATTTGTATTTAGTGATAAAGTAAGTGGATCAGGTGTGTATGATTTTTATTGGAATAGTATATATGATTATTGGCAATATGATTCTGAAGAAGTTAATTTAGAAGATTTTGGAATAACATTTGAAGGTACACCACAAGAACATAACATTATTTCAGTTGATTTTAGTTCAGTAGGATACGTTTATTTTAGAGTGCCTTATATTTATAACAGTAAAGTATTACAAACTTATATATTAGAAGAAGGTTCCGAAGAAAAAATAAATGAGATTACATTTAAAACATACAACCATTTAATTTTTGCAAGTACATTTGGTAAAATATTTAATAAAATACAAATTGATTTACGTGAGTCAAAAGGAAATCTTTATGTAGAAGATGTCAGTGATAATTTTGTTTATAAAAATTTTGCCTCATATTTTGATTTCAGACAACCTGCGTGGATGGGTAATATTAATTATAGAAACTGTGTTTTAGGAAATCAAGATAATGGTACTGCTGGATTGTGGCAAGCAGCTATGAATGGAGGAACACAATTAGGAATTAGACAAGTAGTTAATGCTTTATCAGAAGGAACAGCAACATTTGAGTCATTGTCTGATGCTGAGTATTTAACAGCTTATAATACATATTTTAATATAGAAGGAACAGGTCTTAATTTACCTGAAATTAAATTATATGACAATAGTGTAAGTTATGATATAGGAGATATCATCCTATATAATAATAACTTTTATGAAGTGTTACAAGCAGGAACAATTACAGCAGATATGTTTTCATCGCTTAATGATGTAAGTATATTAAAGTCTGTAAATGATCAATATAGAGATATTTTATTTAAGAAAAGTTATACAGAAGAAGAGCCTTTAACTATAATTAGTCTTACAGAAAAAAGTATTGAAACTTATGATAAATATGAGTTATTAAATATAAATGATCACTATTATGAAGTAAGGAACCAAATAAATGCATATTATGATTTAGTTACAGTAACTGATACAGAGCCTGTTGCTTACGGATTATCAGACGGTGCGATGTATTTTAATACAATGAATAGTAATTTATATATATTAGTAAATGGCTCTTGGGAAATAGATACAACTGATTTAATTACAGATGCAATTTATTTGGATAAGTTAACTGGTAAATTATACCAATATAATGAAACAACTCTTGTAGATCAAACTAGTTTAAGAAAAATAGATTATATTTGTAATGCTTTAAAATTTGGTGCAATTCCTTTAGATATAAATGCAATCTATCAATTAGTAGGGAATGAATATTATTTAATATCGTTAGAGGAACCTGTAATAGAAAAAGATTATATATTTAAAAATTATGATGAATATATCACAGATGAAGTTACAGATCCTATAAGTTATACGTATCAATATATATTAAATACATATCAAGTAACATTTAATAGTTGGACAAAACCAGCTAATGGAGAAAAATATTTAGTATATGGAAACAAAATTAAATTAAATAATCAAAATGTAATATATCCAGATCCAAGTTTTAAAGTTTATGCAGACAAAAATTTAACACAAGAGATTTCAAATATTTTATACACTGTTGATGTAAGAACAGGTACTTTAATTTGGAACTATGAAGATAATAGACCTGTTGATGGTTCTTATATATGGTTATATTATAATATTGATATTAGACCAGAAATAAAAAAGCGTATAGAATTGGTTAAATTCCCACAAGTAAATATTAAATATGTATGGTTATAAGAATAAAGGAGCGGAAAAATGTCAACTTATTTTAAAAGTGGCGGTAAAATAAACATTAATCAGTTGCAAAATTTAGGTAATCAAATTAAAAAAGACGGGAGCGATATAAATAAATTATTATATATTCCTGGAGTTTTAAAATTACCTGATTCAATTTCTAAAAACTTTTTAATTGAAGTTGTTGACTCAACACATATTAATGTAGGTTATATAGAATATAACCAAACTGATGCTGCATTTGGTGGTATAGCTGTAGATAAAGACGGTAATACAATTAAGATTACAGAAAATCAATCATATGTTGTTGAAAGTGTAAACCCAACAAGTACACAGTTAAATGCAAATATTTACTTTGATTTAAATGAAACTACTTGGAACCCACAACGTACAGACGATCCTACATTAACTGGATTTGGAAATAATGGTGTTGAAGGTTATGCTAGAAATTCTGGAAATTATAATATTCCAATTGAGTCAGGACTAATAAATTATGTTTATATTAAATATCAAGAAATTGTAAATCAAACAGCAAGTTCGTCACAAATAGTTTCAGGTAAAAGTTATGAAACAAATTTTATAGACGGTTATGTTATTAAAGTAACAACTAATGTAGAGTATGATGATAGCTGGTTATTAATAGGTCAAGTGGATGCTACAGATACAAGTATAGATCCTATAGCTTCGAATGAAACAATGCAATTAGGTTATTTAAATGGTAGTGTTGTTGGATCGCCTTATTATGCTACAACTGGTATAATTAATTATCCAACAAGTTCAGGAGAATATATAAATTTAGAAACACATATAAATGCTTTAGGAACAGGGATTCCTAGTGCAACGAACCCTCATGGTTTATCTGCTGCAGATATTGGTGCAAATGTAAATAATGCAGGTTTTAACTCTATACAGACTATATCTGCGAGTGGTACATCTGTATCTATATTATCACCAATATTAGATTTATCTGAAAGTAATATTGTAGCACAAGCTTATGACATTATTCTTATTGATGCTTCAACTGCACCCGATAATTCTGAAGTTACTATTAGACTTCCCGAAGCAAGTATTAATACAACTGCTTATAAATATACTTTTAGAGCAACAGCAGCTTCTGAAAATACAACAGTTTCAATTACATCGTTAGTAAACGATAATACATCAACTAACTTAATAGATGGTGGTACTTCTATAGTAGAGTCAGATAATAAAACTTATAGTAAATTAGATTTAGATTTAACAAACCCCGTTACATTAGTAGTAGGTTTAACCAGTAACGGATATAATTGGTGGAGGATTTAATTATGGCGTCTATTATTCCAAGTAATACAACTACACAATTATTAATAAAAAATATAGGTGTTGATACCTACACCTCATTAAAGTTGCCTGGTAACTTTGTTGTTTTACCAGATTTTTTTGAAGATAAATCTGTAGCAGATACTATGCCAAAAATATTTATTGATGACTGCCCGACAATGGTTCCAGATAATGCTAGTGTATGTACATGGGTTGTAAGTAATGATGAAACTAATAATATTATTATAACAGACTCAACTATGGTTATGCAAGTGCGTAATTCATCTGGAAGTACTGTACTTCCAGCTTCTGAATTAGTTGCATATGAGTCAGAAGGTGATACTACATATGCATTAAATATTTATATAAAATCAAGTGGTACGATTGAAGCCGGAGAGTACTCAGCTGTTATTAAATTATAAGGAGAAAACATGAATGACGTATATAAAGGAATTGTTGGTTTTATTATTTTGTTTTTGCTTGTGTGTACAGGTTGCTTTTTCGCAGGATACTTTTTACATAACAAGCGAGCAGCTGAACAACTTAACGAAGCAAATAGACAAATTGAGGCTCAACAACGAAGATATGATGATCTTATTAGAGAAACAAAAGAACGAATTAGACAATCAGAAGAACGAGTTAGAGAAGCAAATGAAAGAGTCGCAAACATTAGAGAAGAATTACTTGGAAAAGTTTCAGCTAATGGAGAAGCAGAACGAGAATTATCAGCAATTATTGAACAGGTCAAAAGACAAAGAATCAATTTATAAATATACAATTGGAATTGCATTTGCAGTTGGCGTTATATTAGGGGTATTTGTAGCTAAGTAAGGAGAGTATATGTTTAAGTCAATTAAAAATTATTTTTTAAGTATGATTTGTGACGCAAGTGGAAATGTAAATTCCAAGATTGTAATGGGTATTTTATCTTTTATAGTAGCAGTTGTTTTAGCTACATTAAAATATCCAATGGAATACCCTATAATGTTTTTAACATTTAGCAGTGGATGTTTTGGCTTTAGTTGTTTTGATAATAAATCTGCTTTCCAATTTAAGAGTACAGATACTAAAACAGAAACAATAACTAAAGATACAGATATAAAAGTAGATGCTACAGAAGTAATTAATAATGCAGTAAATAAAATTACAAATAGGAGAGGTAAAAAGAAATGAAAAGAGAAGCACAAAAAATTGTAGAAGCACAATTAAATGACGCATTAGACAGAAATGATTCAAAGGCTATAAGAGAAGCTTGTATAGTATTGAAAGCTCTTGATATTTCAAAAGATGAGTTTAAAAATTATGAAAAAGAGTTTGATACTATAAAAGAAGGATTAAAAGCTGGAGAAAATGAAAGAACAATTGTTCCAAAACTTATTAATGAGTTTAATCTTTCCGAAGAAGAAGCATTTAAACTTTATTGGGATGTAAGAAAATCTGTAGACGATGCTAAATGGGATGCTAAAAAAGCTATTGATGATGCTAAAAAAGCTGTTGATGATATTGATAATACTGAAAAGTAATAATTAATTAAACCATCTTCCTAATATTAGGAAGATGGTTTTTTTTATTCTTAAATAACTTTTATCTTTTTAGTACATAATAAAAATGCGTCAACTGGAATATGATATTCCTTATCTTTAAACATTACAAATACATCTCTACAATTATCTGCACTTACATTTACATATATTACTTTAACTACATCACCAGGATGAAAATTATGACCGTCATATATCTCACAAGGGATTATAAATTTATATTTTGGTAATTTATATTTCATAAACAACTCCGTAGCATAACTAATTTTCGTTTTACATCTTCAGATATTTTATTTACTTTAGGTAAGTTTTTTATAGTATTATCCTGTAATTGTCTAGGAAATGTTCTTGTTAAGTAATTTATAAATAAAAGGTTTGTAACACTTTCCGTTGTTTCACTATTTAAAAATATATCAATTTTATTTTTTAACCAACTTTTACTTTTATTATTTAACTTTAAAAGTTTAAAAGTTCTACCTAATATCATAAAAGATTGTTTTGTTTTTGCTGTATAATCTATACCTTTTAAACTACATTTTGATTTTATATATCTTATAAAGTCTTGAACAGACCAATCATCTACATCTTTTAATTGTATTATCATTTAAATTCCTCCCACAAGTTGGGCAACCTTTCTTCCAAGTGTAATTACAATTTGTACATTTATAAAACTGTCCAGTTACTTTAACTTTTAAACTTCCACACACAGGACATTCAACCATATTATTTTTCCTCAAGTAATTTAGTTATTAATTCTTTTAAAGACTCATAAGATCTAAGACCTACAATCTTTTTTAATAGCACTCCATCTTTTATAAATAGTAATGTAGGTGTGCTCATTATATTCATATCTGCATATAATTCCGGTATACCTTCATCTACATTAACATCTTGAATTGAAATTTTGCCTGTAAATTCTGCCTGTAATTTTTCTAATACAGGGATTAACATTTTACATGGTACACAAAAAGATGTATAAATTTTGATAATATTTAGCATTAGTCAGTACCTCCTACAAATTTACATTCTTCTACGATTTCTAAAGGGCAATCTTTCTTTTTGTTTACATTAAATTTTTTTAAAAGCCTACAGTAACTTTGATGCCCATCTAAAAAATTACAAGGACAATCCGTGCATTTTTTTATTTCTTCATATAAAAACCAATAGGATTTCATTTTTTTACTCATCTTTTTCCCCTAAAAAATGTGACCTTTGTAAGTGGATTTGAACCACCACCTCGACATATCAAGTCTATGTTACCATCAATTTATGAGTGATAAGTTCATAAATCTGTAACAGTCGCTTGCAAAGCAAGCCGCTCTCCCGTTGAGCTATACAAAGATCTTTTTATATTATACTAAATTTTTTATTTAGAGTCAATTGTTTTTACGTCAACAAATTTTCTATTAGGAAAATCTGCTGTTTGTCTTTCTGGTATCCAATTTTCTACTTTACTAAAGAAACCAATTACTCTTGTATAATGTTCTACATGTTTACCACCACATTTAGGACATGTATCACCACTACTTTCTACAACAGTATTACAATCGTTACATTTCATATATACACCATTAATAGCAAAGTGATCACAACCACTCTTGGCGGCATACTTAATAAGTTTCTTTGCTTGATGTGATGATAGTTTTTCAGAGCATTGTATATGACAAATTCCACCACCAGTTAATAGTCTATTAAGTTCCCCATCTCTATCCATTTTTTCATAGATTGTTTTATCTTCCCATAATGAAACAAACTGGTTAGCTAAAACTGTAGGTATTTCTTCATTTGGATAAAGAATTTTATCCACTTTAGCTATCTTAATAGCCATCGATTCACCTGGAATCTGCTCAATGTTCATTGGGAAATTGTATAATTTATTTCCGTTTTCATCTACTTCTTTCTTTTTATTATCGACTTCTTGATTAAGATAAATCATAAAGTCTTTCATATAATCAAAGTCTTTATCAAATCTTTTCTTTAATATTTTATCAGCTTCAAAGTATCCGATACAACCATATGTACCGAACATTCTACCAAAGTTAATCCAACCGTTTGATATAAAAGGTTGTGTACCTAATGATTTTAATTTCATTATAAGTACTCTATGTGCTTTTAATATCTTTGCACAATGGTCTATTCTTAACTTCAATATTCTTTTATAATCTTCATAGTCTTTACATTCGAAAGCAATTCTTAAGAGGTCAATAGTAACAACTCTATCTGAACCTAATGATATAGAAGAACCTCCAAATGAATTAACAGACGAAGCAAGTTCTGACATTTCAGTATCATTTATCAATCTGCAACAGGACGCTACTTTAGTCCCTTCACTAACATAAACATTATATCTTTTAATGTCTTTTTTTGTTGCATAATTTAATAATCTGTTTGGTTCTTGGATTTCTCTTTCACCTTTGTCGTTATATTTAACAGAAAAGTTTATAGTTGTAACTGGAAAAGCAAACTGTAATCCACCTTTTAAAGGATTACCTTCATTGAATATATCTATATAAATTTCTTGTAATGTCATTATATAGTCTATAACAAAATCTTTCCATTCATCTTCAGTCATTTTATGACCAAGTACTTCATCATCCATATTATTATCTATAAGAGCTTTTATTTTCATTGGAAAATACCAAGCCATATCACTAACAAGTGTTCTAAGTTTATATTCATCAAAGCAAGATACATTTGTAAACGGAGATTCAACTGCATCTCTTGAAGCATGGTTTAATGAATAGATAACTTGTTGGTAACAATTGTTTATATAATATCTAACTCTTTTATTTGTTTTAATTTTTTCTAAAGGAATTCTTTCTTTATATATTAATAAGTGAGCAGAGTCTAAAAAGAATGTAGAAATTGCTACTGCTCCTGCTAAATGACAGCTTAATTCTCTTACAGTATCACAAACAATATTACAGTATGTGCTTAATCTTTTTGCTGGAGCTGAAGGTTCTTTTCCAAATTCTCTTCCTAATGTAACAAGTTTTGAGAAGTCTGCAGCATAGCAATATGGAATTAGTAAATTAGTGGAGTCTGCAATAGCTAAAGATAAGTCATACATACTTCCAGATAATTCTTTTGCTTTTTCTCTGCCGTATAAATCAACCATAACTCTGTAAAGTTGATCAAAACCGATTAGCTTTCTTGAAGCAAGTGTTGACTCTACCATTAATGCTTTAATACCTGTTTCAGTTTTATTTGCATTACCATCAATACTTAATTCATTATTATTCTTTGCACTTATAAACTTTGAGAATTGTAATGTTTCATCAAAGTTATCTTCATGTAATCCATGAATTTTAAGTATAGAATCAGCTGCTGCTTTAAGTTGACCATTAGTTAAATGATATTTTTTTCTTAATTTATTAACTAATACTTCTCTTATATTTTTAAGAGTTCTTGTTGTAGACGCGTTGATGAAATATTGGTCTGTTATTTTATCTAGTTCTTTCTGATATTCCACTGGATCTTCAATATTAAACTCTGGATAATCGACCTTAATAGGTTTTTTAAATTCTTCTTGTTGTTCTTTACTCATTTCTTTCTCCTATTTGTTAAAATAATATTTACCATTATTACTTAATAATTGGTAACTACTGTCATATAAACATTGATTTGTGGATGCTAATTGAAAATAAGTGTCAGTTTTGTTAGGTTCAATTTTCTTAGTTTCATCATACTTACCACACTTAACAAATTTAAATCCTTTATGAACATTGGTTTTTACATAATCAATATCATATCCTGTATAGATACAGATATTTAATTCTTTACTATACTTATCTATAATGGTATTTGTTAAGTTTAAATTTACTTCTTTAAGCAGACAATCACCTCCTGATAATACAAGTTTATTTGTATTATTTCGCTTACAATACGTGAAGATTTCATCAATTATACTGCTCGGATAGGATGTTACTGGAGTTTGTAGGTCTAAATTATGACAATTTTTACATTTATGTATACATCCGTATGTATAAAATATAACTGCTAAACTTTCATTGTCTGGGTAATCAAGCCATGTTGTTTGTAAATTTATATTCATTTTTCAATTAATTTCCTTTTTTCTTCGATAAAAAATCACCCTATAATATGTTACCCTTATAGGGTGATCCTCTACTATAATATTACATTATTACTGTTTTGTCAAGTGTTAGTTTATTTGTCCGAGCATATTCTTTATAATCTGATAATGGTCACCAAAGAATTGGTCTTGCATCTCGTCTAAACTTCCTAATGGTATCCATTGAGCACCATAAGCATCGTCCGAGCCTTTAACTTTTGGTAAATCCTTTAAGTTTAAATTAAATAGAAAGCAATGTGTTATACCTCGTCCACGTGCTTCTCTATATGGGTCATCAAATACTTTGGTCAATTCTATACTATTTCTAAGTACAGCTTTGTCTACATCTATTTTTGTTTCTTCTTTTAGTTCTCTTACAGCACAATCTTTAAGATATTCTGTAGGATCTATAAACCCTCCAGGCATACCGTATAAATCTTTACCTGGATTAAACCTTCTACGAATAAGAAGTATATGTCCTTTACATAAAACCATAGCATCCGTAGTTACAAATATAGGTTGAAAAGGAGCGTTTTCCCATTTCTTTTTATACTCTACAATGAATTTCTTTTCATCTTTTATTGTTTCAAATATAGTTCGATTAGTACGTTTCCAATTATTCAACCAATCTTTAACGTCTTTTGGTACGCCTAACTCTGGTATTACAGCTGTAGCATCCATAAAATATAAGTTTCTAACACTTGTAGCAGATAGACCTTCTTCTAATTCTGATAGTTCGATAAACTCCCACTGTGGAAAATAGTTCAAATAATAAGAAGAAGCGTCTTTTTTATGTCCTATTATTCCTATTTTATCCCCAGGTTTAGTTAACTTACCTACTTGTTCCTGTACATCTTTAACCCACCAGTTGAAGTTATAATTGCTATTAGGCTGCAGTATATACTCTATTTTTGCCTTTTTTAAATCTTTAATAGAAGATACCATATCTTTCCTTTCTTCCGCTGTAAACGGATTTCTGAACGATCTAGAGCGTTTTGCTGAGCCAATAACTATAATAAGTTTTTTAGCTTTAGATATTGCCTGTTTCACTATCCTATAGTGAGCATTAGTGAAGGGCTGAAACCTACCTATATAAACGATAGCATCTAGTTTTTTCATTTTATTTCCTCCGTTTGTTTGCAAGGACAACTTTCTGAATGTGCAAGACTAACGCCTACATTAGTTTTAAGTATAAGATAATCATGACTTTCTACCGTTAACACATATACTTCAGGATAACTATCACCAATATAGCAGCGTTTTAATTCTCCTTTTGGTCCAGGAAATTTCTTTGTTAGAAATTCTTTTTTCTTTTTCTCATATTGTCTTTTTGTATCAACTTTATCTGATGCTTTCTGTCCAGTACTTGCAGATGTTAAAGTTGTTATAAATTGCACTACTAAAAAATTTTTAAACATATCAGTATAATCTGCAGAACAAATAGTAGGTAATATTATTAAACAAAGTATTAATATCAATATTTTCTTCATTTTAGATCTCCTTCAAATAAACTAATGAAATCTATAACTTCTCTTTTGACTGCGGTTTCTTTTAAGAATACCGTTTCTTTTTTAAACTCATGATAATCAACTGCTAAGTATCTTGTAAATACAAATCCATGTTCTATTAGGAATATTGCATCTTCTTTACTATACCAGTGCAATAAATCTTCTTTATTTGAACAAGAAGAGAACCAATTTTTACCGTCTATATGGTATCTTTCATCATAACCCATAGGTAAATTTTTGGCATCACCGGGACAGTTTTTACAACCCCACACGTATTTATTATTAGAGTTGTACCATAAACCACTATCAGGAGATATACTTTCTAGTCTATATAACCATTTCATTTTAAATCTCCTCAAACTTATGCCTGCTATTTTTATGCATCCTATCTATTTTTTCTTTTATTTTATAGTCTTCACAGACACCAGTCTTAATATACTCATCCAAAACTTTATAAGAAAAGCCATATTTTTCTTCATCAGTTTTTCCTGTAAGACCATCCGAAGGCGTTTTACAGATAAGTTCTTTTGGTATTCCTAACTCTAATCCCATTTGAATTAAGTCTGTTTTAAGAATATCCTTTATAGGATTATAGTCACAAGCGCCATCTCCCCATTTTGTAAAGTATCCTACATATCTTTCTGATGCATTACCTGTACCAATTACTCTAGCGTTCCTACCATTAGCTATTGCATAAGCCACAGTCATACGGATTCTAGGTGCAATATTAATATAGTCTGGATTATTACTACTTAATAATACTTTAAATTTATCATAGATATCACCTATATTCAATACAGTATAACTAATTCCTAATTCTGTAACTACTTTTAAAGCATCATTAATATCTTTTTGTGCACCATTAGGTTGGAGAATACCATATACATTTTCTTTTCCTAACGCTTTTACTAAACACCAAGCAACATAAGTACTATCTGCTCCGCCACTTATATTTATTACTGCAGTTTTTGAACCGGATTGTTTAAACCAATCTTTAATATTTTGTATTACTTTTTCGTTTGTTAACATGTTTTAGCTCCTCCTTTATACACTTTGCTACCTTTTTAAGGTAAAGTATTCTTTCATTATCATCGTTAAAACAACCTTTATATCCGTTACCAAAGTCTTTTGAATAAATAAGTTTGTCTAAAGCATTTGGAAAATCTACAGTTAAATTTCCCCATCTTAATCTAACATATCCTACTTGTTTTGTTCCTTTATAAACGTCATATTGTTCTGGACACATATCACAAGTTTTATGGAATAATAGTTCTTCAATAGTAAGTGTCTGTTGTTTGTTAAAGTTTAGTTTCATTTTGTATTTCCTCTTTCTTTACATCTTCAATAAAGCCAGTTGAATCTTTTACTTGTAAACAAGTAAGACCTGCTTCTCTATAAAGTTTAACTGTTGCTGGTCTATCGTCCAAAACAAATAATATATTATCTAAACCACATTTAATTGCTAAGTCTTCTAATACTGTTGTTACAAAATTTGGTGTATACATTTCATAGGAAGACTTCATATAAAGCGTATATTGTTCTGGTGAAAAAACTAAATCATCCAGTTGTTTAACAGTTGACTCCCTAAATTTTTCATGGCGTCCTGTAACAAATATAAACTTTACACTATTCTTTAACATCATATAAGTATTAAGTATCCCAAGTATATTTTCATTAATAGTATCGTTAACATGTGCTGCATGAAATTTATCATAGTCTTCCTCATTTCTACAGTTCTGTAATAAAGGAAGTCTATGTTCTACATTAAATAATGTTCCGTCTAAATCACATATTATATATTTCATTTGTTTCTCCTATTATATATTTTAATATACTTTAACTGACTTAACGGCTAATATATTATCTCTTAATTACAGACTTGAGATAATTTATATAATCTTCATCTTCACACATTACTTTACCATCGCTATCACTTATCTTTGCTACAGGTTTACCATCTACTTCTACAAGTTTCATTACACATTGTAATGGACTGAAACTCCCCATATCACAAACTAAATTGGTTCCTATACCAAAGGCTACATTAATTTTATCAGAAAATTTTTCATTCAAATCTAGTGCTTTTCTAACATCTAAACAATCACTAAATACTATTGTTTTGGTTAAAGGATTAATACCAAGTTTTTTATAGTGTTCAATTATTTTATTCCCAACTTCTATTGGATCTCCACTATCTTGTCTTATACCATTGAATAGTTTAGCGAAATATAAATCAAAGTCTTTAAGAAATTTATCTATTCCAAGATTATCACTTAAAGCTATACCTAAATTTCCTCTGAACTCATCTGCCCATTGTTGTAACATGTATCTTTGAGATGCTTCTAATGTTACATTATCCAGTGCTTGACCTAAACAAAGGAACTCATGTGCCATAGTTCCTTGAGGAACGAGATTATATTTCATAGCTAAATACATATCTGATGTACCTACAAATTCCCATGAAGGTACTTTTTTAGCTAATGTTTTAACTACTTGCTCGTGCCAATCAAAACTAAATCTTCTTCTAGCACCAAATTCACTGAACTTAAATGGTCTGCCAGCGTATAATATCTGACCTATTTTCTTTTCTAATTTGCTCATAGCTAAAGAGCAATCTTCTTCTGGATAAGTTGCATCATAATATACTTCACTTACAATAGAGAGAACAAATGTTTCGAAATAACTTATCATATAGATAGGACCTTTAGCAGAAACTTTAAGTTTTCCACCCTCTTGAAGTTCTGCTGTTATCATATTTCTATCAAACTTAAATAGTTTTAGAAATGATAAGAAGCCAATTTTATTTTTAAGCCATGCTAAATTAGATAACCAATTTATTTCTTCATTTGTAAATTGTAAAGTACATAAATTATCTAACTCATCATTAATTCTTTTAAGCATTGTTGTTGTAAATCTTACATCTTTATTACGACATTTAAATTCAAATCTTCCAACTTTATTTGGAAAACGATTGAAGTATACACACATCATATTGATTTTATATAAATCTGTATCTAATAAACTTTTAATTATAGACATATTATTTCCTCCGCTTCTTTTTTATTTATTATTTTTATATCTTGTCCTTCAAATTCTTTAAGTAATTCTTTATCTTTTTTAGGAAAAACCGATTTAGATAAGTCATTAATTAAATATAATTTGATTTTATTATTAAAGAAATTTAAATCTTTTAGTGAATATTTTACACAGAAATCTTTTGCTAAACCAAGCACAAAGATGTTATCAAATTCACTAAATCTATTTTTAACTGCATCTGTTGTTACACAGGAGTACTCCTCTTTATTTACGTCTTGTCCTTTATCAATAAAAATGTTTACGTACTTTGAATCAAAGTATAGCTTTGCGCCGTCTGTATTTTGAACGCAATGAGTGTTCCATTGTCCACCATTTTCTGTAAATGAACAATGATTTTTGGGATGCCAATCTCTAGAGGCTATGACAGTAACTTTGTCTTTAACTTTTTCTAGAAATTCATTAATTGATTTTTGAATCTTCTCTCCGTCTTTAACGTAGAGTCCACCTTTTGGATCGGCGAAATCGAACTGATAATCTACTACAAGTACAGCATTCTTCTTCATGTTGGTAACCCTCCTTGGGTAATAAATTTAGACACTCTCTCTGAGTGAATGTAATTATTATAATATAATTATTTTAAAATGTCAAGTACTTTTTTATTATAATCCGAAAACTTTAATAGTCCAGAAGTAAAATGTAATACAATCCCTGGGTGATTTAAATAGAAATTAAGACAGCTCATAGCTGAGTGTATTCCTATAAATAGTATACTATTCTTAATTAATTGTGCACTTATATTTAAATCTGTTCCAGTAAAATCTTCAGTCCCCGGAACTATTCTTTCACCTTTCTTTCCAATACTAATTGCTCTTATATTCGGGAGTTTATATTGATTTATTATATCTAAATGTTTCCAAGAACTTACACTATCTGCTTGATAACATATATAAGGTGCTACATTTTCTTGAGTTATATTCGGTAAATACTCAATTTCTTTCTGGTAAGCATTTGGATTTACATCAAGAAATAAATTAATATCACTTTCTACAAGATCATATTTTTTATATTCTTCATACGATAAATTAACTTTCTTTGTAAAGTTGTATCTATCTTTTATATCCATTGGCAAACCATCTTCTATTGTCTTTATTTCTATAATATTTGGATAATGTTGTTGTAAAAACTTTACTGCTTCATATTCATATGTACCTGTTATCCAAGTAATTTTAAAATCCTTATGCTTATACAACCACGGAAGCATATGAAATGTATCTCCAATACGTAACCCACCATTAATTAAAAGAAGTGTTTTCATTTTTTATCTTCCTTTTTTATAATCATTTTCTCAACTGCTTTCATATTTGCTTCAAGTTTTTGAGTAAATTCTGGAAAACTTTTTGGTATTGTTTTTTTACATTTCATAAAGTCATTATAAATATCTTTTATTTCATCTTGATGTTTAGATATGAAAGCAAAATATTTAGCAACAGCGAGCTCATGAAATATTAAATAATGATTACCACCAAGTTCCACTGCTTTGGAAATAAAGTCGGCTGCTTTTTGATAGTCTTTATCATCATGAAAATATATTTTACCAAGATTATAATATACTTCAAAATTTTTAGGATCGTCTTTCAATTCTTCTAAACATAAATGTCTATAAAAAGGAGTCTTAACTTTACCTTTTAAATATCCGTAATGTAAAAACGGTTGAGTTGCATTAAACCATTTAAGATTTAATTTAAGTAAACTCTTATCAACTGTTTCATGTACTCTACCTTTAAATTCAACACCTGGTATATTTCTAAATAATCTTGTAGTTGTACTTATACTGTAAGTATTATCTGGCATTAGGTTTCTTATAGGAAATATATAAGCATCTGCTTTATCTGTATTACATAATATTAAATCATAAATATAAAGAAAAGTTCCTACTGGTATTACTTCATCTGCATCTAAACTTATAATCCAATCGCCTGTACATTTATGCAAAGAGTTGTTTCTTGCATTTGCAAAGCTATCATCCCATTTATAATCAAATATTTTATCTGTATACTTTTTACATATTTCTTTTGAGGAATCAACTGAACCTGTATCTGTGATAACAATTTCATCTACAAAATCTTTTATTGACTCTAAACATTGTGGTAAATATCTTTCTTCATTCTTTACAATCATAGATACAGATAGTTTAAATGTCTTATGTTTTTTAATAAACTTCTTTTTATTTTCTTCAAATAATTTTTTCATATCAAAATCTTTTATTGTTTGATTACCAAAATGATATATAAAAGACTCTCTAACAATATAAAGTTTATACCCAGCTTCTTTTATACGTAAGCAGAAATCATTATCTTCCCACATTCCAAAACCAAATTGTTCATCAAAGAAACCTACTTTCTTAAGCACATTCATCTTTACACATAAACAAAAACCAATAAGTAGGAATGTGTTAACTACATTTACTTTCTGTGTAGAAGCAAGCCTATCTGCATAAGTTTTATATGTTACCTCAGTTAAACCTTCAATATTAACTCCTTGAGAACCTCCTGCCATATTTGACATTGGTCCTGTAGCTCCAATAAATTCGTCTGCATTATTTATCTCAATGAGTTTCTCTATTGCTTTTTTAGTAATTAAAGTGTCATTATTTATAAATATTACATTGGAATAAAAGTTCTCTGCGTCATGATGTAGCAACGCTAACTCTTTATTATTTAATAATAAACTTCTAATTAAAAGATTATTTCCGGCAGCAAAGCCTAAATTCTTATCTGAATGTTGTATATAAATTCCAGGTTGAGTATCTGTATTATTTTTTGTGAGGTCTATTAAATAAGACATTGTATCATCTGTGCTACCATTATCTAATATATACACATCATATGTTTCATCTAATTCAGATAATACAGATTGCATAAATTTTTTAGTTACATCAACATGGTTATGACATAAAACAACTAATGCTTTTTTCATTTTAAAGTCTCCTTGGTTTTCTTTTTTGGAAATATCCATACTTCCCCTCTTGGACATTTAGGATTATAAACTGGAGCATAATTCATCCATGTAAACGATATTTTGCTGTGAGCATATTGTTCTTTGTACCCACGACATTCTTTTATTTTCTTCCAGTTCTTTAACCAGTATTCATGAATTGCTTTACCATCTTCTTCATTCATTTCAGTTTGTCTTACATCGTGTATTGTAAGATTTTTTAAATAAGGAGTCATACCTGTTATTGTAAAGAAGTCATCAATCATTTTCATCTTTTTAAAGTCATCTAGATTAAATTTAAGTATTATTTTTTTTCTTCCTTTTACATCAGGTATTTTATTTTTCATTACCTTATCCTCCAATTTAAAATATACGGTTCCGTTCCCGCATACTTATCTGAATAATTAACTATGATTTTGGTATCTGCATTTGATTTACTATAACTTGCAGCTATAACAAACAATACACCAATCATAAATATTATTATAGCCATAATTGTATAACGCATTTTTATCTCTCCTTTTTAATTATTATATTATAATCTGATTTAAATTGTCAACTTCTTTTATATTAAATTCACAATCTTGTAATATTTGATATCTTTCACGCCCATGGTAAGCAAAGTATTTCACATTTTTATCTTGAATATCTATAATAACTGCTTTTGTTTTACCTGGAGAAAGTCTTAAACATCTTCCAATTGTCTGTAAGAATACATTTTTTGATAAAGAACAGCGTGCATTTATTAATACATCCATTGATTTAATATTAATACCTTCGTTATATATAGATGTGGCTATCAAAATTTTTCCACCGTTTTCAAAGTCTTTGATACCAGCCTGTCTTTTTTGCAATGATGTACTACCTTCTGCAAAAATAACATTATCTTTACCAATAACTGTCTCAAACATTTGTTTAAGTAATTTACCGTGATTGATATGAGTAACTGCAATAAATACTTTTTTTCCTGCTTTCCAATACTTTAAAGCAATTTGACATATAAGAAAATTTCTATCTTCGTTTTCAACTATTCTTTCTTTATATGCTTGTTGAAATTTAACACCCCAAGGCAATCCTTGTTGTTTATAATCATAAACAATTACTTCTGGTTGAGTTAGGTACCCTTTTTTAACACACTCCATATAACTTTCTTTAGCTATTATTGGACCGTAAATAGCTTCAGATTCCAACTCTCCAGATAAACTTTTATAAGGAGTTGCACTAAAGCCAAGCCTGTAATATGTATTTTTGAAATGAGTAAATACTTTATTCCATACATCACCAGTTAACATACAATGCAATTCGTCAGTAATTAATACTTGAGCATTGTTACACATATTAATCACTGCATTATATTTCGTCATATCAACTGCTTCCTTCTTTATATCTTTGCTTTTTATATTAAAATAGTTTGCAAGAGTCTGTATCATTACTACTGTTATATGCTGAGGATTAACAATCCCATTTCCAATTTGTCCTACTTCTATTCCTGCTCTTTCTTTAAACCAATCAATAAACTGTTGCATTATATCTAATTTATGAACAACAATTACCGTAGGTAAATTTAATCTGCATACGAGATCAATTTGAGAAAAACTTTTTCCCCAGCCAGTAGGAAGAGCTACAATACCTCTAGCTTTTTCCATACAAGTTTTTACTACATCCTCTTGATCTTGTCTTAAATTTGTATTTGTAGGTAAAGGTAAACCACATGTTGGTTTTATTCTTGTATCATTAATTGTATATTGAACATTATTTTTTGTAAGTATATCACAAACTTTTGATAATAACCCAGTAGAAAAAGTAAATGTTTTCGTACTATAAAGATGAATAATACCATCCCAAAATCCATTTTGAACTGACGGAATAAACTCTACGCCCTCTACTTGATAGCTTAATTGTCTATCAAGTAGTTTATGTATATTCCAATCATAAACTTCTACTATTCTACTCATTAAGTTTGCTACTTGAATTGTTACCATTTCTTTGTTTCTCCTGTTACATTTTCCAATTATCTTCTATCCAAATTAAAAGCTGTCTGCTACCATTAGAATAGATTGCTGCATTGGCTGGTAGCCAAGAACTTGATCCTTTATTATACGATAAAGTTAGTTTAGATAAAGTTCCTACATAATAAGTATCACCTAAAATTTTAGGTGAATGTGAATGCCCAAGTATAATTTTATTATATGACTTCCTAAAACCATTCGGACTTCCTTTTGCTCCATTCGAACCGTGGTGACCATGTTGACCAACTTCAATACCATTAACTTGATAACTTTCATCTTGTTTTAAAAATTTTACACAACTCATCTTTACAAAGTCTTGAATTGGATTACGGTTTTTTGTAAATTTTATAAAGCATTCAGCACCTAAAATTGCATTGTGTGCATCCTTTAAGAAATATCCTTCATCACAATACCTGTATAAAAAGTCGTCATGATTTGATTGCACAACTATAATAGAACTTTTAACTGATTGATGTATATATTTTAATATACCTTTTGCTATATTTAATTCTTTCCTAAGTGTATTTGCCTCGTGTGGAATAAAAGTTTTCGTTAAATATTTCCCTTCATTATGGTGTGATATACTATTAAAACTACTTAAATCATGTAAGAATATCTTCTTGGCTTTTAAATAATTTACTTGTTCCAAAGCATTATTTAATGCAGTCATATCTATTTCTTGGCTGTGTATATCTCCGAGAACCATAGCTTCACATGTAATATTTTTTATTTTATCTTTATAATATGCCTTTCCTAAATCTACAAAACAGTCTTTTAACCATTCAACATTTCTGATATAAAATTTTTTATTTGACTCAACTTCTACAACTAATGCCCCGAGTGTATTATCTTGTTTGGCTAGTTCACCTGCTCTTGTATTAGAGTAATTTGGAATAGATATAGTTCCAGTCGTCCATAATACATGTGGTAATGTATTCTTTGGTCTAGGAACCGATGTCATCATTTGCTTTGTACTGGATATAATTAATGAAGTTTTTTTGGAACCAAATCTATCAAGTCCTGTTAAAGGTAATTGCTGTGCAGGATGCAATAGAAAATCTCTTGCTTCTAAGTTACTATTAAATTTAAATCCTGTTATTAAATAAGGTTCATACTCACGCATTTCTTCTGAAGAAAACATATCTGTTTTTAAAACACCACGCATCCAAAGCATAAGAAGTTTAGCATTATTCTTATTAGCATATAACTTTAATGCACTATAAAAATCATTATTAATAGGTGCTCCTTCTACAATAGATGTTACAATATAACGCTGCTTTTTATAACCCTTACTGTTAATTTCTGATGTAAATCTAGAACGTAATAATAGTTTTTTATCTGCTGCTTTTCTTAGTGCTGATAACCCGCCGAAATATTTTCTTACTTGATGTTCTGATAGAGTTGAGTGTAGTCTATATACTGATCTAGGAATGTTTGCACGCTTGGTTTTGCTAAAGTAATTTTCATTACATTTAATGTAATCATTTATTACATCTTCTTTTGTAATACGTTTCTTCATCAATTTTACCTCGCGAAATTTAATAAAAAATAATTATACCATATTTTAAAATAAAATGCAAATTAATTTTCATCATCAATTATTTCCAATTCTATATTTAATTCTTCTGCTTTTTTTAATAAATTATTTTCATATTTCTTTACACAATCACTTTTCTTAAATTTTAAATAACATGCATGCCTATAGTTTTTATCGCGTAACATAGCTTGATATAATATAACACACAAGGCACCTATTTGAACTAACATTAAAACAAACCCAAAGATACAACTTACTATTAGATTTTCACCATGTAAAATCATATTTATATAATCATTAATACATAATGTAAATTGAGTCATTATAAGACAACCACAAATATAACATAAATGTTTTGTTAATAAACTACTTGGACGATAAGTTAAAACATTCCGTATACTATAAAGTTTATCTAAGTATTGATAAGCTTCATCATGGAATTCTTTTGAAGTTTTTTCCATATACTCAAAAAATACTTTTTTATTTTCTTCACTTACTTTATCTGTATTTACCATTTTAATTTCCATTTAATATCTCCATAACTTCTTTTTTATATAGTGGAACTAATTTTTTTAATATCTCTAAGTCTTTTTCTTTTTTTGGTACTAACAACTTAAGATAACAATTATTAACAACTTTACTTTTAGTTTTCATTTCTTCAAGATTTAATTTATAACTTTCATTAAAGTGTTCTAAAGATATAGTTTCGTCTAAACCATATAAATTTTCTTCTTTATCTTCCAATATCCATATATCAACTAAACACTCACCTTCTGTATCTGTCCAGACTTCATATAATTTTTTAGGAAATTTAGTTCCTTTTATCTTATACAATGCATCTTTCTTTTTTATATTCATCATTACACCTCCTATACAATTAATTATTCCATTTTATTTTAACTTCTATTTTTTGTTTTTCACTATTAAATAAAACAATAATTTCATCAACTAAGTTTTTCATTTTATTATAAGTCATATTATATTTTGAACTATTATTTAAAAGATAACTATATGCTCTTCTTTGAACTACCATAAGAATATCACTAGCAATAATTCTATGAAACTCATTATCTATTATATTATTTACATACTTTTTTACATCTTTAAGAATTTTACTTTTCATCATTACATCTCCTTATATAATTTTTTATTACTTTTGTCAACTCTTTTACATTATCTTTAAATAAATAAGCTTCACCACCTTTTAATTTCCAGGACTCAACATTAGCTTCCTTATCATCTATAAGTAAACAATCTTTAGCAAATGCTCTTTTGTTTCCTTTTGTTAGTATAACATGCGTAAATATATTAGGGTAGTGTTGTGAAAGCCAAAGAGCTTTCCCTGCTAAAGCATTTGCAGTATCTGTTATAGGAAGCTTAGATAATATATTAACTTCAATAGTGTTAAGGTCTAAAGATAATATTATATCTTTTATTCCTTTTATTTCATTCATTGAAGTCCAAAAACTTAATCCAATTTGAGATACTTGTTTCCAGAATTGAGTTTTAGATGGAGCAGTGATTTCCTTCGCTTTTGTATAGAAATCTACAAGTACACCGTCCATATCAAAATAAATTATCTTACGCATTATAACTCCTTTAAAGATCTAGCATCCATCTTTCTTTGTTCAGATAAATAATTTCTATAGCTATTTAAGCGTTCAACTAAACTACTATTTTCTTTCATTAAAGAATCTATTCTATCAAAAGCATCTTCAGATTTTACTGTTTGCGTTGCTTCAATAACTGCTCTTACAGTTAAACTCATTATTCTTGTTACTGCGTCATCTATTAATTGTATTTGTTCTTCTAAACTCATCTTTAAACCCCTCCTATTATATTATCTTTAGCGGTTAATATATTTAAATACATTTGCGCAGGCGTCCTACCAGTACTTATTTCATAGGTTACTTCATAATCGTCCTCTATTATATGCATCATTATTTCACCTGTTCTAGTATATTCTAATGGTTTTATCCAAACGGAATCAAGATATATTTGTATGTCTGACCCGTGTTTTAATAATTCATGTTTTTCAGATAATACTTTACAAAGACTTTTAAATTCTTCAAATGTTTCTGGAAGCTCAATAACTTTAGTTTCAACATAATCTTGTTTACCTTCTTCTATAATACTACAAATAACTTCATTTCCTACACCTCTACACTTTCCATCATCATTCTTTCTACAATCTTTACATACATTAATTATAGGGACAATTGCTTTTTTAATCATTAAACCTCCTACTTTTTGTTTCTTAATTTCTTTCTAACTTCTTGTATATCATATCTTAAAGCATTAACTTCTTCTACTAATTTTTGTATTTGGCACTGTGTTGCGTATGCTAAAAATCCTATAAGACAAAATATAACAACTATAAAAAACATTATTATTTGCATTGTTCCAACTCCTTTAAATAATATTTATTTATAAAGTTTTCCAATCTTTCAATATTACTTTTTGTCCAGTCCATACCTCTTCTAGTCCAATAATTATTCCATTCAATTTCATTTTGTATTGAAGTACCCCATTTTTCTGCTTCTAAATTAGTATATACCATACTATATAAATAATCTTTAAAACTTTTCCAATGATTCCTTGTTCTTTCTTGTACAAACTTATCTAAAATTTTTTCACTATTATTTTTAATAAATTCTTTTTCATCTTCATTACTGCACAAAAAATTTAATTCATCAGGTTTAGATGTTAATATTTTTATCATCTTCCAACTCCTTTAGTTCTTGTTCTGCTTGTTCTATTTCTTTCCAGCACTTATCTATTTGTTTATCAGTTCCAAAAGCCATTAAATATCCCATTTTTAATTGATTTCTTTGTATTATTTTATTCAACCTTTCAATTTTCTGTTCTTTTGTTTCCATCTTTTATCCTCTTTCAAAACCACCTGTAAGTTGTCCTATTGATATATAAAACATATCTTTATAAGTTTTACTATAAATTTTAGCATAATTATCTTTTAGTTCTATTACTTCTATTATATCACCATCACCTATCATTTTACTTTCTTCAGTTAATTCTTTATTTTTATACAACATAACCTTAAATATTGCTCTTAACATTTTTATTCTCCTTTATTTCATTTTTACATATAATAAAACTCATATTTTATTATTTTATTTTTCTAAATCTTTTAATGTATTTTCTAATTTATTTATTATTTCATTAGATATTTTTATTGATTCTTCTTTAGATTTTTTTAATCTTTCATCAAATTCTTTATCTTCACCTAATTTACATAAATATTCACATAAATCTAAATATTCAAAAGAAAAACTATTAGAACCAATAAACCAAATATCATCAACTGTTAAATTATATTTATCAGCACTTTCTTTCCAATTGTATTTACAAATATCAATTTCTTTATTTTTGTATTTAAAATAATGATAAGTAGTATTATTAATTAATTTAGATTCTACATATTCAATTTTATCTTTATTTTTTAATAATATTTCAACAATATTTTTATATAATTTTTGTTCTTGAATATCTCGTTTACTTGGTCCACTACTCAAATATAAACTAGATTTACTTATTATCATTTTAATCTCCTAAAAACTATTATTATTTTAATTATTACACAAGCTAATAATAGAATTAATATAGATATTGCACTTATCTTTACTATTATAAATAAATTTAATTATTTCCATTGTTCTGTTCTTTAATCTTATAATCACTACAAAACAAATTGCATCTAATTAAATTTTCATCTGTCTGCTTACAACCATCACATTTAATAATATTAGCTTCTCTACTATTACATATATTTTTCAAATCTTCTATATCAAATTCAACTATTATTTTATTTCCCATTATCTTCCTCTTTTAAAAGTTTTATTCTTTTACCGTCTTTAATGTTCGGACATTCAACATGAGTTAATTTAAAATCTTCTACTCTACAATAAGGTTCTTTATCACTTATAATATAATCATCTAATGTATAACCATAAGGACATTCTTCACAATGTTTTATTTTAATTTTTAATTCCATTGTTTTCCTCCTTAAACTCTTCTAATTCTTTTTCTCTTCTATCAAGTTCTTCTTTAAAGTATCTTCTTATGTAATCTAATAATTTTTTAGAACCTTGATTATTTACAGCAAATACAGTAGCTTTATCATTACCATTAGTTTCATTTGATAATAAAACAGTTTTCATTATCGTTTCACATCTATCATGATTTTTTATAGCAAAATCTAACTCAGATACCCATTTTTGATAATTCGATATTTCAGATTCCATCATATTAACTTTACGATTATATAAACATTCTTTTATATAATGATCTGCTTCCTCTGTATTTTTATATACAGTAGATTCAGAATTTATATATTCTTCTTTATTTTCACCTAATAATTTATATTTAATATCATTAATATTTTTAGTTATTTCTGTTACTTTACACTTAATTATTTTATCGCAATATACTATATAAACTTCATCATTTATATTATATTTTTCCATTGTCCTGCTCCTTTAATTTATCAACTAAATAATATCTAATATCTATTAGTCTTATAATTTCAATGCAATATTCTTTCATTTTTAAAGAATATGCTATGTTTTCCATTTGCTTTCTTATTTCTGTTATCTTACTATCTACTTCATTTATTTCATCTATTATCTTATTTCTCATTGTTCCTCCTATTACATTCAGCTTGTGCTTTAGCTCTAGATGGAAAACAATCGTTCTCATCATAGTAACGTGGGAAATCTCCACATTTAAATACATAACTTATTCTAGGCTTTTCACCTTCCTCAACTTCTATACTAATTCTATCGGGATATTGTGCGTCACCTACAATCCATTTAACTGCAGTTTCAGTTTCACCTTTACCATCACAATTAGGACAATCAAATTTCTTTCCTTTAATCTTTACTACTCCTGTACCATTACAGTATACACATTCTGTTTCATACTTTTCTTCTTCAATTATATAAAGTAAATCCTTTATACTATACTTAGTTTTTATTTCCATCCCACCTATCCCTGTTACCATTTTTTTTCCTCCTTCAATTTAAAATCACAACTTAGGCTATTCATATATCCATCATTAATAAACTTACCGTTATCCGACCATATTCTAATATAACCGTCTTGAGTTATATCTAATTTTATCTGTATATCTTTTATCCTTAATTCAATTACATCAGACCCTTTAGAGATAACTTCTTCATTTAAATAAACTTCATTTAATTTATACCCATCATATCTTCTTTTTGTAGGTTTTATTTCTATCATAGTATACCTCCTAATTCTTTTAATTTTTGTTCTCTATCTGCAATATTTTCATTATACATTCTAATTATATCTCCGTCTGTATCAAAATGATATTTGTTTATTAATGCATCTTTTGTTCTTTTAAAGTAGCTTATCTCTTCTTTTAATCTTATTAAAACTATAGAAGACTTTCGTACTAAAAAACCTTCTGCAATAATACAAACTTGATCTGTAGATATATTCTCAAACTCTACATGATTCTTTACTACTTCAGTTCCGTTTTCATCTAATCCACAGTCTTGTATCTCTAACTTTTGTTTTGTGTAATCATACAATAATTGTTGTTTTTTTGCAACTCTAATAGTTAACGTTCTTGCTGTTGGTGGATATGAAAACATCCAATTTTTAGAATGGCAATAGTCAATTAACTCTTGAAAGTTTTTTGGTAATTCTTTATCTTTTAATATAATAGTCCAATTAAAATTTTCTTGTTCCATATTATACTCCTCTTCTAAATTTTGTAAGTACTGTATAGCAACAGTCATTTGGTGCTTTACATCCATCTAATTGTTTAAACAATAAGTTTTCATTACATGTATAATTAAATCCTAAATGATACTCTTGTTTACCAAAGTAACAAATATATGCGCATGGAAAACTATCTGCTTTAGGTTCTACTTTTACTTTAGTTTTATCTTTAAGTACAACAATTTGATTTAGTTTATGCACTATACTCCTCCGTCTAAGCGTCTTGTAATTAAAGCAATTACCGCAGGGTTATATGCACCAATATCACGTATGTATATATATCCAGTTCCTTCACCAGCAGCATAACTTACTTCCCATACTTCTCCAGGTTCATGCCAACTATTATTATGATCTTTAAATTTATATAGTAATTGTAGTTTTGGTTCCATTATATCCCCTCCTCGTTAAAAGCCAAACATTTAATCATAGTCCACATAGTACTATAGGATTTGTCTGTTGCTAATATAGTTTCTGATTTATTATGTAACATATCACTCTCTATTAAACTAATCGTTCCGTCTTCATCAAACCCTAACCATTTACCATACCAAAATGTTGTATCCTTTGGTTTAGGTAATTCAAGTAAAATTAGTTTTCCATTATTCCATATTGTCAAAGCATTAATGTTTAATCTTTTAATACACTTTATTAACTCTTTATAAGTATTTATAATTTTCATTAGTGTACTCCTATAGTTTCTTTAAACATAACGCCCGGAATCTTCTAGGCTCTATTACTATACCGTTGATAGTATTACTATTGTATATAGTTTTCTTTACACATTTTATAGGTTCATTTTTTATTTCACCTATATCTATTTCTACATTAGTATTACCGTCATACTTTTGTAACTCTTTAATTAATTGTTTAACGTTCATTGCCATCCTCCTATTTAAAAATAAGCATTTTTAATTTCACATTTAATTGAAGAATTCTTATCTTCTTTTTCTTTTTTATTTTTATATTCTTCTGCATCTTTTTCTTTTTCAAATATTTTAATATATTCAATTGTTTCATCATTACCAAAACATGACATACTCCATATTTTATATACTATTACTGCAAAATATTTTTTATTCATTTTATTTTACTCCCCTTTCTTTATCTTTCTTCCATTTTAAAGTAGCAGTTATTTTGTTATGTGAAAAGTATTCTGTAAAGTATGCACTGATTACATCATATAATCTTGTTTCATCTCCAACCAAACCGTTGAATAAATCTTTAACTAAATAACCTTTCTCTGTTTTTTCCAACACTTTAACTTTACGATTTGAACTTGTGTATGCAATATCTCCAACATTATACACTTGTTCTTGTTGCAATATTTTCGAATGAATAAAACTTAAATTTTCAAGTGTTTTTATATACTTTCTTTCAATAACTATACCTTTAACATCGTTATTAAAATATTCTCTTCCATCTCCGTAACGTTGTATATAAGTCTGTCTTGCAAGGTTATATTGTTCCATAGCTTCTTGACTTGGCTTATTTAGTATTATAGGTGGTGAATTTTTTATTGCATATTTATGAGCTCTTTGATTAAAATCATGACTTATTTTAGCATTATCTTCTTCGTGGTCATCTGTTATTTTAATTAATCTTGCATAATAATCTATTGCAATTACTGCTTCTCTAAGAATACGTCCTTGAAAATCTCTAATTTGTTTCTTTAATTCTAAAGGTTTTTCTTCTATTACAACTATATACTCTCCTTTTCTTGCATTTCTTGTATGTAATATTTGATTAGCAAATCTTTGATATATTGTTATATAATCACTTGTAAATCTATCTTGGTCGTATCTTGCTGATTGAAACCATCCATCTAAATAATATATCCCTACTATAGGAACATTAAAACTATTCATAACTATAGCTTCTATAATATCACGTTCTTTATCCAAAGATAGATGATGGGATATACAATATTCTCCTACTTTTTTGTAAAACTCAATTTCATCTTCTTGTAAATTTGCATTTTTATTTATAGCATTTATCGCTTCTAGCAACAATTCTTTATAAAAATCGTGCTTTGCACAAGCAGATACTCTACTTTTTTCTTGAAAAAAATCTTTTATTGATTTTAAAAAAGACATATTAATCCTCCAATTTTCTTTTTCTACATACTGCTAATGCTGATTTTTTATCTATAAAAATATCATCCTCATCTATTGAATCAATATAATTACCATTTGATTTTGAACAAACAGTATATAATATAGCACCAGCTTCATTAACATATATAGTTTTAATAGTTCCTTCAAATATACGCCATTTTCTATTGTCTATATACATCTTACCACTACCATCACATTCAGGACAAGTATATAGTCTACCTTTTAATTCAATTTTTCTTTTACCTTTACAAATATCACATGTACCATAATATGGTTCTGAACTTATTACAAATACTTTTTGACCTCTACTATATTTAATTTTATCCATTTACTCCTCCTTATAAAAATAATCTAAAAAATGCTATAGTTTTTTCTAAAGTAAAATATATACCAGGTAATGGTGATATATTAGTTGTAACATAATTATTCATATCAAATGACATAATTATTCGTATACAATATTGATTTTCAAATATAACTTTATATGATTTAGTTTTGTCATTTTTAGGGTAAATTATAAAATTATGTACTTTATCATTATCTAAAGTACAATAATCATAAATGAAATAATTTACATCTAAAAAATTTTTAAATTCTTTAACTTGTTCTTCTAATGATTTCTTCATTTTCATCCCCTATAATATAAATTTTAAATTTGTTTGTCAACTAAATATTTTCTTCCTGCATCTGTAATTGTTCTTCCTGCAGAACATCTTTCAATGAAACCAAGTTTAATTAAGTATGGTTCATGTATCTGCTCGATATTAATTGCTTCAATACTCAATACACTTGCAAGAGTTTTTAACGATGCAGCTTTAACTTTGCAGAGATACTTTAATATTTCGAAGTCAACATTGTTTAAACCAATGTCATTAACACCTAAAAACATTTGTATCATCTTTAAGTCTTTCTGCTCTAATGTATCCTTACCTAAACTTTTCAAATAAACTTTCACACTATTAACTATATTTGTTATAATTCTTGGAACTCCTTTAGACATATTCACAATTGCATTAAGCATAGTATCATCTGCTTTATATTGTCCGAGATATAGTTTTGTCATTGTAGACAATTCACTTTCAGTATAAGGTTTAAGATTTAAAGTAACTGTAAATCTATTTAAGAATGCAGTCGGTAACTTACCTTCATGAGTTGTTGCTCCAATGATAGTAAAGTTTGATACTCTAAACCTAGTCATCACTCCTTGATACTTTGTGTATAATATATGTTCACTTATTATTGGAAACAATATCTCAATAAGTTTCTTATTCAATGCATGACAATTACCTGTTACAAATGTATATCCATCTTTTTTTACTATAAAAAATGTAGAAGGTACTGTTATACAATACATATAATCATTCCAATCAATAAGCTTTCTTTTTTCATGTATATGCTGCAAAGATAATTTACGTGTTTTATCTGGCATATAAACTCTATAATGTGTTTTGTAACCTCTTTTATCAATTTGCTTACTTATATATGGTGTATAACCTGCGAGAACCATTACTTGATATACAAATTCAGCATTAGCTTTTTCCGTAGTACAATATACTTTACCAGTAGCATAGTCTGCAGAATCCCAAATAAATATATTCTTTAAAAACTCATTTGCTTTAGATAAATCAAAATCAGTTAAAGTAAACCAATTAGATAATAGTTTATAATCTTTTGAAGTTTTAGGTAAATTATACAACCAACGTTTCATTGATTTTACATTCTCATGAGCTTTAGCACCTTTTACTTCACGTATTTTAAAAGAGTTATTTATATCTAATTTTATTAATGAATTTAAATACTTTATTTTTCTTTGCTTAGATAATGAAATCGAAAATGTAACTGGAATACCTGCGACATTTTTATCATTAACTGACCCATCAGCTTGTGTCATAATAATTAATTTTTCTAATAAAGTTAACTTATTATGTTTATCTTTTATCTTTCCAGAACAAATAACACTATGTGCACTTGTTAACTGTGAAGGGTATTTTACTTTATTTGTTTTTGACTGTTTATCATATATAAGATTTCTATGATGTTCTGTTTGATACAATATCATATTGTCTTTTATAGGCAATTCATAAACTTTCTTTGCATATTTTTTAACTATTCTTTCTGGATAAACAAATTCGATAACTCCATTATTCCATTGAGCTACACGAGTTTCAGTTGTTAATTTATCTAATCTTATATAACCGTTTTCGGTTAAAACTTCTGTATCACCAGATAAACATTCATCTATGAACAAGATATCTTTATCACTCAAATTGCAGATTGCTTTTATCAAATCATCTTCAGATGCATTTGTTGCAAGTAACGATACACATTTAACTCCAAGTTCTTTTGCGATTGCATTTGCTAATGTCGTCTTACCCGCACCCGAAGAACCAGTAATTAACATATGTTGCAAAGGTTCTGTTGAAGATTTACTGTAAGTAATAAACTTTGAAAGTAAATCTTTAATGTGATTTTGTCCTATATATTTTTCAAACATTTTCTTTCCTCCTTTTTTTCTGTATTTACAACTCCTACTTCTTCTTTATTTACAACTTCTGCTTCATAAACAAACTCTTTTTTGCTAAGTTCTTGCCACTTCCAAACTACGAGTATTAGAAAACCAAAAGGTATAACTTTCCATATAATTTCTTTTTTATTTTTAACTTCTCCTTCTATAATTTCATACATCAAACTTGCCCATTGAAAAATGTAAGTCCCGATACCAATAACAAATGTCAAGAACTTTATTACATATAATACATAATCAAACATTTTATTCCACCTCCTCCAATAAGTTTTCTATTTGTTCTGCTAAATCAGATATTGTAGATATATCTTTTCTACATTTCGCTAATTCATCTTTAGGATTTTTCTTTCCATTTTCTAAAGCATCTGGTGAGTCAGCTCCGATACAGATACTTTTTATTTCTTCTAATAATTCTACGATTTCATCTTTCATTTTATTTACCCCCAATTATCTTTTACTGCCATACCAATATGATATTACAAATATACCTAACAACACTTCAAGTGCACATACTGCATTGTAAACTACAGAACCTTTCGGAAATATACATTTTAACATTACAAGTATAAGTCCTGGCAATACAAATGCAAACAATGCAAGCAAACACCAGCCAACTAATTTAATTGGACCACCTATCCAAAGACCAACTTCTTTTGCTCTTTGTGTAGCTCTATAATCTTTTGCATAATATTGTTGATAGTCTTGGTCTAATTCTCTACTTAATTGGTCTCCACACATGTCAAGGTACAACATAATATATTTCTCAGACAATGTTGGATTCCTTTTTTCCTTTTCGCAATGCATCATAATTGTTTTCATAATACCAACCTTTGCATCTGTAAAAGGTCTAAACTTATCATGCCTATCACCAGGCATTTTAGTATGTGTATAACCACAATTATTCACAACAAACCAATTATTATTTGCAGTAACACCAAACAAAATACCTTCTTCAAACGCATATCCGTTTTGACATCTTATTAATTCTATTGCATCATCTTCACTATACATATTATCTCTAACATTATTTACATTTATATCTCGATTAGCTAACGGATAATTGTTTAAATAAGCAGGACATTTAAATTCTTTTGGTGTTTTTGGTATGAATAAATGTTTGTGTCCAGGACCATCTACACCGTTATCCCATTCTTTATATCCATATGACCAATTACCTTTCTTATGATATTCTTGAGTACCTCTTCCTAAAAAAGAAATCCAATCATACTTATAACGAAAGTCAATATTTTCTTCTATTAACTTTGCAAAAGTAAATATGGGTAACAACGACAACATTAATATTACTAATATTATTTTTTTCATTTATTCTCTCCTTATATTATTATTTTTTAATGCAAAACCTACAACTGCATCCTTATCTTTCTTGCTTTCATCTTGATTGTTTTCATCTTCAAATCCAAATATCAATCTCTTAATAAAGATAAGAACTGAAAATATCACTACTAGAATTAAACAAATTACAATCATAACTCCTACAAGAAAGAATAACGGACTTAAAATTTGAAACATTGTTGAGTCAAATAATGTAAACATTTCATTTACCTCCTATATTATTTTATATAAATCTTCATTTATTTTCAATGTACTATTATCATAGTAGCTAATAGATTTAATAGGTTCTTCTGATAGAACATATAAAACTTTATTAATTTCAAACAATAATATATATTTACGTATCTCATAATCTAATATATCGTTAATTATAGTTCGAATTAAATCTAAAGCATTAAACATATTCTTGCATTTAATATATATTATATGATTTTTGCAAGTCAATATATCAGAATTAGTAAAAGGAAAATCTGATGCTTTACTTAAAGTAGTTACTCTATTTGCAAATAACTTTTTAAATTTATCTCTATCATATGCTGGTTCAATTATATATTTATAAATAGCTTTCTCACAAATAAATTCTCTTTTAAAAGTGTTCCATTGATTATCTGTAGACGCTTGCCAGTCAAGAAAGTCTACAAGTCTATTAATCTCATCTTGTTTTATTTGAGGAGGATTATATATCATATTAGAACCAGAGTCTAATAGATTTAAATTAATATGATTACTTACATAATTCTTACCAGCTTTATATTTAATAAGTTCTTCAGAATGTTTAATATGAAATTTTACAAAGTCATTACTATAAGATAAAATCTTTGCAAGCAATTCTATTTTAATTCTATCTAATTCAACAGTACAGTCTGCATATTCATATGGATTTTTAGATATTTCAGATAATGCCATTATAAGTTGTAACTTATTATTTATCTGATATACTTTTGTTTTCATCATCTTCCTCCTTATCTAACCAATTTTTAATATCTATTAATTTATTTTCAACCCATTCATCTGTAACATCACTCCTTATAATTACATTATATACATTTGCAGTATGGTAAAAAGGATTGATACTTTCGTGATCACTTATCCTAATAATCTTATCTTTATATTTCATACTAAGCAAATGAAAATATCTTGAAGGTGATGTTTGACATCCAGATACAGAATGAGGAATATAAATACCATACAATGTTTTCTTTAACTTATTCGCAAATTTCTTAACACGCATTGTATTTTCTTTGTTATGTTCATAATAAGCTTGTCTCATATTGCACCTCCTATTTTATATAATATTTTTTCCAAATCTGTTTATCGTTCTTCATAACATAATATTCTATAAAATCTGTTTGACCTTTACAATATTTAATAACAGAATCTTCCATTATAGAATCATAGTCAATATTAAAATTTAATTTGAATATCATTCTTATCATTGCAAATGCTATATCAAATTGATTTTTAACCATTTGCAGATCTCTAATATCTACGAGAATCTCATCATCCATAACTCGTAGTGCATCATTAAAACTTACACTTTTACTTGTGAATATATTATATATAGAGCCTGCTTTACGAGTCATATATTTATATGCTCCTTTTAAATTCTGAAATAATTCTTTTAATTGTTTTTCAAATTTATTCATTTACTTCCTCCTTTAATGTTTTAAGAATACTGTGTATTCATAATCACAACATGCACTGCACTGACCGCAAGCTAAATGATTAGCAAAGAAAGATATTACATCGCTGTTTGATTTCAAATATTCAACTAACTTATTATAGTTCACTTCATTTCTTTCTTTAAATTTTTCAAAGTTATAATTGCAAAAGAATAATTTCTTTCCACTCTCTCTTAAAGTTTCAATAATCCTTTTGAATGCATCAAACTCTATTTCAAAGTTATGTATGAAGTCAAAGTAATTTACATGATTCAATACAAAACTATTCACAATATTAAAATTAAACATAGACGATTCTATATTTTTTAACATGGTATAAGTTTGATATACTTGTGTGTTCTTTGTATAAGTATAGAATTTAATATTCAAATTAGCTGACATAACTTCTCTCATCCAATTAAAATATTCTATACTAAATATATCACCGCTGTCATGCCATCTGAACATTGGTAATCTATCCATCTTTATACATTTCTTTTCATGCAACTGTAACTCTTTTTGAATTTGTTTTGTAAAATGATTATTGAAATCTTCATCTCTTAAAGCGTTCATTATAAGTAATAGATTTGTTAGCCTGTATACTCTTGTAGATTCCCATAACATTTTACTTGCATAACATCCTGGGCATCTTGATTTGCAAGTTATAACTTCTGGTAAAGTAAATCTTGCAATGTTCTTTTCAAGTTTAAGATTACCATACTTAAATATCTTACCTTTAAATATATCATTTTCAATTTGATATATAATATTTGTTGCTTTCTCTACTGCTTTCTTTAAATCCGATTGTGTATACTTTGGATTTAACTTCATCATTTCTTTTACTTCTTTAATTACATTTGCTTTCATTTTACTACCTCATTTATATTCCATTTTTAATTTTTATTACTCTTGATTCTGAAATAAGATTACTTCCAGACTTTCCATCTAAATATTTTACTGAATAATAAACTGGTCCCCAGACACTTACACTAGTTATCTTTGCAAGTTTTCTAATGTTTCTATACTTATCTTTTATAGATACAATTTCAAATCTCTTGCATTTTGCAGGATTAGGTAATTTAAAAGTATCTAATATTTTAAAGTCATTTTCAAATAAATAATACTTTGTACGTCTCCAAATTGTTTTATAGCTAATCTCTTGTGATTCAGAATCATATGTTTCACACATTGGTAATATTTCAATTTGTATATGATCTTCAAAGCAATGCCATAAAGATGAACTTCTAATCTTATAGTAGTTATCTTTAAACTTAAACATACCTCCTATATAAAGTTGATTATAACTAATCATACTTTTGAACATAATATTTGTTATACCTACCTGTTTAAAGAATTCTTTTACTAACTCTTTAAATTGACCTATGAATTTAATCACTGTGTTATTTTGATAAGTCACAGAACCTTTATTATTTTTACTAAGGTTATCTAGTGCCTTACCTGTTTCACAAATCTCTTTTAATAATTTGTTTAATTTTTCTTGTTCCATTTTATACCTCCTTTAGTTTATACAAACTACAATTGTATCTGCTCCTTCATTTTTGTCTTCATAGTCACAAACTTTAATTCCATCTATAGAACCCTTGTTTAAACATTCCTTAGGTACGTACTTAATACTTGGTGAAAAACAAACAGAGTTAAACCAATTACATTCTTCGTCTGTTCCGTAAATTAATTCTACATCACCTATTCCTTTTCCAGATTTTGCAATCTTTTGATATATTCTTTTAATTTCATTTTACCTTCCTCCTTTACAATCCGTTTTTAATTTTTATTAAATTACTTTCAGAATAAGCATAACTCGTTTTATCATTATCTAATGATACTGTATCATAATCAATATAGTGACTATGAAATCTTACTTTTTCAACTTGAAAGATTTTGCTTTTACTTGAGCGATAGTAATATCTCTTCAGAGCTGAGTTATTTAATTTTACTATATCACCTTCTTTAAACTTATTATAGTTAGGAAAGCTAACCATTAACAACCCTTCAGGTCTATCAATATTATCTAAGTTGTGTTCCGTATACTTTGTATTAAAATATACACTACCATACTCATAAAAGTATTGTTGGTCTGGACAAAGATAAATATTATATTGCAAAGTCCAATTTGAAAATCTAATAATATATAACCTTGAATGATATTCAAATAGAACTGCTAAATGATATTCATCATACCTGTGGTCTATATATTTTGCAGGAGCAGATTGTATACCTATTTTAACATAGTGAAGTAATTCATTTATAAATTCTACATAATCTTTTCCATATTTTTCTTCTGGAATATCTGAATCTTTCATATTAGAAGATACATGTTTAAATGTATCTTCCCATAAACATTTTTTTACACTCTCAAAAAATCTCATTTTAATCCCTCCAATATTCTATCTTCTAAATCTATACTTGTTTTTTCTTTATATAAATCTAATATAGACTGAAGTTTTTTTGTTCCTGGAACAGAACTTTGCAAATTAAAAATAACTTTAATGTATTCAGAAAAGCCACATATATAATTAATAAAAGTACCTAACGGCATATAAATATCATTGATATTATATGTATCAAAGTTATTCTTAATTAATTCTCTTATCTCAATACACAAACGCATGACATTATCTTTTGGTAAATCTGTAAGTACAATAGGTTTATCTGCCAATAAATAATTTAAAGTTATACCATATCTACTGTTTTTAAATTCAATAAGTTTAGTTGCAGCATCTTTACCAATTGCACCTTTTATCATTTCTAATAATGTAATGTCACTTAAATTTGAATCCAAAATATTACTTACAATTTCCCAAGACCTCGGCGAAGGTATTGGTTTACCTATCGTTTTTTCTGATGGTTCTTCACAAAAGAACTTTTTCTTTTCATTATCTTCTAAACTTTTTAAGAATTCAACTACAAGTTTATTCATTACACACCTCCTTTATTATTTATTTCTTTAAAGATATAACCAGAAGGAATTATGTTTGAACATTTATGTTCATACTTAAATCCTAAAGACTCATTCAGTGATTTATGACATAGATACTTTGCATATATAGGTGCATAATTAGTAGAAGGAAGAAGATTAGATTTTGGATAGAATATACATTTACCACAACCATCTATATTTGCACGAGTAACTTGTACTAATTGTTTTGTTTTATTTAATTGTATTATACTCCCTTTAACAAAGAAAACTTTCATACTCCCTCCTTAAGTTCTTCAAACATATATCCGTTTGGAAGTATTGCATTACATCCACCTTGTATTACTGGTATATCTAATACAAAACTTAATACATGTGCACATGATTCAAATTGTTTTTGACTTGGGTGATTTCCTATTGCACACTTAGTACAATCTAAATATTTTGGTTGTGGTACAACTTTGAATACTTGTTTTGTTTTTTTTGCTATTATAATATCACCAGCATGATACACTTCTATAATCTTACCTTCTTTAATCTTAAATCTTTTAACAGGATAATACATTAAACACCTCCTTCAAACTCTTTATAAAGACTTATACCTCCCTCTTTTTTTCTATGGTTTATTTCTGGTGTGATATTGCGAAGTATATTATTGTTATCATAAAACACATAACAACCTTCACGATGGTTATAACAATTATCTTGTTGAAATCTTACTATATTCTTTTTTCCAATAATAACATATACATCATCAAAATATTTTGCAAAGTGTTGACCCCATTTTCGTACACAACGTGTTTCAATATGAAGTTTTATATTTTCTTTTTGCTTGCCATCATACACAAGAAACGTATCACCTAAAGCTCTGGAGCATGAAACGTTTAAACGAGTACTTGTTACTTTACATATTTTATGTCCGCAAAGTTCATCTCTTTCTTTTATTAGATTACCTTCTAAATGTAATTGATGTTCAAGATATATTTCTCTTAATCGTTTTTGATTTCTAGTAAGACCTTTACCTAGTTTTATTTTCTCATAATTAATCATCTATATTCCTCCTTCACATCTATTTAAATATGAAGCATAAGAGATTAAACCACAGTCTAGTTTATATAATATACGTGAAGTTTTATAATTATATATTCGTTCTTTAATTACACTGATTCTTGTTATACCATCTTTGTTCCATAAAACTCTTTCACCTGGATAAAATTCTTTTACGAATCTTTTCAAATGCCAATTACCTTGTGTAATAAGTAAAAGTTCATTTTCAGTTCTTATCTTTGACCAATCGTGACTTGTAATATATGTAGCTTCAAAATTTTCATTTATATGAGTTTCGATTATCACAGCTTTAATTTCATGATTATTTACACACTCGTTAACTAGTATTACTTTATCCGTAGGTAAAAACATGCTATGCCTCCTTTATTCTTTAAATATAATTTCACTCTTACTATAATCTTTTGGTATATTATCTTCAATACTTATTTCATCCCAAGCCCATGTACCAACATCATCTATATATATACTATCACTATGGTAATCACCTCCACCTAAACCATTTCCAATTGCACATAAAAGACTTAATGGATTTATGCACCAGCCATCTTCTACAGCAAGTTCATAATATTCTTTTAAATTTATGTATTGTTCCTTAGTATGGTTGCAAAGATATTTATTATCAAATATAAATTTAACACTCTTTAATCCATGTCCTCTAACTTGTTTATGTTCACTACCCCAAACATCTTCAACAGTCATATTCATTTTCACTAAATCTTCATCATCTGCATAATCACCAACCCAAGCTAGCTGCCCTCTCTTTTTATAAAGTTTAGCTCCTATTGCTCTAAGTAAATCATTGTTCCACCAACTGTGTTCCATTAATTTTGCCATTGTGTATTCACCATCTACATCTCTATTGTAAACAGTAACTTTACCATTTTGTTTTAATACCGGACGATAATATTGCCCCATGACATACCTCCTTTATAATCCTTTATTTGATTTTATACTTACAAACTTTTGATCTGCTTCTAAATTACAACTATTGTATAACAAATATTTCTCGTCTATATCTTTATAACATTCACAAAATACCATACCTCTATTCAAACGAAACCTACATTCTTGACATTTACCTTTTACTACTTTAACCAATTCACCAGACTTTGTAGAAATAACATCACCAACTTTAAGTTTCAGAACTTCAAAGGCTATGACTGTAAGTTCTTCATCCCCCATTAACTGTTTCCATTCTTCTTTTTCCATAGTCACCTCCTAAAGCAATCCATTTATCTTATCCTTATTTCTATAATAAATATCTCCACAATTATTTTTTAAAAAGAAAGTCTCCATTAATTTATATCTATTGTTATACATTTGTTTGGCTTCATTTTCTTCTTCCTTTGAGTAATAATCTCTATCACTAAAGTCATAACCGTTAACACCGGAAGCAAATACAATTGCACTTTCTTGGTTTGAGTTATTATTATGTATAAAGAGTATTCCATTTTTACTTTCAACTATACCACAGTTAGCTCCAATATCTTCATCTGCATATAACAAAACAAACTCTACTTTCTTTGCTAATTCTTTTAGCCAAGCTGTAGGAGCACTCCATGCAGTATCAAATATATTATTACCTTTATCATACTCATTCCATTTACCCTGGTTACAAGCATTCCATTTTGTACCCCACTTTTCACAACTCCATTCATACCAAGTTGGATATCCATATTTTATTATATTCCAAGTCATATAAACATTTTCTATAATCTCACTATAGTTTCTATCTTTTACGTTATTCATAAACTCATTTTGATTATTGAATGCTCTGACATTTAAATTCAAATTACTATTTATTGCTTGTATATATTCTTCGAATGTATTTGCTCTACATGCAAAAGATTTATACTTATTATCTTTTAAGAACTTAGCTATGTCACTACATAAACTTCCTATCACTCCTAACGTTTCTGGCATTGGAATTAATATACCGAAATCAATTTCACTCTTATCATTTAATATAAACTTATTCAATTTATTAGGATACTTACATTCAATAAACATATTTCTAACATAGTTTGGCATCTTATAAACCTCCTTCTAAATGTTTTAAATTCTTAGGTTCACAAGATATGTGTGAGTTTACATATAAACCACTTTGAATTTTTATAGAATAATATTTTGGTTCAATTGCACAACCATCTTTTGCAAACTCATATACACTACAATCTTTAATCATTGAATAGGAATCACCATAATAAGTTACTTGTGCAATACTGTTAGCCAATTTATGTAACCTATAAATCTTTACAAGTTCTCCGAGTTTAAAAGATAGGACTGTTTTAATATATGGTTTCTTATCCTCTAAAGATAATCTTATAAAACTTATTAGATATTCTTGTGGTATGTAAACTGATTTAAATGACATACCTTTAATATAATATCTAATAAACACACCAATATGAACACTAGTGTACGATGAATAAGTAACTTCATCAAGGTATAATAAGTCAGTTCTTTTATCATACATCGCAACTATTGTATTGTAACTTTTAAGAACCATCATATTATCATCTTCAAAGTATCTACATTTACGATAATTAATTCTTTTGAAATCTAATTTATCTTCCAAGTCATATGGAACTTGCGGATATAAACTCATCATATACCTCCTTCATCTTTTTTATAATATATACCTCTACAGTTTATCTTTGAACAAGTATATTTTATTTTATATAAATCGCAATAACCACTACAACTAACTATTGCTTCATTTGAAAACTTTATAGGTATTGCTTTATATAAAACTTTGTTTATAAGAACTTTATCACCTGCTTCAATGATTTCTTTTTTAGGGTCTTTCATTTTAGGACTCCTTAATATAAGTTATGGTAAGTAATACAACCTTACCATAACTTATAACTTTACTTTACTCTGCTTCCAGTTTATGCAATTGCATAAGCTTAAGTTTCTTTTGGTCAACATAATCTTCCTTACCTTTCTTCACGATACAATCATAACAATAATTGTCACCACTTACTTCTGCATAATCTAACTCATCAACCAATAGTTTATTACAATCACGACACAATCTATACTGTCCTTGTTTTTCTCTTACAAGATATTTAGGATAGTTATTTGTATCTGAAAATGAATTATAATAAACTGTCATACAATCATCACTCTCGCTATCAAACTCCATTTGTTTATCAAACTTACTATCAACACATTTGAAGTTGTTATTTGAATCAATGATTGCATAAACATCAGGGTCTTTTAACAAGTCATCTAACTTTGAAACTTTTTCAATTGCTTCTAACCTTGAACTATTTATTATTGTATCTGGAGCAATTGAGAAATCTGTTTCTCTTACTTTACCTAATGTTACTACTGTTCTTATGACTGGATTATACACTGCCAATCCTCTGTTGTCATACACCAAGTTTTTGTGATTAAATATTATTGCTTTAATATTTTTACCACGAAGTCTTGCTGCAGACTCCTCTAACCTTTTAACTAACTCTGGACTTTTTGATACTTCAATTGACTCTTGTTTCTTTTTAGCCATTTTAATTTCCTCCTTTTATTTTTCATTTTTTTCATTTAAGAATAACTTATATCCAAACGGTGGTGCATCTCCATATCTTAAGCAATCATCATCACTTAATATCCAAAGTGTATCTATATTAGATTTCTCTGGATATCTTCCTTGACCATCTGTGAAATATAATATTGCATTTGGAGTATAATGTTTCTGTTTGATATACTCAAACACAGGAACAAAGTCTGTACCACCACCACCTTTAATTTCAATGTTCTCTATGTCTGTATATCTTTTCAACTTAATGTCTTGTGTTATCTCTGTATCACATTGAATATATCTTATCTCTACCTTAAACATTCTTCTGATTAATATTATTTCTTCCATAAATCTTTCGTGAAGTTTTTCATCTATACTTCCTGAAGTATCTACAGCTACAATAATATTATCTATCTTATGGTTTTTAATCTTACCTTTAACAAGTTCTCCATATCTTCTTGAAGTTCTTTTAAAGGAAGAAAGATAGTTTGAAGATAATGTTTTTCTTATAAGTCTATTCAATATGAAATTCCATTTAACTTTACCATTACCTGTAACTTTAACCTTTGATATAAAATCTCCTGGACTATTACCATACCTACTACTTTTCTTCATACCATTTGCATCTTTCAATGCTGAAGTAATATTATCTTTTATAGAAGACTTCTCAATATCTTGTGCATTCTTTTCTATCGCTGACTTAACCACACTATCTATAACTTGTTTTACCAACTCACTTTCACTTTCAGTTTTGCTCCAATGGTCATGGCTATCTAATGTACATTTACCTTCTATACTAATACCAACTCCACTTCCATTACCTTTACCCTTACCATTTTGCATTTGCTGTTCTAACTCTTTATAGATTTGGTCATAGTAATTTTCAGCACTCAATCTTGTAGGTAAATTAAAGTCTTTCTGTGGCATTAAACCACCTTCAGGTAATTTAAATCCTAAACTATTTATTATAGAATTTACTTCTAAATCACAAGCTATGTTCCATAACTGTCCATTTTTATTTTTATTTCTAACATTATGATACAAAGATAAATGTAATGTTTCATGAAGTATTAAACCTAATAACTCATCATCATTTAACTTATCAATGAACTCTTTGTTAAAGAACATATTAATCTTGAAGTCTTTAAACATTACACAAGCTGTAGGTGCTGGACACTTCTCAGCATCCAGTACCTCAATGTTAATGTTATAAAGGACGTCAAGAAACCAAAGAGTTTCAAAGTTAAATGCTAATTTGTTTATACAATTATTAACTCTTTCTATTCCCATCTTTGTCCTCCTTTATTTTATACTTGTACCTACTTCAGTCAACATTGCTATAATCTTTTTCTCTGATTGATATGTTTTATGTATTCTCTTTAACAAACTATCCTTAGATAAGTCTGTTATCTTTTGATACAACATTGAAGCCAATGCTTTGTTATTGTTATACAAGTATTCAATAAACTTACCCATATTGTTTATCTCATCGTCTGAATATGTTTTCGCTTTCTCTTGGTTGTTCAATACATCCGCAAAATCATTCACTGTCTTCAATAAAGTTCCATCACTTTGCTTTTCTATTTTAGATTTTAATTTATCATAACTTTTAATAACTGCTTCAATGTTTATTAACTTATCTAACTTACTTCTTGTAGTTAAAAAGAACGTTGCAGTTTCTTTACCAATTGCACCACTTAACATCTGAGCTAATACATTATCACTCACATTCAATTTTAGGATACTATCTGCTATCATCCAAGTTCTTGGTGACGCCATAGGTTTACCTATTGTATTCTCTGAAGGTTTTGGTATGAAATGTATCGCTGCTTGAGAACTATTCAAAGAACCTATGAAGTTAATAATGTCTTGACTAACTCCTTTCTTTTCTGCATAATTACAGAACTCCTCTATATTTGTTTCAACATCAATCGTTACCATTCTATTAACAAATACAGAATCTAACTCTTGTGTCATATAGATTGAGTCTGTAGGATTGATACAAGCACATATCAATGTGTTCTTTGGTAATACAAAATTACCAATCTTTTTATCTGTAAGTAACTGTAATACAGATTGTTGAACTTCCAACGGAGCTCTGTTAATTTCTTCCAATACAAAAATTGTATTCTCTTTAGTTGGAAACAGAGTTGGTTTTGCAAACTCCGTAGAGAAAGTACCATCTTTATTCTCTACAATCTTTGGCATACCAATTAAATCTTCCGTAGAAGTTTGAGCACAATATATTGCTTTATAATCCCAACCAAGTTCTTCTGCTACCTGTTGTAAGATTTGAGTCTTACCAATTCCTTGATGTCCTTTAAGACATAAGTTTACTTTGCAACCATTCTGACATAATTCTTTTACTACATTTTTGATTTCTGATAATAACATTGTTACTATCCTCCTTTTTATTTAAAATTTCCGTCATATAGACGGCTTATCTTTTTAACTAACTTACCTACTTTATTTGTACCGATATCAATTATACCTTCAATATGTCTATCTGTACTTGCACATTGATTACCTAATATTTTTACGTTTGATAACCAAGCATCAATATTAAGTAACAATCCATCTACTTCTTTTCTTAATTGCTTCATTTGTTTTACTATTTCATTATCATTTGTCATCACTTACCTCCTTATTAAAGATTTGTAAATCTTTTCAGCTTGCATCCTTTCTTTTTTTACAGACTCTAAATGACTATCAATTAAAGATACAAGTTCATCTTTTTTCTTTTGAATATTAAGTTCCGTTTGTTTTAACTCATTTAATTCTTTCTTGAGTGTTTCACTTATATTACTCATCCTTAACCTCCCTTGTAAAACATATTGGTTTACATTCTGCATTGTAAACACAACTACTACAAGTTATGTTGTTAGGTCGTTTGATGTACACAAGCTGTTCCTTTTCTACCATATCAATTAACCTATCAACAGATTTCACAAGCTCATTTATTTCTTTTACCTGTGCTTCTGTTCTTGGTTTTAATATAATCTGTTCTAACTTTGGATTAACATTAAGAACAATTACATTGAACTTTAACTCTTTATTCTCACAATTAATTACTTGATGGATATTATAATACAAGCTTTTTTCATATCCATCTGTGGGTGTCTTAAGAACAACTGTCAATATATAATCTTTATCTAAGAGCTTATCCTTATTCTCTTTAATTAGATTATATAAACCATCGACCTTTACAACTGTCTTGCCATGTGATATTGTACCAACTTCATCTGCAAATTGCAAGTCAGTCATTTCTGTTTCCAGATATTTACTAATTGCCTCCTTTACTTTTTGTTTCATTTTATCGTTGTCACTTTTTCCTTTTTTCAATCCAACTTTTTCAAAACTGTACTTCCTTGGACAGTCCAAGTACAACATTACTTCATTTAAGTTTTTCATTTCTCACCCTCCTTTATTATTGTTTTATAAAAGTCATACGCCAAAACCCACATCCAAATAAATAGAGTTACTAATGCTAAACCAAATCCAACTAACCCCATTATTGCTAATGTATTAACTACTGTTTGTTCTGTCATTATTTATATACCTCCTTTTAGATTTATTTTAATGTAGTGGCTTCCAGCTCCAGTTGAACAATATCCTAATTCTTTTTGTACTCTTTCATGATGGCATCTCCAACCTCCTTGATGTTGTTTATATACTTTAAAGTAACACAATTCACTACATCTATTTTTATTAATATCATGCGTTATAACTGCAACACGGTTATCGTTTTTTAATGTTTCAACCTTTAATATTTTAGATGGGATTTCTTCTTTAACTTTCATTACATACCTCCTTTAATTTTTTTAAACCCATATCCCATTGATAAAGGACATCCTAATTCTGATGGTATTTTAAGTAATACATTTAAAATTGTATTACAACTTTGTTGTTTTTGTTTAGACATAATTTTAAATACATCACATTTACGACAATTAGAAACTTTTATAAATTTACCTATCGTATCATATCCAATATAGTCAACTATAAACGAACCTACTTTTGTTTTAATAACATGACCTTTTTTAAATGCCATTTTAAATACCTCCTTTAATTAACTTATATACATGTCCCCAAGCTATATCATTTTCATCATAAAAATACATATGACATGTTTTCCATTTATTGTTTTCATATTCTTCATTGGACATATAGTTTTTTATTATTGTGACACATCCATTGTTATTTAAGTCACAATATTTTCCACACCAATCTTGAGCCATTGATATTATCTTATCAGACTCTAATTGAATTGTATCTGCAATCAGAATAAAATCAGTTTCACTTAGTTTAATCCTATCACCTTTCTTTAAACTCTCTGGTTTAAAAAAGTATTCTATTGGAAATGTTCTCATATTAAACACCTCCTTTAATTTCTATAAATGCAAATCTATATAAGTTATATTTACCTACAAGTTCATCACAAGGAAATGACATTGTACAAAATCCAAGTTTAAAGAAACAACATTTAAAACAAGGTACATTTGCAACTTGAACTATCTTACCATCAAGCCAAACAGTCTCACCTAACTTAAGCACTCTAACTTTATCTCTGGTATTTATCTTATACATTATATACCTCCATTAAAATGCTTTAAGCATATTCCTTTTCCATTACAATGATAACCTTTTAGTTTGCAACGATAAGGACTCTCATCAGATATTTTTGGTTCATTAAACTCACAGTCTTCACAATTTCCTTTTGTAACTACGTAGGATATATCATTTATATTTATTGTACTTCCTAACTTTAATCTCTTATCTTCCTCTATTAACTTTAGATATTCACCAACAGTACTACTACAATCATAATTACATAATGAACAATAATCAGAACCATAATTTGCGTCACATTTCTTACAAGAACTATACTCTATATTCTCTTTACTATCTATGACCTTAAACTTATTACCTCTAATATCTTCTACTATTTTATCATTCATCATAAACCTCCTTCTAGTTTAACAAAGTAGCGTAAAAAACCTTGGTTAGTATCAGTTTTAAGTTTATTAAATAACTCGCCACACCAAGTATTTTCTAATCCAAAATATTTTAACATAGCTTTTGTATTACCAAATGCTCCATGTTTAGTACAATAAGAAGCAAAGCAACAATAATGTTGACAGTGATCAACACCTTTTACAAATCTAATTAAATACTTAACATTATTTACAGAGCTTTCACAAATGAAGGTTGTATTATTTAATTTTGTTATTATCATAATTAAATTCCTCCTTTAAGTATTTTGAAGCAACAACCCTCAGGAATAACAAACCCACATTGGTCATCCTCTCCTAACTCATGTGTATATAATACAACTTTGCAATAGTAGTTGGAACTGTCAATATACTTTCCAAAATAACAATCATGTGTACAGGTTTTCTTACATACTTTTTTGCGTACAACTAATGATACACCTGACTTAGTTTTTATTATACTACCTTCAACATATTTAGTCATAGGTTTTCTCCTTAGATAATATTCTATTAAGCTCCCTTACATTTAGCAAGGGAGCAAAATACAATACTACTTAGTATCTTTTTTAGGTCTTCCTCTTTTACTTTTCTTCTTTACTTCTTTAGTAATTTTTTCTTTTTTCATTATACATTTCTCTTTTACAAAGTCAACGAACCTATCATGAATATCCATTGAACTTTGTAATACATCTTGAGTTGCATCCAAACCCTCTGCTACATGCAAGATATCATCATCAATCCCTTTTATTTTGGATTTAATAATTTCAAGTATCCTGAATTGTGTATCAAAGATTTTCATGATACCATCTATCCTTTTATTGATTTGATGAACTTGCCAACCAGAGAATACAACCACTTCAATTAACACTACTACTGCTAAAATAATTACTAGTACTTCCATTTACTTTCTCTCCTTTCTAATTTAAATTTTCCTTCTTTACTTCAAACTTCTTAAGCACATCTTCGTACTCTGCCTCCTTACCAGAGTCATTTTCTTTCTTTAACACATCTTCTGCTGCATCTTTTGCGAGTTGATCTAAATCTACCATACCTTTATCTCGCATAATCTTCATCACAAGTCCCATTGCAACGCTTAACATAAGGACTTGTTTCTCCAATCCCTCTAATCTATCTTCTATAGACTCCTTTGTATTCATTTATATACCTCCTTTTATTCTGCTCTTAAGTATATCTCTTATTGCAATTGCCTTTTCAACTGACTCTCTTGTAGGAGTGTAATACCTTGATTGTTGTGCCATAGCTTTTTGATATGCTATTTCCTCATCTAAAATGGATTTCTCAGCTAAGTCTAAAGGAGTATTACCATCCTTATCCTTCTTTTCAAAGTTAATGTCTGTGCTAAATATCAAATATTTCAATAACCTTGTATTTCTATTACCATAATAGTAATTGAAATTACATATCTTATGTAATAAATTCTGACCTCTCTTATCACACCAATTAAGATTTGCTCCAAGACCTTTCAGTCTTTCAATAAATTCTTTATTAAACTCCTCATCACTATTAACACTCATAAGATAGCATTGAAGTATAGGAAAGCCTCGATTTCTGTCTGGTTTGTTAATTTCAACATCATTACGGCTAAGTAAATAATCCATAAGTCCTTTACCGTGTTCAGTTTCTTTTATACGCCAGCTATCATACCAACCCATGAGATGGGTTAACGGTGTGTATCCATAGCAAGTACTATTTAAATTTATCTTAAGAGTGTTTATTAGGTTCTTATATCTTTCAACGGTAAAATAACTTACATATTTACTATTTGGATAGTGAAACCTGAAAAGTATTTCCATCTTCTTTTGGTTCTTCCAGTTAGATGGGTCAACTTCATTAAGTAACTTATCAAACAAGGCGAAATTACCATAGTCAATTGCGGTATGAAAAAACTTTGGTTCTATTTGTATACCCATTTACATACCTCCTTTTCTTTCAGTCCTTATATCTATTATTTCCCTTTGAATATCTTCATACATATCCAAGAAATGACTTGGACAATTCACAAAGTAACCTAAATCATCTACCATTACTTCCTCTTCTTTATTACTTCCAATATAGGCGAAACTAACTTTCTCGCCTTTAAGTTTAAGTAATAGTCCGATGCGAAACAGTATTGGATTATAGCTAAAGACAGTTGTTTCTTCTTTAGTTTGAGCTTTCTTTTCCAACCATTTCTTAATCTTATTCATCCCTACTTTTATTTCGGGATGCATTTCCCAATTCTTTCTGCCTTCAATTACTTTGTTACTTGTTACTAATTTTAACATTTTTCCTCCTTTTTCATTGCAACATATCTTCTATGCTGTAATACTTCGTTAAACTTTTTATTTGTTATAGTATCAAAATAAACCTTACATCCCTTACCTTCAAATTTCCTGATAAGGTCATTTACATGTGCATCAAACACTTCAAACCCTTCTCTATCTGCAAAGTCTGTGCTGATAGTAATCTTTTGTTCAACTGCTTCATACTCCAGCTCTAGACCTTCAGGTAGGTTCTCCAAAGCTTTCAACACCGTTAGTTTCATTATATACCTCCTTGTTTATACAGTTTTTCATATACTTCAAGAAGTTCTCCTGTAGAGAAGCTTGAGTATGAATATCTTTCACCGTGATCTGTTATAAGTACACCTTCTTTAATTTCAACGAACAGCAGTATTTCTTCCGTTCCATCAAGCACGAGTTCCATATCTATTTGCATATGCAAACCATCCAGATATGAAATAATCTTGTTTCTCAATGCTCTATCTGCTTTACGCCACGCATCATATTCCTTTTGTATATATTTATACATGGTACCTCCCTACAAACAAAGGTTATTAAAGCAAGCCCTCTGTTTTTCGTTTACATAGTAGCCGATTTTCTTACCATCTTTAAGTATGGCAAGATATTTCTCGTTCTTACGGCTAACCCTTTCTTCCAAATCAAACTTTACGCCATACACCTGTATGCTTCCATCTTTCATAAAGTCATCGGAAGCAACAACGAGTTTCTGTCTTTGAAAGTCCGAATACCCCCCTTTACATCTTACATTGATAAAGGAATTAAATCTTTGTCCGAGCTTCTTACCGTTTATTGAGACTTCGCAGTACTTATTACCGCTATCTCGATAAACTCCGCTACTTACTACCTTTACTACTGCACCTGCAAACACATCTTTAAGTCTTCTATTCATAACATCCTCCAGGTCTATATATTAGGTACATTTAGGCGACCAACCCTAAAGCCCTTTTTTCAATACTTTATAGCAGTTACCAAAACCGATTTCTTCTATACAGCTTTCTTCATCCAACATACATTCTGTTTTATATAGAAAAATATGTCTACTAAAGAAACAACTTTCGCAGTTTCCACGAACTACAACGGCTTCAACCGCTCCTACAACTATTCTTTCACCTACTTTATATCTTGGCATATCATACCCCCTTTCCCACAGGTATAAATTTTAGATTAAACCCAAGTGTACTTGCACAGATTCCAGCAAACTTTGCCATGCAACCATGAGGGGCTGAGAAGTAGCAATTCTTACAGCTACCTTTAACTACTATAAGTCTTGTCTTTCCATAAGTTAATCTATCACCTATCTTATATTTTGTTATCATTATACCCCCTTTCTTGTAGGAATGAATATCAAATCAAACCCAAGTGTACTTGCACAGCCTTCAATAAATACTGACATGCAACCATAAGGAGTCGAGAAGTAGCAATCCTCACATTTTCCTTTCACCACTGTAAGTCTTGCCTTTCCATAAGTTATTTTATCTCCCATCTTATATTTTGCCATCATACCCCTCCTTCAACACAAATAAAATGATACTTACCATGAAGCTCCTTAAGTATTTTATAACAATGAAACCGTGCCATACAAACTCTGCCTATATATTTCCCGGATATCTTACTGGTTCTTTCCCTACTAAAGTAGCATCCTCCATTCCCACAAGCTCCTTTTTGTATCATAACTTTCACACCATCAAGCTCTAGTATTTGGTTCTGTTTAAAACGTTTCGCACTTTTTCTCGCAATCTTATTTATTTTCTCTGTAGCAACACCTTCTATATACTTCTTAAATGCTTCTCTAAAGTCCTCCATCACACACCTCCTATCACTTCCACAAATACTTTATTCTCGTTTGGAAATGCTACGTGAAGCGGACACATAAGTTCTTTTGTTCGGAGTGTATTAGGAAGCTTACAATACACTCTATCAGTAAAATATCCGCTTGGTGATATATTACTTACGAATGCACAAGCTTTACAGGGCATATTTGATTTCCTAGCTATATATGTTTTACCGTTATATTCAATGGTGTAGTACTTCTTACCATACATATACCATTCTTCAATTTGTATCATCACACACCTCCTTCCAGCCTCTCATAATGCAACCCTAATGATACTCTACACTTATTACGAATAGTACAGTGATCAGTTGAAAACTCATTGAAAAAACAACAGGTTTCACATTTGCCTTCCCTAACTACTATCGTAGCATCATCTAAATGTATCACCGAATCTTTCTTCATATAGGTATTCATAGGTTACCTCCTTTATTTTAAACATGTACAGAATTCCAAATATACACACTCTGCAACCAACTGTTCTATTACATACTCCCAATCATTCCTAGTTAAACTATCTAAATCCATATGATAGAACATACTGGTTATTATGGTATCATCATGTTCATCTATTAACCCTTTTAGCTTATACTTAAGCAATGTTTTGCATACTACAATTACTCTATTTATGTTTGGCATATTATCCCTCCTATCCTTAAGTTATAGTCTTACTATCGTAATCCAGTTATACACAGCTTATCCACAGGTTGTGAATAACTTGTGTATAACTTTCCTACTTATACACAGGGAAGGAAGCAGACACACCAAGCAAACTAAGGCTTGGATGAGAGTGAACTACTCTCAAGTGCTACGCTTGGGTCTGCCTCCTTCCCAAGAAAGAAATCGCAAGTCGATTTCAAAATTTTCAAAACGCGTTTACTTTTCAACACGTTTTGCTTCCAACGCTTTAAGTTCCTCCTTTAGAGCTTTTGTTACTGGACCGTTAATAAAGTGACAGTAACAAAATAATAAAATTCCGAATACTACATTTAATACTATTATCATTTCCATCCTCCTTTAATAATGCTTCACAACGCAATAAAGCTCACATCCCTGGAACTCGTGAGCTTTATCTTGTATGAACTTCTCTGCACTTTCCTGAGTGCGGAACTCCGTTACATAATCTGTGCGTTCTTCACTACGAGCGTATATAATATACCTTTTAAACATAACATACCTCCCTTGACAAATATATCATAATTGCACACTTTGTATCAGCGTGCTTTTCTAAGTTTCACACCTTTGATAAAGGAACTTAGTTGAGATAAGTTAATAATTTCAAACTCAGAAAAACATTGAAAAATCAATCGAAAGACGTGGAGCCATATACGATAAGTGGTGAATGTAGAAAGATGTATTCACGTAAGTCGGGGTTGACAATCTTACTCTTAGGCTAGTAACGAGCTATAGGACAGGCGGTAAACGCTTGATTGTTCCGCAGAAGAATCTCTGGAAACATTCTTATCATTCTAAATAGCTTACCAAAAAACCCAAGGATATGTCAATATTCTCGGGTGATTATTATTTCTACCTATAAATATTTTACAGTCAAATAAAGTGCGATATAGATTCCGCCCAGGAAACCGAGCATAAGGAATAGTATTTCACTTGCATTTCCCAGAAAGAACGCTCCAACTATTAAGCCATAAATAATTATTGCACCTACTATAAAAAATAGGTTTATCAATTTTTTCATAATAACCTCCTTTTGAGATTTTGGTGGAACCTGCCTGGAATCGAACCAGGGTCACCGTTGGACATGTGTTACGGTTGTATCCCGTTATTTCAGGGAGCACTTCAAGCTTCTGCCACTGAGCTACAGGTTCCAAAGCACTCATCCAAACCCACCGAAGCCGATGGGTTTGGTCAGTGCTCCTACCTTACTTTGCGGTTGCAAAGCCTCTGGTTCTGAGAACGATCTGAGCTCTTATCAATCCAGCTTCTTTCTTATCCTGGATATCCGTATAAGCCCAGATGGTTATTCCACCTTTGGAATAGCCTTTTACGTGGTGCTGATTCTGGTCACCTTCGTAGAACATCTTGTAGTCTCCGAGGTCTTCTTCCTTTAAGCTTACCCATGCTTTATACTCATAGTCAAGTATAAATACGGGTTTATACTCACCATCTCTGAGTACCAATTTTGGAGCTTTAGGTACGAAGGCTGTAATGTCTCCTGCTCTTACTCCACCTAAATAAATAGGCGTACTGAACTGCTGGTACGAAGTACCTGTCTTTCTGGAAACTTTAGTCTCCAAAGATGCTGCTGTAATGTCAGCAGTGAACACCAAGTTCTTAAGAACTTGGAAGGTTGTTGTATTGGACATGATGTCCTCCTTGGCTGGTAAGGGGCGCCACCCCATTATTAATAACCCGCCTATACCAGGTATTACTTAGTATATACTAGGTAAATGACCCAGGTAGGTAGGGTTTTTCCGGTGTAAGATACGCTTGGGGGAAGGTCCCCCCTCTTTAAGCGGTCATTGCCCCTTTAAGAACGCGTGTCTGGTTTTTGATTTTTCCCTTTCGTACGCCTTTTTTAACCATATAGTTTATATAGAACGCATGTACGGATTTCGAAATTTCCAATCTGTCTGGATAGTTTACTTATGTAGCACGTGTACGGATTTTGAATTTCCCAAACCGTCTGCCTTTTTTACATCCCGAGAAAATAAATTTCCCTTGACATTTTAGTTTGGATTATTGTATAATTCGGATAGTTAATATATAAGGAGGGGCTAGGTATGACAATAGCCGAATCTATATTTGGTGGTATTTGTATGGTTTGTATAGCTGGTGTAGTTTGTATACTTATACTTAAACTGTTGGATTAATTAGGAGGTAATATGAGTATATTATATGATGATCTTTTTGATAATGAAAGCCCGTATACTTATACAGATGAGATAGCTGTATGTGATGATATAAAGGCATTTATAGAAAGGGAACTGTTACAGACTACCGATAAGGAAGTAATTGAAGCTTATCAGAAGGTATTAAGGTATATAAAAGGGATAAGAAAAGCAATTGTTAATGGGAAAGGAGTGTAAAATATGCTTTGTATAACTACACGTAATTTATATATGGGAGGTTTTCGTGATAGCTATATGATACCGAAAGGTACCGTCATGAGAGTTGACATATCCGACAATTATTCGGCGAACCTGGTTAGTGTGCTAAATGAATACCATCGGCTACATCTTTCTTATGAAGAGTTTAGAGATCCAAGTTATGTACATAGAATCTGGGAAGGTGTGTAATGAACCTAAACATACTTGGGTTAAAACCAATTAGTCATTAGAATTTATGGTTTGTTTATACATTTAGTCGTACGACTTTATGTATAAGTATTGACACTTGGATAGGAAGTATTGTATAATTCGGTTTATGGAGGTAAACCGGTATATATGTTATGTATAACAAAATGTATTTATTTTAGACCTATTGGTACAGATCCTACTGGTATAGATATCGTCGTAGTACAGATACCCAAGGGTACTTTATATGAAACTTTAAGTATATCTGACAGTTTCATAGAAATACAGAATATAATGAATTCACATGATATATTTAGGATACCTACAGAAGATTTTACAGATTATATGGATATATTAGAAGAGGGTGTTTAATATATGGATGAACTTTTAAAAGCAATAGAAAGAGAACGTAAGCGCATAAAAGGGCAATTAAGAGTGGTTACTGTAGATATCGGATGGTTAAAAAGAGGAGATACCATTAAGATTTTGGATAGGAATATATGTCAAATAAAAGTAAAATCATTAAAGACAGAGGAGTCTGGATGGTTATGGGGTGATGAAGTAATAAGGCTGTCAGAGAAAGTTGAGGGCGGAGTTTAGAATATGTATAGAGTTATAACCGGATATGTATATACATTACCTAGAGGAACGATTTTTGAAGTTCTTGGGACCACAAAAGATGGTCGCTGGCACTGCAAAGTATGTTTGGATAATCGGGAATTTTTTGTATATATCGCAGATATCACACCACTTTCCGAAGAACTAATTAAAGGAGTTTAGAATGATTGTAAGACTTAAAGCGTCGATTTTTAAAGGATTTGGTTATAGTTATAGTGGAACAGCTACCGCCATGATCCCCGAAAATACATTCTATAGGGTTTCCTATGATATGAATACAGAAAATCATATGTATCTTGAACCCGTTGGGGGTGGAGAAAGCTTCATACTTCCACTCGAAGTGTTTAAACTTATTACCGAAGAAATTAAGGAGGGTGTATGAAACTTACATATGATTCGGTTAGAGGACTCTAATGGTTGTAAAAGTTAAAGTACCTATACAAATTCGCATGACTCCAACTGCCGAGCTTCTGGTTAAAGAAGATGTATTGTGTATGCCAATTAAATATGATATGCAAAAACAAAAAGTGCATCTTTATATAATCGGAGAAGGTACAGAATTTACCATGAATTTAGATGAATTTAAAATACTTACAGAAGAAACGGAGGGTGTATGATTTGGTTTATGTTTGGATGTATTTGTTTGGCTCTGATTATATGGTACGGGGCAGGGAGGAAATAAATATGTATAGATGGCTTTGTATACTTACACTTGCAGGCGCAGTTGTACTTCTTAAAGATGTGCTCAGCGTAAAGTTTATATGTGTGTACCTTATTATACTTGCAATCTGTGGATTATAAAAAATGAAAGAAAAGATTCGTAAATATACCGAGGATGAAAGGAAAATCATGGAGGGAATCAAAAGACTCCGTCTGTGTGTGTTGGTACATTCCATTATATATTACCGACTCAATACAAATATTATATCTGATTATCAGTACGATAAGTTCGCCAAGAAACTTAAAGCACTACAAGATAAGTACCCGGAACTGAGTAAAACAGTCCCAGAATATCTAAAAGAATTTAAAGACTGGAACGGATGTAGCGGATTTGATTTACCATTGGGAGATATCTGGGGTTATAGTAAAGCCTTGTGGCTTGTAAAAGAATTCGGAGCAAAAACTTGACATTTATTCCTAAATATTGTATGCTTTTGCAACGGAGGAATATGAAATGCTAGAAGTTACTATACCTAAATTTGGAGATATACAGTTCAGTTTGTCGGATAGTATGTATAAATTTATACCTGTACGTGTTACACAATGTAAACTAAATGAACATAAATATTTCATAAATAATATGGAATGCTGGAAAGTCTTGGATCTGTTTAAAAATATAACCGAACAAGTAGAACTAAAAGAAATCAATAAAATGAATGAGGATCTCGTCTTTGATAAAAATGATGAACAACAGTATTTCATACAACTAATTCAAGAAAGCGATCTTAGAGATATGTCTGTATTTATGGCTGCTGGTTTTAAAACAACACAAAAATATTATTATGACGGTTATATTGAGGTAGAAGAAACTAATACATATTCAATTAAAAGATTGGAAGATTTAAGCTTTCATGAGTTTATTATTATGTACCAAATAATACAGGCACAGGCAAAAGATACTAGTAGAACACTTAGTGATGCATGCCCAAAATATTTTCACTGGAGAGGTGTATAATGGCATTGACACATTGGGATTGGAGTAGATATATAGATCCAGCACCTATGAATAATAATATCTATATTATAGATGAAATAACAGTAGCTAATACACTTAAATTACGTCATCATATAAGAAAGTACCATTGTAATATTATAAACTTCTTTCCGATTGATCTGGCAAAGATTGCATTATCGTATAGCTTTAAACCAGAACAACTTGATTATAAACTTCAAGTGTTCTACCATGGAGACCTTTATAATTTAAATGATATAGATTTAAAAGATTTGGAAAAACTTACCAGTGAAGTAATATATGCCACCACCATAAAAACCGTATCTAAAGATTACCTCAATGCTTGGGTATGTCATACAAGAGAGGGACTATAATGCTCCTTAATACCGCAAAGTTTAGTGAATATGTAAATACATTTAATAAATGTATGCACATAGTTGGACAATATTATAAACATGATGTTAGTGATATTATCGTATATGGCGTAAAATATAATAATATAGATCAACTAATTTACAATATTTTTCCAAAAGATTGGATTATTTATGGTAAGTTTTATGATAAATATATAGGAGAATTTACGACAAAATATCATAATGTACGTGATTTATCTTATATGAACCTTCAAAATTTACAAACAAGTATCAATAATATTGACATAATGCTTGATAATTCAATACAATCTCTTGCAGATTTTGATGAACTTTATCAAGATTTAGGTAACGGAATTTAAAAAACTATAAGTATTGTATAAAAAAATGATATTCCGTATACTCTCTGTCAAACATTTTTGAATATTTTGTGTTGGTTGAGAAAGAAATACTTAGTATTTTATGAGATTTCTGAAATCTTTTTAACTTTTTTAATACCTTTTCTTGAGAATCATCTGTTAAAATTTTATATTTTATAGCAGAATCTGATGAATCTTCTTCAATATATGTAAATTTTGTATTCGAATTTGTGAGATTTGTAATCTCTTTTAACTGTTGTTCTATTGTTTTTTCTGTCATTTTTTAACTCCAGTATAAATAAAAATATCCAGGAGCCGTGACTTGCACACGGAGTCTCTCGCTCCCAAAGCGAGCGGAATAGCTAATTATCCTACTCCTGGAATGGTTGCAGGTGTGGGAGTTGAACCCATCTTACTCTTACGAGGGTAGGTTATGAGCCTACTGAGAGAGCCGTTTCTCTATACCTGCTATTTAAAACTGGGAAGGTGGGTTTCGAACCCACAAAACCTTTCGGTTAACAGCCGAACGCTCTACCAATTGAGCTACTTCCCAATAACCTCCACATTATAAAGCTCCACCATTGAGCTATATCGCAAACAAGCTACCGAGAGGACTTGAACCTCCAACATCCTGCTTACAAAGCAGGCGCTCTACCATTGAGCCACAGTAGCACTTTCTTCCCCTGGATTCGAACCAGAATTGTAGGTTCCAAAAACCTATGTCCTACCGTTGGACGAGGAAGAATCTATTATAAAAGAGATAGAGAATTTCACTCTATACTGGCATACATTCTCTCCATATTATTCCGCCACTCTTTTATTTTTAAAGAACAAATTTGGTGAAGAGCCAGGGATCGAACCTGGATTTTGGCTGAGCTTTTATCTACCTCTACTATCCTAGGGAAGCGTCCCACATTTTACGAGGTACCCACGTACTGCCATTTAAATTTATACTACTCCTCACATTAAAACGGAGGGAACTGGATTCGGACCAGTGGTGGTAGTTTTACAACTGCCACGGAGGTTTAGCAAACCTCTGCAATAAACCAACTCTGCCATCCCTCCATAATTTCCATGTGACAGGGTTGGGATCGAACCAACATATTACCATCTGCAGCTGGGTGCATTACCTTGAATGCTACTGCTTCACATGTAAGTAATCTATTTCCACCCAGCCTAGATTACTTTCAGGGATGAATTCATCTTGCTAAGGACTTATCATTGCCCAGGCTGTCATCTTAATCCCCAGATGTAGAACTAACCTCTATTTCGCATAACTTATATCAAAGCTTTTAATATAAGCAGAGGCGGAGGTGGTGAGCATATAGTATACTACAGAAATAATTATAATATATTTATTACACTTTTGTCAAGGTTTATTCTTCGTCTTCTAGAATATGTTCTGCATAATTGAATAGACCATCTGTACATTTATAACTTAACTCAAGTGCATCTCTATCAAGAAATTTATCCATACCTAAAGCCATAATTTCTTCTATAATTTTTTGACGAAGCTTTGGTAGCAGTTCATCATAAAATATATCTTTCTTACTCATTGCACTTCCGTTTTTAATAACCATTATACTCCTCCGTCTAAATTATACACATGCGCTTCTTTACCAGAAATTTTTGAATGTGTATAATATGTAAATGAATTTTTCTTTTGTGTAAGTAATTTTTCTAATTCTTCATCCGCAATCTGTACCGTTTGATTAGACGATACTTCTAATAAATTATAAAGTCTTCTAAGTGCTTCATTAAAATTTATTGTTACATGATATAATTCAAATAATTCAACAGACATAAACTTTGTTGCAACTAAAGGAGTTTTATATCCTTTAACAATATAAAAATAATGACACAGGTCTTTGTAATAATTTCTCATTACAGTAACCTGATCTTTTATTAATGCACGTAATCTTTCGTTTTGAATTTCCAAAATTATACCTGCCAATTAATCATTCTATTTACTTGTTCATTATAGAATTTATTATACTCTTTTACTATACCTTCTAAATTATCTTTTAAATAACCATGCTTACAAAAGTAAACTGGATACTCTGTATTATATCCAGAAATCATTAACCATTGTTCCCAATTCTTTCTAACTTTTTCTATAAATTCTTTTGATGATCCACGCTTCTCATAATTACTACAAAATTCTTCTAATCTATCAAGCGTAGGTAATACATAAATAAAAGGTATGTTTTCTTTTACTAAAGCATTTCTTACTTCTATATGAGAAGAAACAAGTATTAATTGTTTTTTTCCCATAATACTTTTAATATGTTTTATATAGTTATTTGGAAAATCTTTTTTATTAAATTTTGAACTATCACTATCAGAATAATATTCTTTATTCTCATTAAATAAAGAAGAATTATGTGTTACAATATAGTTCTCTATTAAAAACAGTCCATCTTTATTATCAACTCTAAAACAAACAGATTCTGCAGGTTTAATTTTTTTAATATCAATCAAATATCTTTTAAACTTTGTTTTTCTCCAATTTTTAGCTTTTCTCGGTAATGAAAAAGGACAAATATTATTTAATGTGATTCTAATTGTGTACTCAAGTGATTTTGTAATATACTTTTTTCCTTTGTATTCCTTTTCTCTCCCAATTCTATTATAAACATGACACCATGCCATTCCACCTAATGACTGTACTAGTTCTATAATATTTTCTACAAGTTGTTTAGAAGTTGTTGAATATGTAATTCTATTTCTTGGATTGCTTGAACCATCAGTATCCATTAAACCATTTAACAATTTTATTCTGTTTTCTATAGAATCAACTAAATATTCTTTTGGTATAAACTTTTGTCCAGATTTTACATTTAATCCAAGTCTATTAATTTCTTTTTTATATTCATTTTGTTTATTTTTCCTAATAAATTTATAGTGGTTGCAAGTTTGATTTTTTGTTGTGCAATTTTCAAAAGAAATATTTTTATTGTTAATTAGTTTTTTTATTTTATCTATTATAAAGTTATCTTCATTAGAGCCAATATATTCAACAACATTGCCACATAAATAGCCATTACCTATTAACGTTCCTAAAATATAAGAATCTATTATATGTTTTTGTTCTTCAAATTGTACAGGTTGTGTAAGTGGTATTCTCCATTTGCTCTTTATTTTATTTCCATATTTGCGAACAATACCATCTTTAATTATTTCTCTTAAACTTAAAACTTGCCATCTTGGTTCATTTGTTTTTTTATTTATTGTTTTTGCTACTTGCCATAAATGATCTATACCACAATTTGTTTTTGTATTGTCATTGAAAGTTATTTCATATTTATCTAAAACACCTTGTGGATACACACCTACAACTTTAGTTGGTCTACCATTTTGTCCAATTAAATAATCACCTAATTTTATATTACCTGCTTTTGTCCACCCATTTAAAGTTAATACTGGTGTATTTATATCAACATCTTTACCCATACCGGGAAACCCTGCAATAATTAAACTCATTTTTTTAACTCCTTGCCTATAAAATGACATGAATAATTATTTAAATTATTTCTATTAACTCTTGTATAAAATATATAAAATATTCCACATCCAAAATAATATCTATTATTTTTTGTATCCATCGTAAATGTTATTTCTTTTGTATTAGTATTTATCATATCTACCACCTTAACATCTCATGATAAGGTAAATCGCAACTACATACTCCACCACTTGATGGATTATTTTTAAAATTATTTGGACAATCTTTACAACATTCAAATGGTGGTTCATAAGTATCAAATGGACTTTGTTTTTTAACTTTACCTATTACTTTACTATATGAATCTACTTTATTATATTCTATATTATCTGAAGTTTCAGTTTGTTGAACACCAATAATATTTTTTCTTTCTCTTGTGCCTTCGTAGTTTAAATGTAAATCACTACCACCTTCATAAACTTTATGTTCATTTGAGTCGTATTCATTTATTCTTATAAACCATTCTAATCTATCTATTTTCTTTTTAAGTTCTTTTACTTCTTCTTTCATTTTATCTATTTCTTCTTGAGATAGCTTAAACATTTTTATAATTCTCCTATTATATAACATAATCTTTTATAAAATATTTATCTTTACTTAAAAAACCACGATTATGCGTAACATGTATTAAACATTCATTAGCTTCTTCAGCTGATTTAAAAACACCTAAAATTTCATAATTTCTACTTGAACTAATTTCTTCCCATTCATGCATTGCTATGTATATTCTCATTTATCCTCCTTATTTAAATAAAATAAATAATACTAATGTAATTATTCCTATTAAACAACATGTAAAACTTATACCATCACCTTCTCTTGCTAATGTTTCAAGGTCATTCTTTATATTGTTATTTTCTAAAACTGCTATCATAACTTTGTTATTTATTTTTAACAATATTAAAGATATAATTAGTGTAATTGTAAAAGCTATAATAGATATACCTTTCAATATAAACATTGCCCATGTTGCCATTTCTGCTGTTATTTTTGTTTCAGTAAAGAAACCTAAAAATATTAGCCCTGCTATAGAAATATATATCATTATTTTATCTAAAACTATACAATTATATGCTAATGCCCAATAAGCTACTAAATTAAAATTCTTTTCTTCTATTTTTTCATCTACCATAAATTTCTCCTTTTATTTTTCTATAAAAATATTTTTAAAACTTATAATAAAATTATAAAGTTTTGTTATTGCAACTATAAAACTTGCTTCAGAAGAATCTGTTGGTTTTAACCTTCTTGAAATTATTAAATTTTTTGTTGTATCATTACATATCATAAGTTTTAAAGTATTATCTGTATGTAGGACAATAGTAATTGTGTACTCATCATATTTCATTGAATATTCTATACATTGAACAGTAGAAAGCATAGTATAATCTGCAAAAACAAAACCTTTATCAGGTAACATAAATTTTAATGTTTCTTTGTTTCTTTCAAATATTTCTTTTTCATTTATTGTTTTTTGTTCTGCCATAAATTTCTCCTATATATAAATATTTATAAATTCTAAAGAATAGGTGTTTTTTCATCCCAATATGTTAAATCCTTTATTTGCCAAATTTGATACCATATTTTACCGTCTTTATCTATATTATTTATTACGTCATATGTTTCACCATCATTAAATGTATAAACCTGTCCTACTTTAATTTCCATTAGTCTCTCCTAAAAAATCTTTCAACTTGTTTAAATGTAGTTAGATCATCATTTATATAATACTCACATTTTATATTATGTCTATTTAATAATTCTTTTAATTCTTTTACAAAAGTTATATTCATAGAAAAAATACTTATTTCCATTTTATTAATTAGCTCTAAGATTGCTCTAACAATAGTAACAGGTTCATTCTTTAACTCTGGTCTATATAAATATAATTCATTTTCTTTTACTGTATATGGAGCATTATTAATATAAATTTTAATTTTCATACTGATGCCTCACATAAGAGTATAATTGATTAATCCTTACTTGTACTTGATGCCAAGATATTTTATAATAATCACGTGTTCTTTTATTATATACATAATATGTGCATTCTGGTAAACTATTTAAATAAACTAATTCCTCTAAAGGTATATTTGTTTCTTCAGCCAAAACAATTTTTACCGCACGATCATATGCTTCTTTTGTAAATTCTTTATTTTTATCTAATTCAAATTTATAAGATTTTTCTTTAGTATTTACTACAACAGTTTTAGGTTTATCTTCTTTTTTACCGACACAAAATGTAACTGTACTTGCGTTTTCTTTCTTAGAAGATTTTTTAACTAGTTTCTTCCCTCGTAGATAAATACGAGGGAAGATTACATAACATAATATTATAAAAGCAATTACTAAAAGTATTATACTCATTTATTTACTCATTTGACTTGAAAGTTCATATAATGCTTTTAATCCAACTGCATCAAATGGATTTGGTGAATGACCATTTCCACTACCACCAGCTACTATCATTCTTTCTGGGAATTTTACTTTAGCAAGTTCTGCTGCAATTCCTATCTTAGTTTCTTTTTCTATAGTAGCTTTTTCTAAAGGAGTCAATCCAGCTTGTACTTTTAATCTAGCAGCATAAGCTTGTGCTTCACCTTCAGCTTTAATTTTAGCTGCTTCAAAAGTTGCTCTTTGTGCTTCAAGTTTTGCAACTTCTGCTCTTTTCTGAGCTTCAACAACTTCAGTCATTTTTTGTACTTCAGCTTCTGCTTTAGCTTGAGCAATCTTTGCAGAACCTTCTGCTTCTGCAGTCAATGCATTTTGTTTTGCTTTTTCTGCATTAGCTACTGCAACAACTTTAATCTGTTCAGCTTCTTTTTTCTTATCAATTAATTCTTTTACTTTTGCATCATATTCAAAATCATTTACAACAAATTGAAGTATCTCAATATCATAATGTTTTAATAAAGAAGGTTTTTGAATTATTGGATTACCATCTTTATCATAAACTACTTCAATTAATTTTTCTTTGAACTTTGTTCCTTTCTCATCAACAGAGTCTACAATTTCACTCTTTGTTTTAAATATACCTTGTTCAAGTTGCTGTTTAGCAACATTAGAAAATTCAGCACGTCTTGATGAATATGAGTCTTCTGCTTTCATAAGAGTAGCAGTATTACTTAAACTTTCTTGAACATTCTTTTGTATTAGATCAACCATAACATTTTTAAAACTTGCATAATCTCTATGAAGTTCTTTTTGTATTTCTGGCTTTAAAGATAATTTAAACTTAACAGTTCCTTTTACTGCTGCAACAGAACCATCATTAAATCTAACTGTGAGTCCTGCATCTTCAAAGTCAAAGTCTTCTGATATTTGATATGTGTAAATATTTCCAAACCACTGTAAATAAACACCTGGATCATTTCTTACTGTAACATTACCGGTTATTGCTGCTTGCTTTACTTGGTAATAACCGAATGTATTTGTTTCAAAAATCCATCCACTACATACTACTACAAGAATAATTAATACACTTAAAATAATAAGTGAAAATTCTTTCTTGTTAAAACCTAAAAAACTCCATTCTTTTTTTGTTTCTGTTTCTCTTACCATTTCTTTGTTTCTCCTTTCTATCTTTTATTTTTATAGTTTGCTATGAAAACCACAGCAGCTATAATTGATATTATTACTATAAATGCAGATATTGACATTACTTTTCCTCCGCATTAAATATTTTATTTTGCTCTTGAATTGCATCTGCTTGATTTTGGCAAGCTATAACTAATTCTTTTAAAATAATATTTTGTTCATCTAATCTATTATTTACTTGTGCAATAGACGTTGTCCCAACAATAACGAATACTAGAAACATTGCAATTGCTACTAATTCCATAATATTTATAAAAGTTTCTTCTTTCATTTTCATTTCTCCCTTTTTGAATTATTAAAACAAATTTTTTTAAAAATGTCAAATTTATTTTTTCCCATTAAGATTTTTATCTAATACTTCTCCTAGATGTATCCATGAAGAATTTATATCATTATAAACGTATCTATCATAAATATTTTTTAGTTCTGTAGAAAGTTTTATGTCTTTTACATCAATATAATCATTGTATTTAAAAATATTCCATGAAGGAATTTCAATACGTATATCCAAAGGGTTTTTCATATTATATCGTTCAATATCATCCCAACAAATAATATCTAAGTATTTTCTAAAACCAAATACATTTTTTGTATCGAAGTAAAATTTAAATTTATAATATCCGCTTGTATCTATATCTGGAAAAGTGTATCCGATATATTTTATTTTTTCTTTATTTTCTAAAATAACATCAATGATATTTTTACCAGTCATTTATTTATCCTCCAATGTTTCTATTGGCTTATATGTATTTAATGCTGTTTCCATTTGCCTTTGTAATCTTTCTAAATTTAAAAGTATTGTATTAAAATTTATTGGTGCATAATTCCATCTTTCTACACAACAACAAACACTGTTTCTTGTAAATGTAGGGTAGTTAGGACTACCATGTATATGCCCATACAAATTTGTAAACGGTGCCTTTAAATATGTTATTGGTTCATGACTAAATATAAAAAATTCTTTATATAATATTGGATAATTATATACTTCATCAAAACCACAATCTAAATAATATTTTATGTTATGTCCTCTATCATGGTTACCCATTACCAATATTTTCTTTCCATTAAGTTCAGATATAATTGCTGAAATCATTTCTTTATTCCCAAAACAAAAATCACCTAAATGAAATACTATATCATTATTTGTAACTTTTTCATTCCATCTTTTAATTATTTCTTTATCCATTTCCTTTACAGAATTAAATGGGCGATTTTCATACTGAATAATTCTTGTGTGTGCAAAATGTGTATCACTAATTATAAAAACTTTTTTTTCTGCCATTTATCTTTTCCTTTTAAATATTTTATTTATACTTTTATATTTATCTTTATTTAATGTTAATGGATGCACATAATAAGTATAACAGAAATCATACACCTCATCATAAGTTGGTTTTTCTAAAATTATTCTATTATGAAGTGCAACTCCTTTATCTTTTATATAATCATTAGTATAACATAAATTTCCTTTATCAGTATATAAAAAATATTGTTCATTATTATTTTGTTTAAATATTTTAAATTGTATTATATCACAACCAGGTATTATATATGTTACAGTATCTGTACCATCAAAAATAACGCTTGGTTCTTTGGCTTTATTAGTGTTTAGTAGTGTTTGTAATATAATATTGTAATCTTTCAAATTGTTACTTAATAACTGTGTTAATCTTGCTAAACTATCTATTTTTTCCATGTTTTTTTCCTTTTTTAAATAAAGATATAAATTTACGTGTGTGTTTTTCTTTTTTCATACAGTCATTACAGTAAGGAAGAATATATCCTTTACTTAACCACTTTGCTTTATGACCACAAAATATACAAGTTCTTTGAGAAAGTTTTTCATATTTAACTAACACATTTTCTATTTCTGGAGTATACCAATTACAAGATATTTGTAATTTTCCCCATTTTTCTTTTATATCGTAAATACGGAAAGATTTACGAACATCTTTTGTATAACTTTTTAATACTTTTTTTAAATCTTCACAAAACTGAATACCGAATGTTTTCATCCAACCTTGTGGAATTGAATGTAATAATGTATAACTAAAAAAATTACTGCAGTATTTATCTCTTGCTAGTGTTCTAGGTCTAATGAATGGATACTTCCACCATAGTTTAAAATTCTGCCAACGTTCTTTTATACTCATTTACTTTCTCCTTTCGTTGTATCTATTTTCAAATCACGAATTGTTTTAACAATTTCATCTACAAAATATATCATACCTCTTGTTTTATCAAAATTATGGATGTAATCCTCTGTGGTATAATTTGCTTCTCTTATATACATACCTGCCATACGTTTTATTTTCCAAATTAAGTTCTCTTTGATTATAACATCTTCACCTTTAACAAGATCAAGATTATTTGCATTACATTTTAAATCGGCACACATATTATTCCTCC